AACTCAGCTTCTACGACAGCGGTCATAAACGATTCATCAAACACAGAGACTTTGACAGAAGTCTCCGATTTAGATACTTTGAATTACTTGTTTTCTAAAATGCGTCTGATTAGAACATCTGGAAGTAATCCCTTAAGAATTAAAGAATTCCAAATGTTTATAAATGATGATAATAAAGCACCATTTAAAACTAGATTTACTTCAGTATCAGGAACGTCTAATAGATATAAAATGAACAATGATAATTTTGGCGATGTATATTTTAGCACTTTTGGCACTATTGGTAATTATGCCGGTATTGATTTTGGAGCATATTTTTCAAAATATGATATTCAATCCATTGTTCATTACAATAATACTACTGATCAAAATAATGCTATCGGTATTAGCATTGAGTTATTAAATACCAATGATAATGTTCGTGTATCATCTTCTGAAATATCTTCTGGTAAATTGTATTATCGTTTTGACGGACCTCGTATAAGTGATGCTATATTGTCTACGTCGGCTTCTACGACAGCTGTCATAGATATTCCTGCTGACACAGAGAGTTTAACAGAAGTTACTGATTTATCTACATTGAATTACTTGTTTTCGAAGGTTCGATTGATACGCACGTCACGTCATAATTATGGTTTCTTAATTAAGGAATTACAATTGTTCATCAATGGAGAGAATAAGGCATCTAATACAAAATCGGAAAACACTGTATTTAGTACGTTTGTCGCACAAACGAGTTATCCACTAGAAAATATAAACTCCGGCCTGAATAATGAATTAAGACCTTCGGGTTCTTTAAGCGCTGGTGATAATTGTGGTGTGAATTTAAATTCTTATTTTTCAAAATATGATATTGTATCCGTCGTTGTATATCATCGTGGTGGATGGGGTAATGCGGCTATAGGTATAACCATTGAGCTACTGAATGCGAATGAAAATATTAGGGTTTCGTCTTCTGAAATATCATTGGGAAAGAATTATTACCGTTTCGACGGACCTCGTATAGGTGATGCTACATTGTCTTCGTCTAATTCAACAATAGCTGTTATAGACGATTCATCAAACACCGAGAGTTTGACTACTTACTCCATCAACGTCATCGCAAATTTGAGCAACATTGTATTATACTTAGATGCTGCTAATACCAATTCATATCTTGGCACTGGAACAACTTGGACTGACCTGAGTGGTCAAAGTAATAATGGAACTCTAATTAACGGACCTGGTTATGATTCTGGTAATGGTGGATCTATTGTTTTTGATGGGAGTAATGATTATGTGTCAGAGACATCAGGACTGTCTGATTCTTTCTTGCAAGGAAATTGGACTATAAGTTTTTGGGTTAACTTTGACAGCCTTAACACAGGAACGACATCAGATGATAAAATACTACTACAACATGGATCTTTTGCGGTTAACAAAGGACTTCATCTGGATCAGAGAAACAGCAGAATTCATTTTGGACTTATAGGCAATGACATTCAAGGATCTACAATAGTTTCTACGAATACTTGGTATCATGTCACATTTACTCTAAACAATACGTCTCGTGCAAAGCAAATTTTCATCAACGGTTCTCTAGATAATCCACATACTGGGAATGGTGCCTATACTGGTACAGGATCTAATACAAGAATTGGTGGCGAGGTTGTGACATTTGGACAACCTTTCGACGGAAAAATGGCTAGTGTTATTGCCTATTCAGAAGTGCTTACATCCTCACAAATCGCTGACAACTATAATGCGTTCAAAGCAAGATACGGACACGTATAAATTATATGTTTTCAAAAAATGACATATAAAAAGAAATATTTCAAAAATATTAATTCACAAGAATTATGAATTTCAACATAGCAGAAATTACAGGTTATGTAGGAACTTTTTTTTTAATTACAAGACTATTCCCTTTAATTTATGAACAATTAAAATCACCAAAAAAAATTAATATTTCTTTTTTAATAATCGAGTTTTTTGCATGTATATTTCTAGGTATTTCAGCAATATTTTATAATGCGACTCCTTTCATTGTAGCAAATATATTAAGTTTTATAAATTTGTCTATAATATTATCAATTCAATTTAAAATCAGATGTCAAATTTCTGAAGAAGACGACGAGATACTTAGTATAATATTATAAATTTGAAAAAGAATTTTCAAGAGAATTTTTGATTTTTTCAAGTCTTTCAATGTTATTTTTTTCTGATTTTATATATTCATTAAATTCTCTATCATCTTCATAAGCTTTTTCTTGTAATGTATCGCCATATGATATATTTAAATTAATATCACTATTAGCATCACCTAAATTTAAATTTAAACCAGTATTTTTATCTTTCATTTCATTTGGTTTAGTATTTTTATCTACTTTTGTTTCTGTTTTATCTTCATCATCTGTATCTAATTCAGTCTCAGTTTCATCATCATCATCATCATCATCTGTATCTAATAATTTCTCAAGAGTCTTTATTTTGTCTTTAAGCTTATCCTTTTTAGAACCAGATGCATTTTTTAATTTTTTATAATATTTTTTTAATTTCTTTTCAATTTCTTTTTTAGAAATTTCTTCAAAATCATCATCATCATCATCTGTTTCATCATCATCATCATCATCATCTGTGTCTAATTCATCATCATCATCATCAGTTTCTGTTTCATAATCATCTGTTTCATCTTCATCATCTGTGTCTTTGCCTAGTAATTTCTCAAGAGTATTTATTTTGTCTTTAATCTTATCCTTTTTAGAACCAGATGCATTTTTTAATTTTTTATAATATTTTTTTAATTTCTTTTCAATTTCTTTTTCAGACATTTCTTCAAAATCATCATCATCATCATCATCATCATCATCTGTATCTAATTCATCATCTGTATCTTCATCATCAGTTTCATAATCATCTGTATCTTCATCATCAGTTTCATCCTCATCAGTTTCATAATCATCTGTTTCATCATCATCTGTATCTAATTCAGTCTCTGTTTCAGTGTCTATTTCATCATCTGTATCTAATAATTCCTCAATAGTTTTTATTTTGTCTTCAAGTTTCTTCTTTTTCTTACCAGAGGCATTTTTTAGTTTATTTTTTAATTTTTTCAAGTTTTTTTCAAGTTTTTTTTCAGACATTTCTTCAAAATCATCATCATCATCATCATCATCATCATCATCATCTTCCTCTTTACGTTTACGTTCTTCCTCTTCCTCTTTACGTTTACGTTCTTCCTTTTCCTCTTTACGTTTACGTTCTTCCTCTTCCTCTTTACGTTTACGTTCTTCCTTTTCTTCCGCTTTACGTTTACGTTCTTTCTCTTTGTCTTTGTTTGCACTTATTAAATCAGAAATATATTGTATTTCATCTTTATATTTTTTTTTATTTTTTATTTTTAAACGTTCCTTTTCTTCTTTAAGTTCATCTTTTGACAGATTGTCATAGTCACTATATTCATCTATTTGAATCATTTATTTATTAAATATATATATATTTTATATGTGTTTTTTATCAAAAAAAATAAAAATTTAATTTGTAATTATGAAATATTTTGTTTACGAGCTTTTTACAGGTGTTGGTTTCTTAAATCAATTATTTTCATTAGAAACAGGTATATATTTAGCAAATGTTTTTGAAAGAAAACTTATTTTGATTATAAAATATCCTTTATGTCACATAGGTTCTTCAAGCTGGGATTATGGTAAAATTCTTGATTTTTTTGATAAAGACACATTGAATAAATTACTTCCATATGGATATGAGGTTTATTATGCTAATCAGGCAGTACAGTTCTTAAATAAGAATAAGGGCAAAATGCGACTAATTGATTTCCCAAATCAATTTTCAAATCTTGTCTTAGTAGATAAAGATCTTAACATACCTTCTAATCAAAAGAAAATTACAAATTTTTGTGCCAATCGTATTCCGATTATCTTTGATAAAAATGAATATAATGATGACGAAAATATTTATATATCAAAATCTAACGCTTCAAGATGCTTTTACAACTTTTTTACAACAGAACAGAATTACAAACTAATGAATGATATATGTTATAATTTAATACTTAATAAAGAAATTCGTGATAAATTTAATGACCTCTATATACCACAAAATTATACGTCAATCCACTTCAGATTTGGTGATAAAAGACACAAAAAAGAATTAATTGATAGAAAATGTGACGTTTTAGAAAATCATTTATTCGAATTTCTAAAAAATAATCATAATAAAGATGATTTCCTAATGGTGACTGCTGATAGAAAAGATAGCAAAATTATAGAAAAATTAGAAGCACTTGATTATGACATTATTTACAGTGACGACCTTATCAAAAACTGTAAATCAAATAATTTAAAAAATAATTCAGTGTTTCACTTTTTAATTGAAAAAATGATTGCTGAAAATGCAGACTTATTTATCGGACATTCTGGTTCTACGGTCTCAAATCATATTCAATATAACCGCTATATTAATGGAAAAGATCATTCGAATTATACGAATCGTATTTTGAAAAAGGAAAGCTCAAATAATGATATAATTTTCAATTGGAATATCAATAATTCATTTTCTGCAGGTGTATCTTGGCAAACGTTTTTCCCTGATAATATTGAATTAAAAGATGATAAAGCGAAAACAAATTTGATTACATTAACTAATACAGGCTATCTACATTTTACCGTAAATTTGCTTGAATCGATGCGTAAACTCAATATAGATCATCTATTGAAAATATACTGTATTGGTTCAGAGTGTTTCGAATTTTTTACGGAATTTTACCCCAATAACTCTATAATTCAAATTGATTCATCTGTAAATAACGAAAAATGGGTAGAATATAAAAGCTGTCAGAACCCAGATGTTGTCGGCAAGAAAAAATGGGCCGATCTTACATCACATAAATTTGCTTGTATTCAACGGGAATTCGATGCTGGTAATAACGTAATATTCACTGATGGTGATATCGTTTTTGAAAAGAATCCGATCCCTTATATGAATAAATTTGCAGACACTGATATGGAATTTGTATGCCAGAATGACTGTTGCGATGGTTCAAGAGAGATGTTCTGTACAGGTTTTTTCTTCTTCAAATGTACTGAAAATACAAAGAAGATAGTCGACTTCAAAACAATTCAGTCTGAAATAGATAGTTTTCAAAATGACCAACAATATCTTCGTCGTAAAGCAAAATTGATGAAGTATTCATATCTTGATCTAAATTTGTTTCCAAATGGCAAATTTTTTAGAGATAAAAAGCCTCAAAATCCCTTTATAATTCATTTCAATTATGATGTTGGATCTGCCAAAATTCGACGCATGAAAATATTCAAAAAGTGGTTAATAGATAAAGACAATTCTAAAGATATTCTTGATTTAACTAATAAGCCTAAATCTTCAAAAATCGACCTATTTCTTAAAGAAAATGATGTTGATCTTAAACAAGGTTCTATTTCTAAATGCTCCGAACTATTTATTTTTTTTACGGAATTCCTTGAAAAATTTCAAATTAATAATGTAGTCGAAATAGGTTTCCTTGCAGGCCACATTTCTGAGTATTTTTTGAAAAAGGGATGCAAAGTAACATCATTTGATTTAGGTAAATTCAAATCGATACCCGCAGGGAAACGATATTTAGATATGAACTATCAAAAACATGAGTTAATTAAAGGGGATTCCAAAGAAACGCTCCCTAAATTTATTGAAACAAATAAAGAATCAATAGATCTTCTTATAATCGACGGTGCGATGGATGAATCAACGATTGCACACGATTTTGCAAACGCAATGAAACTTGCCAATGAAGACACGGTAATTTTTGTAAATAATGTTGTGAAAACGCCTGAATACATCAAATATTGGAATACGAATTTTAATACCGTCTATAGAAATTATATCGAACAAGGTGATATTATCGAATTGAAAGAATTTCAAGAAGAAAGTGTCGGAGTGGGTGGTGTATTTTGTAAATTTACAAAAGAGCTATAAAATGTTTAAATGCTCTTTCCATCGCTAAAGCGTTTCTGTCAAAAATTATATATGTAATATTAAATGGATTATAAGAAAAAAACACGTTCTAATAAGAAAAAGAAGGGAGGTACACTTGCATCTGCTTTAAGGAGTTATTTAAAAAATTATAAAAACCATAAATTTAACAATATAGAACTAAGAAAAGCTGTAAGAGCCTACAGAAGAGACAGAATTTCCGCAGTCAAGAAATTTGGTAAAATTGAAGATTGGGATGTCTCTAATGTTACTGATATGACAAATTTATTTAAAGGTACAAAAAGATTCAATGAACCTATCTATAAATGGGATACATCTAATGTTTTGGTAATGAATGGTATGTTTGAAGGTGCTAAAAGTTTCAATCAACCTATTGGAAAGTGGGATATATCTAATGTAGTATATATGAAAAATATGTTTAAAAACACAAAATCTTTTAATCAATCTTTATCAGATTGGGAAACAGTCTCTGTTAAAAATATGAGTGGACTTTTCGAAGGTGCTGAAAGATTTAATCAGCCAATTACCAATTGGCATGTAGCCAATGTACGTGATATGAGTTTTATGTTCAAAAATGCTAAAGAATTCAATCAACCTATTAATAAATGGAATGTTTCTAAAGTGAAAAATATGGAATCTATGTTCGAAGGTGCAGAAAAATTCGATCAAGTTGTTAATCGATTAGAAACACGAAATGTGACTAATATGAGAAGAATGTTCAAAAATGCTAAAAAATTCAATCATTCTATTAACAATTTTTTAACATCTAAAGTGACTAATATGGAAGAGATGTTTGAGGGTGCAGAGTGCTTTGATCATACTGTAGCGTTATTAGACGTACGTAATGTAAAAAACATGAAGAACATGTTTAGAGGTGCAAAAAGCTTTAATCATTCATTGAAAGATTGGAAAGCTTATAGCTTAATAAGTGAAATTGTAAATAAAGATTAATTTTCCTTCCATTTTTGATTGCATTTTTGACATGTAATGAATAGAGTAGCACCTTCATCAGCAGATCTTGTCTGTTTTTCAACATAAATACATTTATTCTTACCACATGAAGGGCAAATGAACATATTTGTTGCGATTTCAAGTTCTTTCAAATCATTCTCAATTTCATCATCAAATTTAATTTGATTTAACTCAAATTCCGTCATAAATGCAAATTTGTGAGGTTCATCAGTTTTTTTTATATCTGATTTTAGATTCTTATTATTCAACAATGAATATAGCAATAATTTCAATTTCTCTTTATAAATTTTAATAAAGATTTCGTTAGAATATAAGGCTTTTTCATCAATTTTTTTGCATTTTGAAATAGAAAAATTGAAAATCCCTTTTTCGAGGTTCTCAATCAAATTCTTATCATTAAACTGATTATTTAGCAAATCTTTCGTTTTCTTACGTATCGAAGACATTTTAATATCTATATTAATTAATTAATATTTTTTATCATTTTTATTTTTTTATATTATAAATTTTCAACATCTTCCATCGAATGTATATGTGTAAAAGGATATTCTTGGCTGATATTGTCATTATCTTCATCATAAAATAAATAATAGATATGTATTTTATCTAAATGCTGTAATCGACGAAGTTTCGTAACCAAAGCAACATAAATTTCGAAACGTTCTAATTGTCTTTTTATTACAAGATCATTAGGAAAGTACTTATCTGGATTGAATCGAATTAAGTACATAAATTTACCACAAATACCTTCTTCGTTATAGATATCAGAAATCCGAGTATCTTCACACTGATAATTATTACCAGAGTGTTGATTCTCATCACATTCAGCTAATTCAACGGTATCTTCAAAAAGATAGAGCTTATCAGGTCTGTATAAAGTACATCCACCAATAGATTTTAAGTTTTTATCGTTCAAAACAAGGGCATTTGTCCCTAATTTTTCATCAAGATAATCAGACCATATAATTTCGATTCGTGAAGATTTACCAGTAACTTTATAAAAACATTTACTGCAAATTTCATGAGTACCACAATGGTCTGTGTATGAAATTTTTGAATATCGATTCTCTATACAGAAAGCACATTCATTATCTCCAATGTCATGAACCAATTTTTTGTGTCTTTTTAAGTTATCTGCTTGTTTAAATCCTTCATTACAAATTTCACAATAATGCCATACAACATCGATATCATGAACGTTTTGTTTGTGTTTTTTTAAAGTACTTGCTTTTTTAAATCCATCATCACAAATTTCACAATAATGCCAAGTCACATCGATATCATGAACGTGTTGTTTATGTTGTTTTAAAGTACTTGTTGTTTTAAATCCTTTATCACAAATTTCACAATAATGCCAAGTCACATCGATATCATGAGCATATGCTTTATGTTTTTTCAAATTACCTAGTTCTTTGAATTTATCTGTACAAATATCACATTTATGCCAATTCACATAATTATCGTGTTCATCTGCTTCATGTTGTTTTAAAGTAGCAGTGGTTTTAAATCCTTCACCGCAAATTTCGCAATGATGCAATTTAACACCAATATTGTGCTTAGATGCTTTATGTCTTGTCAAACTTGCATATACAGGAGTGTCATATGTGCATAAATCACATTTATATAGATTGCCTCCAATTTTATGCACAACTTTCTTATGTTGTGTTAAATAGCGGTTTTTATCAAATGACTTATTACATCCTTCGATATCACAAGGAAACGCTTTTATTTCATTTAATGTCATTTTTTTAATTTTAATTTAATATTTCAAGTCAAATCCTGCAATCATTTTTATTTTTTTTTATTTTATAAGATATGTCGACTGATAAAAAAAAACTTAAGGATTTAACTGTTACTGATTATGTAATAATTGCTGTATTAATCGTATTGTTACTAATTATTAGTGGTTTCATTACCAAATTATTATGGAATAATTTCCTTGCGGGCTCTGGTAAAAACCAGGGTGTTTTCACATTTATTAAACCTCTCGATTCGATAATACATGCCCTTCTTGTTATGTTAGCAATCGATATTGTTTTTTCACGTAGATGTCAGAATATTTGTTATAGCCAAATTAAAGTATAAATTATCTTTTAATGTCCCCATCTGTATTATCAGAATACGCAATTAAGGGGTTTGCATTTAACACATCTATCTTTAGAAAAAGAAGGTAATTTAGAATTAAATGATCGACAGGAGTATTGAATTCTGTTTGTGATTCAATTAAATTAATTAAGATATTTGCGCATGATATAGATATTACATACGCATGTGTTGTACGATCTGAGTCTATTCCCGATATTATTGTTGGATGATGTATTGAAATATTTTCAGTTATTGGATCCACGTATTTAGGGTAAACTGAAGTTTTACGACCGCCTAAATACAAAATCTGGAAGTCATTTGGGATTTCATTATAGATTTTATTAGAGATTTCCTTAAAGTTTGGATGGAATTCTACGTCATCTTCATAGATGATAGCAAACGGTAAGTTTTTTTTACTCATCTCTTTCCAAACTTCGTAATGACTTAATAGACAGCCAATTTCTCCAGTTTTCAATTTGGTTTTTTTGTCTTTAAATAATATGTTATAAGAGCTATTTTCATATAAATTATCACCATCAATGGCCTCTTTTAGATAAAGACTTGTCTTTTCATCATGAAATTTCTGAAATTTATTATAAAATTTAAAAAGACGATCATTACGTTTCTTCAATGAGATTACAAAGGCATTTCTTTTTTTTGAAATTCTAGGGTAATTAAATTGTATGTCTGTTTTTAAGATATCAGATTGTGTAAATAGTTGCCTTGTTGCATACATTTTAAAGGTATTTTGACAGTCAAAATAATTCTTTATATGAGCATCAATGGCACCTAAATTATTCAAATTAAATTCTAGCAATTCTTTAGCGGTTTTACCTTTAATTATGTATGATTCTGTTGTTAATTGTATATTTTCAATTTCTTGCATATCATCATCGTCATAATCATGGTCATAGTTTAACAATATAATTCCTGCATCTTCAGGAAATTTTAGTGTATTTAAAAAAGATTCAATCTCCATATCATTAATTAATACAGCATCATCCTCGAAAATTAGATAGTATTTTTCTTCGTTCTCTATAATATCATATATGCTAAGATGACTTAAACAGCACCCAATTACACCTGGTTTCTTAATTTTGTTTGTAATCTGGTTAAAATTTGATTTACAAATTCTTTTTGTCAAATTCTCATCATTAAAATCAAGTAAATTTCCATCTACTGCTTCAAGAACATTAATTTCATCTTTAAATTTTTTTTGAATTGTCTTTGAAAAATTAAAAAGTTTGTCCTTTCTTCTTGTTAAATTTATTATAAATTTTTTTTCAATCATTTAATTTTCATCATTTAAAAATAATTATTTATTAACGCAAACTAATATCTTTTATTATCATCATTGAACATCTGATTGAAATTTTTGCTAACATTTTGGTCATAAATTTGTTCCTCATAAATTTTACGTGGGATATATCGATATTCTATTGTTGGTTCGCATTTGAAAGAACTCTCTGTATAACCTATTGTGATAAATATGATTCCAATCATCAATAAAATTAAGGAAATTGTTCGAAACATAATTATAATATAAAAATAAAAAAATGATATAAAAATGAGACTTGAAAAAGAATAAATATAATTACGAATAAAATGCATGCATTTCGGCCTACAAAAAGAGTACGGTTTAATTTCCCTTCTCCTACTAGATGGGAAACACCTTGTGGTACAGATAGGAAAAATATTGATGAAAAGATAGATGCTGATACAGTAGAAATTTTGCTAGATTTACAAAATAATACGGAATTTTCAGAAGAAGAAAAAGAAGAAAAATCATCTAAATCTCCTGAAAAGATATGTCATCATTGTAAAACATATAGTCCTATTAGAATGATCTATTGTAAAAAATGCAATAAGAAATTTAAGAAAAAGCATTGACAATTTTATATAAAAAAAATTTTATTTTCTTCACATAATATTTTGTGAAGTTTTTTTATTGCAAAAACATTACAAAAAAAATACCAACGAATATAGCAAAAATTATAATTGACGCAATTATTATCATTAAATTATTATCTTTTTTATCCTTTTTTTTCTTTTTTGATTTTTTATCATCTTCATCATCATCATCATCATCTTCATCATCATCATCTTCATCATCATCATCATCTTCATCTTCATCATCATCATCATCATCTTCATCATCATCATCATCTTCATCATCATCATCATCTTCATCTTCATCATCATCATCATCTTCATTTTTATTGGTTGATTTCTTATTTGGTTTTTCAATATTTTTATTGGTTGATTTCTTATTTGGTTTTTCAATTTTAAATTCTTGACCGTAACTAATATCTTCTTTAACTCCCGCATTTTTTTCAACAATTTCTTTTACATCTTCAACATCATCTAATGGATAATCCTTATATGGTAGTTCATCTAATCTATTCTCTTGCTCATACTCATCAACTTTCAGCTCATTCGCGTCAATAATTTTATCACCAACAGAATATATAACTCCCCTATCATCATCATCTTCACCATAGTCATTATCATAAGGTTTGTTACATTTATAGAAAAAATTTTTCTCTGAATGAACAGTTGATTGAAAAGCCGCACCAATACCAACTACTCTATTCTGATCATAAAAAGTATTCACTACATGAACTACACCATACCTTACACGTGGATTTCTTGTTTGTGCCTTAAATAAACAATGATGAATTGTGACCTTTAAATTACCTTCATCTTCATCATATTCATCATCGTGACCAATTAACATGTTTTTATGCTGGTCTTTACCAAATATGCACCAAGATACAGTTACAAAACTCGATTTACGTTTTATATCAAGACAACCGTCAGGACTTTTTGTAAAATTACAATGATCAACCCAAACATGATGTGATCTATATATAACAAGATTGTCATGTTCTTTGTCAAACTCATCGCTATCAGCTAATCCAAAATTGATATTTTGAATAATTACATTTTCTTGATCTTTGATTTCAAATCCACCTATTATTGTACAACCTTCACCATAAACAGTACAATTAGATGGAATTTTAAAGACGGATGAGTCATCTGGGTCTAATTTGAAAGTTCCTTTTAAAATAATAATTGATGATTCATTATCTTCCTGAAGATCTTCACAAAGTTCATGAAATTCTTCAACATCACCATCAATCTCATATCTTTTTCCTCTTTTTCCACCTGTAGTTGTTTTAAGACCATTACCTTCCACAAATGCGAAACCAAATGTCATTATTATAATATATAATAAAAAACTTCACAAAAATGTGAAGAAACGAATTTTTTATATAATTTTGTGATTAGAAATATTGAATTTGTGAAGTATCCCATTGAGAAATATCTTGATTGAAACTATGAGCACCATCAAACATATCATTTACGTATTGTAAATTGCAAGTATGCCAACATCCAATATCTTGATTGAAACTGTGAGCATCTTTAAACATACTTGACATATCAGTTACATTACAAGTATCCCAGTCTCCAATGGGTTGATTGAAACTTTCAGCACCATCAAACATATTTCTCATATTAATTACATTAGAAGTATCCCAGTGTCCAATCGGTTGATTAAAACAATGTCTATTTCTAAATAAGTTACTCATATTATTTACATTAGATACATTCCAATCATTCATAATACCAAATTCTAATTCAACCGCTTGACGATCAGTAAACCATCTGTCTACAGTTTCTTGTAAATTCTGATTATTGAAAGAGAAATTCATTTTTTAATCACAATATAATAATATTATATACATTCAAGTTAAATTTTATTATCATTTTTATTTTTTCAAATAAGTTTTGGTAATAGATTTAATCCAATTTGAAAAGGGTAAGACAAGATTATACATATTCCAATTAGGAAATTATCATATTCCCCTCCAAATAATTCAGCAAAAAATACGAATGTTGAAAGAATAATCGAATTTGAAATCGCAAAACACGTTGCAAATACCATAAAAGAACCTTGAAAACTTTTTTCATTTTTCCAAATAATAACTTTATCACGAATCGGGGTATTGCGACCCACAATAGCACCCGCAGGGTCCGATAGAAAGAATGGTAATAGATTTATATAATGATCAGTATCACTCAAAAATGTGTAAAAGAATACGATAATTAACCAAGATCTTACACCAATATCATCGAGAAAACTTTTATAATCATTTTTCTCAATTCCAATCAATATATTCGGAAATATTATATTTAATGAAAAAACAATTGTGAGCAAGGTCATCACAATATTTTGATTTATCTCAAGCAACATACAGCCACTCAAAATGTGAAAGATTTTTCTTGAAAAAACACTCCATATTTCTTCATAAACATTACGGTCAATGATATAGTTTATAAATAGCATTATAGAAAATAATACAATTCCTTTATAAATATTGAAATCAATGACAATAGGGAATAGTATATGACATAACAAAATTCCTATCATTAATTTGTTAACACGATTTTCAATGTAATAAACACGACAGTACCCATAAGAAGATAAAACAGAAATAAAACCACATGTTATAGGTGAATGTTTATAATAATATAATGACAGAATCCAATAAAAACGAATGAAGAACTTTAATAGATTTATTGTAGCATTTTCACCTAATAAAACCGGAATTGTTTTTATATTGTTTGCAATATCTTCAACAGTATCGTTCAAATCTAGCATAATTTCACGAATAAAAACAAAAAATGTTGTTGGAATGGCAAATGTTAGTGCCGTGTCTATATCATTTTTATAATAAACAATTGAAAATATTGGAATGTAACTCATATAAAGAGAAGTTACTATGTTTTTAATTAAAGGAATACGCTTGAAAAATGGAGTATAAGTAGTCGCAAGAAACCAAGAAGAAATAGCACCATATGTTAATATAGACGAAGTATCGATAGAATTCAAATATGTAATCATTGAAACTTGAAATACACTTGAAAGGGTAATTAAATATTGTAATCCTATACTATCAAATCCAATTTTTTCAGGTCGGTATTGTTTATCAATATCATAATCAAAGAAGTTATTAAAAAGCATCCCGTTAATGAAGCCATTGATAGACAAAATCAGATAAATTGTATCAATATATTGATAATCATAAATTATATAATAAGGCAAATACAGGAAAAAAACATATTGCAAACCTGAAATACGAGTTGAAGTTATAAATTTTTGAATCATATTTTTGATATTTTTTAAATTCTAATCTTTATATTCAAAAAATGAAATCTTTTTTTTTCTTAATATCTCAATCTCTTTCTAATCAAAAAAAAATACAATCTATAAACCCATATCAATATAATGAAATAGGTGCTTGGGTTCCAGTTGCATCTATATCCGCATTTGATAAATTAGAAACACCACAAAAACTTGAAATATTTGGAAATGATTATGTTCTTTGGAACACAGATAAAATTTGGACACTTCAAAAGGATATATGCCCTCATCGTTTTGCTCCTCTATCTCAAGGTAGAATCGAAGGAGATTGTATTCAATGTCCTTATCACGGTTGGGAATTCAATTCTAGTGGTAGTTGTACTAAGATTCCACAACTTAATGACAAACCATCAAATTCAATAAACGTAGATACAATACCATTATATATAACATATGATCTTATTTGGGGTTTTTTTGATTTTAATATAACTGGTGAATTTGGATTAAGAAGTAATACACCAGACAAATTACATTCAAATTTAGAATTTACAAAAGATAAAAATTTTTTTACACGAGAATTACCATATTCATTCGATATATTGATTGAAAATTTTATGGACCCGTCCCATATACCATATGCCCATCATGGATTACAAGGAAGAAGAGAAGATGGCAGTCCAATTGAAATGAATAAACATATTGAAAATGAAACACATTTAGAGATTTCATTTGAGGATAATGTAAATAATAAAACACGAACTGGTATTGTATCCTTTCAAAGACCTGCACGATATCATTATAGAACTATTAGAGAAAATGGTGAATATAAAATAAATATTGAAATATATGTAGTTCCTGTTTGTGAAGGAAAAACACGTGTTTTTATGTCTAGTCCTTTTTCAAGAGGCATTATACCAACATGGGTTGTACATGCAATGTCAAATAGATTTCTTAATACTGATATATGGCTTCATAATGCAGAAATTGAGCTTCGTAAAAATGACAAAGGAGATAAAGCATATACATCTATGACAACATCAGATTTAGGAGTAAATTTATGGAGAAAATATTGGCGTTCATCAGGAATGATAAATTCACCAAAGAATTCATATGGCCCATCAGACATAAAAAATTTAGTTAAATTATCAACGAAAGATCAAATTGATCCTTGGGAGTCACATTCAAAACATTGTTTTGAATGTAGAGAAGCCTTAAAAACTGCGAATAAATTAAATACAATTGGTAATATTATTTTGGGTTTTTCGATAATAACACCTTTTAATATTATAAAATGTGGTTTTATTTTTAACGGATTTTTTTTGAAGAGAATTTCGAAAAAAATGAAAAGTGCTATTCGTGGTGAAGATAATATTGAGTTAATTGAGCAACGTTCAGTAAGTGCAAGAAATTAAAAAACTTCACAAAAATGTGAAGAAAATAAATTTTTTTAAATAAATCCGATAAAATTCCATTCAAAGTAATATCGAGATAAATTTCGATTAAATAATTTCTTGAATTGTTCAGAATTCGCTTTCACAAATTTCATTTGTAATGATGTCAAATTAATATGCCAATCAATATCTTTGTCCATATTATCAAAGATATCATTTACATGCATCAAATATAAGACTTCTTTACCATTTAAAACATTGAAGAACATAGTATTTTCTGTTTGATTAATCCAAACATCTCTAATTTCTCCTGCAATTTTGCAAGCTTCAATGTGAGTATCACATAATTTGATTTTTTCTAAATTTGGATTAAGAACATCCACCTCAGGTGATTCATGTTTTTCTTTTAGAATACATTTTAAATATGCTAAATTTGTTACTAATATCTCTGTTCGTGAGTGTTTTTTATCTTTAGTAATAACAAATTTCTTGGATTCTAACAGATGTTTTAATACTTCTCCTGTTTCTGCAATTAAATTATCTAAAAGATATTTACTCTTTTCAACTGACTGAGTTTTAGCAATTTTGCTTTCATTATTTACTTTAAATTTTGTCATAGTTTTATTTATAATTAAAGGTTTATCGATTCAAGTTGAAAAATCTTATCATTTTTAAAAAATTTTCAAAATATATATTAAATGGACTGTACTTTGATTTTGCATCAAATTTTCTTAAATTGCTCTTACGAAGACAATATAAACTTATGTGAAAGGTACGTTACAATATATGAGAAGTTATGTTCAAAAGATGCTAATAACATACGAGCCGAAAGCTAAAAAAAAGTAATTACTTTACGGTTCTCACCCTTGAGCAACCGTATCACTATAGACGCACCCACCTCTTGTGGCACTACGTCTCTCAAATTAAACGATTCTTACCCCTGTAAGCAATCGTATCACGCACCCAGACCTTATTTGCACTGTGATTCCTTCTTCACAATCCTACTCTATCAACGCTATGAAATTTCTTTATCATACTTGACCTTGTAGCACCTTGTGATTATTTCACACTAAATCTATTGTCTGCACCTGCGTATATGACGTACTATTCCACCTCAATGTGTACTCCGCCATAATCTAGCTAGTTAAAAGCAACCTGGTCCTTCCAGCGTTGCGTATCATCTAAAGAGCAGCTCACCTCTTAGGAACTCTTGCCGCTCAAATGTCTATTATTGAATTCAAGGGTGATTTTTTAATCATTTTTATTTTTTTTTTGCCCAAATTTTCAAAAAAATAACCAATTTTATAGTTAAATTAAAAAAACTTATCGTTGATAAGAAGACGATTCTGTCTTTTTCTCCTTGCTGAGTGTTTACACATTTTCTAGTGCATTTGGCGAAGGCTCTTTCTCTGCCGACTTGCTATCTTCATAACAATCGCTACAGAGCACGGCGCATTCACAACACGCCCATAAACAGCGTACCGTCATTGCAAATCCCCAGCAAGAGAGAACTGTCCAAATTAGAATAAATGCCCAAGCAGGCATGACTACATTTGAGGAGCAATTCTCGCATCCATCAGCCACCATAGGCGACATTGTAGGCGTCATCGTAGGAACGTATGACATTTTTAATGAATGTTTTTATCTACCTCCGGAGCGCAGTCTAAAAGAATGCGTAAATCAACAGAGATATGTCAATATATATATATATAGTTTCAGGGGGTAGAAACTAACCATTTTTATTTTTTTTGCCCAAATTCTCAAAAAAATAACCAATTTTATACTAAAATTAGTTATTTAAGACCGAATCCAATGCCCATTGCTTGTAATTCGTGATATAATAGTTTCAATGCATAAGGAATTTCAATTGATTTTATCTTTGAATCAGAAGAGAAACTATTAATTAATTGTTTTTCTTTATTAAAAATACAAATCTGCCCATTTTGATTGATATTTACCTTAAATTTATCAGATAAATCAACAGATTTTTCCTTTTGAAATGAGGAAACCCCATGAGCAACAAGGCAATCGTTTTCCATTGCTCCAACACGTAATCCACCATTATTTGATCTTCCATCTACAGGCTGGCGACACATCTGCGTGACCGCTCCTGTTGCTCTTGCGTTGATTTTCTCTGAAACTACATGTTTAAGACGTTGATAATACACGCAACCAATAAAACAATTAAACTTATTCATTGTATTTCCAGTATATAAACTGCAATTTCCATCACCGTGTGTTTTTATATGAGAATCAATATCAATATTTTGAAAAGCATCTCCATTACCAAAATTACCTAATTTTATACAAGAATTTCCTAAAATTGTCTCTAAAATCTGAGCTATTGTCATTCTAGAGGGAATCGCATTTGGATTAATAATAATGTCAGGTTTTAAGCCATTTTTGTCGAAAGGCATATCCTTTTCACTGAGCAACATTCCAATTGTTCCTTTTTGAGCAGATCGAGAAGCGAACTTGTCTCCAATAATAGGGATTTTAATAGATCTAATACGAATTTTAATAAATTGACGACCATCTTGATTTTTACTGAGTAAAACTTTATCAATATAGCCACCTTCACTATTTAAATATAGAGATTTATCAATAAATTCTTTTTCAAAGAGTTTAATATTTTTATTTTTTTTCGAGTTTACAATTTTTGTGACCTTACCAACAATACAATCACCTTTATTTACATATGTATTCAAAATTGGCATACCGCTTTCGTCAATAGCTTTATAAGAACACATTCGTAAATTTACTGTATTATTTGCGTTTGGTTTGCAAAATATATCTTCTTTTCCAATTTCTGTATTGACATTTTCTTCTAAAATGAATGTTTTATAGAATGTCGCACTAAAGAGTCCTCTTTCAACTGCTGATTCGTTCATTATAATACTATCTTCTTGATTAAATCCTTTATCAGAAATAATAGCACAAATTACATTTACACCACAATATGAATTTTCTCCCAAATAATTAGTAATAAATGTATTTTGTACTAATGGTTTTTGAATATAATCCATAACATTCGCAAGTGTATCGAACCTATTTTTATAATCATTACTATAAATTCCGATAGATTGCTTAATCATAGCAGATTCATAACAAACTCTTGGTGCAGGATTTGAATTTGAGAAGACAATATTAGATGTAATTACTGACATAATGAACATAGGGTTTATTTCAATATGAGTATATTTTTGTAAATCACAATTGATATTATCTGATACCATACAGTTATTGATTTCATTTACATCAATAAATTCAATTATATTAGTATTAAAACAAATTTGTCCAAAACTTAAATTTTTAATGGTATCAATATTATCTATTAAATTACTTGTTCGAATAAGAGGACGTATCAACCTACCTTCACTTGTATAAGCATATATATCTAGATTGATAAAATCAATATAAAATGATGTATGTAAATGCAACAAACCTTCAAGTCTTTTATTTTTAAGATAATTTACCAAATCAATTAGTATATCGCTATTAAATTTAGAATAGATTTCACCATTGATAAATATTATTGATGAGCCAGTATTATTATTAATATACTTATCTATATATTTATGAAGAGATAAAGATGATGTCTTTTCTGTTATAAAGCATGATATTGACAAATTTTTAACAATACCAATTGAAGCTCCTTCAGGAGACTCCTGAGGACAAATGTAACCATAGCTAGAAAGATGTAATTTTCTTGGTTTTACCATTTTGGTAGTTTTATCAATAGGCGTCTGTAATCTTCTTAAATGACTAATTGTGCCAAGAAAGCTTAATCGTTGGAGTACTTGTGCTACTCCAACTTTAACAGTCGAATTTTTAGTTCCCCAGTTTCCTGTTGATAGAGAATATTTTAATGTATTTTCAATAATAGATGATTTAAAGAATTTATATATATTATTTTTATTAAGGATATTATGGAAATTTCCTAATATTTTCCAATGTCCATTGTTAATTTCTTTTGTAATTAAAGAATTTGAATCTTTAACTAGTTTATTAAACGATTGTCTAAACAGATTTGTAAGCATGATTCCTGATGTGTCAATAGATTTATTGGAAAATGAATCACGATCATCTTCTGGTATAATCTTAAAATGAAATAATGCTAATTTTCTGATCATAAGAGAAAGATATTCGATTTTGTTTTTATATGTTTTTTCGTGGAATATCACATCATTTTGTAACATATAATTAGTATGTTCTATTTTAAATTCGTCATTTTTATCACTAAATTTATATGAACTAATTTCATTAGCAATATATTTAATTGATTCATCTTTATTATATTTTGAACTTGAGTGAATAGATGCTTCTATAAATTTTGAAAATAATCTTCCTTTATTAGATTGTTTATCTAGTCCATTTAAAACATATTTTTCAATCTTTTTATCAGAAGTACAACCAAGAGCTTTAAATAAAATGAAAATTGGGATTTCTTTTCTAATTCCATTAAAGATTACATCAATTTCGTATCCATAAAACGACAGTTTATTACAGAGTTTGATTTTTAATGCTTTTGAAGGCAAATAATAATCATTATGCATAGATTTAACTTCAACACATTTTTGATATTTAGTTTCTGTTAAATTGAAACAGAATAGTGTATTTTCTTTTTGACGTTCTTGAGTGATAATTACTTTATCACTTCCATTAATTATAAAGTAACCACCAATTAAGTTCTGTTCATTTTTAATAGAGTTACAATATTTTGAACCAATCATAATAGGTATAGAACCAATTAATACATTTTTAATTTTATTTTCTTTTTTTTCTTTTTTTACAACATCAAAAGTTTTAACACATAAATCAATGTAAATATTCGAAGAATATGTATAATTGTTAATATGAGCATCTGTATGACTCATAATTTTTTGAATACCATTAACATAAATAGATGGTGAATGGAAAACAACATTTTGAAAGGATATCTCTAAAATATTTTGAAAGGTGTCTGTTTCTTCATTTAAGTTTCCATAGAGTTTTATATCAGAGTAATTTTCAATTATATTTGGAATCTTTTCTGAAATAAATGATTCAAAACTAGTGATATGATGTTTAATCAAATCGTTTTTATTTTCTAAGAATTTGTGAGTTAATGTTTCTTGTAACATTTTGAAATTACTGTTTTTTTTATAATTTTTTATGTTTATATTATAAAAATCTTTCAATCATTTTTATTTTTTTTTTAAATTACATACAAATACTTATTATTTTTTCTTTACATAAATTTTTATAATCTTTTGAATAATCATCAATTTTTAGTGTTTCTTCTTTGTTCTCTTTATTAATAAAAATAAGAAGGATTACTAAAATTATAACAAGAAAAAGAAGAAATGATGAATTCATTACATTCATATTATATTATTTTTTTAAATTTGAAAAATTTGTTTTCAAGCGTTTAAGTGCTCTTTCCATCGCTAAAGCGGTTAATGCCAAAGTAGGGTAAATCGCATCAAAATAGCCTAAACAGGTCGCATGGAAGTCGGTGTTGAAACTAGCAAGGAGACCGCAAGGAGACATTCAAAAAATTTTCAGAAAAAAAAATTTTCAGAAAAAAAATTTTCAAAAAAAAATTTTCTAAAAAAAAATTTTCAGAAAAAAAATTTTCAGAAAAAAATTTTCAGAAAAAATAAAAATGATAAAAAATTTTCAGGAAAAATAAAAATGATGAATGGAAAATTAAAATTTATTTAGAAAATATGGATTGTTATAGTAATTCTTCACAAATTGAAATTGAAAATCTATGTGATGAAAAACTTCACAATACTGCATATGATTCTATTGAGAATCAAAAAATTATTGATGAATTTTTAATTGATAATTTGAATCAAAGAAATTGGCAGAAGTTATCTAAAAAAATTAAGGCATTTTCAAAGATTCATAAAATTACTGTTCGAAAAACTGATTTAGTTGCCTCTTTTCATAAACAAGGACTTAATGAGCCTGATTTCTATCAAATTATTATGAAACGTGCAATGCGATCTCAATCAGGTGTATTGGTATGTACTGTATTCACAGATGCATTTCCCAAATATTATGATCAGGAAAAAGATAAAATTGTTACACAAAAATTTAGTTGTAAGCATGATTGTTTCTTTTGTCCTTCAGAACCAGCACGGGAAGAAAACAATTTTATAGCACAACCTCGTTCATATCTATCAACGGAACCTGGTGTTGCTCGTGCTACTTCTGTAAATTATGATGTTGTTGCTCAAATTAATTTTAGATTAATGCAGTATCAAAAAATGGGACACGAACTTGATAAATTAGAAGTTCTAGTACTCGGTGGTACATGGAGTGAATATCCATTACCTTATCAGAAGGAATTTATTCGAAACATTTATTTTGCTGCAAATGCTTTCTATTCAAAACGTGAAGACCGCTTTTCTCTTGAAGAGGAAATGCTACTTAATGAAACAGCAAAAATCAGAATTATTGGATTGACTCTGGAAACTAGACCAGACACCATAACATTAGAAGAAATAAAGCGATTCAGAAGTTACGGTTGTACAAGACTCCAAATGGGTGCACAACACACGAATAATGATATTTTGAAATTATCAAATAGAGGTCATACTGTAGAACACACAAAAAATGCTATCCGTCTTCTTAAAAAAAATGGATACAAACTTGATTTGCACGTGATGCCAAATTTACATGGATCAAATCCTGAAATTGATAAGAAAATGTTGGATGAAATATTATATGATGAGAATCTACAAGCGGATCAGTTGAAATTGTATCCTGTCTCTGTTGTAAGATGGTCTATGTATGAGAAGATGTTTAAAGAAGGCATATATAAGCCTTATTCAGATGATTTACTAAAAGACGTTCTTTTGTATGTTAAGAGGAAAATGCATCCTTGGATTCGATTAAATCGAGTAATTCGTGATATTCCTGAAAAGGAGATATTAGGTGCGTGTTCAAATCCAAATATGCGTCAAGACCTCGCCAAGATTGCTAATTGTAAGTGCATCCGTTGCCGTGAAGTCAAGGGAAACAAGATTGATGCAAATTATAAAATTTTTCGTCGTGATTACAAAGCAAGTGGAGGCCAAGAAGTTTTCCTCTCCTTTGAATCTAATGATAAATCAACAATTTATGCCTTTCTTCGTCTAAGACTTCAAAAAACAGAAGAAAACGATGATGAAGTCTTTGATGAATTAAAAAATACAGCACTAATACGTGAATTACATGTGTATGGTGCTGTCTCTAAAGTAGGCAACAAAAATTCAAATTCTCAACATCTTGGTTTTGGTTCAAAACTATTAAAAGAAGCAGAGAAAATTAGTATTCAAAATGGTTTTAAACATATTGCTGTTATTTCAGGCATTGGTGTAAGAGAATATTATCGAAAACGTGGATACATTGAAACAACTAGAAACGGATTTTTGAAAAAAAATATTAATTCAAAAACAAGAAGATATTTAATTTTGGTTTACATCACCTTTTTAATACACACTATAATCATGTTTCTTAAGTGGTTAAAATGAACCTTTTCATAACGTATTAGTTTAATAAAACTTATCAAATTATAATTCTTAGGCACTTTTAAAATAACATATTTACAATCTACATTATTTACTATATTATGTAAGGGTATACCCGATAGATCTAAAGTAATATTTCTTGCGTCTTTATATTTAGGACCTCCCCACGGTGAATCGATATAAACGACATCTTGTTTCAACTTATTCATAATTGTAATATAGTCAATATTAAACGTCTTTACGTTTTTTCTTTTATAAACATCAATGTTATTTTTAAGCATTTCAAAAGTAGTTTTGTTAATTTCCACAGCATTGACTGATTTGAAATAGGTTGCAAATGAGATTGTATCACCACCTACATTAGCAGTTGCATCAGTTATTATTAATTTTTCTGAAGATTTGTTTTCACCTTCCAAAAAATTTGTAATAATTTTTTTAATTTCGAATAGCTTTTCAGGACGTGTAATTGAAAATACCGATACTTTTGTAAATTGTAATTTTCTTCGATCAACACCCGTCTCTTTTGGAAATAAAACTGTAACACTATTCATTAATATAACAAATAAAAAAACTTCATTTAAAAATGAAGCAAAAATATGATATTTTTTTCAGAGAACTTTTGACCAGTTTAGAAGAAGAGTGTTCTCAAATCCAATAACGGGTAGAACGTAAAAGTGTTGAAAGGTCTCACTGTGATATTCAAAATAATAAAGTATATCTTTTAATGAGATTTCATTATCTAAATCTTCTGTGAAATCAACTAAGCACTCATAGTCGCCATTATTGCTATGAGAAAAGCAAATTTCAATAGTTTTATCAAATACCTTATCGTGAATCTTTTTCATCTTCAATCGATTTGAGCATAAAATGCTCAAATGTTCTAGATTCTCTGTAATTTCGATCATATTTTATGTTATAAATAAAATAATATTTTAAGGTAGTGTTTTTTATCATTTTTATATTTTTAATAAATGATAAAAATTGACCCCTTAAACTTCTATAAATATATTTCAACATCTCTGTTAATTTACGCACTCATTTAGACTGCGTTTCAGAGGTTTTAGCTAGAAAACTGTTGAAGATGTTCTTCACGATGAAGAGCAAAAAAAGTAAGGAGATTGAAAAGCTGCATCAGGAAAAAGAGGAATTGCTTGAAGCAGTTAAATATCTTAAAGATCTCAATAAAGCTTATTCTGAAGAACATCAATGTACGTTAAGATGCTTTACAAAGCTTCTTAATGGAGACATTTTCAAAGATGAATTCCGTGAACAAATCGATGACATTCGTAATTCCAATGTTGATAATCTCAAATGGTATAAACAACGTATGGAATACGCGAATGTTCGTGCTGAGTACTATCAGAAATGGCTCTCTTAGAGAACTTCTGTTCACAAAGCTAAAAAAGAAAAAGACGAGTTCGAAAGGACCACAAAAACAAATAAAAAAAAGACCGAAAGGTTTTTTATCATTTTTATATTTTTGTATATTAAATGGAGTTTTGGTTTGATAAACGGCATACAGGCTCGTTGAGAATCATTGATTACAAAAATAATAAAATCTATGGATCAGATCCAAATGAACCAAATTGGGTTGTTACCTTTGAGAAAATAACAGAAGACTCAATAAAAGTAAATTTTGAAAATAAACGTACTCATCATGGTAAAAACGTAATGATCGCAAGATATGCCAATAGACGTAATGAGTTGAAATAATCGACACAAATGTTTGGTTAAGAGTCAGACAAGATCCTCGTATTTTATTGAAAAAATTTATGTAGAAAATAAATTATAGGCAAATAAAAATTTTTACACTAAAAATAAAAAAAAATAAAAATGATAACAAATTTTCAGAAAATTTTTCAACATATAAAAGGAACGAGATTTTTAAAAATAAAAAAAAAATTGTAAAAATGCCTACAGGAACACCAATAACTTATGACGATTATAAGAATCATATTGAAGAAACTGAAGAGGAGTTTAATGTCATCGTTGCTGCAGAGAAAGCAAGAGTCAAAAAAGATGGTAAAAAATTTAATTTCTTTCAATGTAAATTTAAGTTCATATATCCTGGAAACATAATTGAAGTAACGAGTGTTAGATCTTGGAAAGACAATCCAAACAAACCTCCAAGTAAACGCAAAGCTGATAAAAAAGCACGAGCCAACGACCCTGAAAATAACAATCAGGCACTTGAAGAAAAGTCTATCGAACAAATATTTGAAATTATAAATGAAAAACAAGATTCAAATATAGAAATTAAAGTTGTTGGTCTCGAAGGCTGTCACGTCGATGTTGCTGCTGGTATTAATTCAGGAAAGTTGTGTCCAATCCAAATTAAATCAAGTAATGCCGAAATTCCTCAATTTGATATGAAAAAAAGATACAAATGTCCTGAGGAGTTTAAAGATAAACCTGAAAGATTTGGTTATTATGAAAATATGCTTGTCATTTGTCATAATATGAAATATAATAAATTTCTTGTAATCCCTCCACATTCTAACGATAAAATACCAGACACATGTTTATCATATACTAGTGGAGTTAATAAAGAATTTGGTGTTGAAGAGAATGCTATTTATGATAAAATTATTGAATATATTAATGATTATTCAGAAACACTTGGAAAAACATATCGTGAGTTGCAATTATTATGTCCCGATAACATTAAACTTGAAGTTGAACATATCCATTTAAGAATTGATACTTTCTCAGAGATATTTGATATGGAAGAAATCAGTGGCAAAGCGTTTGATTTCATTATTGATGATTATATTAGAGTCCAAGAGAAGACTAAAAATCCACGTGAACATTGTAATGGAAATTCGTTTAAGTTTGATCTAAAAAAAAGTGATGGAGGAGGTAAAAGTCAACCATACGCTATTGATGATAATAATTTCTATTGGTTTAATCTTGCTGGCACGAAGTACTTCTATGTTATTCCTTCGCATCTATTAGAAAAAAATAGAAAGATTCGTGGAAATATAACACTTCATAAAAAGTTTAATCCAATTACGCGAGGAACTCAATACAAAGACAAATGGACTTATGATTTTCGATTTGATAGAACAAAGCCAGATGACATAAATCGTTTATGGAATCTTGTTTATTTTGCTATACAATCGGAAGATTATTGAAAAAATTTATGTAGAAAAATGCGTTTAATTTTTTTATTTTTTTAAATATCGGTATATAATTATGAACATGCTATATATAAGTGGTATTGTAGGAGTTCTCATTGTAATCGCAGTAAGATACATTTACAAAAAAAGGTTGTCGAAACTTGAACAGAAAAATGAGACATTAAAGAGCGTGATTAGCGATTTCGATTCACTTCGTGGGGAGCTTATCGACCTTAAAAAAAAAAGAGAGGAAGAACAGGAAGTAAATGTTATTGAGGATTATGAAGATGACAAAGTTGAGATTGTAGATGAAGTTGAAGTAGAAGATGATGATGAAAGTATTGAAGAAATGTCATTTGATGAATTAAGTGCACTTGATGATATGATAATTCCTGCTGCTGCTGAATCGAAAGAAGAAGTAAAAGAAGTAGAAGAAAAAGTAGAAGTAGAAGAAAAAGTAGAAGAAAAAGTAGAAGAAAAAGTAGAAGTTAATTACAGTCTTAAAACGGTAAAAGAGCTTAAAGAGATTTTGAAAGAAAAAGGTGCAAAGAATTTAACAAAAAAAACTAAATCAGAGCTAATTGAATTGCTTAAATAGATTTTATAAATTTCCAATTTAATTCTTGACATATATTTTGCCAAATAATATCCGATTGATGTAGCTTTTCCCGTGATTTCAAAAGTGGAAATATTTTTTCATAGTTTTCCTTCTTATATTTTAATATCTCGAAGAACTTGTGCAGAACATAAGAGTAACTCAAGAAATTTTTTCTAGACGAGGGGCAGAATTTGATAAATGGTGCTTGAATCTTTTGAAACATTTGTTTTAAGCGATTTTCCAATTTTCTCGTTATCTTAAACTTGTTTTTCTTATCTATAGTGATTAGAATATAAGGGATATTCTCATAATATTTATTTAAATTATTTCTTTTTAAGATATCTCTCAAAGCAACATGATTAATTTCAGATACAATCTTTCGATCTTTTTTAATTGTATTAATAACTGTTTTTATAACAGTTGAAGGAACATTTGATGTATTTTGTCCTTGAACCGAAGACAGCCACTCATTAAAATGGTTAGCTCTCTTATACGCAAAATATGAAGTTTCTCTTATTGGATCTTTGTAAGATAAAATAGGTTTGATTGAATCTGAAAATTCGATATATCCACAGTCCTTACATTCACACATCGATTCAATAGCAGAATAAAGTAAGTTACTGCTATTACATTTTTTACAATTATATTCACTTATTTCATTTTCTTGATTAGTTTTATCATCATTTTTTTCAGAATTGAAATAATCTAAAATTTTTCCTTTTGTATTCAAATCTTTTAATTGGTGTTGTTTTGTATTTTCCAAATTTTCGTAATAAGCGAATAATTCTCTTGAATTTTGAGTGTGATAATCAAGTAAGTCACATTTTTTAATTTTTTCTAATTTTGCAATTTCAGAATTAATATTCATTAAAATATTGGCAGAATCAATTGAATTATCATTTAGTAGCTTTCTTTTTCTTTTTTCAAGATCTAAAATTTGTTTTTCAACATTTATTTCATTTTTTCTAATATCTTTAACCTTTTTATTGTGTTTTTGATCTAATGTCGACATTTTGTTTATGATAATTAATTTATCTTTATATTGTTTTTTTGAAGAAACTTAAAAAGGATAAAAACTACCCCTCAAATTCATATATGTAAAATGCGTTTGCGATACGATAAAGGTATACAACATGAGTAAGTACGATATTTTCAGTAATTTTGACGAGTCACGCTGGGGAGATGAAGCTATGCTAGATGAGATTGCAGCGGAAGAAGCCGCTAAGATTGCTAATAAAGCTGTTCATCTTCCTAAGATTTCTCAGATTACTAAGATTACTCATAACAAGAGTAACTCACGTCGGCGACGCCGCAAACCGCAATGCAGCCCTAATAAGGGAAGCAATGCTACAACATGGCCTAGAGCCCGTAAGGTTTAAAAACGAAAAAAAACCACAACTGGCCACAAGGGTCAGTTTCGAAAAGACGAGTCCGAAAGGACCACAAAAAAAATAAAAATCGAAAAAAACGAAAAAACCGAAAGGTTTTTTAAAAATGGTTTTTTTTAAGATACTGTATTTGTTGTCTTTTTGAAGCAATATGTAAATTTAAACTATTTCCAATAAGGCTATCGTTATTATCTGGGTAGGTAAATATAGGATATTTGTAAACAAATGAATCAAATTTTGTAAAGTATTCAACAGAAGCATAAATACCTGTACGGAAACAATCTGCGGTTGGCAAATAATTTCTTCTCTCAAAAACCTCTAATAAAGAGATCGCACATTCTCTATTTATAATATACGCTAGAGTACCAGAGACTGAAAGAGTTTTGTAATTGAAATATTCTGCTTTATCTTTGAATTTAGGTTCAATATTTTGTAAAATATAAGCAATTTGAATTATACCCCAATTGGTTGGAGCATTTTGTATTATTTCATCAATACTTTTTTTCCAAAATGTTTCGAATTCAAAACTCAAATCATCTTCACAGATGATTGCGTGATCTTCTTTGGATTCAATAAATTTTTTTATTGCTTTTAGGTGTGACAAAGTACAACATCTTTCGTAATCAACTTTTGATGGATTTGTAATTGATGGTTTAATAGCATCAATTCTTATATGGTCTATTTTTCTGTCATTAAATTGTGTTTTCATATTATCAGCACGTTCTATTTCACTATCTACGTTTATCCAATAGTACCTCATTATTAACTCAAATAAAATAAAAAAAATAAAAATGATTGTAAAAACAAACTTGAATTCAAAAATAAACATTTCAGAATAAAAATAAATTGAATTGATATAGTAGATATGTGGTGTATCTTATTAAATTAGTTTGATTGATTTTAGTAAAATACAATGTAATTTTAAAGATATTGAGAAATTTTCACGCAAGATGCCAATTTTGTGTGAAAATAAGGATATATTGAGCAATTTAGTAGATCCAAATACTAAAAGCAAAAATTACAGCAAATTTGATAATTATTTGGATTGATTATCAATCGTAAATGTTCTCTTTGCGTTTCATAATTTGAAATTAAGCTGTATTTATGTTTTTTTTGTAATTTTCAAAAAATAGAAAAAAGGACTAAAAAAGACCCTTGAATTGGTTAACTAACATTTAGAATAAAAAAGAAGTAAAAAGTATAAGAATATATTATATTTTGCGAATTTGTATTGAAATCAAGCATGAAAGTGTTTTGATAAGCATTTAGTTATATATTACTATCTAAATCTCTGTAATTTTGAGAGATTTTGGGTGATAATAATGATGATAGTGTTTGTCAAACCTTGATATGCTAATTCATACAATATGTAAGATAATGTATAATTTTGTATGATTTATGACTTTTACTTAAAATTACAATATTATGTATGTAATTATTTTGAATTTTCATCAATTTATTGGTAAAAATTTGAGATGATTGTAGTTATTTTGAGTTTTAATCAATTTATTGTTTAAAATTTGAGATAATGAAGACATTTTAATATATTTCGATATATTGAAATAATATGTAATAGATTTAAATTTAATGATAATTTGTGATTACTGTTTACAGTAATTATAGATAATTATTGAATCACATTTATTCTCAAATGTGTCTCGCAAGAGATAGAATCAGTAGTTTTATGTTTTTTTTGCGTTTTAGTGCTCTTTCCACCGCTAAAGCGTTTCGGTCAAAAATGGCGATTTTGTCATATGGTTGGAAAAATGAAGGTTTTTTACTTCAAAATACTAAAAAATGCTTAAAATAGGCGTTTTTGAGGTATTTACTTGATTTCAAATATGTAAATTGGAAAATCAAAGACCCGTACTCAAAATTTTTAAAGGGTAAATTTGCCTTTTGTTATGTTTGATAGTCAAAAATTTGTCAAAAATGTATCAAGAATTGGCCGTTTTGTCATATGGTCTAATTTTGTAGTCAAATGGTAGAATATACATTACTTAATGGCGAAAAATACATCTCTTAAAAGTGTAAAAAATCGATTTTTGGCCAATCTGGTTGGAAGTGGGTGTGAGACAAGCAAAAAAGACGCAAGATGGCGAAAGTAAAGTGCCGATTAAAATTTTAATCGGCACTTTACTTTCGCCATCTTGCGTCTTTTTTGGTTCTTTTTAGCCATTTATTGCTTTTTTATATTTTTGGGTCATTTTTTAAATTACTAAACTACGCATTATTATACGAATAACTACCCTTTAACTACAAATGTTAGACCATATGGCAAAATAGCCAATTCTTGATACATTTTCGTTCGTCTTTTCACTATCAAACATAACGAAACGCAATTTTTACCCTTAAATTTTCAAAGTACGGGTCTTGATTTGCAATTTTACATTTTTAAAAACCAAGTAAATACCTTAAAAACGCATATTTTAAGCATTTTTTAGTATTTTGAAGTAAAAAACCTTTATTTTTCAACCATATACAAAATCGCCATTTTTGACCGAAACGCTTTAGCGGTGGAAAGAGCACTTAAATGCAAATAATATAAAAATGATTTTAAAAACATACTTGAAATATAAAATAATAATAACACTATTATAACCATGCCCAATTGGTGCTTTTGTGATATAAAAATTTCAGGGGGTAATACTGTTTCTAAGGAAATATTTGAAGACATTCTTGAAAAATATAAAGAAGATGATTGTTTAAACTTTGAGAAAATAGCTCCAGTACCAAAAATAGAAAATCCTAAGGACATTTGGGAACAAGTAGACTTATATTATAAAGCATGGGGAACTCGCGGCTATGGTTTCAATGTAATATTACATTCTAATAATGTAACATTACCTAATTCTGATATTGAAATTGATGAAATCATATTATCTATGGAGTGTAAATGGTCACCTTGTGATGGGATAGTTAAAAAATTAAGTACATTCTATCCAAACAATGAATTCTTACTTGAATATACAGAAGAACAAGGGCCAAATGCCTTTAGTGGCTATCTTGTGTTCAAGAATGGTGCAACGATTGTAAAAGAGTATTTTGAAGATTATAATGAAGATACTCTTTGCGATATTGAATTAAGAGAAATGATATTTCCAAATATTTATAATAAGCAAATAGTTTGGAATCCAAAATTAATTCTAATCGAAAATAAAAAAAATAACAAATACTTTTCTTCAATGAAATCTATTGGAAATTCAATTGAAAAAAAATTTAACATTCCAAAAGATATTTTTGAATATAATGTTATGCCATATGTGGTTGATTTCCTATTTGAACCAAGAGATATGCGTCCTGCTTCAATCGATCAGAGAATTAAGGGCTATCCTGATTTCAAAGAACATTATTATTTTCTCTATGAAGAAGAAACTGATGAAGAAACTGATGAAGAAAATGATGAAGAAAATGATGAAGAAAATTAAAAAATTTTTGTAAAATTACATTTTGTAATTTTACTTTTTTTTAACTTAGATGTTAATGCTTTGTGATTTCTGCAAAAAGAAACGTAAAGTTTTAATTTCATGCCCTTGCAATAAGCAATTATGTCTAAAGTGTTTTCCACCACAGCTTCATAAATGTTTGCGAATATCTATTGAAAAAAATAAACCACAAAAGTTAATAGATTGTAACTTCAAAAAAATTAATAAAATATAAAAAAACACAATAAATTGTGTAAAATCTGTTAAGATTTTTCTTATATGATTAAATGTTTATGTCTTGAACTTTTTCAGATGCTACAAGCATATCTAGTTCAACAGCAAGTTTCTCAATTGGCGTTTCAGTAAGCCATTTTAAAGTCTTTTCATTGATTTCTTTAGACGTCTTACCTTTTATCAGTGACCCAATCTTAGAACCCGCCAAACTTAGCAACGGCTTAACTTGAAGATAATCAGCCGTCAAAATAAGCTGTAACACTTCAAGAGTGCTGAATTTATTAATAAATTCTGCAAACGGTTTTTGCACATTGTCTTTCATATCATATGACAATAAAGGTTTTTCAGGAATTTTCATCTTATTGTCAACATAAAGTTTACAATAATCAATTACATTTTTAATCATAATAGATGATACGTCAACTCGTACATCATCATCATCATCATCATTATCAATGAAATTAGAAAATAAACCTATTAATGATTCTTTATCAGAAATCTTGAAAGTTGCCATTTCATTCTGAACATCAATCTCGACATTATCATTTGTAATAATTTTTACCATTTTATCTTATTTATTGTCTTTCATAAATATAAAGCTTTTAAGGTTGTTTTTTTAATCATTTTTAAAAAACCTTACGGTTCTTCAAATCTACTCGTGATACCAAGGAGCATTCTCAAGATTGAAATTGTCAGCTTCATAGAAAATACATTCCATATTAGTTACTTTTGAAGTATCCCACTTTGAAATATCTTGATTGAAACTTTTAGCGCACATGAACATCTCTTCCATATCAGTCACATTAGAAGTATCCCAAGATGAAATATCTTGATTGAAATTTTTAGCATTAAAGAACATACGATACATATCAGTCACATTAGAAGTATCCCACTTTGAAATATCAGCATTAAAATTTATAGCCGTATCAAACATATCTGTCATATTAGTCACCTTAGAAGTATCCCACTTTGAAATATCAGCATTAAAATTTATAGCACCTGACAACATCGATTCCATATTGATCACTTTAGAAGTATTCCATCCCCCAATTGGTTGATTGAAACTAGAAGCATCATAAAACATGTAACTCATATCAGTAACTTCTGAAGTATCTAACTTATCAATAGGTTGATTGAAATTTGTAGCACCAAAGAACATATAATACATATAAGTTACTTTAGAAGTATTCCATTCCCCAATAGGTTGATTGAAACTTTCAGCACGCAAAAACATACAACTCATATCAGTAACATTAGAAGTATCCCATTTAGAAATATCTTCATTAAAATCAACGCAATCACAAAACAATTTTGACATATCAGTAACCTCTGATGTGTTCCAATCTTCAATCTTACCATATTTTTTGATAATAGCATCCTTTTTCTTACCACCTTCAAGGTAGTCTTTGACAGCAACACGAATCGTTTCGTTGTTTAATGGCAAGTATTCAATATAAGTAATAATCTCGTAAAGTGCCACGAACTCGGGCACATAACTCATTTTCTTCAAGTAAATTTGTTGTGAAATAATATGAGGTTTCAAGGTCGTTTTTTTCATCATTTTTACAAAAAACCTAACGGTTATTTCAAATCTACTCGTGATATCAAGGGACATTTTCTTCAAGTAAATTTGTTGTGAAATCATATACAGTTTCAAGGTCGTTTTTTCATCAAAATAAGCACATTCTCCCTTGTCTATATATGATTCTTCCAAACATACCCAACCTACTAGTAACATTAGAAGTGTTCCAGTCTCTAATAGATTGATTGAAATCTTTAGCACTATGGAACATAATATCCATATTTGTCACATTAGAAGTATTCCATCTCCCAATAGGTTGATTGAAAGTTTCAGCAAAATGAAACATACCATACATATATGTCACCTTAGAAACATCCCAATTTTCAATAGGTTGATTGAAATCATGAGCAAACATAAACATTCTACCCATATTAGTCACATTAGAAACATCCCAATTTCCAATTGGTTGATTGAAACTTCTAGCATCTTTAAACATATAATACATATCATTAACTTTAGAAGTATCCCAGTCTCCAATAGGTTGATTAAACTTATACGCATCATAGAATATTTCATTCATATTAGTCACACTTGAAACATCCCACTTGGAAATGTCTTGATTGAAATTATGAGCACAATAGAACATTCTACTCATAGTAATGACACTAGAAGTATTCCATCTTCCAATTGGTTGATTGAAACTTTCACAACACATGAACATACGTTCCATATCAGTCACTTTAGAAACATCCCAATCACCAATTGATTGATTAAACTTACACGCCATACAAAATAGTTTAGACATATCAGTAACCTCTGATGTGTTCCAATCTTCAATCTTACCATATTTTTTGATAATAGCGTTCATTGTCTCACCACCTGCAAGGTAGTCTTTGACAGCAACACGAATAGTTTCGTCATCTAATGGCAAGTACTCAATATAAGGAAAGATCTCGTAAAGTGCCACGAATTCGGGCACATAACTCATTTTTTTCAAGTAAATTTCTTAAGGTTTCAAGGTCGTTTTTTAATCATTTTTTAAAAAACCTAACGGTTCTTAAAAATTTACTCGTGATACCAAGGGGCATTTTCAGGATTGAAATTTTCAGCATTATCGAAGATACGGCTCATATCAGTCACATTAGAAGTATTCCATTCTCCAATCGGTTGATTGAAATTAAAAGCCTCACAGAACATAGCTTCCATAGTAGTCACATTAGAAGTATTCCAGTCTCCAATGGGTTGATTGAAACTTCTAGCATCTTTAAACATATAACTCATATCAGTCACTTTTGAAGTATTCCATTTTGAAATATCTTGATTGAAATTTTTAGCACAATAGAACATTGAATATATTTTAGTCACACTCGAAGTGTTCCATTTTCCGATAGGTTGATTAAAACTTATCGCATCAAAGAACATAGATCTCATCTTTGTAACATTAGAAGTATCCCATTCCCCAATATTCTGATTGAAACGTTCGGCACCCAAGAACATACAGTCCATAGTAGAAACATTAGACGTATTCCATCCACCGATATTCTGATTGAAACTTACAGCACGACAGAACATCTGAGTCATATCAGTCACTTTAGACACATCCCATTTAGAAATATCTTCATTGAAGAATCTACAAAATTCAAATAGTCCTTTCATATAAGTAACTTCTGATGTGTTCCAATCTCCAATTTGTCCATATTTTTTGATAATTTGATACTTTCGCTCACCGCCTTGACAATAATCTGAAACAGCATTATGAATAGTTGCGTTGTTCAATGGCGAGTACTCAATGTAAGGAACAATCTCGTAAAGTGCCACAAACTCGGGCACATAACTCATTTTTAAAGTAAATTTGTTGTGAAATAATATAGAGTTTCAAGGTCGTTTTTTCATCATTTTTACAAAAAACCTTACGATTATTAATGAATTGTGAAGAACACAAAAACTACATATTGTTAATATATTCTAAATCGCGTTTTAATTTACGAATCTCAATAGAAGCACTTTTGTCTCCTTTTTTCAAACGTTCTTCGAGTTCTTTTAATTTTTTCTCAATCGCGGGTTTATATTTTACCATTCAGTTTAAATGACCCTCAACCTGAGATGCGTGGTGTATCCTTTGATGCATTTCAAGCGCATACATCTCAGGATCATACCAAGGGGCATTTTCAGAATACCATTCAGAATACCAAGGGGCATTTTCAAGATTGAAACCGTTAGGATTGTTAGCACCATAAAACATACGATCCATATGTGTCACTTTAGAAGTATTCCATCCATCAAGAAGCTGATTGAAATTACTAGCACAATAAAACATACATATCATATCAATCACACTAGAAGTATCCCATTTACCAATGGGTTGATTGAAAACGAAAGCTCCTGAAAACATATTATACATAGTAGTTACATTAGAAGTATCCCATCTTGAAATGTCTTCATTAAAATGAAAACAATTATAGAATAGATTGTTCATATCAGTAACATTTGTTGTGTTCCAATCTTTCATCTTACCATATTTCTTGATAATAGCATCCTTTTTCATACTACCTTCAAGGTAGTCTTTGACAGCAACACGAATACTTTCGTTGTCTAATGCCAAGATAATAAAAGGGTTGATCTCGTAAAGTGCCACAAACTCGGGCACATAACTCATTTTCTTCAAGTAAATTTGTTGTGAAATAATATAAGGTTTCAAGGTCGTTTTTTCATCATTTTTGTAAAAAAACCTTACGGTTATTTCAAAATTTACTCATCATAATCACTATCACTCTCGTAATCATCATCAGAATACCAAGGGGCATTTTCAAGATTGAAATTGTCAGCTTCATAGAAGATACCATCCATACTAGTTACTTTTGAAGTATCCCACTTTGAAATATCTTGATTGAAACTTTTAGCGCACATGAACATGCCAGATATATTTGTTACACTTGAAACATTCCACTCTCCAATGGGTTGATTGAACGTCCAAGCACCACAGAACATACTATCCATATTAGTCACTTTTGAAGTATCCCAATTGGAAATGTCTTGATTGAAATATGTACCATTGAACATACTATGCATATTAGTCACTCGGGAAACATCCCATCCACCGATATTCTGATTGAAACTTATAGCACGAGAGAACATATATTCCACATTAGTTACTTTAGAAGTATTCCATTCCCCAATAGGTTGATTGAAACTTTCAGCCCAAAAGAACATAAGTTCCATATTAGTAACATTAGAAGTATCCCAAGATGAAATATCTTGATTGAAATTTTTAGCTTTAAAGAACATACGTGTCATAGAAGTAACACTAGAAGTATCCCATTTTGAAATATCTTGATTGAAATTCTCAGCACCTGAAAAGATACCATACATATCAGTCACATTAGAAACATCCCACTTTGAAATATCAGCATTAAAAATTGCACCTGAAAACATCGATCCCATATTAGTCACCTTAGAAACATTCCATTTACCAATAGGTTGATTAAAATCAGTATCACAGAACATACCGTCCATAGAAGTAACATTAGAAGTATCCCATTTAGAAATATCTTGATTGAAACTTTTAGCGCACATGAACATAACTCCCATATCAGTAACATTAGAAGTATCCCATTTAGAAATGTCTTGATTGAAACTTTCAGCGAACCAGAACATACCACCCATATCAGTAACATTAGAAGTATCCCATTTAGAAATATCTTCATTAAAATCAAAGCACTCATAAAACAATTTTGACATATCAGTTACATTAGAAACATTCCAATCTTCAATCTTACCGTATTTCTTAATAATAGTATCCTTTAGATCACCACCTTCAATATAATCTTCAACAGCAATACGAATTATTTCGTCATCTAATGGCAAGTACTCAATATAAGGAAAGATCTCGTAAAGTGCCACAAACTCGGGCACATACATCATTCCTTCAAGTAAATTTGTTGTAAAATCATATAGAGTTTCAAGGTCGTTTTTTCATCATTTTTACAAAAAACCTAACGGTTCTTCTAAATTTACTCGTCATCAGAATCATAATCATCGCTATCACTATCGCTCTCGTAATGGATTCCAAGTATTATTTTCAAAAGTGAACACGAAACATTTTTAACATTGAAACTTTTAGCACAATGAAACATTTCGAACGCATTAGTCACTTTCGAAGTGTCCCAGTCTCCAATGATCTGATTGAAATTTTCAGCACGATAAAACATACGATACATATTAGTCACTTTTGAAGTGTCCCATTTTGAAATATCTTGATTGAAATTTTTAGCACAATAGAACATACCATTCATATAAGTAACTTTTGAAACATTCCACTCCCCAATTGATTGATTGAAACTTTCAGCACCTGCGAACATACCACTCATATCAGTCACATTAGAAGTATCCCATTTCGAAATATCTTCATTAAAAATAATGTATTCATTGAATAGACGTGCCATATTAGTAACATTTGTTGTATTCCAATCACAGATTTTACCATACTTTGTGATAATGACAGCCTTTAGCTCACCACCTTCAAAGTAGTCTTTGACAGCATCGCGAATAGTTTTGTTGTCTAATGGAAAGTTACGAATGTAAGGAAAGATCTCGTAAAGTGTCACAAACTCGGGCACATATATCATTTTCTTCAAGTAAATTTGTTGTGAAATAATATGAGGTTTCAAGGTCGTTTTTTTCATCATTTTTACAAAAAAAAACCTTTCGGTCAAAATGATAAATATATCATTTTTATTTATTAAACCAATCTAATTCGTCAACATTTATAGATTCAGCTCCATAAAACATACAACTCATATCAGTAACATTAGAAGTATCCCAATTACCAATAAATTGATTAAAATTTTTAGCATTATAGAACATATGAGACATTGTTAGAACATTAGAAGTATTCAACTTATCAATAGGTTGATTGAAATTTGTAGCACCAAAGAACATACCGCTCATATTAGTTACATTAGAAGTATCCAACATAATAGGTTTATTGAAATTAGTTGCAGAACAGAACATAGAATTCATATCTGTTACTTTAGAAGTATCCAACTTATCAATAGGTTGATTGAAACTTTCTGCTTTAGAGAACATAGCACTCATATCAGTCACATTAGAAGTATCCCATTTTGAAATATCTTCATTAAATTCAAAGAAATTACGAAATAGTTTAGACATATCAGTCACTCTCAAAGTATCCCAATTTTCAATCTTACCATATTTCTTGATAATAGAATCCCTTTTTTTACCACCTTCACAATAATCTGAGACAGCATTATGAATTGTTTCGTCATCTAATGACAAGTACTCAATATAAGGAACTATCTCGTAAAGTACCACAAACTCTGGCACATAACTCATTTTTCTTCAAGTAAATTTCTTAAGATTTCAAGGTCGTTTTTTCATCATTTTTACAAAAAAAACCTTACGGTTCATCAAAATTTACTCGCTAACACCCTCATCACCATCGCGATACCAAGGAGCATCATATTCAATCCAGAAACTACTGGCATCATCAAACATGAAACTCATATTAGTAACATTGAGAACATTCCATTCACCAATGGGTTGATTGAAATCCTTAGTATTATGGAACATAAATTCCATATTAGTCACTTTAGAAGTATCCCACCCACCAATCGGTTGATTGAATCTATAAGCATTATTGAACATAGCACCCATATCAGTCACATTAGAAGTATCCCATTCTCCAATGGGTTGATTAAAGCTATTCGCATAACAGAACATAAGTCCCATATTGGTTACACTTGAAACATCCCATTCACCAATGGGTTGATTGAAACGAGTGCACTTTCGAAACATTTCACTCATATCAGTTACTTTAGAAGTATCCCATTTTCCAATTGGTTGATTGAAACATTCTGCTCTGTAGAACATATCTGTCATCATAGTAACATTAGAAGTATTCCAATCACCAATATATTGATTGAAATTCTTAGCACCTTCAAATAGGTTTCTCATATTGATGACATTAGAAGTATCCCATTCACCAATAGGTTGATTGAAACTTGACTCATTTGAATCAGTAGCAAACATACCTTCCATATTAGTCACATTAGAAGTATTCCACCCACCAATTCTTTGATTAAGTTCAGTTGTACATAACATCCAACTCATATCAGTCACTTTAGAAACATCCCATATACCAATAGGTTGATTAAACTTTTCAGCATAAGAAAACATAGCGTGCATATTAGTCACTTTCGATGTATTCCATCCAGAAATATTTTGATTGAAAGTTTTAGCATGACAAAACATTCCTTCCATATTAACAACATTAGAAGTATCCCACTTTGAAATGTCTTGATTGAAATCGTGAGCACGAAAGAATAGTTCAGACATATCAGTAACTTCTGATGTGTTCCAATCTTCAATCTTACCATATTTCTTGATTACAACTTTATATGCATTATACGTGATTTCATCTTCTTCATCTTCAATATATTCTAAACATGAAAAATTATAATAGATTATGACAGCATCACGAATAGTTGTGTTGTTCAATGGCAAGAACTCAATATAAGGAATAATTTCGTAAAGTGCCACGAACTCAGGCACATACATCATTATCTTCAAGTAAAATTTTTGTGAAATTATATAGAGTTTCAAGGTCGTTTTTTCATCATTTTTACAAAAAAAATAATAATACAGTTTGAAGAAAATTGATTGAAAATAAAAAACCTAACGGTTCTTCAAATTTACTCGTGAAACCAAGGAGCATGTTCAAGATTGAAATTTTTAGCACCCAAGAACATACAATACACACTAGTCACTTTAGAAACATCCCATTTTGAAATATCTTCATTAAAATGTTCAGCACGATAAAACATACCTGTCATATTAGTCACTTTAGAAACATCCCATTTTGAAATATCTTCATTAAAATGTTCAGCACGATAAAACATGTTTGCCATAGAGACAACATTAGAAACATTCCAATTACCAATAGGTTGGTTGAAACTTTTAGCATTATAGAAAATACAACCCATATCAGTAACCTTAGACACATCCCATCCAGAAATATCTTGATTAAAATTACAAGCGTCATAGAACATATGATTCATATTAGTCACATTAGAAGTATCCCATTTTCCAATATGTTGATTGAAATAAGAGAGATCCCAGAATAGTTTAGACATATTAGTAACCTGACTTGTATTCCATTCTTCAATATTACCATATTTCTTGATTACAACTTTATATGCATTATACGTGATCTCATCTTCTTCATCTTCAATATATTCTAAACATGAAAAATTATAATAGATTTTGACAGCATCACGAATAGTTGTGTTGTTCAATGGCAAGAACTCAATATAAGGAATAATTTCGTAAAGTGCCACAAATTCGGGCACATAACTCATTTTATTCAAGTAAATTTTTTGTTGAACCTTATAGAGTTTCAAGGTCGTTTTTTATCATTTTTACTAAAAAACCTTTTTTTCTTGGTTTTTTTTCTTGGTTTTTTTTCTTGGTTTTTTTTGTGAAACCTCCTTGTTGAGGCTTCAGGGTGCAGAACCTGTTCAGGTGTTCTTCGGAATCAGTCCTTGAAGTTCATAGCGCTTCTGCCGCCGATCGGAATCGGCAGTATCGTGCAACATGACGCGACAGATCTCTTTGTATGCATCGGCTTTATTGTTGAATTCCAAGCAACCGACCGCAGCTCGAGCACACATGCCCCGCGTTGCGGCAATCTCCTTCTCGCTCCGTGCGGCGCTCGCGACCTGGTAGTCCGCGTCGGCGGAGGCCTTGGCGGCACAAACCTTCTCTTCGGGAGTCGAGGCACTCTTCACGAGTTCATCGGCGCTTTCCTTGGCGACGATGGCTTTCTGAATGTTCTTCGCATGGTCTTCTTCCATGTCGCGCAAGGATTTATTGTAATACATTACTAACCGAATATTCAGCGGTAGTTCAACACGTTTCTTTGACGGAACACACCCCATAATAGAGTTGCCGCTGATGTATTGTAACTTCCTTTCGCTTAAACTTTCTAGTGCAATCTAATGTAGAGTGCAAATTTCAGAAAGTTGTAGTAGTAGTAATATATTATACTTTAGGGGGTCATTTTTAATCATTTTTAATTTCTAAAAAACCTTTTTTCTTGGTTTTTTTCTTTTTTTTGTGAAACCTCCTTGTTGAGGCTTCAGGGAGCAGAACCTGTTAAGGTCCACTTCGACAAAAGATTAAGACGAAGCAAATGCAGCTCATAATCCTGGAGCTTGTCGACAAGAGCATCGACAAGCTCCGAATCGACGTTGGATCTCGCCGCACTGTTCTTTGAGCTCATAATCCTGGAGCTTGTCGACAAGAGCATCGACAAGCTCCGAATCGACGTTGGATCTCGCCGCACTGTTCTTTGAGCTCATAATCCTGGAGCTTGTCGACAAGAGCATCGACAAGCTCCGAATCGACGTTGCGGCGGATCTCGCCGCGCTGTTCTTCGTCCAGAAGCTTGGCGATATCCTTCCAGTGCTTCTCGAGCACGCGCGCAAGCGCGTAGTCGCCATTCGCCCGCGCGCGCACCTTGGTGTCGCGCAACCGAATAGCCCATTCAGTTGTGGCAGATAGTTCAACACGTTTCTTTGACGCGGATAGTTCATCACGTTTCTTTGACGGAACACACCCCATAATAGAGTAGCCGCTGATGTATTGTAACTTCCTTTCGCTTAAACTTTCTAGTGCAATCTAATGTAGAGTGCAAATTTCAGAAAGTTGTAGTAGTAGTAATATATTATACTTTAGGGGGGTCATTTTTAATCATTTTTAATTTTTAAAAAACCTTTCAGTTTTTTTTCATCATTTTTACAAAAAGAAAAATGATGACAAAATATACCTTGAAATTAATACATATTACAAATCAAAACAAGAAGTCAAACAAGTTCAATAATAATGTCTGACATTATTGGGATCGGAATGAAAGAGACGCACAACCCTAAAAGTCTTAATATCAAGTATCACATATGTTGCAAACAGGGTAATGTTAATAATACGCTTGATTTTAAGATTTTTAAACTTCCTTTAGTTCAGTTTATTCTGCATCCGTTTAATCGGGATGAATATCTTACGAACGACGAGCTCGAAAAGTTCACTGAAACTAACATTGTCCCTTTTATTAACGTTGACGGAAGTGAAGTTGAAGTATGGCTCGAGCCGTGGATTACTTTGAACGGAATTAAAAACAACAAGTATGCTTTTGAAATTGTTAACAACATACTTCGAGGAGATTCACCCGAATCTAGTTATTCTACAGTACAGATGACCGGTAATTATTTTACCGGAATCCGTCACGTTCAATACTAGAAAGTAAGATTGACTTAAACCTCACAAGGAGGTTCAAAAATAAAAAAAGTCTTTCTTCACAAAAATGTGAAGAAAGGGTTTTTTAAGTAAAAAACCTTTATTTTTACAAAAAGAAAAATGATAAATAATAATAACTTAATTCAATATCTAATACATAATATATTAAGATGCTTTCTTATTGGGGATCAACATCTTTTTGCGTTGAATTTTGTCAAGAGATTTGTTTTGATAACAACTTTTCAGAATTTGATCTTTTCAAATCCATATTCTTTTATAAGGCTTTTGAAAAATATAATGTAAACAATTTAGAATTAGAGGATATTGATAAGTTAAATATATTTAATATAATTAAAACTAATGCTCCTACAAAAGAGCATAGTGCTTTTATAGACACTTTTTCAAGCAATCAATGGCACTTCTGGGATTATGATTATGCAAACATTTTAAAAGAAGCTTTTAAACTTTTCTTGAATGAGATTAACAAGGAAAAAATGAAAGTAATTGAAGATATTAATTTGCCTAATGAAATTATAGAAGATATTAAAAAGTATTGTGATTTCACATATAATGATTTTACTCTTCTGTTAACAAAAATATACGGTGAATCTGATATAAATAATGAATTTCTTAGAATTACCTATAAACAAATTTGTCCTTATGGTAATTTTGAATATGAACGATGCGAGGTTAATGCTGACTTTGGTGTAAATAGAAAAGAAATAAAAATGTTAAGTCAAGAAGAAACTAATTATGTTACAAAAAATATCAAATATATTATTAAAAAACTTAATCTCTCTAAATATATTATGAATGAACCTTCATGGAAACTTATCACAATTTTAGATGGTGAATGATGGGAAATAAAAAAATTATAGCACATATTTTTATGTGCTTTTTTATTTTTAAAAAACCTTTCGGTCTTTTTTCTTTTTTTAGATTTTTCTAGTTTTTTGTGGCCTAATGGCCTTTTTAGCTTTGTGAAGCCTCCTTGTTGAGGCTTAAGGGCGCATCGCCTGTCAGGCGTTAGATACCGGTGTTAGACTTTCTCGCCTTTTAAAGCATCGAGTGCACTAATTTCACGGCGATATTTTCTCCAACGCTGTTGCAGATCGATTACGTCGGTCACGAATTTGACGTAAGAAAAGAGAAGAGGAAAGTTCATCCACTTTTACCCATCCAATCGTTTCAACAAGGACACAAAACCAGTATCCATGTTCGTCTTTCTCATCACGGAGTTTGATTCTGTAATCTTCTTTCTCCGCCTTTAGCTTTTCGTTCTCCTCAAGTAGTTTCTGATTCTCCAAGAGGAGTTCATCCATGCGGATCTTATCTTTCTTAGCTTTGCTCTTTTTGAAGAACATCTTCAACAGTTATTGTCAAGTTCAAAGTCTCGCCTCGCTAATACCTCCGTACGCAGTCTAAATGAGTGCGTAAATTAACAGAGATAGTTGGATTATATATATGAATTTAAGGGGTTATTTTTATCATTTTTTCTTGTTTTTTAAAAAACCTTTCGGTCTTTTTCTTTTTTTTGATTTTTATTTGTTTTTGTGGCCCGAAGGCTTTTTTTCGATTTTTCTAGTTTTTTTTGACCCTTGTGGTCTTTTTCGATTTTTCTAGTTTTTTGTGGCCCGAAGGCCTTTTTTCGATTTTTATTTGTTTTTCTTTTGTCTTAGTACCAAGGCTCGTTCTTGTACCAAGACGCGTTCTTGCCAACATCCATGTTGTATGCATCATAAAACATTTGTTCCATGTTGGTCACCTTAGAAACATTCCAAGAATTGATGTTTTGGTTGAAACTTTCAGCACCAATAAACATTCCGTACATGCCTTTCACATTATTCACACGCCACTTATCAAGAGGAGTGTTAAATTTCTTTGCAAAATGGAACATATAACGCATATCCTCAACACTAGATACATCCCATCCGGAAATGTCTTGATTGAAATTTGTAGCACCATAGAATGTAGCATTCATATTCTCAACACTCGATACATCCCATCCGGAAATGTCTTCATTGAAATCGATAGTATACATGAAAAGTTTTTCCATGCAAGTTACTTTCGATACATCCCACGACCCAATAGGGCCATAAATTTGCTCAGCAGTCGTCTTGTTGGCAAGAAAAATTTTGACAGCCTCACGCAAAGTTTCATTAGTAAAACAATGATTATTAAGATCGGCCATATTGCTAATACTTCCGGAAAGCAGTCTATGAAGAGTGCGTATCAATCAGGAAGTAGTTGTAATATATTATTAGTTTAAGGGGGGTCATTTTTATCATTTTTTCTTATTTTTTAAAAAACCTTTCGGTCTTTTTCTTTTTTTTTCTTTTTTTTGATTTTTATTTGTTTTTGTGGCCCGAAGGCCTTTTTTCGATTTTTCTAGTTTTTTTTGACCCTTGTGGTCTTTCATCAACAGACTTAATTAGTCAATCAGAGGAACTTACGTGCCATATCCTTCCCGTATAGACGAGTGAATTCTGGATACATGTTCGCAATCTTCTTATTTAACTCATAATTGAGTTTTGGTTTTTCTGACGGTGACATCTTAGCTACAAAAGTCTTGAGATCAACATTAGCTTGTTTCATTTCGTCCGAACCTGCCATATAAGCATAAATCTCGCCGACTTTGCACTTGTCCTCCAAATTACCACCGTTATAGTAAACGGCTTTGATTTTTGAATCAACTTTTGTATAGTCTTCGCAATAGTCCAACAAACCTTTTCCTGCTTTCAACTTACGAAGAATATTAGCTAAAATAATGTTGTCAAACTCATCAAACTCAGGAACGCCATTGGATTCTACATCCGATTTTCGAGGTGTGCTCGAATTACAACCCATTATCACAAGTGTACACTGTTTTAAGGGGGTTGTTAATTTGTTGTTAGCCTTTGTTCTAGTCTCTGAAATACCTCTGGAATGCAGTCAGTGAAGAATGCGTAAATCGACAGAGATATGTTGGAATATATATAATTAATTTAAAGGGGTCATTTTTTATCATTTTTAATTTTTAAAAAAACTTCACACGTCCCGTGAAGAAAGTTCATCTTTTTTTTCCAGTCCAAAATTTCAGACAGGAAGCTTTAACTTTTTGTCGCCGTTGTATTCAGAATCTTCTGCTTCTTTTACAAAAGATAAGTCGACGACATATGAACGAGTTAATGCGGGTCGCTCTAAATCTGGAGCGACTTCACACAAGATTGGTGCAGAAGAATTCCTCCACGCATTCTTGATGGCAATTTCACGATGTAATAACTCATATTGATTCAACATCGTATTACTTGTCCGTAAAGCTTAGCTAATACCTCTGGTACGCAGTCTAAATAGAGTGCTTGTAGAGATAGTTTGTAGTGGTAGTATATTATTAGTTTAAGGGGTCATTTCTTATCATTTTTTATTTTAAAAAAAACCTTTCGGTCTTTTTCTTTTTTTTTCTTTTTTTTAATTTTTATTTGTTTTTGTGGCCCGAAGGCCTTTTTTAGCTTTGTGAAGCCTCCTTGTTGAGGCTCCAGGTTGCAGCACCTGATCAGGTTTTCTTCGGCTCAAGTCCAAGTCGCTTCCGCCGCATAGCGGAATAGAAATCATTCTCGGCGAACGACTTCTCGATCCGCTCGACGCGCGCGACCTTTTCGTCTGCGGCAGCGGAGGCCTCTGCGGCCAGCACTTTCTCCTCGGGAGTCAATGCACTCTTCACGAGTGCATCGGCTGCGACCTTGGCGACGACGGCGTCCTGCTTGCGCTTCTCATGGCGGTCGTCTAAATCGTGCGAGAATTCATTGAGGAGCCGTTCCGCCTCATCGAGTGTGGCTCGGGTTCTAGCCTTCAGTTCCTGATTATACTGCTGTCGTTCAACACGTTTCTTTGACGGAACACACCCCATAATAGAGTTGCCGCTGATGTATTGTAACGTACTTTAGCTTAAACTTCCTAGTGCAATCTAATGTAGAGTGCAAATTTCAGAAAGTTGTAGTTGTAATATATTATTAATTTAAGGGGTCATTTTTATCATTTTTTATTTTAAAAAAAATAAAAATGATTGCAAGATTTTTAAAATTTTCATATGAAATTTCAGAAAAAATGCCTACCGGAACTGGAATTACTTATGAAGATTGGGAAGATAACCTTGATATTGATGAAGAAACATTTTATGAATTGCTAGAAGAAGCAAAAGATACACATACTTCTGAAAATAAATTTAGAATTAGATTACACGCAAAATTTCCTTTCAAGTTTTCTTGTGGCCATACTGAATGCTGTACATACAACAAATTCACAAGTCAAAAAGATAAAAATAATAGATTATGTAAAGATTGTAATAAATTAAAAATAAAAAATCAAGGAATAACAAATCAAAAGACAGAAGAAAAAACAGAGGATTACTTAAAAGAAATAATTGATAATAATATTATAGAAATTGTATTCTGCCCTGAAGGTTGTTCTGTTGATTTAAGATTTAAACCTATTGATATTCAAGAAGATTTATGGTTTCCTGTTCAACTAAAATCAAGTGATAATACTACAAATACTTGTTTTAAGTTAAAAGGAAAATATGACACTCAATATAAATCGCAATTGCTATTATGTCATCACTTGAATAAAAATAACATATTTATATTTAAACCTTTTAGTGAAAATATGCCTGAAAAATCTATAACAATTAGTTATGAAACAGGAAAAAGTAAATATCTAGATTTTAAAATAGATAATCACAATAATTTAACTAATATTCTATTAGATTATTATCACAATGCTAAATATAATGATTTGTTAAAATCAGGAGAAACTTTTGATGATATGGTTAGTGAAACCCAAAAATTAGAACGTAAGTATGAAAAAATAAGATTAAATACAATTAGATTTATGAATTTTGTAAGATATAAAAGTAGACCTTATGACTTTAAAGTGAATGATATAGTCAAATTTCAAGAGAAAACAAGTAATCTGAAAGAAGGACGGGTTAATTCATATAAATTTGATTTGACTCATTGTGCGAATGGGAAACCTTATGATATTGGAGATAACGAATTTTATTGGTTTAATCTCGCTGGTACAAAAATATTTTATGTAATTCCCGAAGAACTTCTTAAAAAAGAAAAAAAAATAAGAGATAATATATCTCTTCATATTATGAATATGCCACAAAGAGATAATTATCATGATGAATGGACTTACAAATTCCGCTTTTCATATGACACAATCAATCAACCAAAAGAGAGATCTCGTTTGCTTAAAATGTTTGAAGATAAAGAACGTGAGATACAATTGAGTCTTGAAATGAATAATCTTGAAATTGGTGTTGAAGAATCAAAAGATGAAAATTAAAAAAAGCTCATATTCAGAATCGAACTGAAATTGAAAGAATCAAAATCTTTAGTGCTACCATTACACCATATGAGCAGGTTGTCCAATAATGGACTAAATCCGTCTAGCTGGACTTGCACCAGCGACCTTTCGATATATGCTTAACCATTACAGTCGAACGTTCTTCTAACTGAACTATAGACGGCTATGTTCCTTAATAGGTAAGATACTGGAGCGACTCGAACGCTCACGCCCATCGGGCAACAGATTTCAAGTCTGACATGTCTACCAATTCCATCACAGTATCATGTTTTCCCTATATTTTATTTGCTGGGACAACAAAAAACGATCTCGCTGTGAATCGAACACAGAATCTTCCGGTTAACAGCCGGATGCATTTGTTGGGAAGATGGTTATACCATTCCTAACAGACCAATTATGCTACGAGATCTTTTTTCCCATTTTTTAATTGCTGGGACAGCAATATTCGCCTAATGGGATTTGAACCCATATAAACCGCTTATAAGACGGTCATTCTAACCAGATTGAATTATAGGCGAAGGTTGTCTTTTTTATTTTTTGGGAAGACCACCCAATATATCTGTTGCAAGGTTCGAACTTGCGCCTCGTTAGAGACCGGGGCTTAAATCCGGCGCGTTAGACCACTCCGCCAAACAGATCCTTAAAACAAATATTTTAAATTATCAAAATATTTTTAAATTTAATTTTTAAACGCATCAAATCACAATTCTTGAATTACTTAATGGCTTATCCTCAATAGTATTAGCACTTTTTTTCTCTTTAATTCTTTCTCTGGCTTTGCGGACCATTATTACCCAACAGTCTTTACAATAGCCATTATCCTTAAAGAAGAATATACTAATTTTCTCTATATCACAAGAACAATGCCCACAAAGTAATGTCATTTAACACATTTTTACATTTTTAAAGTTATTTGTTTTAAGTTCAGATTTGTTATCATTTTTATTTTTTCTTTATATAACAATTTTTGAATTAGATAAATATATACGAGGATGTTTTAATTCCCCTGATAAAATCCATTCAATATTTTCATTTTCCGACTTCCATGCGACCTTAAGGCTATTTCGATTGAATTTACCTTACTTTGGCAGAACCGCTTTAGCGATGGAAAGAGCACTTAAACGCTTTTGAAATTTTTTTTCTGAAAATATAATCATTTAATCAGTTTTAATATATTCCATACAATATTTTATAAAATCGAAATAACGATACACATTACCAGCAGGTTGTGCTATAAGAAATAGAAAATATTCAGTATTATTGATTCTAACATCTTTATATGTTTTTCCTTTATGTTTTCCATCTATAAATGTACAATCGTCCAATTTAATTTTTGAAATAATGTTTTCCATACTATAATATTGTCATATTATCAAGATTAAATTTATAATTTTTTCAAAAATTTTTATCATTTTTATTTTTTTCTGAAAATTTTTTTTTCTGAATTTTTTTTTGATATATAAAAACAAATATTATATAAGATATTAATTTATAATATGAAGAAATTTATAGCATATTTGATTATTTATACTGTAAAATCGTTACAAATTCCTTCTACAATAATTGACAATGTTTTTAGAAAAAGTACTCCAAATGAAATAATCGACACATTCAAAACTCTTAAATCATATTCACAACAAAAAGCCGATTCTAATAAACTTTACATTTCAGACCAACAAATGTTCGTTAATTTCGCAAGAAACTTAGATAAAGGAATATCATACACAAAAGCTATGCATAACAAAACAATGTATTTAGCTTGGACACCACTATCGCCTTTTGACAAAAAAATTGACATATTTGACCAAAAAAATATTATTAGAAGAAACGATTGTGAAGGAATTGATTACAAACTGATACCATTATATTTTGTCTTTATTACAAATGAGAAAAATCAAATATACATAGATAGAATATATCAAAATCCTGCAATTGAATTAAATATTGACATTCAAATTTTAAAAAAGCATATAGAACAACTGTCCGAAATTTCAGGTATTGAAATTAACTACGATAAGTTAAAATATTTTGATAATGGTCGGTTTTTCTATGAATTTTCAAAAAATCGACCATAAAAAAAATATCATATAGTTTATAAACAAATAAAATGATGAATGATGGAAGGAAAATAGACAGATCTATGGAAGATCCAATAGATAATATTTTGATAGACATATCATATCAAGTTGGAAAAGTAATAAAACATATTCCATATATGTCACCAAATGTGATAACATCATTGTCTCTTATCTTTTCCTTATATGCTATATACAAAATATTCAATGGATTTTACGTGATTGGAGGAATCCTTCTTTTCTTTGGATACTTTTTAGATTGTTTGGACGGTAATTTTGCGAGATCAAACAATATGGTGACAGACTTTGGAGACTATTATGACCATATATCAGACATAACGAAGTATATTTTTCTAATTTCTGTAATACTTATGTTGAAAATTAAGGTGAAGACGAAAGCTTTGTTCTTATTTTCTATATTAATTTTTTGTATTTTATCGTTTATTCAGATAGATTGTCAAGAAAAAAATTCGAAAGCATCAAAATCTAATACTTTAAATTTTTTTGTTGGTGGAATGTGTCCACACAAAAATTATATATACAAATCTAGATATTTTGGAACAGGAATGGCCAGTTTATTAAAATGCTTGTTCATTATGAACATAGAATTTATCAACAAAATACTTTAGATTTCAAAATTCTAATAACAGAATATATGATAAATATAAAAACGATTATATTTAATAAACGCAAATATAGGTTTAAATTATCATATTTTGTATGGATTCTTTCTTCTTTATCAAGTCCAAAAAAATAAACTATTGTTGTAATAAAACCTATATATACTTTAACTATAAAGATAGGAACATAATATAGGTCCTTCCCCCAATTGCTTCTGTTTTCTGTTTCTGAAAAGATTTGAGCATAAACATTTTTATGATATCCGTAACATTCACTTGGGTAACAAGTTAGTACATCAATATCATGTGATTTTTCTGAACAATTTTCGAATTTCTTTTTCAAATTCTCTCTACCATTTTTCGAATATATCATAGCATGTGTTCCCATCTTGGCAAATAACTTCCTATGTGTTAGTGATAAAGGATTTACAATATATTGAATTGAACCAAGAGAATACACATCAGGTTCCTTCTTTTTTAAGAAATCGGTCACATTATCAATATCTTTATCTGATATATCATTATTAAAAATAAAATCATCTTCTAATATTAAGATATTACCTTTTTCTTTAGAAATATCAAAAATATGCATCACTGCATGTGTTAGATCCTTATAACTTATGTCGACTTCACCACAATTATAACTTTTAGCACATTTTTTGTAACCTTTGTTAAAAACAATTATCACTTTAGATGTAGGCTGATGTTTCTTTAACTCATTTCGTATGTGTTCGTGTCTTTCTATTGACTCTTCCATTGTAATGATATAAGTAACATCTATGGATTCATCAAATACTCCTTGCTTATAATTCAATTTTTCATAAGTATAACAATCACTCATTAAATATAGAAATATAATTTTAAAAAAACCACCTTATCCAAATATATGTTATTCTATTATTAATTATCAATAAATGCATATTCAGTTGGATATTTTTCATATGGTTTTTTCTCTTTTTCAGGAAACAATTCATTTTGTTTCTCTGGAAACTTTTTTATTAGTTCTTTAGTTTTAAGAACTTTGTTCCAAAAATTTTTAATCGAATTTTTAATACATTGGAACCAATCTTTGTCACGATGAATTGTTTTTAGCGAATATTTTTTAAGATACCAATACTTAATTGTAATTGACAAAACATCATTATCATTAATTAAAGCATCTAACTTATAATCAGACCAAATCTCATAGTACTCCTTTGTATTTGTAATTGCCTCGTAATCTTAATCAATGGGTCATTATCTAAACCGTGCTGTACAATAGCAAAAAATAATAATTTTATTTTTCTTGAACCAGAGCCAGAGCCAGAGCCTATAATTACAAATCAATTGTCTATAAATCTACATGAAAATGAGTTTATTCATTATTATAATCATCATGCTACCTAATCTCTAATATTATTGGTTTCATTATCATCATTATCATCATTGTCATCAATATTATCATCATTTATATTCTCATCATTTATATTCTCATCGAGATCACTCTTCATAACAACAGCACCACCTTGTGTAATTACTTGAGCAAACTTACCTAAACCTTTATCTCGCTCTGTTTTTTCCAAATAAGACACATTAATTTGAGATTCTCTTTCATCCTCATCACGCTTTTTCTCGATATCATTTAGTTTTTGTCTACTAATTGAAATATTATATTCATTTAATTTTTCAATTCGTTTTAATATTTCTTTTATAAAAATAACTTGATTACGTCTTATTGTAATATAATCTGAAAATAATATAGAGATTATATGATAAAATAGCTCCTTATAGTTATTAGAAGCATTCTTATATTCGTTTATCATTTGAATATGACCATTATTAATTTTAAAACTCTCCGTATATTTTGCTTGAAATTCCTTTCTTGTATTCTTAATTAGATCTTTTTGTTTTTCATTTAAGTTTTTATGCTTTTTATTATCAATATCAGTTATTTCATATTTTATCTTTATATCGAATATAATCTTTTTCAAATTCGATAATAGATTGTATGCTATATCATTAGTTATGTCTATTGGTGGAATGTCATCTTTAATATTTGTTGTATTATTAAAATTAGTCAATTCAGTTATATTATCAGTTGTATTTATCGATTTTGATAAGGTTAGTTTTTTATCTAATATTTGATTTTTTATAACAATATCATTAATTTTAGATCCTGATAATTGTTGCTTTTTTATTATATTTTCAGTTTGTTTCTTACGTTTTCCTATTTTTGAATTTTCATAAACATAACTATAATTAATTTTGTTATTTTTTTCTGATTCTTTTATATTAGATATTATACGCTTCTCTATATCTTTTTTTAAATTACCATACAATCTTGAAGTTAATTTTTTAATATCTCTTTTAAATATCAATGTGAAAGTTTTGTTATATTCGAATTTTTCTTTATAATCACTTCTAATTTCATCTATCTCTTCTTCTTTTTTATTTTCATATGTTTTCTGAGATATAAAAATATCTAAAAATTCAGAAATTATATCTGAATTATCTAATTTTTTTTTCTTATTAATTTCAGCATCATCATAAATTTCAATCATATTTAAACCCAAATTATATTCATCTTCTGTCAATTCGTTTAAAAATATAATAAATTTTCTAATTTCTTTCAAAATGTTATTTATATCATCACTATTATTGTCGATGTTTTCAACTATTTTTTCATAATTCTCGAATTCATACAATCTCTGAATATATAAAGTTATATCGTTTTCTATATAAATTAAATTCGATGAGTCTATCATAATTGTTGATATTAGTTTTTTTACTATTTCACTATCTATTTCTTCATTAAACTTTAGTGACAATTCAGAAGTGACTTTTGATATAATATCTGATTCGATTCTATTATTTTCGTTTGCCATCTCATTAAAATTAGTAAACACATCATTATCATCTAAAATATCTTGATTGATAGTACTTCTTATATATTTAGTATTTACAGACGTCTCATCATCTTTCCATTGATTGATTAGTGCCTCTTTATAAAAAGGATTTTGTGAGGTTTTTGAAAGTAGCAAAAAATACTCATGAATAGCAATATTTGTTTTATCGTTTGTTCTTACATCATAATAAAATAAGGGGTCTTCGTTATCTTTAGCATAACGAACATATTCACATTTTTTTAAAATTTCTAATTTTTGTAAGTCAGTATATAAATTCCAAACATAAGATAATTGGGAATCTTCTTGTTCTTCAACATCATATGTAGTTTGATAAATATTATTTTTTGACAGCAGTTCTTTTGCTTCTTCATCTAATAAATTATAAACACTTTCATTCACTAGTAATGGATTAATAACAACGTTTGATTTTATTTCTTGTAATTTTTTGTTAAAAAGTTTTTGATAATCTATTGGCAAGTTGTTATATTTAGTGTTAAGAAGACATAGAATCTCATCATCTTTAAATGTATTTTTAAAATCCATTATTTCAGTTTTAGTTGGCGGAATCTCATTAAATGATACTTTCTTGTTATCCTTTATAAATAAATAAGACTTCTTATCAGTTGAATCACGTGTGTTTTTAATATCATTATAATTTGGTCTCAAAATATGTTTAATATCTTTCGTTGATATAGCATTTGTATATACATCAACAGCATTTTTACCAGTATTAACTTTTAAATTTGATATTGAGTCACGAATTCGTTTTTCATACTCAACATCTTCCTCTTCTTTTTTAACGACATTTTCTTGATATTTATAGGTATTTTTAATGTAAAGAAAAGAAGATCTTTTTATATTGTCTATTAATTGTTCAATATTGTTTTTTGTTATATGATCTTTATATAATCTTCTTATAACAACATTTTCTTCTTCTTCCTCTTTCATATTCTCTTTAACTTCTAATGTTTTTTCTGTTTCATCTGGGAAATCACGAGTAAAATAGAATATAGACTCATCATCTATTTCATCAAAACGCTCAATACCGTATTTAATTTCAATGACTTGAGGACTAGAATATTCAAGTTCTTGATTGTATATTGTTATCGTTTCTTTTGTTGATTCGTTAATTTGATATAAAGTTTTTGTATTGTTTATTAAGGCATAATAATTGTAGCCTTCCTTTAAAGGTTCTGATTCAAAAGATTCATCTAGAATTTTGAAATAGTCTACTTTATCATCTTTTATTCCTTCTAATGTATCTTTAATTACTTTAATATCGGTATAGGTTTCAAATTCTTTTTCTTTAAAATTTTTAACAATTTGAATTATATCATTTTTATTAAACGAGACAAAATATTCAGTTTCTATCTCAAAATTGTCTTCTTCATTTTTTTCAACTTTTATTAACTTTTTAAATAACAAAGAAGTCATTATATATATCAAACAAAATTTTTTTTATATGTTAATTATAATATGAAATTTTGGTTCAGAGATCCAACAAAATTATACAAAGACTTGAACGAATTTCCAGAAACAAATAGCTCTATAGAAAAAAAGGTAAATTTTGTCACTTCATCAGTAATAATATTATCAATTATATTAGCGGTTGTTACTGGTATCTATGACATTATATACTTTCCTTTAATTTTTATGCTATTCACGATATTGATTTTTTGGAAAGAATCAAAAAAAGTAAAATGTGTTAACGCTGATGGTAATGAATGTAAAGCAAGTACAATTGACAATCCTTTTGGAAATGTACTTATAACTGACGATCGAGATCGACCAGAAGCACTAAACTATAATAAAAATACCAAACAGGATATCGAGAAAAATTTCAATACTAATTTATACTTAGACTCAGACGATATGTTCGGCCGTTCTTCGAGTAGACGACAGTTCTATACAATGCCATCGACCACAATTCCAAACAAGCAAGGCGAGTTAGCTGATTGGTTGTACTCACAACCAGCCACAATTTTTAAGGACGAGCACATTGAGGCTTAATATGACCGAAACGCTTTAGCGATGGAAAAAGCACTTAAACTTCCATATCAGAATCATCACTATCACTTTCATATTCTTCAACAATTTCGATTTCTGCCTTTTCTTCAAATAAAGCTAAAATGTCATTTTTAAATTCTTGTGAATTTTTAATAAAAGGTTTATCAAAAAATTGAGTATCATCAATAAAATCATTACACAAATTTGTAATCTCTTCCAAAAATAAGATCATTTTCGAGTCTTTCACGTTTTCTATATATTCATCTTCTTCTTCCTCTTCCTCGATTTTAACATCAATTTTCTTATTTTTTTCAAAATCAGCATCATTTGATTGTAATATATCTAAAAAAGAACTCATGATTTAAGTTTTATCTATATATATTTTAGTTTTTATATTTTAAAAAAACAACACAAAAAATAAAAATGATAAAAATATCACCCTTAAAATATATATATTAAGTTATGACATTTGGAAAGAACTCAACTGAATCTATCAGCGAGTTCATGGATCGTAAAGAGACCGAGAAAAAAATGATAACGCCTCAAAAACAGAGCACGAGAAACAAGCAACGCTTGTCCAATGCTCAAAAGAGGCCGATCAAAAACATCTCAAAGTCTGATGATGAAGATAGTGATGATGAAAAGTTAAACTATCCAAATTATGATTACGATTCACCAAAAAATTTTCATTAAAAACAACATAAGTAATAAACTAAGTTTCCCCATATTTGATTGGGTTTTTTACAATATCTCCTTGCTAGTTTCAACACTGGTTTCATGCGACTTTTAACGCATGCGACTTTTAGGCTATTTCAATGTAATTTACCTTTAAATTTAAAAATGATTATTATACGAACTTACACTATTAATTTAAGTAATACTATACATTTTTATAAAAATGAAGAGTTTTACTAGTTTAAAAACACTAAAAGAGGCCATCAAAGTCTACCTTGAAGGAGGTGAGAAAAAAGAGGCTGTTATTAAGGATTATGGTCCTATTGGAGAATGGAATGTTTCTAAAATTAGATCAATGAAAGATTTGTTTAAAGAAGCTAGAAATTTCAATGAAGATATTTCAAATTGGGATACTTCTAAAGTGAAAAATATGAGTGGTATGTTTTATAAATCAAGTGAATTCAATCAACCTATTGGAAATTGGAATACTTCTAATGTGACTGATATGAGTAATATGTTTTATGGAGCAATTGAATTTAATCAATCGATTGGAAATTGGGATACTTTTAAAGTGAATAATATGAATTATATGTTTGCTTTTACTAAAAAATTTAATCAATCTATTAGAGATTGGACATTTAATCCAAATAATTTTCTGTGTTGTATGTTTCATGAAGCAGAAATGTTTAATATTAGTGATAATTTACTTGAAAAAATTGATAAAAATATGATAAAACAAGAAATAGTATCGAATGAATTTTTATTGAATGATAGAAAAATGGTATTAAACCTTTTAATAAATAAAATTAATCATTCTAATCATGAGAAAAAAAAAGATATAGAAAATTATTTAAATTTATTTATAAATAATGTATTAAAGTTTATTCCTAATAAATTTGATATTCCTGATGAAAAGAATAAAGTATTAACAGAAGATATTGTGGCTGATACAGTTGTGTCGGTCACAGATAGTATGGCTGATACAGATAGTGTGTCGGATACAGAAAGTGTTTTGACAAACACATATAGTGTGTTGAATGATACCGACTTATTTACGAATTTAATAAATAATGAATTTTCAAATCAAAACAAAAGTGATTATTCTTGGTCGAACTCTGTGTTTGAAAAAATAAACTTTTTGAAACCGAATAATGTAGGTAGAGTTGGAGAAAACATTCTTATGAGTACATGTTTACGAAGCAATATTAAATGTTGCATAGATGGTGGAAAAACAAAAGAGAGTGGTGGTGGTTTTGGTGATGGTTTCATATATGATAAAACGGTTGAAGTAAAAACAGCACGTTTAGGTACACTTGGAACTTTTCAACATGAATTAGGTGAAACACCGTGGAAAGCAGAATATATGGCTTTCATAGATGTTCTGCCAAATGAATTGTATTTAACTATATTCAAAAATTTCACAGAAGAACATTATAAAATTCAGCAACGTACGGCTGAACCATATTTCAAAAAAAAAATAACTCAGCGAAAGGAAAGTGATGTTATTAATAAAGGTTCATATAAAATAACTTTAAATGTTAATGACCTTAAAGAATCACGAAATACAATATGTTTGCAAAATAAGAATCATATAACATCACCTAATGATGTTAAAGACTTCATAATTTCTTTGATGTAATTATTGTGACATATTTTTTTTATTAATTTTCAAAAGCATTTTCAATTTGCGAACATCGCAAATTATAAGCAGAATTGGTTGACAAAAATGCTATTTTAGTCCAATCAATTTTTTTAATTTTTTCAATATTATTTTCAATATCTTTTAGAAATACAATGCCATACCCCCGTTTATTAGGTAATGTATCAAAATTATCATATAATTTCATATTAGAAATACCAAAACAGGTGCTTGGTAAATACGTGTGACATTTGTTTATCATTTTTATATTTCGTGTTGAAGAAGGCGTTCCGCCATCACTAAGAGAGTAAATTTTTATTGTTTCATTTTTCTTTTTATTTAAATCAAAAATAGCATTTTTATGATGTTTTGACCAAATTTGAAATACACAATTTACTTTAACAATCTTTCCATTTGGATCTGTGAAGTTAGGTAATATTTTTACAGATTCAATTAAATTTAAATTAGTAACACGCTTTCTTGGAACACCTTTCCCGTCACTTTCAAATAATTGTGGTAAAATAAAACAAACATAATCGGAAAATTCAGATGCCTTATTTATAAACTTTAATGCAAGATGTCCTCTCAAACCAAATGGTGGATTACCGAATACTACAACCTTTTCTTTCATTTTACATTCGTAATCAAAGAAATCACAATTAATTACTTCATTATGTTTTTTCTCAATGTCTAATCCTATTCTACGTTCTTTTGGGAATAAATCAAGAAACACCCCTGAACCAGCGGATGGCTCAATAAATGTAAAATCTTCAAGCTTTTCTTCAAAAATCTCTATTGTGTTTTTGAAAATTTCAAAACATTTCTTGGCGTTTTCAGGAGTTGTGAAGAATTGGTCCTTTGCAGTGCTTGTATATTGAGAATAATTTATTTCTATTTTTGCCAACTTTAAAATTTCAAATTCATATTGTTTTGGAACTTTTTTATTTGATTCCCATCTCTTCAAAGCACCAATAGAAATATTTAGATTTTCGGATACGAATTTATGAGATTTCTCTTTAACCAAATTTTGAAATATTTTAAGTAAATCAAATATCATAATAAATTATTACACATCAATTATATAAAATTTTAAAAAATTTTTAAAAAAAGTTCATAATGTCTCCTTGTAGTCTTCTTGCGGTCTCCTTGCGTTTTCATAATTTGTTTTTTATATGATTTTTGTAATGGAAAATATGTTTTGGAAAAACAATAAAATATTCATATTTTAAAGAATGTTTAAAATCAGTAGTATGTTTCCCCATATTTGATTGGGTTTTTTACAATATTTCATCTTCAGGATTAATTTGATTGTCATCATCAATCAAAGCGATTCCTTTGTAATATTTGCCATCATTTTTACGAATGCTTTTTCCAAATTTGGATGTCAAATATTTGTCTAATAGTTTCTTATTCGATTTTTCATCAATTGAATGCATATACTCTTTATAGATGATATAGATTTCTTTCACATTTGCGAACCGTTCTTTATCTATAACCAGACATTCTGATACAAAAGATGCTAAGACATTTTGGTCATTTTGGTAGTCATTCGTAGCGATTTTTACAGCTTCTGGTTCAAAGTATCCATTATCTTTGAAATTCTTATAATATTGTGTCAGAAGCCAGAAAAATGGTTTCTTCCATTTTTCGAATTTTTCTCCTAATTTTAAATCAGCTAAAAATTCATTTTCATTATTCGGATCTGGATTTAAACTAAATTTTGAAGTAAAATCTACTACACGAATACGACGCCAAGTTCCTGAATCATCTGAAGGTATTTTCGGTAACTCATTACAGGTTAAGATCATCTTAAATTGTGGTTTAAATTCGATTGGATTTTTATTCAAAGCTCTTGCGACTATCTTATCACCACCAGTAAGCTCTTTCATTAATCCAATGTTCAAAGTCTCTTGTTCTCCAGGCTCTTGCATAACAACGAACCGTTTCCCTCGTAATCGAGCAATTTCAGGCGTCGCTGATGATGATGAATTTCTTTTTTGTGTTAATGCTGCAACCGAAAGTTTAGCACAATATTCTCCAAAAGCCATTTCAAAGAGCTCTATTATTTTGCTTTTACCATTTGACCCACTTCCAGTAAATATAATGAAATGTTCGTTATACACTTCACCATCGAGTGCCATCGCAAAAATCTGCATAACATAATCACGTATCTCTTTAGAAGGAAGCACCTTTTCCAAAAAATCCATGATTTCTAAAATGATATCATCGTTAAAAAAATAGTCTGCGTATTCGATATTTGTATTTATGGATACGTAATCTTCGGATCGAGATTCACGGAAATTACACGATTTTAAATCGTAAATTCCATTTTTTAACCCAATTAGCTTTTCATTTTGATCCAAAATTTCTTCAAAATTTTTTGAACATAAATGTCTAGATCTATCTGAATTCCAATAAAACTGTTCAGATGCCTCTTCCATTAATTTTCTTCTAAAAGATGCATCCAATAATTTTTGCGAGACTTTAAAAATTTCATTTGATATGTTTTCATATTTCGTTTTATTCGGATGCTTTTCCTCAAATCGCTCAGAGAGCTTTCTGTATTTTGAACTAACGTTAACAAAATCGGTATACAGATTCTCGCGTATCATTTTACGTAATCCTACATCAGCATCACCTTCTGTCCATTTATTATCGAATTCATACCACAATTTTTTTTCAAAATTATAACAAACAAATTGATTAAAGCATTTTTGTTTCAAACATAATATTACATTATATATAACATCAACCATATTGAGGCTTTTATCCTTTTCATCTTTGTCTTTATTCACAGCACTATTTACAGTTCTTATTATAAAGAATTCAAGGTCGGATTCGATAATTTCACGATAAGCTGTTGGATTATCAGCTTTTGCCCACATATGTAATGTACCAAGTCCTAGACCATTGTTTTCATTAAATTTGTACCATCGGGATGTACAATCCTGATTTGCAGTCTCTCTATATTCTTCATTCCTTATACTAAAATCGATCCAAGTTTGAAGCAAATCTAAATGTATATTTTTTAAACAAAAACCAAGCTCGATCCACTGTTCATAATTTTTAGCTCTTTCAATTGATAAAATTGAGACTAGTGATTGAACTGTCTTTAAATTTACATCTTTATTGAGTTTCCCATGATATTTACGAGTGTGAATATTATGTTCTTTTTCATTTATCGTATTGAAATCATCAATCCAATATACAAGATACTCTGTCATTTCTTCTCTGAAATCGGATACATCTGCAAACGTAAAACGTCTAATTGATAACAAATTTACTAAATCGAGTGAAGGAGTATAATAAGGTGAATGTTCAAGTTTACTTGGAGAATCAACACCGACATCTTCTAATTTGTCATAAGCCCAAACACCTGTTAATTTATAGGGTAATCCATCAATTTTTGAACTACCATACATCATCCAACCGTTTTTATCGATAATCGATTTATCAACAATATCTTCAATTGAATTTAAACAATTTTCAAAAAGATGCTTTGATTCTATTAATATCTCCTCACGAATAAGATGTTGAACAGCTGGTTCAGTTACAATATAAGGGAACATTAAATGAACGCCATCTTTTTGGCAGTCCTTCTTTTTTGTAGCGGCTTCCTTCTCTAAAACAAAACATTGGAATGAACCTACATCCAATTCGAAGTATTTTTTCATTATTTTTGTGCAATTTGTGATAAATTTTTGTATTATTTCTGTTGAATAACCTCTTTCATTTGATTCTAAAGCTATTTTCATGTCCAAATCATATAAAATGCAAGAAAGCTCTGCGTGTCTTTCTATCAAATCCGATTTCTCGCCATTTTTAACAACATTTTCATAGTATGATGAGAAGAATTCGTTTTTATTCGATTCAGGAATAAAAAAAGAGCCTCGATTGATCTGCATACCAGTGTAATTGCATAATTGGCCTTTTTCAACTCGAAATTTATTTAAAAATTTTTGAAAATTCGAATTTGACATTATTATTTTTTGAAATTATAAAATTTTATAATTTTATTTTTATATTTCAAAAAAATACTTATAAAATCAACTTTTTTTACTGTATTTTAAAAGATGTATTGTTTTTTAAAATGTTTTTATATGTTTTTATACTAAATGAAAGTGGCCTCTATGTTCTGTGGAGCAGGTGGTTTATGTTATGGATTTCATAAAAGCGAACATTTTGATGTTGTATATGCAAATGATTTCGATAAAGATTCGTGTTTCACATATGAAAAAAATTTCAATTTGAAACCAGAACTTGCAGATATTAAATTAATAAAAAATATACCTAATATTGATATTTTGCTCGGTGGATTTCCTTGTCAAGGATTTTCTATTGCCAATTCTAAGAGAACGGAGAATGATTCACGTAACCAATTATATATCGAATTAGTACGATTGTTGAAATTAAAAAAACCAAAATTCTTTATTTTCGAAAATGTTAAAGGAATATTATCAATTGGTGGATATGATTCGAAAGAAGATAAGAAACAAAAAAAAGGACGAGTCTTTAAAATGATTTTAAAGGATTTTCAAGAGTCAGGTTATGAAGTTCAATTCCGGAAATTTTTTTGATTACAACTCTCTTCTCAAGATTGCAAATCCACTTAAACTTACTAAATCGTTTTATAAACTCTTCTTTTTCTTTGTGATTCATCTTTAACTCGCACCAATATTAATTACTGTTTTAAGGGTCGTTTTTTAATCATTTTTTAAATCAATTGATTTACGCTTATTTTCATATTGAATCTCACGCAATGTCAATGGAACACCATTTTTTAATTTTAAACATATAATTTTCTGAGTCTTTGGAAGTTTATTATTGGCAACTTGCCATTCGTATAAAGTCTCAAATGTATCTAGATCGATTTTTAAAACTTTCTTTACAATAACTCGTTTCTCTAGATTACAAATATAAGGAAAAGCAATAACTTCTTTTAATTTTTTCTTTTTTTTAGAATCCATTTTTGTTTTAATTTATATCTACTATTTCAAGTATAGTTTTTTTATCATTTTTATTTTAGTCAAAATTACAATCAAAATCATCATCAGTCAATTTACACGATCTCAATATAGCTTCTTCATCGATTGATACATGAACAGAACCAGTTCCAGTTTTAATTGGTGTTCCTGTCAAAATAGAAGCACTTGTACTTTTTATATCTTCAATATGATTTATAACAGAACATTTCTGAATATTCTGAACAGATTCCTCAAATGTAATTCTCTGAATCATCGACATAATTTCATTTTTTCGAGCACCGTTTCTATCAATTGAGACAATATTACCAGAATTTATCATATAATCTACCAACAATTCGATGTGCCTGATGTCAATATCACAAGCTTCATGTAATAAGCTATATATCTCATTTATTAGTGCACTACGTGCAATTTCGAGACCAAAGTAGTAAAGCATCTCATTTATATCGCTCGAAATTATATCATTAATATTAATAGCGTCGTTAAAAATGATGTCATCGATACTTGATTCTATTAGTAATTGTCCTGATGATGTATCTTTAAAACAATAGTCTGCAAAACCCTTTAATATAATCTTATCAAAATTTGTTATAATTTCTTGTAATTCTAAGAGTTCTGATTTTTGTTTCGATTTTACTGATTTCATTTTCTTCATCTTAATCATTAATAAATAGTCATCATAATCACTATTAATCGTAATATTCTTATATCTTTGTAATAGTTTTAACATTACATCTAAAAGTGTTAACGCATTTTTATAAATATTTTTTTGATTTATATACAAAATTAATGTATATTTTGATTCATTTTTATCATCAAGAGAATTATTAGTAACATTGTGATTATATTTTATATCACGATTATTCAATACATCATTCAATGTAACTTTCTTAATATTCTCTTCTAATTCTTTTGAATATTCGGTTTTAATTAAAGTCGCTTTTGGATTCTTAGTATTAGAAAGCAACTCATTTAAACGTGGAACACCAGTTGTGACAGTACCTTTACCACCTGCTCCAGATGTATGAAAAGAATTCAATGTTAATTGTGTCGCTGGTTCTCCAATCGATTGAGCTGCAACAGCTCCTACATTTTCATAATTTGAGATAATATAATTTTTGAAATTTGTTTCAATAATTTCAATAAAATTTGATAGATTCTCTTTTGTAAATTTATTCTGTTTCAAAATCTTTGGTTCTGCAAATACATATAATAGGAATTTGAGCGTATTTGTATTATTATTATATGATTTGAATTTCAATCTATCAAATAATTTATTGTATTCTGAAATTACATAATCTTCATCAATTTGTTCTATATTCTTATTATCTTTACATTCATTTGAGAATTTGAATAAAATTCTTTCAATATTTATTGGAAATTTTACAGAATTATCATATTCATTTGAAATATTTTTTATTTCTTTATGATAACGTTTTTTCTGTGGAATATTCATTGATTCCACAAATATTGGATCAAAATTATCATTTCCATATATGTATTGAATCACGTTAGAATTAGAGTCGATTACAATATTTGATGAATTAATATGAATATCTTCAAGCGTTTTCATTAATTTTCTTTGGAGATAACCAATACTTGCTGTCTTACAAGCAGTATCAATAACACCGTCACGTCCGCTAATTGCATGAAAGAAGTATTCAGAAGGAGATAGTCCTTGTTTAAATGAACTTGATATGAATCCACGAGCATCTAAACCATTATCAAATTTACTAAATAATGGTAATGTTCTATTCGTATCAATTAGACATTCAATTCGATCTCCATCGATAACTTGCTGTCCTAATAGGGCTGTGATCTGAGCAATATTAATTAATTTGCCTTTTGAACCTGACTTAATCATAGACATTAAACGATTTTCCTCATCATTTGAATAATAAGAGTTCAATAAATTTTCGCAATCACTTCTTATCTTCATTGCATAATTAGATAATTGATTATGTGAAACATCTTTAGCATTCTCATAAGAATCTGTCAAGATCTTATCTATTTTCTTATTAATAGATTTAGTATTAATAATATCAGAGCATCCTACACTAAATGGAGACGCAATTAAATAAGCATTTACAATTATTTGAATTGAATCAAAGAAATCAGAACACTGTTTAGATCCAAACTCCTTAAATATAATATGAATCAAATTATTGAAGAATTTCTTATCCAAGTTGTGTGTTTTTTCTATTTTTCCATTTAAAATTTCGATCAAGTGTCCTTTCTTATTTTTCAAAATACAACTTAGTGTATTTGGAATGCAAAAAGATAGTAAATCGAAACCATCATACATCTCTTTTGTTAATACAATTTCTTTGTTTGATAATCTTGAGATGATATTCATTGTACTTTGTAAATCAAATTTCTTAGATTCTTTTAATGTCATTAGATAATAACCAATACAAATATCTTGTACAAATTCGATTATTGGAGCATTTATAGCAGGAGAAATGATAAGTTTTGATACAGAACATATTTCTGATAATTCAGTCATTGTAACCTTTGATTGAGGTACATGCATATTCATTTCATCTCCATCAAAATCCGCATTATAAGGCGTACAAGCACTTACATTTAATCGAAATGTCAATCCAGATAATACTTTGACTTTATGAGCCATCATAGACATTTTATGCAGTGATGGTTGCCTATTGAACAGAACCCAATCATTGTCATTCAAATGTCTGATAACAATATCATTAATTTCAAGCATTTTACTGAATTGTTTTAAATCGATATGGTTCAAAGATATTGTCTTCTTTTGCTTGTGTTTTATAACAGCACGAGCACCTGGATACTTGCTATTTCCATTAAGAACACAACGTCTCAAATGTTTAATATTTTTCTCGTTAACTTTCTCTGGAAATGTTAGTTTTAAAGCAATTTCAATTGGAACTCCTAATTCATGAAGACTAATTTGAGAATCAGGTGTGATTACACTTCTTGCACTAAAATCAACACGTTTTCCCATTAGATTACCTCGAATACGACCCTCTTTACCTTTAATGCGTTGCCTAATACCCTTTAAAGGTCTGCCAGATCTTTGAGATGCCTGCATAATTCCAGCAATTTCATTATCCATTAATGTTGCAATATGATATTGTAAATTGTTTGAATAATCAATAACCAAATGTGAATTAGAATCGCTCGTTAACTTTTTCTTAATTAAATTGTTATATTTAATGATATCAGAGTATTTTAATGTCAAATCATCTTCCATTCTAGTGCCAGACTCTACAGATGTAACTGATGGTCTTGCACAAGGAGGAATTACAAGAAGTACTTCTAAAATCATGTTAATTGGATGACTTTTATCATTGAATCCTAAACTTTCAATTGTATTATCTGAAAGCTGTTTGAATAAATTTAAAACATAATTCGCATTTAAATCAATTGTTATCTCCTCATTTTTGAAAGTTCCGTGAATTTTGCATAAATCTGTTTTTACAATTTTATCAAAGCATTTAACATTACAATTTGGACAATATTTAACTTTTTTAGAAGCCTCGACACAGTAAGCTAATTTGTTCTTTTTTGAAATATTATTACTATTTTCAATTAAAAGACTCCCACATTTAAAACAAACACATTTTAATATTTTTTGCACATAAGTAAAATATAAATTATTAAACACGGGAACTTCTAATTCAATTAACCCAAAATAACCTGCTGAGCTTCTTGAATCTAACATATCAGATTCACAAACGTTTTTGGAATCAAGAGTTCCCATTCTTAGATCGAACAACCCATTAGCGACAGGAACCGAATTTTGAAACGTTTCGTGTGAATTTATAGTACAAGAAGCTATGTTACGCATGTCTTGCGTAGATAAGATAGAAAATTCAATTGATTCAATGAATTCATTATCATTTTCATCATTGAAATTTGTCAACATTTTTAAAGTTTTGTTTTTAAATTCTAAATTCTTTTAGTTTTTAGTTTTTATATTATAAAATTTTTTATCATTTTTATTTTTTTTTGAAAATTTTTTTCAGAAATTTTTTTTTCAGAAATTTTTTTTTCTGAAAATTTTTTTTCAGAAATTTTTTTGAATGTCTCCTTGCTGTCTACTTGCTAGTTTTCAACACAGACTTCCATGCGACCTGATTAGGCTATTTTGATAAAATTTACCCTACTTTGGCAGAACCGCTTTAGCGATGGAAAGAGCACTTAAACGCTTAAAAAAAGCGTGTTTTTTTGATATAAAACAACGTTCTTATCATCTATAGATCACTTAACAACAGCACCAAATTTATCGTTTACAGTTGCAAAACGACCTAATCCTTTTTTTCTCATGTTTTGATCTATAGAATGAACTTTGTTACGCTTTTTTCTTATTTTTTTCTTAATTTCGATAAATTTTTCTTCCTCTTCTTCTTCAGACTCAGTATCAGAAAACCAACTCTTTTTATCAATCGATTTTAAAAACTGAGCCCATTCAGCTTCATACTCTGTAAATGTTTTCATATTTATCTTATTTATCTTATTATAAATTATTCTAATTAAGTTATTACCGGCTATCATTTTTATTTTTTTTTAAAAAATAAAAAATGATTGCAAAATTTAACATATAAAAGTATCTATATATACAATTGTATCATTTTAAAATGTTTCTCAAAATTAAAGCTATTACCGATTTCACATACAATTACTTTAAATTTGTTGCTAATGAATCAGCGACAGAAAGTGGTCTCGATCTAGTTACGCCTCAAACTACTATTGTGCCACCAAAGGCTATTGGATTCAAAATCAAGCTCGGACTTAAGTGTGAGCCATCATTTGAAGATGGACTAGTTAGAGGTTTCTATCTTTATCCACGCTCATCGATGGGGTCAAAGACACCTTTGCGTCTTGCCAATTCTGTTGGAATTATTGATTTTTCGTATCGTGGTGAAATTATGGCTGTGGTTGATAATATTTCTGATGAAGAATTTAAAGTAGAACAAGGTGTTCGTTTGTTTCAACTTTGTTCGCCTGATCTTTCACCAATTAAATTTAAACTTCTAACTGATGATGAAGAATTGTCTAGCACAGATAGAGGTGAAGGAGGCTTCGGGTCGACTGGTATTGAAGTAGAATATAAGCTTCCAAAACAAATTCAAAAATTATTTGATTAAGATATGGATGATATAATTGATATACTAAATCGAATTGAAGAAAAAATAGATAAAAAACATCAAAATACTGCTCCTTCGATAGTAAGAAAAATTGAAAATGAAAATAAAAAATTAAAAAAAATAAACGAATCTTTAAATTTCATCCTTGATAACTTAACGAAGCCAAAAAAATTTAAAATAGAAAAATCAAATAAAATTTATGAAATAGTAAACGAAAATATAGTATTTGAAAATAAAGTAATTGGGAAAATAATTTCTGAAAAAAATAAAAATGATGAAAAATTTTAAAAATTTTTAAATTTTGTTAAAATAAAATGTCTAAGTTTACAAAGATTATGAATGCTATTCAAAACGAACGTGAAAAAAATATTAATAAAGTCAAAGTAGTTCGAGACTTCCGCATCAAATCCTAATAGAGTTTCTAATCATTTTTCATGTATAACTGTAGGCGGTAAAATCCTAAGCACTGGATTGTCTTCTTTGGGCGGTTGTAAAAAATATTGCAATTGCGTTACAAGACACGCAGAGGTTGATTGTATTTCTAAAATTAAAAATAAAAAGAAATTAAAAAAATCGACTTTATTTAGTGTAAGATACGCCAAAGATGATAATGGTGATGTATATTTAGCAAATGCAAAACCATGTGAAGACTGCAAAAAGATTGCTTTAAGTTTTGGTATAAAATCAGTTGTGTTTTCGAATTCAGAAGGTGTTCTTGAAAAAGCTAATTTAGCTACATTAGATACCAAGTTAACAGTAGGCTCAATCTTAGAAAGGAATTCAAGAAATACTCATCAAATTAAATATCAAATAAGCAAAACTAAAAAAAAATCTTAAATTTTCCAAATCTAATTTGGTTTTTTAAAATCTTTTTTAGTAATTTCAAAAAGAACATCTGCGGTCAGCATAACATCATCAAGAGCACGGTGTGTCTGTATAATGTCACGTTTAAATAACATTTTGTGTAATGGCTCTAATTTTATATGAGATAACTCCATTTTCCTCTTTGCAAGTTCCATTACGCACTTAGCTTTCCCTTCGTCCATTTTTTCTTTCATAGCATTAATCATATCACAATGGTTGGCACGATAAGCTTCTGCAAGAACAATATTAACATCAAAATTAATGTTATAAGCAAAAATCTTGTTAGAAGCATTTATATCTTCGGCAAATTCGTTTAAAGCATTTCTGATGTCAATACCCTCTTCAACACAAGTTTGATGTTCTATTCCATGAATATGCGAATTATTTATTGTAAACCCATTGGGAACAATAAGATTATTAACCTCTTTAACAGTTACCCATTTTCCACGCTCATTCTTCTTATAGATAGCATATCCGATTTCGATAATTCGAGCGGTATCATAGTAATTGAACTTTTTGGGGTTTAAATGATATCTCCCCCCTGCTAGAGTCGGGAGACCACTAGTCTCTACGTCGAATATCAATATCATTATTAAAATATAACTATACTAAAAATACTTGTTTTTAACGCACTTTGTATAAAAATTATTCAAACATTTTTCAAAAATTTATAAGGAATTTTTGAAGAAGATTTAAATGTTTTTATGCTTCTGTTAAACTCTCTGTATTTGCTGAATCATTTATGACCGCTGTTGTGGAAGCTGTATTGGAAAATGAAGCCTTACCTATCTGGTCTCCATCAAATCTAAAATAATTCTTTGCTTGTGTTATTTCATTGGTGACTAACACGATTTCATCATTTGAATTCAAGAGTTCCATTCTTATACCAACAATTCTATTGGTATTATTGGCACGTCTGTTATATAATACAATAGATTCAAGATCATGTGTTGATACATCTGTATTCAAATCGATACCGAAATTATCACCAATTGTTGTAGAATTATTTGAATTGAAAGTGTCAGTTCCAGTTACAGTATTATTATTTATTCTTGTTACAACCCCAGAAAAGTTTGAGTCCACTGTTGTAAACGCATTTGCTCCATTTTCCCTCGCTATATTTTCTCCATCTACCCAAACTTGTAATTCGTCAATACGGAATCTGTCATCAGCAGCTCCCGAAGTAGAAGTTCTTGTAAACCGAACTTTTCGGAACGTAAGGAATGGTTCTGGTTCGGGTTCTGGTTCGGGCTCAGGCTCTGGTTCTGGCTCGGGTTCAGGCTCTGGTTCTGGCTCTGGTTCAGGCTCTGGCTCTGGTTCGGGTTCAGGCTCGGGCTCGTCTCCTAAATATTCAGCAACGATCCACTTACCGCTTTTTGTTAAAGATGTTGTTGGACCCGTTTTCGTAGATCCATCAACCTCGAAATAAGAAGTTCCACTACTATCAAACCAATAAGGTATCAGGACATCGTCACTTATAGATGTTAAGCTATTATAAACATCACTCATTGAACTAGCAAATGATGCTGCATCATTCTTGTTTGAGTTTCCGCCACCAAAACCATAAGTACCTATTTCTGGTAAATCATTTAGATCGAAATCATATACAAGGTAATAAGGTCTGGCTACGTTCAATACATACACTTGATAGTCTCCTGAATTAGAAGAACCGAGTGGTATTGTAAAATCAAATAAATATGTAAAATCATTTGATAGCGTCAGGGGGGGCTCAGGCTCAGGCTCGGGCTCCGGCTCCGGCTCGGGCTCGGGTTCAGGCTCAGGTTCTGGTTCTGGCTCTGGTTCAGGCTCAGGTTCAGGCTCTGGTTCAGGTTCAGGCTCAGGCTCGGTTTCAGGCTCAGGCTCGGGTTCTGGCTCAGGCTCGGGCTCTGGTTCAGGTTCAGGCTCTGGTTCCGGCTCGGGCTCTGGCTCAGGTTCAGGTTCAGGCTCCGGCTCGGGTTCAGGCTCCGGCTCGGGTTCAGGCTCCGGCTCGGGTTCAGGCTCGGGTTCAGGCTCAGGCTCGGGCTCAGGCTCAGGCTCGGGCTCCGGCTCTGGCTCAGGCTCGGGTTCTGGCTCAGGCTCGGGCTCTGGTTCAGGTTCAGGCTCTGGTTCCGGCTCGGGCTCTGGCTCTGGTTCACGTTCACGCTCGGGCTCTGGCTCTGGTTCACGTTCAGCTCAGTTCTGGCTCTGGTTCAGGCTCGGGTTCGGGCTCGGGCTCAGGTTCAGGCTCGGGCTCTGGTTCGGGTTCAGGTTCTGATTCTGGCTCTGGTTCAGGCTCAGGTTCAGGCTCTGGTTCAGGTTCAGGCTCAGGCTCGGGTTCAGGCTCAGGCTCGGGTTCTGGCTCAGGTTCTGGCTCTGGCTCTGGTTCAGGTTCGGGTTCAGGTTCTGGTTCAGGCTCTGGTTCAGGTTCAGGCTCTGGTTCAGGCTCGGGTTCAGGCTCGGGCTCTGGCTCTGGTTCAGGCTCTGGCTCTGGTTCAGGCTCAGGTTCTGGCTCGGGTTCTGGCTCTGGCTCGGGCTCTGGTTCCGGCTCAGGTTCAGGCTCTGGCTCGGGTTCAGGCTCGGGCTCTGGCTCTGGCTCGGGCTCTGGTTCCGGCTCGGGTTCTGGCTCTGGCTCTGGTTCAGGCTCGGGTTCAGGCTCTGGTTCAGGCTCTGGTTCAGGCTCCGGCTCTGGTTCAGGCTGAGGCTCGAGAATAGTGCCTTCTCTTTTTTCAAGAAGTGAAGTTCCGTTTTTAACATCGGTATTCGTGCTTAGTAGCAAAAGAGAACGACGACGAGCAATCAAATCTTGGATTGAATTTGTCATTATTATATAATGAACACATAAAAAAAACACATAATATCTTCAATCAAATTGTTAAAATATTAAAAAAATAGACCTTGAAACAGTTTTTATATTTTAGTGCGATTTTAAGGTGTTATGGCGAATATTTACGGTTTGAATGATATTCATTAGATGTATTGTGAGAGTTACTTGTGAATACATAATTGGGTAAATTTAAGGTCATGTCAGCATGTTCAGGTTCTGGTTCAGGCTCGGGTTCTGGTTCCCAAAACTCCGGTTCAGGCTCAGGCTCTGGTTCGGGTTCAGGTTCTGGCTCTGGTTCTGGTTCAGGTTCTGGTTCGGGTTCAGGTTCTGGTTCGGGTTCATGTCAAAATAAGGCAAATAGCATCGAAATAGCCTTAAAGGTCGCATACAGCCAGTGTTGAAACCAGCAAGGAGACCGCAAGGAGACATTCAAAAAATTTCTGAAAAAAATTTTTTCAAAAAAAAAATAAAAATGAAAAAAATTTTCTGAAAAAAATAAAAATGAAAAATATAAATTTATAAGTAAATAGTATTTTGAATTATAATGAATGATAAGGTTCAAGAAAAATGTTTAGGTTTTGAAGATATTGATTATACAAGACAGGGATTTCCGTGGTATTCAGAAGAAATATCACAATTAAGAATATTGTACAAAGAAAAAAAATCTAGCTTACTTGAAATATGTAAAATTCATAAGAGAACTGCCTCTGGTATACGTTCTAGTTTAAAAAAGAATAAAATTGTAAATAGTAATGACATTGAATTCATTAATTTTTCTAAACAGTACAGACAATCTCGTCCTCCTCGCAAACGTCGTCTTGATCAGTCAGAAATTATAAAAGCTCAGTCAGAAATTATAAAAGCTCAGTCAGAAATTATAAAAAAAATTGAAATGGAAAATGAAGAGTTAAAAAATAAATTTAAAAAACCAACTAAATTTAAAATAACAAAATCGAACAAAATATACCAAGTGTTTGATACAAATATATTATTTGAAGGGAAACAAATTGGTTATATAATTTAAACTTTCTTAATAACTATTTCTATTAGGAATTGTGATGAAATCATAAAAAATTTCACATTTAAAAAAGAATAATAAATTCTTCTTCACATTTTTGTGAAGTTTTTTAATTCATGACTTTTCTTTTAAATTTTCAAAACCCTTATTTCTCGCTAAAATTTTCAAAGTCTGATTAGATGATTTTAGACAATTTTGACGATTTCCTAAAACTATCAGTTTTTCTTTCGTACGCGATATCATAACATTGGAACGTTTTGCGTCAAGAAAATTGGTTGGAATTGTTTTGACAAGAGATAATATAACAATATCAGCTTCGTTCCCTTGACTCTTATCAAGAGTCATGACAAAAACATTTGCAAAACCAATTTTATCAATTTTATTTTGAATTAAGGCAACCTGTTTCTTATAAGGAGATAGAATTAATATTTCCTTATCAATTTTAATAAATTTCATTATAATTTTTAGAATTTCATTAGCTTCTTCTTCACTTTCCTCTTCTTCAACACCTTCAGAATGTATAAATGAAATAGAGTCTTTTTCATCTTTTTTACCCGAGATTAATGTATTTTTATAATACAATTTGTTCATAATATCAATTATTTTTAATGGACAACGATATGACGTTTTCAATTGAATTGGGTCATTAAATTTTAAAGCAACATCCATAATAGATTCTTTTGATTGATTGTCATTTGACGGAAAGTAAACAGGCAACTGCTTTGTGTCTCCAATCAAAATTAGATTTGTAAATTCCCCAATTTCCTGAATTTCTTTCTCAAGATATAAAACGTCCCACGTATTGACTGTTGACGCTTCGTCAACAATTACTGAGAGAGATACACGTTTTTCATTTTGGTCTTTAATAAATTTAATAACTTTATTGAGACTTCCGAAAGTAGATAAGATAATAGAACAATCGTTGGCAACAATTTCCTTTGTCCTCTCAAGAGAATATTCAAAATTTGATTCAAAAGTCTTATATTTTTCCTTTAATTCATATAGGTAATCTATGATTTCAAAACAAATTTGTTTTGTATTTCTGTATAGTGTTGAGGTTCTAATATTATAATTAATAAAATCTATATCCCATCCAAATTGCCGATGAATTTTTCTATCAATATATTTATAAGATATCTTCTTTAATTTTTTTAAATTTTTATTGAATTCATTTAATATCGAGTTCATTTGAAAGTAAATAGATTGAATATTTGGATGATTGTAAATTTTCTTTTCAATCTGATATTGTTCTACTACATCGTCTAATTGTTCTGATGCACCAAATGCTAGTACTTTGAAATACTGTTCTGTTTTAAACTTCTCTATAACAGCCCGAATAGCTTTGTTTTTCTCCGACAAAATAACTGTATAATGTTTTTTATCAAAGTTTTGAGAATCAATATAATTTACTGCCGATGATATTACAGTAGTTTTGCCTGTTCCAGGAGGACCTTCGACGATATTTAGTTCTTGCATTTCATCAATAACTTTTTTTTGTTCTTCATTCAAATGATAAATATCAATCTTCTTATCAAATAATTTTTCATTTTCCTTTCCAAGTCCCAATAACAATCTAAGTGGTTTTGAAACGACTTCATCTATAAATAAAGTATCGACCCATTTCTTTATTTCAGATTCATTTGTATATGAACTGTATCTGATAATTTCAATCTCATCAATTTCAAGTTTCTTGTTAAGAAAAATCATAGATTGTTTAGGTGCAAATAATCTCTGATTCTCGAAACGGAAATAACCATTGATTCCTTTTAATACAATAAAAGCAGCACGCAATTCATGTTTAAGATGAAATTCAATTGATTTATTTTTATCGGAAACTTCTTCAAAAATCACTGATACTTTCTTGTCTTTATCAATAAATACCTTAACATTCTCATCAAAATTCTTAAAATTTTGATGTTGTTTTAAAACATCAATGAATTCGTTCAAATCAACACGAATTTTATCAAGAATGTTAGTATTTACAGTATCTTCTTTATCATCTTCACATAAAATGTCTTCAATTGTTAAATTTTCTTTTGTTAAAGGGGATTTTCCAAATTTACGCACATAATTAAAAATAACAGATTTTTCATAAGTAAAACCATCTGCTGCCGTAGCAGCATTTGTTATTTGTTTTTTAGAATATGCACAGATCATAATTTAATTAATAATGTTAAATCCTTTTATATTGAAAAATTTTTTTGAAAAATTTTTTTTCAGAAATTTTTTTTTTCTGAAAATTTTTTTCTGAAAATTTTTTTTCTGAAAATTTTTTTTGAAAAATTTTTTTTCTGAAATTTTTTTTTCTGAAAATTTTTTTGAAAATTTTTTTGAAAAATTTTTTTTTGAAAATTTTTTAGAATGTCTCCTTGCGGTCTCCTTGCTAGTTCCAACACCGACTTCCATGCGACCTTTTAGGCTATTTTGATGGATTTTACCTTACTTTGACAGAACCGCTTTAGCGATGGAAAGAGCACTTAAACGCTTTTTTAAAAATGATGAAAAAACGACCTTGAATTAAAAATACTAATATCATAACAAATTTACTTGAATAAAATGAGTTATGTGCCTGAATTAGTGACACTTTACGAGATTGTTCCTTATATTGAGTACTTGTCATTAGATGACAAGAGTATTCGTGTTGCTGTCAAAGACTACCTTGAAGGTGGTGAGAAAAAGGACACAATTATCAAGAAATATGGAAAGATTGAAGATTGGAACACAACAGAGGTTACTGATATGTCATATTTATTCTATGATCACTTTAATTTTGATGAAGATATTTCAAAATGGAATGTTTCTAAAGTGACTACTATGAAAGGTATGTTCTACTTTGCTAAAAGTTTCAATCAACCCATTGGTAAATGGAATGTTTCTAATGTGACTAATATGCACGGTATGTTCTACTTTGCTAAAAGTTTCAATCAACCCATTGGTAAATGGAATGTTTCTAATGTGACTAATATGAGGGGTATGTTCTACAATGTTCAAAGTTTCAATCAAGACATTTCCAAGTGGGATACTTCTAAGGTGAATAATATGAAAGATATGTTTCATTATGATGAAAAGTTTAATCAACCTATTGGAGAATGGAATACTTCTAATGTTACTAATATGGAAGCTATGTTCTACTTTGCTAAAAGTTTCAATCAACCCATTGGTAAATGGAATGTTTCTAAAGTTACTAAAATGGAGGGTATGTTCTACTTTGCTAAAAGTTTCAATCAAGATATTCGAGACTGGGATACTTCGAAAGTGACTAATGCGGAAAAAATGTTAAATCGTGCGATAAGTTTCAATCTTAAAAATATTTCGTGTTCACTTTTGAAAATAATGCTTGGCATCCATTACAAGAGTGATAGTGATAGTGATAGTGATGAATATGATCCTAATAATTAGTAAATTTTGAAGAACTGTAAGGTTTTTTAAAAATGATGAAAAAACGACCTTGAAACTCTATATGATTACACAACAAATTTACTTGAAGAAAAATGAGTTATGTGCCCGATTTAGTGGCGCTTTACGAGATTATTCCTTACATTCGTAATTTGCCATTAAACAACGAAACTATTCGTGTTGCTGTCAAAGACTACCTTTACGGTGGTAAGAAAAAGGATGATATTATCAAGAAATATGGTAAAATCGGAGATTGGAACACGTCAGATATTACTACTATGTATAGACTATTCTATGAAGAGCGAGATTTTAATGAGGATATTTCCAAATGGGATACTTCTAATGTGACAAATATGTCTTTTATGTTCTTCTGTGCTATGAATTTCAATCAGGATATTACGAAGTGGGATACTTCTAAAGTGACTAATATGAAATATATGTTATTACATGCTTGTAATTTCAATCAACCCATTGGTGAATGGAATGTTTCTAAAGTGACTAAAATGGAATATATGTTTTCATATGCTGAAAGTTTCAATCAAGATATTCGAGATTGGGATACTTCAAAAGTGACTAATGCGGAAAAAATGTTAAATGGTGCGATAAGTTTCAATCCTAAACATATTTCGTGTTCACTTTTGAAAATAATGCTTGGCATCCATTACAAGAGTGACAGTGATATTGATCGTGATAGTGATAGTGATGAATATGATCCTGATTATTAGTAAATTTTGAAGAACCGTAAGGTTTTTTGTAAAAATGATGGAAAAACGACCTTGAATTAAAAATACTATATTAAAAGCTTAAAAAATGAACGAACAAATACTTTTTAAAATGATTCAAGAAAATGATGAAGTTGATACTAAGAAAATCAATAAAAGAATCGCAAACAGACTATCTGCTAAAAAAAGTCGAGAAAATAGAAAAAAAATTCTTGAGAATCTGCAAATAGAAAATGCAAAACTAAAAAAAGAATTAAATAAAATTCGTCACTTGAATATTCAAAATTTGCAAGAAGAAAATAAAAAACTTAAGCAATATTTGAATATTAATTCAGATGAATATGTACAAACGTTGAAAGATTATATTGTAAAATTGAAAGATATAATTCTTAATCAACAAAAACAAATCAAAGGTTTGAATGAATTAGTTGATGGATTGTTTTAATTATTATACAAAAACGCTGTCTCGTTCAGTCAGCTTTTTTTCAAGTAAGTCTTCAATATTCTCATCATTTTCAAATTTTTCTACAATTTCATTTGGAAGTCTTTCTGTCAAATTTGGATTAAGAAAACTTTGTTCTGGGTAATTGTCTTTTACATCATTAATCATCATAGTTCCAATATTTTCGATTAAAACAATTTCTTCTGAAGTTTTAAAAGATTCTATTTTCTCTTCTTTATTGATAAATGGAGAATATGATACTTTAAAATTATCATTTCTATATTCAGAGGCAATTTCATTAGAAAATCCATCGTTTGTGTTAATCACAAGGTCGTCTGTTGTAAACTCCTTATTTTGCCAATTTCGTTCTTTGAACATATCTTCTTGTGTTTCATAAAAAATAGACTGAAATGTGTCTAATGATTCATTGTAATTTTCTTTCAAATCTTTTGAATTTACAATTTCATTTTCAAAATCTCTCTTTTCTAATATTGATTTCAACTTTTTGTAAGACTCTGTAACATAATTCATTTCATTATTAGCGTCTTCTTTATTAATACAGGTATTTCTATCAGGATGTATAATAAGAGCTAAATCATAATATGCTCTCTTTAAAGATTTAATATCAAAATTTTCATAATTAAGTCCAAATAATTCTAATTCTGCTTCCATTTATTTCAAAATTATAAATTTATTTCACGATTTAAAACATCAGATATTTCTTCGTTATGAGAAATAGCAATTATAGTCCTATTTTTTCCTATTTCATCAATCATTTTCAAAATTAGAGGAACATTCTCTGTATCAATCGCGGCAATAGGCTCATCTAAGAGGATAACTTTCGCATCAGAGAAATAGGCACGTAAAAGAATGATTAACTGTCTCTGACCGCCTGAGACTTTTGAACCATCAATACCAACGTTAGTCTTTAAACCATCTGGTAATTTTTCGAAAATATTTATACCAAGCTTTTCAATAAGATCTTCAATCTCACTTTCTTCAACGTAATCGTTTCCGTATCGAATATTTTTTAGAACAGATTCATTAAATAAATTTGTGCGTTGATCAACCAAAAATACGTGACCTCGCATACCTTCATTTGATTTACCAAAAATCTTTATTTCGCCATCAGAAGGTTTTAATCCATCAAGAATCAATTGAAAGATAGTAGATTTACCACTGCCAGAATGACCTTTTAAGAACACCTTTTCGCCTTTAAAAATTTCCATATTGAAATTTTTCAATATTAATTTATCTTCTTCATAACCAAAATTAACATCTTTAAATGAAATCGCAGGAAGTCTATCATTATTTATCTTCTTTTTTACATTTTTATCATCGCGTAATCCTTCTACAATGTTCTCGAGATATCTAATTAACGCCTTAGATTCTCCGATGTTTGAAAAAAGATTTACAAGCTCAGATTGTAATTCTTGAAAAATTTTTTTGAAATAATATATTTCAGCTACAAAAATTGCTGTTTTTACTTCATTTGAAATATTCTGTTGAAATAAAACATAAGTAAACACAATAAATGAAATTAAAATCAATATCTCATTTCTTAAACTAAGATTCCAATTGTCACGCAATGACTTTCGATAAATCTCGATATTTTTTTGATTCTTTTTCTTATATAGACTCATTTCGTAGTGTTCTTGATTTGATGAAAAAATAGATCCAAGATTTGCTATACGATCTTTTGATTTTTCAGAAATTTTTAAGTAATCATCCATTGATTCATCACTTTCTCGTATAAGCTTATTAGCATAGAAATACATAACAAACGCTAGAATTGATAAGGTCGCTAATTGAACATAAGCAACATTCTTATTTAACTTAAAGAAATATACCATCATTACAACTATAGCAATTGATAATGGTAAAAATATACGTAATAGATCAAGCATAATATTACGAATAGTCGATGGTAAATACGACATCACATTAAGTAATTTGCCTAATTCTATATCTTTTCCTTTGTCATAAGAAGATATGACGTATCGATATATTTCATTACGAACATCACGATTGAAATCAGGAACGATGCGATCTTCAATAAATCTTTTACCTAAGTCAGCACAAGCAATAAAAGCATAAATTCCAATCAAAGACGCTAAAACCATTAATTCGACAGAACCAGATTTTTGTATAGATTCAATGATTTTCGAGGAAACTGTTGGAACAATATAATAACCTGAAAATACACCTGTCAATATAACTAACGTATAGATTACTAACAAGCCTGTATTTTCTTTTGCCCAATTTTTAATAACTTGCTCCAACATTAATATTATAAATATAAAAATAAAAATATGAAAATTTTTTATATTTTTATTTATTAGTATTATGACGTTAACGATAGATGAATTAGAAGAAAAAATCACTCTTTTAACTCTTAAAATAAGTAATTATTTCGAAAAAAACAGAGAATTAAGGGAAGAAAATAAAAGATTACGAGAAGAAAATGAAAAATTAAAAAATGGTCAAAAATCAGATGGGAAATTCTCGCATCTTTTAGAAGACAAATTAAAAGAAATGGAAGGTGTTTAAGCAACTTGAATTAAGGTGTATTTTATTGCTGTCGCTCCAATAGCAATTTTCCATGCTATTGAAATTTGGTTTAAAGTAATATCGCGTCTATAAAACAAATCATTAGATGCAGATGTAGATAAATTCTTTGAAAATGTTATAATATCTGAACCAGTTGTGAATGTACTTAAATCAGACGCAATTTGAATGTATTCTTCAACAGAATTATCACTAAACCATGATCCAACATTTATTTTCATAGAAAAACTGATATCAGAAGAAGCACCATCTGTTATAACGCATAGTTTGTATTCAGGTCCGTTTTCATATGGAGTATCATTCAATTGAATATTAACTTCACTATAAAGATTGTTATCTACATCTGGAATTAAGGTTGGTGTACCTGAACTTGGCGTTTGAACGGTCGTTTTAAATTGAATTGAATTAAGTTTTAATATTAAGGACTCAGAATCATCTGTTTTTTTTATTTCTAATTTTTCACTATCAAAATTAAGTTGATCTTCATTATCAGTATCTTTAATAGTACACGATTCATTATTGAGTCTTGTTTCTATATTACTATTACTATTATCTACATCACTCAATACGATTTCTGCATGTTCGCCAGAGAAAGATGCTTGACCACCTCTGAAAATGACACTTGAGTTATTGATGTTATCGTTTTCTTTTTTGAATTTAACATCTTCTGTGGTATCATTTATAATAAAATATGTTGTCGTATCAATACCGGGAGTTCTATTAATTAAATAAGCAATTCGATTTGATGTGCCTTCGACAGTTTTATCATCTTCGATTAAATTTTCTTGAGAATTTATTATATTTTGCATAAAATCAACAGAATCTTTAATTTCATTCCAAGTAAGTGTGTCTCCTGTGTTACCAAGATTAATAACAGCATTTTCCGTGACATAAACATCTGAAGCATCCGTTCTCTTTCTGTCCGATCCGAGAGCAATCCTTACAGTTTGGGCGTACCTCATTTTTGCAAATTATTATAATAATATTATATAATTTTTTATTTATTTTCACACGACTTTATAATGAAACAATAAAACATTATAGTATTCAAAATTTAATTTTTCGCGGTAATGTCCATACGACTGACCGCAAAAGCATAAAAGTGAATTATTATCATTGAAATCAAGCTCAAAACAACTGTTTTTATCTGGTGTATAATCGAGGCGGCCGATATAAGGACGTTTCTGTTTATTTTTATCAAGATAAATAGGCCATTTTGACAATTCTGGCCTATTTATCAAATAAGACACGGTAAATTCACATTCGCGATTGTCCGTATGAAATGGCAAATCTGCGTCTTTAATATAAGAAGAGAGGTATGTATAAGTTGGTTTCAATGGTTTCCCAACAAACTTTTCAACTAATGGAAGCATCTCGTAGTGCAACATTCTTGAAACTGGATCATTTCTTGTTTTATATCTATTCGACTGACGATCACCGAGAGAATACACACCATTTTCAATATTTGATTTATAAAATGCCGTGATCATATTGCTAACATCATTTTTAAAGACTCTGTCAATATGAATGGGGGTTTTTTCGTCAAATTTGAAATCATTTCTTGCTAAAGTATCAGGATTCAAACAACCATTCGATTTCATTAAATTCATTCCAATGCTTTTAACTTGATTAAAATCTTCTTTTAAAAGGAAGTCCATCGACTTATGGCCTCTTGGTGACAATTTATTAGATGAAATCATATGATAAACCTCATTTAATGTATTTGAATAATCTTCAATTTCTTCTGGTTTTTCTTCAACAACAGGTGCTGGCGGAGGCATTGCACAATTTCTGTTTCGTTCTCGAATATATAAATGAACAATCATTGCATTAGTAGTGTTCTTGTTTTCGATCATTTTTATCATATTCTCGTTGCGAACATTGCTATCTCCATTAACGTTATTATAAATTAGAATTGATTTAGGTTTCAATTCATATTTTTTATTTAATTTTGTAAAATTATAATGAACTTCATCCAGAATAAGAGAGATTGTGATGAGACGCTGACCGCGTCGCTCTTTAGTCAGTCTATCAGTTTTAAATGCATCATAATGACAGTTGTGTGTGAAATTTGAAGGGTAATTTACAATATTTAATGTTTCAAATTTATCCATTGTGTTAATATATGTTGCTTTCATAATCTTTTCAATGATGTCTTTATGTTCATTATTATCTAGCCATTGACTATTTTTTTCTGCAATATCTTTTGTATATTTTGATTTTAAAAGGGCTACATCGTCATCTGTTAATATATTGGGAATAACTGATATATCTTTAACATCTTTAATTTCTTCTTCTTCTTTAATTTTAGGAATTTCAGGGTCATAAATTATTTTCTTGAAATCGCCTTCTCGAAACCAAAGATTGAAGGCATACTTCTCTCCAGAAATTACAGGGCAACCACAATGCTCACTAAGCAAATGCTTTTTGTTTGTTCCTTCGTGTACGTTGGAGAAAACTAATAACTTTCCTTTTTCAGCTGGGACATCAATGTCTAATCGCGTAAAACGAGTAGAGCCTCCAGAAACAGGTGTATTCAGGTAGCATAAGGCGGTTTTCATCCTTTGTCCACCAAATTTAAGACATCTAAGTGACTTTGCCGACAGATCATGTTCCCACGAATCGTGATGATTTCTGTACTCTTGATCTTTGTCATAATATATTATTTGAAATGCTTCCGCATTACATAGAGGTAAGCCAACTATTTTTGATATGGCTTTAGCCACTCTTAATGTTGTTGCATCAAAGTCATGTTTAATCCAGCAATTTCGCCCACTTCTGCCTTGTGTCGTAACGCCACCTTTATCACTTGAGACTAAAGCTGCTTTCAATTTATCTTTTGAAATTTTGATGAAGTGATTGCAGGTTCTTGTTGTTAAAAAGTCTTTTTGGATTTGAATTTTTGGATTTTCGTGTAAAACTTCCATTTAAAAAAACATAGATTTATTTTTATTTATTAGAAACGCATTTTTTTTGTAAAAAGTGCGTTTAAATTTCGAAATTAATATAGAAGTTTTAGATATAAGATATGAAATCCGAAATGAATAAAGATACCTTGAAATCTATTATTGAAGCCGATCGTGCCGCTTTGCTTAAAACCATTATCAAAGATATCAATCTTATATCTAAAGATACTGCTTCTAAGTTTGAGGAGAATATCAGTAAATATGATGAGATTGAGGTACCTTCAATGCCAAAAAAAGTTAAAAAGAAAAACTTTCGAAAGATTAGTGCTTATCTAGCTTTCTGCAAAAATTTGCGTGAAAAGAATCGTAATTCTGATGGAAAATTGTCAGTTTCGGTTCTCGATATTACACGCAAGAGTGGAGATTCTTGGCGTAAAATGACTGATGCAGATAAGGCTGCTTGGAAGAAGGTTGCTGATAATCTTACGGAAGAATCCAAAAAGAATTTCGTTGAAGAAAAATTCGAAATTGATGCGGATAAAATTAAGAAAATGGATAAACGTGGACTCAAAAAAGTAGCATCTATTAAAAATATTGTACTTCCTGTTAATTTTACAACTGAAGAAATTCGCAATTATATCTCTAAAAAAATTTAAAAAAACTTCACACATCTTATGAAGAACGCTACGTTTTTATTTTTGAATAGAAAGTAATTTCTATTCTCTTCACTATTAAAGCAAGTGAGTAGCTTTGATCAAGCCAATAAGGCAGGGGACTTTCGCCATTTAGTATAGTCCAAATCAGTCCTTGGTATAGAAGGTTGGACAAACCCCCAGCCCGTTAACGTCAATGCTTCAAACGGGCAATTATACTTTTTAAATTCAAGGGTCATTTTTTAATCATTTTTATTTTTTTTCAAAAAAAACCTAATTAATAGGCACAAACACACTTTGTGTTTTTTTCACAACAAAGCTGTGTCTCAACTGAATATTTTACTAAAATCAATCGAGTTGTCAATCGATTTTCTTTGAGAACGGCTCACCTTGATGTATTGGAGCTTCTCTTCTTCTTGTTTAAGAAGTGTATAAAGCTCATCAACAATATTATAATTCAGTAGATTAAACTCCTTCTCCTGATCAAAGCTCCAATCTTTCGGCCATTGATTCATGTTCATCTTGTCTGTAAATATATTTATATGAATTCAAGGGGTCGTTTTTATCCTTTTTTTCAAAAATTTTTGAAAAAAAAATAAAAATGAAAAAAAATTTTCAGAAAAAAATAAAAATGATTGCAGGATTTAACTGAAATATTAAGATTATACAAGAGAAAAGATGGAAAACGAAACGCAAATTACACTTATTACACCTTATTTAAATTTTCGAAAAATTACAACAAGTGAAGCCTTGAAAGAATATCAAGACAGCATTGCTAATGATGAGTACACCGTCTATGGCGAGCCTAATTTCACTCCAAATCCAAATGATAAAAATGATGCTTTATTAGTTGCCTTTGATCGGGATACTGGTGCTGTGCGAAAGACCAAACATAATTACTATATCACACCAGAAAACCAAGTTTATAAACTTCTTAAAAATGGTAAGAAAGGAGTACTATCGAAAGGACTTAAATTTGGAGTGACTTTTGATGATGGTGCCAAAGTAGATTATGCTGTATATCACCTTGTTTTATGGTCTTATTATACAAATCTAAATTGGTATCCTTTCTGTCTAGCTACAAATGCAACTGTTGATCATATAAACGGTGATCGTAAATTGTGCCATTTCAAATATCTTGAAGCAGTAACACAGAGTGAAAATACTACACGTTCTAATTTAACTCAAAAAGCTAAAGAGAGATATCTAAAACAAGCAAAAACACAAGGCAAAGCTTTTAATATATTTGTAAATGGTGAAAAGCTTGATGGCGAGTTTTATTCAACACGTGATGGTGCTTCTCATTTAAAAAAAATATATAATGATGATGTTAAATTGTCTGATATACGTGATTGTCTAACTCCGACACATTCTAAAACCTCTATTTATATTAATGATGATAGAATTACCTTTGATTATACCGATGAATACAAACAATCTCAAGAAGATCTTGAAGGTGAAATATGGTATTACAAAAAAGATTGGAAACAAAAAAAGAAATTGAAAAAAAAAGGTTTTAAAGGCAAAGCTATATCTAATATGGGTAGAATTATTAATCGATATAACCAAAAGGTATACGGTTCTCCTGTAGAAGGAAAACTAAGCAGTAAGTTTGGCGATAATTATGTGCATATACTAGTGTGGTTGGCATTTTCTGATGAACCTATAACAAATAAAATTCGTCATAATAATTTTCATTCTTCTAATATATTTGATGAGAATGGTGTGTTGATTCGTTATTCAAACGCATTTGACTCGCTTAGTCTCGGAAGTCAACAAGATAACATGAATGATATGAGCAAAGATAAGCAAACTGCTGCCGAACTGATTCCTGAAAAAAAGTTTACTGTTCGTGACCCTGATGGTAATGTTGTTATGACATCGTATTATGTTCCCGATTGTGTTAAACAGTTAAAAAAACTGTATAAAGATATTAAATTTGATGATGCTCATATCCGTCGATGTCTCAAAGGAGACCGATCACATCATCAAAATTTCACATTTAAAAAAGAATAATAAATTCTTCTTCACATTTTTGTGAAGTTTTTTTCAAAAAACCTTTTTTGGTTTTTTCCCATCCCCATGTCCCTAATATTTTCATAAGGACGCTTCGTATCTTTTACGTAAACTCTCAATCAAAATGTCTTGGTAACATTTCTTGAGGTCAACACTTTGTATATTTAATCTAGGACGATAATGCATAATGAAACGGTCTTTCCATGCATAACATAATTTATTTTTTGAAGTGCGGTACCTACGTAATGAAGTACGAATTGGTTTGTGCATTTGCTTTGCTTTCTTCACATCTTTTGTGAGATTACATTTTGTTCTTCTTAACTTATTTTCCAAGTCACTTAGACAAGAATCTAAGAACATCGTTCTGTCTTGATAGATCTCACCATTTATAACAGATGCATGATACAACTGTTTCACATATTTTTTTTCATCACGTTTTTGTTTGCACATCTTCTTCAATGAAACAATTCCAGATTTTGCTTGTTCTATCGAATCATAGGTTTTTGATAGGCCTTTCGACCACAAAATTTCCTTAAAATTATAGTACATCAATCTCTGGTATCGAAGTAGATGATAATCATCAGTACTCATGTTGCCTCCATATTTGGTAGACAACAATACTAAATTACGCTTGACATAGACATTCTGTGCAATATTGCTCATAATGTCACTTGCAAACATACGTGAAAACACGTAAATCCCAGAAATGTACTGGTCTTTGTTCATTGTGTTGTTGAAAACGCACGTTATGTCTTCTCTAAGAGTGTTTGTTGTGCGTTGGGGTATCAATTGATATTAAATTTAAGGGGTCTGTTTTTATCATTTTTATTATTTCACATCTTCAATATTGTATCGCAAGAAGTACAAAAGTGGATATGCTTCATATTTTCTGTATCATAACGAATGTAAACTATTTCATTCGATACAGAACAATTTGTACACTTCATATCAATTTTTGGTAAAGTTTTATCAAATTTTGTAAATTTATTTACAAATATCTCTTTATAAAGCTCTTTAGTAGGTACATAGTTCTTCGATAATAGTGTATATTCACCCTCAATCTCTTTTTTTAAATTACAATTATTGCAAAATGAATATAGATTTTTATTATCTCCCTCAATTTTTAATATATTATCGCAATGTTCACAGAAATCCATAATTTATAATTGTCATTATAATCTAAATATAAAAAATTTTTTATCATTTTTATTTTTTTTTATTTGAATATTTAATGGATACAGAAGTTAATGTAATTTGTAGAAAAATACATCATAGCTCATACGATGCCTATGAACAAGATGGATGTGCTGAATGCTTTATAAAAATAAAATCAGAAAAAAAACTTAAAAAAACTAGAAAACAATCAAAAAAAAAGAAGAAGAAAGTTGATAAGATTCCTTTATTCGAAAAAAAGAAGATGCTAAAAGATTCTGGTATTTTTAAAGATACCTCAAACATACCAGATGATCTTGTCGATGTTGTATTTAAATCCGTAGTTTAATTTGAAATTTTATATCTATATATTAATAATGGTTGAAACAAGAAAACAACAAAAAAAATCGAATAGAAAAAGTACTCGTAAATTTAAAATAGATAAAGATATATTAAAAGAATTGAAATTCTTGAAAGAAAAAGATATTGATGATAATTTATCAAATGAGACTGTAAGAGAAAGAAACAAAGAACGAAAAAAAATTATAAAAAAACTTCTGAAATCACGTAAAAAAGATATTATAAATGATATTGAGAATTATTTAGTTTTGTTTAATAACAAATTTGAAGAAAAATTAATAAAAACAAACACATTATTATTTGCTAAATTTGAAACCAACAAAGAAGATGAAAAAGATGAAGAGTATGAAGATAATGAAGAGGATGAAGATGATGAAGAGTATGAAGATGATGAAGATGATGAAGATGATGAAGATGATGAAGATGATAAAGATGATAAAAGTGTCATTTTAAAAGCTAAATTTAATCAGGTTAATGAAGAAGATGATGAAGATGAAGAAGATGAAGAAGATGAAGACTTAAAAGCTAAATTTGATCAAATTAATGATAAAGAATATAAAGATGATAATACTGATTATGAAATTTACAAAATTTTAAAGGCTAAATTCGAAAAAAATAAAGATAATACAATTTTAAAGGCTAAATTCGAAAAATCAAAATTTGAGTTTGATAAAGATAAAGATAAAGATAAAGATAAAGAACGAATTTTGAAAGCTAGATTTGAAAAAGATAAATACAATCTACCAGATTTTGAATTTGATTCTGGAATTCCACCAAATTGTAATATAATACCTCCAATCGAAAATGACTGTTGTAACGTTAAAACAAGATTTGATAATCTTACGTGTGAGCAATTAAGGATATTTAAGAATAAAAAACCTATAAATAGCAATATGGATTTCACCTTTTATGAAGTTGATGATTCAAAAAATAACTATATTATGTGTAAACGTCGTGATGAAAACTATTGGGATCGAATTGAAAAAAATTGTAAAAGTATTAACAAATATAACAAAAAACATTTTCCACAAGTTTTTAAATAATTTTTATGATTTTTAAAACACGAGAACTTAGACTTATCCATCCACCAGATCGTTTTGTAGAATTCTGTTGAATGAAATCTATATTTTCAATCAAGATATTTTTAATTTTTTCAATATCATTTTCATCATTTGGTTCAATACATAAACATCCTTGATGAAAGATGTCCTTTCTAACGAAAATATTATTTTTCAAATTCGACGGGTTAATAAATGCAGGTATGTATAAGCAATTTTTATTACTTTTAATTAAAGCTTGAGTTCTACCATAAGCATACCAAGCGACATAAGTCTTTTTTCCTTTATCACGTTTAGCAAGTTCTTCCTTATTTTCAAGTAAATATTTATAAGTCAATGGATTTTCTATTTTAAATATATTTTCATCGATAATTTTCCCATCTTTATATGGATATATTATGTATTTGATTTTTGAACCGTTTGTAATAGGAAACCAGCAAGGCTCATCGTATAGTTTTTTTAAATGAATAAAGACAGAGTCTTTTAACGTACATATTCCATTTGTTATTTTACAAATGCTTGAAAGTGTTTTGGTATTTTTATCATTGAAATTGAATAATGAGTAGTTTTTAAGAATATTTGAGTATTGAATTAAAGTTCCATTATAACTTACTGCTTCTTTTTGTTTCTTTGAAAATACTGTAATACAACAATATACAGAAGCATCATTAAATACCTTTTTATCTTTGAAATCAATAATTTCTTCAACGAATCTATTTTCAAACAAGTATTTACGTAAATTTAATGCTGATTTATTATATAAGAAAGTGTTCGGCGTAATAGACACTAAAACTCCATCATCTTTTAATAATTTCAAACATTTTAATATAAACGCATAATAAATGTCATTTAAGCCTTTATTTAGAACTTCAAAATTCATTTTTAAGAAATGTCTATAATCAACTGATAAATCTTGTGTTTTTATATAAGGTGGATTCATTATAATATTGTCATACATAGTAGTATCTATATGTTTTTTAAGGAAATCTGTGTTAAATTTTTTTATTTTTTGGTGATCTTGAATGTTATTTAAATATTCTTTTTTCAATTCATATACATCTACAGCATCATAATTGTCTAAATTAATGTTTTTAAGTAAAGCACCTGTTCCAACACTTGGTTCAAGAATGTTTCCATTATGTTTCAATTTTGATATCATAATTTTGCTTATGATATCAGGAGTAAATATATCGCATTTTGTAAATTTTTGTAAATCAGACATATTTTTATATTTTTTCAGAAATTTTTTTTTCAGAAATTTTTTTTTTCTGAAAATTTTTTTTCAGAAATTTTTTTTTTCTGAAAATTTTTTTTTCAGAAATTTTTTAGAATGTCTCCTTGCAGTCTTATGCGACCTTTAAGGCTATTTCGGTTTAATTTGCCCTGTTTTGACATTACCGCTTTAGCGATGGAAAGAGCACTTAAACGCTAAAAAAACCAGTTTTAACTGGAAAAATTTTTAATTTTTTTAATTTTTCTTCATATTAAAAATGAACCAAGGTTTTTCTTTTGTAAATTTATGATCATTATTATCTTCATCATTTTCTTGATCTTCCTCTTCTTCCTCAGTTATGTCAAACCAACTCTTCTTATTTATCTTTGTTAGAAATTTCTTCCAGTATTCTTCATATTGAGATAAAGAAGAAATTGGATTTTTCATATGATATATATAGTATTATGTATTTTATAGATTCAAGTTCTTTTTTTCATCATTTTTAATAAATCATTTTCTATCACTATCAAATCTGATCTCCACATATCTTTTATATCAGTGTTTTTCAATTGATTCAATTCCTTTTTCTTATCTACAAATTCATCTTCTAGCTTCTTAATTTCATCTTTTGTGATTTTATAAATCGCAATATTGATTAGATAATTATAATTATCATTTATCATATCAAACTTCATCTTTGTTAATTGTTCAATCAACTCTTCTTTGTTCATCTTTCTTACCATAATTTCGTCTTTAATAACAGCTTTCAGAAACCTAACCTTATTTTCAAGCAAATTCATTTGACCTTCAAGTTCTTTTAAAATGTGTTTCTTTCGCTCGTCATAAAGACGAATACGCTCTACATAAAATTCATTGATGATTTCTGTTGTATTTTTAAATTTATTAATTCTACCATCACATCCAAACAAATGCATATTTGTAGTCGAGATTTTGCTTGTTAATTTGAACATTTTCTCAACATCATTACATAGAACATCTTTTTGTTTAGATACCTTCTTTAAAAGACTTTGTAATACAAGAGGATCAAATTCAATCTCAAAATGAACAGACGCTTCTGTTGATTGAGAAACATAACCTTTTACACCTTGAAATGGAACATACTTCTTATCAAGCTTCTTCTTTTTATCGTTAAGATTTTGAATAATATTATCTATAAACACCTTAAATTCATCAATTGATGTTCCAATAGGAAGCTCTTCAATTAATAATGTTTTATAATTCAATAAACTATATTTGCCTTTTGTAACAAATCCAGTCCCATCTTTAATAATAGAACCTTTAAATCCATTATAATAAGGTACAAGTTTATCAACAGATTTATCATCAATTTTATTACGAATTTGTAATATAATATCAATTGGATTGTACATTGGGATAGATGTAGAATAACCTGTTCCAATTCCTTGAGCACCATTAACAAGAATCATAGGGATAATTGGAGCATAATATGTTGGTTCAATAGCAAGACCATCATCCTCTAGCCACTCTAATGAAGCATTATCAGAATTGATAAATAACTTGTTTGTAATATCTGAAAGACATGTATGTATGTAACGAGCACTACCATGATCTTTTCCATTGTGAATACGAGAACCAAATTGACCATTTGGTGAAAGCAGATTTAAGTTGTTTGAAGCCATAAAATCTTGGGCAAGACCTACAATAGCACCTTGAAGAGACGCTTCACCGTGATGATAACCTGCATGTTCTGAAACATAACCTGCTAACTGAGCAACACGAATTTCCTTTACCAATTTTCTTTTGAAACAACTGAATATAATCTTACGCTGTGAAGGTTTCAAACCATCCATTAAATGAGGAATAGAACGATGAACATCATAATTAGAAAAATGGATCAGTTCTTTATCAATAAATTCTTCACAAGTCACATTAGTTTGTTCTTCATCAATTATATCATCCTTATCATAATTTCTCAACCAGTTTTTACGATCATCAGCACGAGATTTGTTGAAAGCTTTATCAAGAGCATTAGTTGATTTCTCATTAGCATTAAAATTCTGAAGTGTTAATTTTTTAAAATATTCTTTTGCTTCCTTAGTATTGGATGTTGCTAAACCTTTAAAATACTTGGTATGGAATGAGGCTGAATTCTCAACTGAATCTTTCCATTGTTCAAACTTCTGCAATGAATAAAATACTTCTTCTTTTTTACCTTTAGTTGCCTTAATAATTGGTGTTTGAAACACACTTACAAAATTTTGATTCAACAATTCTGGCCAGAAAGTATCAACCCAATTAAGTATTAATCCTTTAATGTGACTTCCATCTAAATCTTGGTCTGTCAAAATAATAATTTTACCATATCGTAAACTTGATGTATCTTTGTATTTTTTACCTTGCTCTAATCCCAATATTTGTTTTAAATTAATCAATTCAGCATTAGCATTTACTTGCTTTAAACCAGCCTGTGTTGTGATTTTATCACGAGCATTAATTACTTTACCTCTTAAAGGAAATACGCCATATTTATCACGACCAATAACAGATAAACCAGCAATCGCAAATGTAGCAGCAGAATCTCCCTCAGTAAGAAATAAAGCACATTCTTGAGATTTACGACCTCCAGCCCAGTTTGCATCATCAAGTTTTGGAATACCATATAATTTATTGGTCTTCTTGCCATCATTCTTTTTATTTGTTAGCTTATTCTCTTTAAAATTATGAGTATTGATAATATTCTTGATAATATCTGTTTTTGCTAAATCACGATAAAACTTATCTCCAAAATCAAACTTACTTCCGAATTTACTGCTAATCGTAGTTAGGAAATCTTTCGTTTGCGAATCAAATGAAGGATTTATAATCAAACAATTTACAAATATAAACAAGTGTTCTTTAATATTATTTGATTTTACCTTAATCTTTTCCTTCTTCTCAATTATCTCTGAAATCTTCTTCACAATCTTATTAAGAACATAATCAACATGTTTTCCACCTTTTGAAGTATTAATACCATTAACAAAAGATACTTGTTTAAATTCCTCAGAAGGTGATAGAGCAATTTCCCATCTTGAATTAGGTTTCTCAAATATCAATGAATTTGAAGTGAACATCTTACAGTAATCTTTAAAAGTTTTGATAGGAATTTCACATGAATTAAAAGTAACATTTAAACCTGAGGAACAGGCAGACAATTCATAACAACGACGCTTAAAGATATAATATAAATCCTTTGTGATTTTTGATAATCCGAATCTTTCATAATCAGGCTTAAAAGTAATTTTAGTAAATTCTCCAAAGGAAGATCCAACTTTCTTTATCACTGGTTTTTCAATAATTTGCATATTGTCAAGAAACTTTTGATAGTAGTATTGCTTAGTCTTTTTATCAACAGTTTCAACTTCAAAGCATTTTGAGAAGATATTTGTCAGCTTTGCCCCATATCCATTTTTGCCTCCTGTGAGTCGCTCTTCATCTTCCTTGTAATTAGTAGATGTCAATAAATTCCCAAATATCATTTCAACTGTGTACTTGTTTTCCTTAGGATGCATTGCAATATCAATACCAGGCCCGTCATTTTTAACAGATATAACACCAGACATATTATCGATCGTAACATGAATGTTCTTCACTGGATTTTTAGTATCTTTCATTCTAACGTATTGGTCCCAAGCATTTACAATAATCTCGTCGAATATCTTATAGAATCCTGCAATAATCTTTAATTCCGATTCAATCATTTTATCATTTGAGACCTCATAAGTAGTTATTAGAGATTCTTCAACAGATCCTATATAAGTATCTGGAATTTTATAGATGTGTTCTCGGTGAGTATGCTTTTGATACTTCTCTTCGATCTCGTCCGAATTCATAGTGATAACCTTATTATAACTATGTTAATTTTTTGAAAATTTTCAAATCATTTTTATTTTTTTTTCTGAAAATTTTTTTTCATTTTTATTTTTTTTGAATGTCTTCTTGCGGTCTCATGCAGACATTTTAGGCTATTTCGATTGAATTTACCTTACTTTGACATTACCGCTTTAGCGGTGGAAAGAGCACTTAAACTCTTTTACAACAAACTCTTAATGTGGAAATTAGTTCGGCAAATAGGGCATTTTAACTTATTTAAATTTTCAATATTTTTTATATATTTATCTATACAATTTGTATGTAAACGATGCCCACAAATTAAATTAACATCTTGATTAGTTTCATCGAAGTCTTCGAGACATATTGAACACATAGTATCTTCTGTTTCAATTGTTTTATAAAAAACCATCTTTTTTATTGATCTCTGCAATGTTGGAAAAATTTCATATAATAGATTGATATCATTCGATTTTTTTATCTTTAAAACATTTTCATATTTATCATCTATATCATCAATCAATGTTTTCGTATTCAAAAACACCTCAATTGATGTTTTATAGGTAGAAATAGCATTTTTGTCTTTTGAAATTGAATAGTCTAATTTCTTATTCAAATGATCATAAGCGAACTGAATTGCTTCATGTGTTATTAAGTTCACATCAATCAAATTAGTATTTTTCAATGTTCTTAAAAATTCTGATGTCAATTTACCATGAAATTGAAATAAATGAATTCTCAACTTTTCACTCATTTCATTAGTGATCTCATAATTAGGTTTAAAGAACTTGATTAATGCTACCAGTCTTTTACAAGTTATAAATGTCAAATTCTTATTGCTTATATTAGACAGAAATTCAAAAAAATAATTAGCATCTTTTTTAACAAAATAATCATAAATATATTGCTTATTTTTTCCTGAAGATTCAATAGTTTTTAATAATTTCTCAATATCTATTAAGTCTATATCTACATCTTCATTTGAAATAAAACGAAACTCAATTGTTGAAACATATTCCGCAACTATCATTTTCTTTCTTACAACATCGCATCCAAGTTTACGAATGATTTTTAAATGTTTTGAACGAATATAAATCTTATTTTTCTCAAGAAATTCAAATACATCAACACATTTAAACATTGAAACTGTTATAATCATATTAAGATCAAGCTTTTCAAGAACACTTAAATTTCTAACTAACATCCACGATGAAATACGTAATTCTTTTAACTTCTCGTAATATACTAAATTTAATGTATCATAGCAATATTTTAATGTATCTATATCTTTTCTTAAAATCAAATTAGTAAAGGCGTTAATATGAACATCATATAATTCTTGCGTGTTCGATATATCACCTCGTAATCTATAATTAATATAATCCTTATATAATGTTTTAAAGCATTCAATATCTAAAGATTCTATTCTAAAATAGACTTGCATTGCAATTGTAATTATCTTTTTTGAAAAATGATTGTATCTATTAAAAAAAAGATGAGACTTGCCATCTTTTAAACTTGAAATATATTCATCATCTTTTAACACAAATTCAAAAAATTTATTTAATATACTATCGTTCAATTCGTGTAATTTATAATATTTGTCATTTATAAGATCAGTTTTCAAATGATTAAATAAATTTTCCATTTTACTTTTTATTTTTTATATTTTTTTGTTTTTATATTCTGTTTTTTCTCAGATAAAATTTTCATACTTGATTTTATAGGAATTCTGTTATTCTTCTTTTGACGAAATTCTTCTATTAAAGTGACTCCAGTTCTTTCAACTAAATTAAAATTCATATTTGTTTTCATATTTTTATAATTACAATTCAAGTATATTTTCTTATCATTTTTATTTTTTTATATTTTTATATTAATGACTATTATTAAAAATCCAAAGGTTTGGGGCCCGCCTCTTTGGGATCTACTTCATTTTTTAACTTTCAAATATAACTCAAAAGAAGATAGAGAAATTTATAGAAAATTATTTTGCAAATGGGTTATGATAATAATACCCTGTCCTCCTTGTCAAAAACATTATAAAGAAAGAATTGAAAGAATCCCTATTAATTTGTCATCAAGAGAAAAATTATCTAGATGGCTAGTGAATCTCCACAATGACGTTAACAAAGAATTAAAGAAACCACGCTTTTCATACGAGAAAGCATTATTAAGATATCGCAATAATAACAAAAATAAAACAAGAATTAAAAATTCGTTTGTTCAATACACAAATATAATGCGAAATTATATTAATTCAAATGTAGATACGCAAAACGCAAATTCAAATTTGACAAAAATGTTAATGAAACATCTTTAGAAAGGCTGCTTTCCCGTTTTCATTTTACACAGAGTCTCACTTTTTTTAATGTTCGGAATCAACATAATTTCATCGTTTTCAGACATAATATATACGAATGCAGAAACAAAGAAGAATAATAAACTTATATTAAAAATAGGCATATCTTCTTTGTCATTCTTTTGATCTGATATAAACCATATTAGATAAAGCAAAGATACAATGAATCCCCAAAATAATGCATACATAAACGATGTCTCAATTGAAAACATAATTAATTAATATAACAAATAAAAAAAAATGCGTTTTAAATTTAAATGATTTATATAAGATTTTTATAAATGTCAATTCACGAAAATGGTAAGTGGCTAGGTAAGCATATGGCTGCTAAACATAAACATGATAGCACTTTGAGTGCCGAAATTAGTAAATTTCTAATTGCAGAGAATTGTAAAGAAATTGTCGATTTTGGGTGCGGCATGGGTTTATATGTTAAGGATTTCAATGACGCAGGAATTAAAGCAATTGGTTACGATGGAAATCCAGCCACTCCAGAGATGACGAATAATACGTGTGGCATCATCGATCTTTCAGAAGATTTTGACTTGGGTAAAAAATTCGATTGGGTAATGAGCTTAGAAGTTGGTGAGCATCTCCCCAAAAAATATGAAGACATTTACATTAATAATTTACACAAACATGCAAAAGAAGGAATTATTATGTCCTGGGCAATTTTAGGACAGGGTGGCGATGGTCACATTAACGAACAACCGAATGACTATGTCAGAAAAAAGATTGAAGATTTAGGGTACACTAGTGATTTCGAAGCTGAGAAGGTATTTAGAAAGAATTGCTCTCTATGGTGGTTTAAACGAACCATGTTCTGCTTTCGGAAAATTAAAGAAAACACAACAGAAGAAAACAAATCAACACAAGTAACACAGAAATATCCCTGTAATTATTGTCCGCAGTGTGGGTTCAAACTAAATTGAATTATCTCTTAGTCGCTTTCCAAATCCTAACGTGATTCCTTATATAAACTTCAGTTTCACAGTTTGGAAATATTTCTAATATATCATTATCGATGTTTTCTATATAATCGAGCACGTATGGCTCTCCAGACAACATAGCCTTACTAGGTTTATACGATGTGTCAATATCAACAATTAACATCTGTCCATCATCTTTCAAATTCTCTTTAATGTTTTTAAGAATAATTAAACGTGCTTTTTGTGGTATTTCGTGAAATCCGAACATCAATGTAATTAAATCCTGTTTTTCTTCGAGTTTTACAGTCTCTACGTTTTCTTCAATATAATTAATATTTTTACAAAAAATCTTTGCTACTCTGAGCATCTCTTTAGATGTATCAACACCAGTCACTATGGCATTTTCAAAACATTTCCTTAATGCTTCCGTACTTGTTGCAGTTCCACAACAGAAATCAGCAACAAATTTTGGTTCGTCTAAATGTAAATTCTCAATTATTGTCTCACGTATATTTATACCATTATATGCTGTTAAATCGATGAGTTTTGTGAATGGACGAGCCATGATAGAATGAAAAACGCCCCCTACTCCTATATTACCGAAGTTGTGTATACGTGAATCAAATTGATATTTAATCTCATTTTGCTTTAAATTTAAAGAATTTGAGAGTTGAAACGCAATAGAAATTATAATTCGTTTAAAATTTTTCATATACAATCTATATAATATTTTTTTTATCTTTATTATTTAATGTTATGGATCAAATTATATTGAAAATTCATACAAATAACACTACTCAATCGTATAAATTTTCTGTTAATGAAGATACGAATAAAAGTTACATTGTTATTCCTCAAATTCTTAATTATTTTGAAACGATACGTGATTTTAAAAGAAAAATTGCTGTTTTAATAGATAATACATTATTAAATTCGTATATATGGTTTGATGATAAAAATAATCCATTTAATACAGATTTTGAGATTTTGAATCAAGAAGATATTGCTCATATGACTATATTCAAATTTAAAAGTAATATTATCAATTTAACAACAGATGAAATCTCAAACTATGAAAATATAGACGAAACACTTACAAAAAAAGATAAAGATATAATAAAGAAAAATATTGAAAAGGTTACAGAGATTGAAAACAATTTTGATTCATATACAGAGGAAGATAAAAAAAAAGTTACTATTATGATTTCTAATAGCAAATATATAATAACAAATGAATTTCAAATTACAGAAAATGAAATTCGTTATTTATTTGATAGTATTTCAACAAGCACAAAAATACCAATAATAGCTTATAAGAACAAATCAAAGATTTTTAAAACAGATGAAATGAATACTAAAAATTATGAAGATTGGATAAAAGAAGGTATTGACAAAAATACCTTAAATGATTATATTAATAATAATTTATTATCAAAAGATTTTGATATTCAGCAATCGAAAAAAAAAGATAAAAAAGATAAAAAAGATAAGGAAGATGATGTTGAGGATGATAATGATGATGATGATGAAATTGAAAAAAAAAGTAGTAAAAACATGAATTTATTAATTTTTTTGAATTTCGATTTAGAAAAATATAAAAGATTAAGATGCTCACTTGAAATTTCAACAAATCAAATAAAGGTTGAATTAGCTTTCAAAAAAAATATAAGTGATCCAATAGATTTAGTCTTTAATGAATATGATTTCAAAAAAGTGTATGATTATATTAAGAAATTTTTGAAAAACGATTTTAGTAAATATTTAATAAATAAGCAATTCAAAATTGAAGAATACGAATATCTAAAATTTGATACTTTTCAATCTTGTTATCAAATTAATGATAATAGTATTATTAATCAAAATAAGGAGAAATTTAATAGTATTATTTATAGTCTTGATCCATATATATTAAAATATATAAAAATTAATGAAGTAGTCAAGAAAAATGAAAATGATGTTAAAAGGAAAATACACGTTGATAGATTAACATTAATTAGAAAAATTAATCATAGTTGTTTATCAGACTATTTTAGTAAGATATCGAAAATGATATCTACGTTTGCTGTAAATTCTAAAACATATAAAGAAAAATATACTAATTTTTTACTTTCTGATAATATTAATTTTGAATATGATCAAAATTTATATAAAACAAAAATTAAAAAGAGCTCCACAAATATCTATGGAAGCAAATCAAATTTATGTTCAACAAATCGTAATAGCAATTTACATACAATTCAATTTTGGGCTGATACACCTCAAGAGATAGATTTATATAAAAATATAATGATTTATAGTCTTTATAAGACAAAGCAGAAAACAGTAAGTAATATAGAAAAATCATCAAAAAAACCACAAAAAACAAGAGAAGAATTAAAAAAGAAACAAAAAGCAAAACTAGAGAAACAAAAAGCAAAGAAAAAACGTAAAAAGCAAAAAGAATCACAAGGAATTTCAGATTCTGAATCGGAATCAGAATCTGAATCTGAATCTGAATCTGAATCTGATGAAGATAAAGATAAAGAAATAGGTCAAGAAGAAGAAAAAGTAGAAGAAGAAATAGACAATAGTAAAGATAATAGTAAATTTCAAGTTGAATTTTCTAAATCGATTAGAATTAAACGATTTCATTTATTTTTTCCATCTTCTGCAAGTTATTGTGACGAAAACAATTTACCTGAAATGTGTGAATACACTAAAATAACAAATGGAAGTGTTAAACAGCCTTTAGTATTTAATAAACTTGAATATGATGATATTCTTAAAAATAATGAAAAATTACAGAAAGAATATTATTATCCTTTAAAAAATAAAGAAGATGAAATATGTCCGAGTCGAATTCAACAATTCTCGGAATATAAAGGATATTATCTATTATCTTGTGATGCTTTTTGTTTTGAATGTAATATTGCTTTGTCAATTTACGATTTTAATTCTAAAATAGAATTAAAAAAATGTCCAAATTGTAAAACTAATGATAACCTATTAATTAATATTGAAACAGATGGAACGAGATATTTCTCAATTGATCTATATAAGAAAATGTTCAACTATCCAATCAGAAGTAAAGACAAAAAGCTATGTAAGAATGATAATAACAGATTTGAAAAAATTATAAATAAAAATACTAATAAAAATGATAAAGATAATAGTGATAAGATATCATATATATTAAATGCTGATACAAATATTGAAAAAGGACGTTTTGGTAATATATCTGAAAATAAAAATAGCATCCTTTTTAAATATTTAAACATTATAAAACATGAACAGAATCAAACTTTTCTAAGATATTCGTCGTCTAATAATGGATGTTATATACATTTTATTAAAAAAATATATGATATGGAAACAGATAGTAATCAAAGTATGTCTGTTTTTAAATCAAATTTGATTAAAAACATAAAAAATAATATGGATAAATTGATAATAATAAATAATAAATATAATCAGCAATTTTTTTATGATTTATGTAATCTTATTCACAATAATGAGAATAGATCTCTTATACACGATTTAATACACGATATTGCATGCTTTCCTGGAATACTATTCAAAAATGGTTTAAATATTTTTATTTTTAAAGTTCATAACAAAAGTGTTCAATATTTTTGTAACAAAAATATTTACAGAAATAATAATCTTACAAAATATCCTTCTTACTTTGGAATTTATAATGAAACATTAAATCGATATGATCATATTTCATTAGTAACAGATAAAAGAATTAAAAAAAACAATATATGTCAATATCTTACTAAAAATTATAAATCTAATTTACTATTTAATTTGAATAACAATAGTATGTATATATTACGACAAAATTGCAATATAGTTTTTAATACAGATTTTTTTAATTATTTTAAACATAATAAATTGAATATAAAAAGACGCTATTTCAAAAATGAGATTAATAATTTGGATATATCTATTATGGAATGGGCAAATATGAACAATTATAAAATAGAATCACAATTGATGCTAAATAAAGTTATAATGTCAATTTATGTTGAGAAAGATAAAAAAATCTTCTTAGTACCGATAAAGCAGTCGTTTTTTCCCTTTTGCGAGATTAAAAAAACACGAACTAAAATTATAGAGGATACAACAATATTACCAAGTTTTAATGATTGTTTAACATTTTATAGTGATAATATCATTCCAAATATTAAAAAATATATTGTTAATGATGGTCTAATAAAAGGAATATTGTTAGACACCAATGATAAATTTATAATTAAACCGACTAAAATTAATGAAAGGATAATTCCAAAAAATTTAATAAGATCAGAAGAACCTTTACCAACAGCAGAAAAGAAAGAGAAATATGATATAACAGAAACATTTAAAAATGATTATGAAAATTTTTGGATTTTATATGAGAAATTTTTATTGAAAGTATCAAATGAATTCAATATCAAAAAATCCAACACAGATTTATTTGATTTTATTGAAACATTTAAAGCAAATGATGATGAGCTAAAAATGCTTGATTTACTTAAGAATGAAATCAAATATAATAAAAGTATTAAAAGAATTATTATGAAGGAGGAGCAGCCATCATTTCTAAAAAATAATCTTATAAAAGAAACATTATATGATGAAAATAATATAATTATAGATCATAAGCAAAAAATTAGATTAATTAAAAATAAATTCTTTACTGGAAATCTATTAGACAAAATTAGCAATATAAAACAACGAAATGTATATATAAATAAAAATGAAGGTTTAAAGTTACCTACTAGTATAAATGATTATTTGCATCTTGATTTCAGATATTTTAAACAAAATTATATTGAAAATTTTGAATTAGAAAAAAAAGATGAAACAAAACTACTCGAAATTTTAAACAAAGAATATAAAGAATATGATACAATAAAAAGTATATATAAGATTTTTGATAAAAAATATAATATAATACTTTTCAACGTGTTTGGAAGATTTGACTCCTTTAATTTTAAAGAGAATAGAAAAAACATTCTATTTTACATTCATTCGAAAGAGAAGATTTACCCTATAATATATAATGATGATGTGTTTATTGATAATTCTTATCTATCAAATGAACTTTTAGATATCTTATTAGATGAGGAAGATACATCTGATTTATATTTTTTAGAAGATATAAATAATTATAGTTTCGTAGAGGAAAATAAGCAGCCTGAACCTGAATCTGAATCTGAATCTGAATCTGAATCTGGATCTGAATCTGAATCTGATAATTCGGTTTATTGTAAATTTATTCCAAAATCGGATTATAGACAGAGAGATTCTTGTCAAAAGACAGATATTTCTTCAGAAAATAATAGAGAAAAATGTAAATTCAATCGTATAACAAATAGATGTAATCTTAGAAAATTTTAAAAGCCTTCTGCTAAAGCGGTTAATGCCAAAATAATAGGTAAATTCAATCAAAATAGCCTTAAAGGTCGCATGTAGACATTTTAAAAAACCCAATATAAATTGGGGAAACATACCTATTGATCATAATACAATTTAATAATATCGATATTCTTCATTTCATTTTTGGTAATTTTTTTATAATTGTCGATACAATCTTGAATTGTTTTTTTTAATTTATTCAAACGCTTTTTCCACGCTTCTGATTTTACGAGCTCGAGAATCCCTTGATTATCCTTATTTGGCTTCCAACACGAAGATATATATTTTGAACCATTTTTGAAACTATCAGGGTTAAAACGAATAAATATCATAGGAATACAGAGCATTTCTCCTGTTTCTGGATTACTAGTTCCAAAGTCTTGCATTAATTCAAGAGTTCGAACTTCGTCACAAGATGCGTCATAGCCTTTGTGTTGATTTTCGTCGACCTCAACGATAAGAACATAATCATTACCAAATTGAACGTGAGCGTCTGCTTTCTTACGGGAACATGCACCAGTTGTAGGTTGATTGAAAATCCATGAAAGATCTCCAAATTCTTTATTGATAAATTCAACAACTGCTTTTTCCTTCTTTCCATAGTTAGATGGAGCTTTTGTTAGTCCTTCATGGTTAGCACAAATAAGGCAAAGACCTCCGTATTTGTTTTTAGCAGAATCAATATGAAATTGATTACAAATAGAACACATTGGGCTTACAACATTAACCATTTTTGGTTTGGCATGCTCTTTGCAATACTTTCCTACTGTTTGGCCTTTGAAATTAAAACAAGGTTGTGAAGTGCAAGTTTTATGCTCACATTTCTTGTTTACAACATCAACCATATCTGTTTCCGCATGAGCTAGGCAATACTTTCCTTCTGTTTGACCTGCGAAATTAAAATAAGGTTGTTTGGAGCATTTAGCACATTTCTTGTTTACAACATCTTCCATACCTGTTTCCGCATGATCTTTGCAATACTTTCCGACTGTTTGACCTGCGAAATTATAACCAGGGAATTTTGAGCATTTAGGACATCTCTTGCTGTTGACATTAACAATATTATCTTTTGTATAACACTCATTTTCCTTAATTAATATTTTACGGTGATCGCCACAAATAAGTGCTCTTGATAAATCGAAATTACCTGGAATGCAATTTGGAATAGAAGTATTCGCGAAATTATAAACAGCTTGTTTTCTATTTTTACTTAAAATATTTTTATCATTTGTGCACAATGTACATTTAGTCATTTTTTTTACAATTTTTTTATATGAAAATGATATCTGTCTCCTTTCAAATTTTTTATCATTTTTATTTTTTTTTTGATGATAGTCCCTTTAAATTTTCTAAATCAAAATAATAGGTAAATTTAATCAAAATAGCCTTAAAGGTCGCATGGAAGTCGGTGTTGAAAACTAGCAAGGAGACCGCAAGGAGACATTCTAAGGCGTTTAAGTGCTCTTTCCATCGCTAAAGCGGTTAATGCCAAAGTAAGGTAAATTCAATCGAAATAGCCTTAAAGGTCGCATGGAAGTCGGTGTTGAAAACTAGCAAGGAGACCGCATGGAGACATTTTAAAAAAATCTAATAATATAATAATGGGTTTAATTAAAGCTTCTATTGTTACTTTTATTGCTTTTTTAGTCTTACAGCTTTGGTTTTATGAAAACAATCCAATCAAAAAATATATTCCTGAAAAATATGAATTATATATCGTTCTAATTGTGATTTTCATAATAGAATTAATGCTTTAACTTTTTCTTGAGAAGTACAATTGATATAACACTGAGAGACGCAATTGAAATTTGAAAAATTCTGCAGTAATATTTTCTTGATTTTTTCAAATCTTCTTTTTCAATTTCTAAATGCTTCTTTCTCATACCAGTAATCATTAAGTTAAGATCATCTGGAAATTTTTCAATTCTATCCTCAAACCTTTCAATATCTCCTTCAAGTGTCTTTATATTTTTCTTAATAACATCGATCTCATCAGTCATTTTCAAGAACATAAAAGTGTCTTTTTTCCCAGTTTTCAATTCAAGCTCTTTCAATTCCTCTTTTAGTTCTTCAATTTTATCTTCATTTATTTCAATTTTGGGTCTTAATGATAAAAAATTACTATATTTCTCATCAAAGGCTTTAAATACTTTAGAAACTTCCATTTTTTGATTTTTATTCAGTAGACAAATGCTTTTATATGTTGAAAAATTTTCAATATAAAAAGAACGAACATATAAATAATAATAAGCAAAATCTTAAAAAAAATGAAAACTATTCAGTCACCTGATAAAATTACAAACATTATCCATATCTCTGATATTCACATTAGAAATGGTAATTCTCTTCTATGCCGTTATGATGAATATAATTGCGTTTTCGAAAATCTCATAAACAACCTAAAACAACTTGAAAACATCAATACTACTGTTTGTGTAATAACAGGAGATACATTTCACCATAAATCTAAATTGGAAACACCAGGTATCAAGCTCTTTAACAAATTTATAAAAAATTTATCAAATCTTTGCTACACTTATATCATACTAGGAAATCACGACTTTAAACAAGAAGACGTTGAATCTTCTATTGATTTCCTTGATGCTTTCAAAAGTAATTTCAACGATAAAATTGAATTTCTTGAAGAGACTGGATTATATAAAGCATCTAATGTTTTGTTCGGGTTATTTTCTGTTAAAGACTCATTGAAGATAGGTGCTGGTTCGGGAGCAATCGATATACTACCTGAATTCCCAAAACCTCTAACAGATGATAATGAAATTGATACCAAAGTTGCTTTATTTCATGGAACAATCATACATAGTAAAGTATCAAATACACGATCTCTAGATGATGGTTATCCGTTTGAATGGCTTGACGTTGGCTATGATTTTGCATTGCTAGGTGACGTTCATCTCCGTCAACAATTAATAAGAAGAAAAAGTTCTAATTTAATTGCTGCTTACTCTGGTTCGTTAATCCAACAGAATTTCGGTGAAGAACTCCTTAATCACGGTTACATCAATTGGAATCTAAACAACAAATCATTGACATTTCACAATGTCAAAAACGAATTCGGTTTTTTAAAACTTCAATTCAAAAACAATACTTTTTTCCTCGATGAAACAGATATTTCAATCGAAGAAGCATTGAAAGATAACAACTTCCCTTCTGTCTTGAAAATAAGATTAAATGGAAACTTTGTATCAAATGATGTGTTACATTTGAAAGAACTTCTTAAAAATAAAATTTGTCATTTTGACAACATTTCTTTAAAAAATAAGGAAGAGATTCGTGAAGATGTTAATTCAAATGAATTGTTTAAAAATTATTTACAAAAACACAATATCCAAGATTTGATAATTCCTAATTCTGACAATTTGAAGATTTCAACAAATTGTCAAGATATTAAAGAGGCGATTTTAAAAAAAACAACAGATATTGAAAAGTATTATACTCAATTGACAGAAACTGACAATATTAAGCAAATTAGTAATTTTTATATCAAATCACTTAAATTCGAAGGTGTTCTTTGTTATAAAGAAGAAAACACTATTGATTTTACAAAATTTGATGACAAAATCAATCTAATTTCCGCAAAAAATGGAGGTGGAAAATCCTCCTTATTTGAAATTATTTGTATAGCAATTTTTGGGAAAACTGATAAGTCAATCGTCACTAAAACTACACCTAGAAAATGCTATACTGACATTGATATAATTTTGAATGACACTCCCTATAAAATTCTAAGAAGTTTTGATGTTAAAGATTCGAAACCTTTAAAAAAGAATTATGGTGTTTTTAAAGGTAACGATTTGATAACTGTTGCTCTTGATAACGCCAAAACGAATTTGTGGGTTAAGGAAAAAATAGGAAATTTGAATGATTTCCTTTCAAAATTTATGATGAAACAAAGCAATGAACAGAGCTTTCTTTCAATGAAAAGCACTGAACAGAAAAATTTCATTGATAATGCTTTTGGATTAACAAATATTAAGACTAAAATTGACTATCTTGAAAAGGTAAAAAAATCTCTAAAATCTATTTTGAAAACAATCGACGTTTCTAAAAAAATTCATGCTAACGCTGTTGAACCTCATATTGACACTCAAAATTTCACTGAAAACATCGATGAAATCAATAAGGAAATTGAAGAACTTAATGTCGAAAGTCATTTCGATTCAAAGATTGATGATTTAAAACTATCTGAAATTGATATACAAAATAAAATTGATAGTTTCCAGAATAAAGATACAAATGATAAAGAACTTATTGAAAACAAACACTCAAATTTGCTTGAAAAATTAAAAGAAAGGCAAGATAAAGAACTAGTTTTAATTGAAAATGAAAATAGACTTTTGAATGATATTTCAAATTTGCGTAAAAACACACATAAAATTGATACATCAAAAGAAGTTGTTCAAAAAACCTTAAGTTTCATTTATAAATTTGAAACCCGAATCGAAGAGTTCTCAGAGAAAATAAAGGAAATTGATGATTATAATAATATAAAGAATGATCTTAGTGAAACATTAAAAAAACTTAAAACATTATCAGATGAGCTTAATATCCCTTTTAATCCGAGTTGCCACGCTTGTATCAAAAATCCTATTAGAATTCAAGCAAAAAGATTGGAAGAACACAAAGAAGAACTTGAAGAGAAAATTGCTAAATATAATCTTGTTGGCGATTATATGGTTAAATACGATAAAATGAAAGAGATATTAAATGAATATAATCGTTTTAAAATTTTTAAAAAGTCATATGAAACCATAGAAAAGCATTATAAGGAAAACGAAGAGATCTATCTTAAAATTGAAAACTATGAAAAAGAAGTATCTGAAAATCGCAATGAACTCAGTGAGCTTCGTAATAAAATTTTTAAAATCAAAATAAAACTAGATGAATATAGTCAAACCATAAAGCAATTTGCTGTTAATGAAATGGAAAACCAATTAAAATATTGGAAACATGTTTTGATTGAAAAAAAATCATATGAAATTTATAAAGGAAATCGCATTAAAAATGTTGAATTACAAAATACACTTCAGAACCTTAAAACTCAACTTGCTATATCAAAAATGAAAAATGATGAAAATGAAAAGAAAATTGTTAAATATAAAAAGATTGAAGAATTGTATGAAGATGTTAAGGGGAAAAAAGAGACAATTGACAAACAATGTGAAATCCTCTCAAAATATTCTAAGTATATTTACAACGATTTTATTTTACCCAAAATAAAAGAAAAGGCCAACCAATTGATTCGCTCTGTTAGTGATAACTTAGAAATAGAGTATAAATTTGATGAAGAAACCCTTGAATTTTATGGGAAAACAAATGAATATGAAGATATTGATACAAAAAATCTTTCTGGATTTGAACACTTCATTTCTTCATTATCAATTAGAATTGCTATTATCGAATTAACTTCGACAAAAATTCAAATTTTTATTGATGAAGGTTTTACGTCTTGCGATTTTGAAAATATTAACAAAGTTCCAACATTTTTGTCAAAATTGACAGATATATTCAAATCAATTGTGTTAGTCTCGCACATCGAAATTATAAAAGATAATGTTGATAATGTTTACGAAATTATAGATTTTAAAATTAAGGTTTAGAAGGTTTCCATTTCAAAAATGTAGGTAAAAATGCTAAAATTGCCATTAAAATTACGACATCTATTATTAAAATAAGATCATTTTTATTTTTACATAAATTATCATAAACGATTGATTGTTTTGAATTTTTAGGTTTAAACAAATCATAAAAATGTTTTAATGGTGATGGCCCGAAATTACCGTGTCGACAATCATAATGATGATCATAGTAAGCAATTGCTAAATATGTAAAGTATAATATACCTACCAAAATCCACTTATTCTTTGGAGGAGCATACCAGTAAAAAGACGCAAGGAACAAGGAAAGTACGATACATTTTACGTTACCTGTAAGTGGGCCATCATAACAAATCTCACCTTTTTTTAATGCTTCAAGCTCTTCCTCTGTCATATCAAATTTTTTCACTTTTTTATTATCGTCATCGTTATTAAGAAACATTTCGATTTTACCTTTATTGACAGATACTGCTACAATTACAGCAACTATAACTACTATTTTTTGTATATTATCGAGTACAAGATTGGCTTTGTCATACATTTTATTATTATATTATAACATATTTATTTTTTGATTGATATAAGAGAAACAAAAAGTCCAATAAATACAATTAATGACAAAAATAATATTATTGTTATCTTATTATCCATAAAACTGTAATTTGTTTGGAATCGATGAACTTCATCAAAAGGATCAAATTTATTAGCTATTTTGGCATAATCAACTGGATCACTCTGAGAGATGCCTAAATTAACAAACGTTAAACTGAAAATAGATAAGAGAATCAAAAAATTAATAAATATACCTATCATCTCTTTAAATGTCAGTGATAGACAGCCTGTCAATGAAGTCAACATAAAAATACAAATCAAAAGTATAGGTACAAACATCAAAAATGTTGTACTTTGCATATTATTTTCGTACGAAATTTTACCATCATTTAATACTATATTTGGCATTTGTTGGTTTATTTGTTTTATATCTAAATACTCTTTAAAACCTATGTTTTTATCAATAACTTTTGAGAGTTGGTTGTAATTATTCTCGACGTTGAATCCATAAATGTAGAGTGCTTCCGAAACTGTAAGTAATAAACTTACTAACATCAAAGCGAACATAACATTTGAAACTTGAATATTTTTGTCAGTACAATCGTGTTTATTATGGATTCTAAACAAAAAAAACATGATTATAATTGGAACTAGTAATACTAGAAATACAACTACATTCTCTGCAATATTGGAACGAATATCAACATCTTTAAAAGAGTCGTGATATTTGTTATTTTTGTTAATAATTTCGTCTTCCTCGAGTAATTTCTCCATTTATTATATTATATAATATATAATAATGGAAAATTCATTTGATATCTTTGTTGAAGCCTTTGATGCTGACAAGCCCTATTTATACATTGGATTAATTGTTTTACTTGCATTGCTATACATTTTGAAATTAGAAAAGCGTGATGTCTCGTTTATGCTAATGAATATTATATTATATACTGCCATAACAACCACTATATTTTATACTTATACTAAATCAGAAAAGAGGAAAATAACTGAAAAGTATATTAATGATGTCTTATCTCTATTATATGATACAGATCGAGAAAACTATGAGAAATTTAAAGAAAAATTAAGAGAAACCAAAACAAAATCAAATGATAATATTTCATTCATCAAAAAGAATATTACATACTTATTAGGTGCTTTATTTTTTTTAATATTTATTGTATTTTATTATATAAATAAGAACGAAATTTCCATTACCTCAATTGGTCGAAACGCATATTACTTGATTATTTTAGGATTGACAGAAATTTTTCTTACTTTTTTTGTGATTACAAGAATTCCATTACCAAACATAGTCAATTTAATGGACGCCTTTATTAGACGAAGAGAACGGTGTTCTAAGGAGAATGTTAAACAAATGATAAGCGAAGATACAAAAGCCAAAAATTGCAATAATTTTAAAGATGATGGTGACACTTGTGTTGTAGAAGATATACATAAGTTTAAATGTAATAATGGTAGGATCAATCGCTCAAGATTTATAATAGACCCTACTGTCACCTAAAAAAAATTTTCAGAAAAAAAAATTTTCAGAAAAAAAAATTTTCAGAAAAAAAATTTTCAGAAAAAAAATTTTCACCTGTAACGTACAATTCGTAATCATTTTTATTTGTGTTCAACACAAACCTAATAATTTATAAAATTAGGATGACATAAAATATTTTGTTAATATGTAAAGCGTTACTAACGTATTTATACCTGTAACACCTATTGTTTCTAAAATCAGGTACCATTCAGATTTTTTGACACATATCAATACACATGGATCTGGTTTTGGTTCGTATTGATAAATGATAAATAGTGTTAGCAAAGACACAAAGACAAATATCCCCCAATATTTATTTATAAATAAAGACCAAAATATTAGAGAAGATGTAATTAAGCAAACAAATATAAAATATATAAAATAAGTCTTTTCGATATTTTTTTTACCAAATATACCAATATGTATATCAAGAAAAAGCATAAGATACAGTATTATACATATAACAGCAGATACAATTACCCCTGTTTCTATTTCACGATCCATCTTATATATACTTTAATATTATAAAAAAAATTATTAGAATATCAATAAAATTTTCAAAAAAAAATAAAAATGATTGCAGGATTTAACTGAAATATTAAGTTTATACAAGAGAAAAAGAAGAAAAAGTAAAAAAAATGACAATTTATATTCACGAGTTTTTAGTAATGGATATTTCTGAATATGTGATCGAAACAATTCATAATAAAAATATAAGAAATTTAGTTAAAGATTATATCAAGGGTGGCTATTCAAAAACAAGTGTTATTAAAAAATATGGACCTATAAGTGATTGGGACGTTTCTAAAGTTACTGATATGTCTCAATTATTTGCTAATACTTATTGGAATAACCATATGTTCGCAAATTATTGTGGATTCAATAGTTTCCATTGGAGATACTACCATCATTTTAGTAGAGAAGCAATTAATCGTGCATATAATGCACATTTCATATTTGAAGAGGAACATCCAGACTTCGATATTTCAAAATGGGATGTTTCTAATGTGACTTCTATGAGAGAGATGTTTTGTCATAACAATCTATTTAATTATGATATTTCTAAATGGGTTGTCTCAAAAGTAACTGATATGACTGGTATGTTTGAAGACGCAACTTATTTTAATAAACCTATTAAAGACTGGGATACTTCTAATGTAACTAATATGAGGAACATGTTTTGTCATTGTACCAAATTCGATCAAGACATTTCAGGATGGAATACTTCTAATGTGACTAATATGACTGGAATGTTTTATGGTGCTATGGATTTTAATATGCCTATTGGAGAATGGAATGTTTCTAAAGTGACTAATATGAAAGAAATGTTTAAAGACGCATATAAATTCAATAAGAATTTAAATGATTGGGATACTTCTAATGTTCGTTATATGAATTCTATGTTTGAAACCGCAAGAAAATTTAATAAATATTTAAATGATTGGAATACTTCTAAAGTCTTATATATGAATTGTATGTTTAAAAATGCACATGATTTTAATGGTTCTATTGGAAATTGGAATACTTCAAGAGTTTTATATATGACTGAATTATTTAATAGAGCATATAAATTCAATCAACCTATTGGAAATTGGGATGTATCACGTGTAAAATCTATAAAATATATGTTTAAAAATGCACATGAATTTAATCAATCACTTGAAAATTGGAATGTTTCTAATGTAACAAATATGCTACATTTATTTAGTAACGCATATGAATTCAATCAGTCAATTGGAAATTGGAATGTTTCTAATGTGACAAAAATAGATGGAATGTTTCATGATGCTGTTAAATTTAATCAACCAATTGGTAATTGGGACATTTCAAATGTGACTTCATTAGATAGAATGTTCCAAAATGCAAGGAAATTTAATCAACCAATTGAGAATTGGAATGTTTCTAAGGTGACTAGTATGGAACATATATTTCATAATGCTGTTGAATTTAATCAACCAATTGAGAATTGGAATGTTTCTAAATTATGTTACTGTACTTATATGTTTTCTAACGCACAAGAATTTAATCAACCTATCAATAGCTGGGGATTAAGTAACTTAATAGATGTTAAATTTATGTTTAATAATACCATTAAGTTTAATCAATCTTTAGATTCTTGGAATTTTAATGGTGCTGTAAAGCAAAAAACATTTGATAAATCTGGAATATCATTTTCAAGTTTACCAGAAGATCAAAAAAGTAAATACAAAATGATTTTAGTAGAAATTTAATTTATATGTTAATATATATTAAATGGAATCAATTCAAAACTTAATTTCTAGAAGAAAATCACTATTGCTTTTAAGTTCAAATTCGGATGTCAAAAGCTCAACAACATTTTTAGAGAAACGCAAAGGAACCATCCTCGAACCTCAGCCTGAACCTGAACCAGAACCTGAACCTGAGCCTGAGCCTGAGCCTGAACCAGAGCCCGAGCCTGAGCCAGAACCATTCCTTACTTTCAGAAAAGTTCGGTTTACAAGAACTTCTACTTCGGGAGCTGCTGATGACATATTCCATATTGACGAATTACAAGTTTGGGTAGATGGAGAAAATATAGCGAGAGAAAATGGAGCAAATGCGTTTACAACAGTGGATAATACAAATGCTCCTGTAACGAGAATAAATAATAATCTGATTACTGGAAGTACAACGTTCAACTCAGATACGTCTACAACAATTGGTGATAATTTCGGTATCGATTTAAATACAGATGTATCAACACATGATCTTGAATCTATTGTATTATATAACAGACGTGCCAATAATAGCAATAGAATTGTTGGTATAAGAATGGAACTCTTGAATTCAAATGATGAAGTTGTGTTAGTCACCAATGAAATAACACAAATAAAGTATTATTTTAGATTTGATGGAGACCAGATTGGAAAGGCTTCATTTTCCAACACAGCTTCTACGACAGCTGTCATAGATATTCCTGCTGACACAGAGAGTTTAACAGAAGTTGCCGATTTAGGTACATTGAATTACTTGTTTTCGAAGGTTCGATTGATGCGCACGTCATATATAGCGGCTTTCTTAATTAAAGAATTACAATTGTTCATCAATGGAGAGAATAAGGCATCTAATACAAAATCGGAAAACACTGTATTTAGTACGTTTGTCGCACAAACGAGTTATCCACTAGAAAATATAAACTCCGGTCTGAATAATGAATTAAGATCTTCGGGTTCTTTAAGCGCTGGTGATAATTGTGGTGTGAATTTAAATTCTTATTTTTCAAAATATGATATTGAATCCGTCGTTGTATATCATCGTGTTGGATGGGGTAATGCGGCGATAGGTATAACCATTGAGCTACTGAATGCGAATGAAAATATTAGGGTTTCGTCTTCTGAAATATCTTCTGGTAAATTTTATTATCGTTTCGACGGCGATCGTATTGGCGATGCGACATTGTCTTCGTCGGCTTCCGCAATAGCAGTTATAGACGATTCATCAAACACGGAGAGTTTGACAGGATTGTAAATGGATATTCATAAAAAAATGAAAAATGACTTTCAAAGTCAAACAACAAGTGAGTAATTACAAATCATTACAAATCATTACAAATCATTACAAATCATTATAAACAACTACAAATTTATAAGAATGACTACAGCCGAGATAACTGGATTCATCGGAACATTTTTCCTCATTGTACGCTTGTTCCCCTTAATTTATGAACAGATTCGCACCCCTTACAAAATAAACATGTCATTTCTGTTGATAGAAGTCTTTGCGTGCCTTTTCTTAGGAGTTTCTGCAGTTCTCTATAATGCGCTTCCATTTGTGATTGCGAATATTCTCTCTTTCATTAACTTAATGATTATATTATCGATTCAATTTAGACTTAGAATGTGTGTAGACGTTGACAAAGATGACAGTATTGTTTGATTGGATATTTTACGACAAGTTGACACGGAAACGTCGGAGCTGAAAGTTTCAACCATGCCGTCGATGATCTCGATGTTCGCAACGTCAAATCTGTAGATAAAAATTTCAATAAGATCATTTAACTTCTTTAAGATTAAAATTATTTATTTTTACGTTTTTCAAAACTTTATTCTCAAAATTGAATAATTCAGGATTATTTTCCATATCAATATTGGTATCAATATTAACGATATAATGATGTATATTTTTCGTCTTTTTCTTTGAGATTACTGTGTAGTTCAGATTGTTCAAACCATTTGTTTTCCAAGTATCGACATCTTGAACTATTTTTTCATATTTTAAATTCTCTTTTAAATTATTTTGCTTTAATGTCATTAATTTGGTCTTAATTGATACTTGTTCCATATCAATCACTAATCCCTCTAATGGGTAACCGATTTCTAAACCAGCGTAATGAATACGATTTCTTAACATATCATCCTCACCACCCCATCCTAACGCATTATTTGGATATCCATTTATTTTTTTAAAATCTTTTGTATTAAAAGCTACAACGCCACCTAAAAAGGGTGGGTTGTTTTCATTAATTTTTCCGTAACTATAACGAGTTCCTTTTACTGCCAAAGCAATAGGAACACTTGGTTTCTTTAAGTAATATTTCATTAAATTAGAATCAGGTATCATATCGATGTCAGTAAAGATAACATGACCTTTTAGTTTTTGTTTTACAGCAATATCAAAGCCGATGTTCTTTAATTTGCCTATATTGAATTTACGACCATCTTCTGACTGTTCTACAACAATTATATTAAGATTAGCATCTTCAAATAATTTGGGCATAATTTCTAAAAATTTTTCTTTTTGGCTCGTGCGTTTCCCAGAAACATCTTCACGAAAAATTGTTACAATTACTATATCTGGTTTTGTTTTTGGTTTTTCAAAAAATTTACTTGAACGTATTGCTGCAATTTCTTTTAGTTTTGAATTAAAATATTTTAAAAGATTTTTTTTTGAAAAAGTCTTCTCATGAAATTTCATAGCATTTTCAGCAATTTTTTTACATTTGGAATCATTTTCTTGGCACCATTCAACTTGATCTAATAAATTAGAAAGATCTTTTTTAATTGGCACAAAATGTTTATAAGGTTCTAAAAGATCACTATACCAGATCTTATAAGGAGAATCAGGTAAAAGAACAACTGAACCTGAGCTAAGTTCTGAACCGAGTCTAAAAGCGGAAACATTACCATCTAAATTTAAAATGTATTTAAATTTCAATTTTTCAGTATCAGTTATTTTATTTTTCAATTGAATATCGAATTCCTTAGGATCAAATACTTTTACAGGCTCATCTTTTGGTTTTTTTAAACGTCTATTAAAGTCGACTAAACCAACATCAAGCACATCAGGATTTTCTTTTCCCATTTTTGCTGCTTTTAATCTAATATTAGTATCATAAGTAGTTCCACATCCAGTTAATTTACCTCTAAATATTACTTTTTCAATTTTGTCTTTCCAATCAGTTCTTTCAGGTTCATTATGAATTTTGCATGCTTTTTTGGAACTATAATCTGTATAAAAATTTTCACTAACTTTACGCCAATCGTCTTCATTTGGCATAAGAAGGTCTGCAAAAGCATCTGTTATTGATGAAGAAAAAATAGGACAATAAGTTTGTTTTCTATATTCTTCTGGTAACTTTACTTCACCATCCATCAAATCATCAAAAGGATAAGTCAAGTTTTTCTTTATAATTGGAAAATCTTTCTTGTTCAGAAAGAAAACAGAGTCAGGAACTGTTTCAGATTCACAGAGTTGTTCAAGCATATCTTTAAACACATTTTCAGATCTATCACCTTCAACATTCTCAAAAGTTCCTTTTATAAGACAATTATTATTTGTAATCCAAAATTGACGATTATAGTTTAATCTTCCGCTAAATTTTGGTTGAAGCTTCTCAATTACATTTTTTGTAAGTTTTTGCCATAAGATTTTTTTTTGATTTGAATCTGTTGTTTCAACAAAATTTTTTAAATCTTCTTTATCTTCATCATCAATATAAAGTTGCTTTAATATTTCATCACTATTGCGATATCTAGCATTTGAAAAAGGCAAATATACTTCTAATTTGTTATCTTTTATCATTACAAAAACACTTTTCTTTTGCTCATTAAATATATAATTAAAGGTGTTCTTAACTGCTTGAAAATTGAAGTCTTTATAAATTTTTGGAATATCAATTGATTTTTTTAAAGTATAATTTTTTAATTTTAAATGTCTTAAAGGCAAATAAGAATGTTTCTCAATATCAGCGACGTCTCCTGCAGTATAAAAAAGTTGATCAAAAATATTTGGAAATCTTTGAAACTTTTTATTGGTTACCACAATAGGTTTCTTTGTATTTTCTTCACATTCTTTAATATTTTTATAATAGCCTTTATTCGGTATGACTGGTATTACAGATTTGTTTGATTTCTTGAATCGTTTTGTTTTTTTATTTTTTTTTATAAACTTCTTTGTAAATTTTGCCATTATTATTACATATAATTTAATTTAGACCACGAGGTCTTGGTACTTCTTTTGGTTTCATAGTATTCATTCCATAACACGTGGGGCATTCACATTTATAATTTTTAGACAAATTTTTTTGTTCTAAATGTTCTAATTTCTGCTTCTTGGCAAGGAATGAGTTCTTAACGGATTCACACTCACTAAGTTTTCTTGTAATTCCTTTTAAATCGGATTCTAGATTTGTTCTATCGCTTTGAACATTCGATACATGATTGCCAGGAGTGAATGCGTCAATATATGCGGGAGCAGGATGTTGTGTAGATCCCTTATAAAGAGTATGTTCTGAAACAGTTAAACTATTGTTTTGAAAATTCATTTATTATTATATACATATATATTTATTTCTTCTTTGCCACAGCTTTGAATATATCTTTATATAAACTATCAATTAATTGCATTCCTTTTTCAATCTTATCCTTATTATGAATTGTAGGTAAAATTCGTATTTTTGAACATAATAAATTAACACAATTTACAATTATCATAAAATTTTTCTGATTCGTAGTTACATTTGTATTAAAAATATATAAAATTCGCCAACTTGCCATTATTTCGAAAATTTCATTTGTTGCTTCTGTATCTTCACTTGAATTATTTAAAATTCGATTTCTTATTACAACATCTCTTTTCTTTGCAAAGGAGCAAAATAAATCCAATAGAAATAACTCATATTTATTATAAAATTTGGTATTCAACCCTTTCCAAGCTCTTGCATGACATTGCATACCTTTTTTAAACACTTTTTTTTTCTCAAAATGTTGAAATAAAGCAAGTACTTTCAATGCACTTTGAAAATTTTGATCTAAAATTGCCTCTATTAAATAAGTAGCCAAAGTTAAAATTAACCGTTTATCACTTGGTTTTCTAATCATATTTACGAATGGATGAACATTTTTGGTTTGTAAATCATGTAATATTTTATTTTCTTCAGATTCAATTACAAAAGATTTTGGCAAATGTAATTCAAGGTCTTTTGGAGAAAATAAAATAACACCATTTAAAAAGACAATCGCATTTCTTGCCTTCTCATCGATTTCTTTATCAAATAAAAGACCATTAAAGTCTTGCTTGAATCTAACTAGAAATTTGCCTATATTTGGGTTCGATAAATTAATATGTTTTGCACAATATAATATTATCTCTGAAAACCACTCTTTTGGTCGTCGTGATATATGCAATTCCGCGCTCCAGAACGATAGCTCATCAAAATCTTTTTTTTGGATTGCTTTTTTAATTTGGTTTTTTGCAAAACTTAAAGTAAAACCCGAGAATGTATTTGTCTTTATTTTCATTATGATTTTTTATATTTTTTATGACGGTTTAGATACACAATAATTATATAGAATCAAGCATATCAACATTTGTGATAAAGTGACGACGGCAACACATTCTTGTTATTTTTAGATCTTTCAAGGCTTTAAAACAAGCCGTTTCAGAAGAATCTGCAATGTTTTCAAAGCTGATTATGTCTGTCTTATCTTTTTCATATTTTTTCAACAATTTTGTGTATTCAATCCAGTAATTTGATATCGATTTTCCACAAGTAAAACAACGAACAGGAATAAGCATGATGATTATGTTATCTTATTAATTTATAAAATATTTTAAAATTTTAAAAATTTTTTATCATTTTTATTTTTTTTCTGAAAATTTTTTGAATGTCTCCTTGCGGTCTCCTTGCTAGTTTTCAACACCGACTTCCATGCGATTTTTAGGCTATTTTGATTGAATTTGCCTTATTTTGACATAACCGCTTTAGCGATGAAAAGAGCATGGATTTTTTCTAATATAAAAGGAAAAAAATATTGAAATTATGGAAAATTTTAATAAGATTCCAAATCTAATCTGCATTGGGCAATATAATGAATGCATACATTACATAAAAAATCTTAACATAAACACTCTTTCTATTAATAATGACTTAGATCACTACATTTTGATCAATATAATATCGAATTTCATTAATCAAAATGTAATGAATCAAAAGAAAAACATTCAAATCGAGCTTACTAATTTTTGCACAGAATTATTTGCAAATTTTCTCGACGAATGTATAAGCAATAATTCTGAAATTACTTATATTTTTTTAACAGAACACGAAAGATATATTCCAGATTCAATCAAAAACAAAACTATTAAAGTTTATATAAACAATAAAGTCAAAACCACTAAAACAATTGATAATCTTCTTCTAGAAGATAACGACAAAAATATATACGAAAAAATATATAATAATAAATAATAAATGAGATACTATCTCAATCTAAAAGATAAAAATTTCAAAAAATCTCTTTGTGCTAAAAAGGAATTCCGATTAAAAAGTTTAAATAAGACAACCCACCTCAAAAAACACCAAATATGGTTATCTAATTTTATAAATTATAAAACACCTTATAAGTCACTATTTATTTATCATGAAGTGGGTACTGGTAAGACATGCTCTGCCATTTCAATAGCTGAAAAATTTAAGAATGATATGTCTTATGCTGATAAGAAAATAGTAATTGTTGCACCTTTAGATGCACTTAATGAATTTACAACAAATTTCTATAATAAAGATAATAGTTTTAAATGTGCAGGAACAATATACGAACAGGAATTAATAGATGACGGTCTCGAAGTCAACAAAGATAATGTAATGAAGAAAATTAATAATTTCTATACCTTTAAAACAATAGACGCATTTCAAAAAATGCCATTAAAATCACTCGATAATACAATCATAATTATTGATGAAGCTCATAAAATTAAATATACAGAAAAAGAAAATAAAAGAGATATACACAAACACATTGAACAAATTGTTAAACTAAATGATGTTAGATTAGTATTTATGAGTGGAACTCCCATTGTTGACAAGGCTCAAGAAATACTTTGGTTTATTAATATAATGAATATGAATGATACGCATGATAAAGACAAGTTTAAAAAGTTAACAGAAGACGAAATTTTTGATTTAAATGATAATATCAAAGATGAAAAAAAATTGATAGATGCAATTGATGGACATTTTACATATCTTAAGTCTGCAGATACAAATATCCCATTAAAATTATTTGATTCTGATGGAGTTATTCCTAATATGGATATTGATTTTTTTGGGAAAAAAATACCAAATTCGAAAAAATTTCCTAATTATAAATCGATTAAATTAACATTATCAAAAATTACAAATGAACATGAGAAATATATTCAAGACAATATTCTAAATCAAGAAATAGCAGATGAAAAAAAACAAAATGCTTTCAATATTAAAGCAATGACAACAAATATTTCATATAAAGAATTAAATAAAAGAAAAATTGAAAAAAATCCAGAAGAAACATTACCAGAAAATTTTTCTCCAAAATGTAATACAATAGCAAGATTAATTGAAGAAAATCAAGGTATTTCTTATATATATTCTAATTATGTTGAGAAAGGAATAGATCAAGTAATCTATGTACTCGAGAAAAAAGGATATAAACTATATAATCAAAATCTTAGTAAAGGGAAAAACTATTTTAAGGAATTTACAAATATAAAGTCAAATAATCAATTCTATATTAGACTAACGTCTGGAAAAGAAACTTCACCATCTGATATTCGAATATTTAAAAGCGACCAAAATAAAAATGGTGAGATAATAAAAGTATGTTTAGCAACAAATAAATATTCAACTGGTGTTGATTTTAAAAACGTAAGAAACATCCACATATTAGAAGCAAATAACAACTTTGGTAACATCAATCAAGCAATTGGACGTGGTATTCGAATTAAATCCCACGATAACTTAGATAAAGAATTTAGAAATACAACTGTATATTATCATGCCACCGAATTTATAAATAATCCAAAACGAGAAACAATAGATATGCATTTATATAAGAAATCAATTGAAAAACAAATGAGAATCGAAAGAATATTTAAAATATTAAAAGATAACTCAATTACATGTACTTTTTTCAAAGACTTAAATGATATTTCGGAAGATGAATATAAGAACACTTATGGGGATATAATCCATAAATCGAATGGTGAGAAGATTAAGTTTACAAAAGATCTATTAGTTGATCAAGAGATAATCAAATGTGCATTTGAATGCGACAATAATACAAAACTTGACAAAGACTCATATAACTATGAATTACATGAACAGTTTACAATATTAAGAATCATGAAATCAATCGAGAACATATTTAAAACATATGATATCAAATTATCATTTGATGATATCAAAATAATAATTCAAAACGAATACGATCTTAATGATCTTGATGAATCCATCAAGTATGCTTTACATGAAATGATATACAAGAAAATCGAATTCAAGAACGTATATAATTTAAATGGACGAATTGTTTTTGACGAATTTTATTATTTTATTTATATTGACGATACGGGAAATGAGCATATATTTAACGAAAATTTAATCAGTTATAATAGTTCTCATGTCGAATTGAAAGATGATTATCTAATTCAACCAACAAAAATATCATCTGATACTGATAAAATCCAATTTCTTAAAGAATTAAAAATTATAATTAATATTAACTTTTTTAGCAATTATAAAGAATATGTGTTTTTATACTATATATTATTTAGAGATGATATAGACGTTAATGATATACCTGAAAATATTTTCAATGAAAGTGAGAAAAAAACGATCGTCTCTTTTATAAATCAAAGAAATGATGCTAAAAATGATAAAAAATTTCTCAAAATGACTGATAAAATATATTTGAAATTTGATAATGAAAATATTAAATTTGTAAATAGACAAAGATCTACAAATTCAAAAACAGGAACAGTTTTTAAAACTTGCCACAGAAAAATAATTATAGATAATTTATTAGAAAAAAACGTTATTGATGAAAATCTAAAAAAAGAATTATTAAATTCAAAAAATTTTAAATTAATATCTGAAAATGAAACAAAAGGCGAAAAAATAACAAAAGACACATTATTAAAGATATCGATAATTTCTTTATTAATCAAATTGAGAGAAGAGAATAAAAATTACATATTGTATCCCTTTGAAAAAGAAGAAGAAGACAAATAATGCGTTTATTTTATCTTTTTTTTTCAACAATATTTAATAATGAATCAAGATAAAGCATTATTTTTATTTGAAGATATTGATGATGGTGAAATTTGTCTATTCATTTACAAAAAATTAAGTCCTGAAGCTTTAAAAATTGCGTTGCCGAATACTGAAATTACAGAGAAAGCAAATTATTTTATCGCAATTTTAAAAAAAGGCATGGATTATCTAGGAGCGACTGAATTTTCAGGAATTGAAATGATAAATCAAAATGAAAATCTAGTTTCATTAAATATAGACTACGAAGAAGCTAAAATGCTAATTAAAATCTCTGAAGAAGAATTTAACAAATATTATAAATTTGGAACAGAAAAATTAGAAAAACTAACAGAAATTGAACAGAAATTACTTTGATTTATATTTTACATAATAAGAATTTGCTCCAACCACTTCAAAAAACAAATGAGCAAAAAATCCAGTTAAGAATAGAGTTATTTCCATTATGTGATTTTTATTCCATGTTTTACAAATTGATGGTAAATTTGTCTTGAAAAATCTCGAAATTATAAAGGCAAGTAGTGTACCGACAGCTAAAATTACGATACCAACAATAACAGCTTCAATTATTAATTCTAATATCATTTATATTAATCATATATTTTAATATGAATGAGGGGTTGCCGGCCTTTCACGTTTTTTGAAGTTTTTTGTTTTTTTCCGAGACTTTTTTGATTTCCTTTTACATTTTAATGTAAATCGTTTCTTTTTCGGAATAGGAGAATTTTCTATCTCAAGATTATTAATATTATTATTAATTTCCTCTATTTCCTGATCAGTATCTGAATCAATCATAAAATTAGTTTATATTTATTTTATCTATTTTTTTAACGCAAATTCAGGAAAACGAATCACTCATATCAAAATCATCATCATCACTCTCATCATCACTTTCACTTTCACTCATTAGATGAAAATTATGCCATTTCGTAGAATACCGATCTTTATAAGTAAATGTGTTTGTCTGCATTTTACTCATAAATGACTTCATTGTATGGCAATTACAAGTGCAGTCATTAAATTCATTGAAATAACGTATAGGTCTATAGTATCTACTTTTTGCTTCATTCGTAACTTTAATACACTTTTTTTGTTCGACATGATAAGAACAACAAGTGCATCTTGAGTAAACTGTAAGCAAACGATTAACATCATCTATATTTTCTCGTATGACTTTCTCGAAATCGCAATTTCCCGTTTCAAAAACTTGATTATCATATTTTTTAACCAAATTTAAAGAACGAATTCTTACAGCTACATGCTGAATAGAATCAAACGATAGAATTAATGGGATCCTTTTTAAGACTTCTTTAAATTTTTCTCTGTGATCAGCATCAAATTCATATATCAAATTTATAATTTCTTTTGGTAAATGATACATTTTTATTCTTTTTGGCAATCAATATATATATATATTGAAAATTTTTTTTTCATTTTTATTTTTTTTGAATGTCTCCTTGCGGTCTCCATGCGACCTTTAAGGCTATTTTGGTTTAATTTGCCTATTATTTTGATTTAGAAAATTTAAAGGGACTACCATCAAAAAAAAAATAAAAATGATAAAAAATCTGAAAGGAAAAAGATATCATTTTCATATTAAAAAATGACTAAATGTACTTTATGCACAAATGATGAAAATATTTTAAGTAAAAATAGAAAACATGCTGTTTATAATTTCGCTAATACTTCTATTCCAAATTGCATTCCAGGTAATTTCGATTTATCAAGAGCACTTATTTGTGGCGATCACCGCAATAAATTGATTGCAGAGAATGAGTTTTATACAAAAGATAATATTGTTAATGTCAAAAACAAGAAATGTGCTAAATGCTCCAAAATACCTTATTTTAATTTCGAAGGCCAAACAGTTGGAAAGTATTGCAAAGATCATGCGGAAACAGGTATGGATGATGTTGTAAACAATAAATGTGCTAAATGCTCAAAAAGACCTTATTTTAATTTTAAAGGCCAAACAGTAGGAAAGTATTGCAAATCTCATGCGGAAACAGGTATGGTTAATGTTGTAGACAAGAAATGTGCTAAATGCTCAAAACAACCTTATTTTAATTTCGAAGGCGAAACAGTTGGAAAGTATTGCAAATCTCATGCGGAAACAGATATGGTTAATGTTGTAAGCAAGAAATGTGAGCATAAAACTTGCACTTCACAACCTTGTTTTAATTTCGAAGGTCAAACAGTAGGAAAGTATTGCAAAGAGCATGCCAAACCAAAAATGGTTAATGTTGTAAGCCCAATGTGTTCTATTTGTAATCAATTTCATATTACTCCTGCTACAAACAAATACGGAGGTCTTTGCCTTATTTGTGCTAACCATGAAGGACTAACAAAAGCTCCATCTAATTATGGAAAGAAGGAAAAAGCAGTTGTTGAATTTATCAATAAAGAATTTGGAGATCTTACATGGATTTTCAATCAACCTACAATTGGTGCATGTTCCCGTAAGAAAGCAGACGCTCACGTTCAATTTGGTAATGATTATGTTCTCATCGTTGAGGTCGACGAAAATCAACACAAAGGCTATGACGCATCTTGTGACGAAGTTCGAACTCTTGAATTAATGCAAGACTTTGGAACTAGTAATCCAGAAACAGGAGAAATGCTCTGTATCCCTATGATATTTATTCGTTTTAACCCTGATGGTTTCAAAAATGGTTCAAAATCTATATATTCGTGTTGGAAACAAAATAAGGATAATCAAGGGATTCTCGAGCTCGTAAAACCAGAAGCGTGGAAAAAGCGTTTGAATAAATTAAAAAAAACAATTCAAGATTGTATCGACAATTATGAACAAATTATAGAAAAAGAATTGACTATCATTAAATTGTATTATGATCAATAGGTATGTTTTCCCAATTTATATTGGGTTTTTTTAAAATGTCTCCATGCGGTCTCCTTGCTAGTTTTCAACACCGACTTCCATGCGACCTTTAAGGCTATTTTGATTGAATTTACCTTACTAGAAGGCTTTTAAATTTTTTAAAAATGATAAAGATACAACCCTTAAACTTAAAAATATAATAAAAAATAATCAAAATGATTGATTATCAAAAAATTATTAATGATTTACCCCTTTTCGTTTCAACACAAGCAATTTTGCCTTTTGTAAAAGCAACATTTTCTGATAACGAAAGTATATATACTGCTGTGCAATATTACAGAGAAGGTGGAATTAGAAAAAAAGCTATTCTTGAATTATATGGTAAAATTGAAGATTGGGATGTCTCAAAAGTCACGAATATGAGTGGCTTGTTCTTTAATTATACGTTGTTCAATGAAGATATTTCAAGATGGGATGTTTCTAATGTTGTCTCTATGGCAAACATGTTTTATGGTGCTGAAAATTTTAATCAACCTATTGGTAGATGGAATACTTCTAAAGTTACTAATATGTGTTCAATGTTCAAAGCAGCGGCTGATTTTAATCAACCACTTAACGAATGGGATGTTTCTAATGTAAAAGTCTTAGCAAGCATGTTTTGTGATGCTTGGAGTTTCAATCAACCTCTTGACAATTGGATTACTTCAAATGTTAATAGCATGTTTATGATGTTCGCATGGGCGATTAATTTCAATCAGCCTATTGGGAACTGGGACACTTCGAATGTGATCATTAACAAATTCATGTTTCTCAATGCTGATAGTTTCAATCAAGACATTTCCAATTGGGACTTGTCTAATGTTACACAATATAGTTATTTTGAAGATGACATTGATGAAACTGATACTGACGATGACATTCATGAAACTGATGCTGATGACATTGATGATATTGATGAAACTGATACTGATGATGACATGGAAATTGAATAAACACAAAAAAACCAAAAAAACGGTTTTTTTTTCATTTTTTTTCAACATATAAAAGAATAAAACTCAAAAAAAATAAAGATGATTTCTAAAATTTTATCAAACAACTTTGAAATTGGGCGAGAGAAGCATATTTTAAAAACCGCTTTTCTTAATAAATATGCTAAATTTTTTCAAAGTTGCCTTATTCCTCGATGCGGCCATATGGCCATTATCTTAAATGATGAAGATGCAATTAAAAAACAAGATTCATTGTCGAAAATATTTAATGACATAAATAGCACGAATCCACCGTTTCTTAATGAGACTTTTAAAACCGTTTCATTTAAAAAGAAAAATTGGATATATGCTTTGCAAACATATTTCGATAAAGAATTTCCGATTTATAACGAAAATAAAAAAAACCAGTTAATCGTTGAATTCAAATCTAATTTTCTATCAAAATTTTCTGATAATTTTAATTCAAAAATTTTCAATGAATATAAAAAGAAAAAATCCCAACTTTATGAGGAGTCGTTTGAATTAAAATTAAGTGATCCAGTATTACATCTTATATCCGAGTGTTTTAACATTAATATCTTCATGCTCAGCAATTTAGGTTATAAACAGTTATGTTTCTATAAGGCAAATTCGGATAATGTGGTTTTATTTGAATTTGATAATGATGTCGGCATTGTTATCAATTCACAAGATGTTAATATTACCACTAGCTTTACTAATTTAGAACCAATTCGCACTAAGAAAATCCAAATTCTATCTAATGAAGAAAAAGCAGCAGAGTACGCAAAAATTATCAAATTTACAAAGAAACAACTTGAACAGAATTTCTCATTCTCAATTGAAAATAAAACAAAAGAAGATATTCTAAATGATATAATTTCAAATATGTGAGACTTTACGAAAAAATATATATGTTATATTAAATGAATATCTCAGACCGACTTCAATTGCTAAAACAGAAAAATTTGTATGATAATACTCGTGATCAATCAATTCGCAATCACAAAGTATACTATGGTACTGACATTGTACTCATGCGTAATAAAGAAAGACGACTAATTGAAACACCAAAACCTATGCCTAAACCAGTTCTTCAAAAGCCTAAACCTCAACCAGTTGTTCAAAAGCCTAAACCTCAACCAGTTGTTCAAAAGCCTAAACCTCAGCCTATGCCTAAACCTGTTGTTCAAGAGCCTCCTAAACCTGTTGTTAAAAAGCCTGTTGTAGATCAAAAATTCGAATTCATTGAAATGAATAACAAAAATTTGAAAAAAACACTTGAACTTGGTGTTGGTCAAATGAATAGTGCGCCCCATAAAATTCAAATTCTTGGTTCGAACGAAAGAAAATTTGATGGAAAAGCTACAAGTGTCTCCACTCAAATTTTAGAATACGTTAATAACAAAGTTAAAATTGATGTGACAGGACGCATACATCCAATTTTCAAATATTATCGTGTGCTAATTTTAGAAACAAAAGGAGGCGAAAAAATGAAGGTTAACTCAATCAAATTTCTTTAAGTATATATGTGTCAAAAATTCAAATGACGGAAAGGAATCTATCGATGATTGAGAAATTTCAATAATATTATTTGTTTTTCTATCATAGAATCTTATATTTGATAACACATTGTTGTTTTTACATATTTTTAATTTATTTGTCAAAATTTTATATTCTTTATTTTGATATTTTTTTGTTTTAACACACACTTCTTCTAAAGTCTTCGATGTGAATGAATCGATAGGTATATATGTATCACGAGAATTAAACAATTTAATCATATTAGCATCTCCATGTTGCAACACATAACAATCAGTTAATTTAGAAAACCGTAAACAATCTTTTTTATTTATAATATCAACTATTTCCGAATAAATAGGTTCATGACAACAAATGTCTGCAAAACTTAAATCGAATTTACATACATTAATATCATTTAATCTTCTGTGAATCTGAAATCTCGCAAACACCACTTCTCTCAAAACATCTTGAATTTCTTTATCGAAACAAATAGTATTATTAATTAATCTTGAATGCAAAATTATAGAATTTAAGTCTATTCGTGTCTTCAAACCTATCATGTGAGAATCTCGTAAAATATAATCGAGCTTATCTGTATCAATTCCATGAATAGTATTGTTCACTATAGTAAATTCCCATGAATTATTCAGTCCAGTGGGTTCAATAACTTCAGATATAAAATTTACATCTTCATCATTTAAATTTATGTCTTTTGCTATATAATGTAAAATATCAATAGATCGCATCTCATGTTCAGTCCATGAATGTTTTTCATCGATATCCCCATTTGCGATCATATTTTTAATCAATATATCATCAAACGCATGAGAGCCAGGCCCGTGACCAATGTCGTGTATAAGTGCTCCTATTTCAATGAGTTCTTGTATTTGATTCGGAATATATGAATATTTCTTAAGATGCTCAATTAAACAATGAGTTATAAAATAAGTTCCAATTTGATGGATTTTTCTCGAATGAGTTGAAGAAGGATATACACGATAAGCCAAACCTGTTTGCTGAATGTAATTGCATCTTTCAAATATAGGATGATCGATTATTTTCTTTATCTTTCCTTTAACTTCTATAGAACCGTGTATAGCATCATGAATAACGGTATATGAAGACATTTTCATATAATAATGTTTAATGTCTTTATATATTATTTTTGAAAACGTTCATATGAGCTTATATTCATGTCTTTATCGTACGCTATATAATTAGTAAATCCTTCTCCTTCTCCTTCTTCATCAATTTCTTCTGGTTTTGGTAAATAACCAAAGATATTTATAATTGCATCTTTTATTAAAACCTTAAATTCAGATTTCAGTATAGAGACATTATCACTATGATATCTATCCGCTAATATTTCTGAAGAGGTATTTGCTTCTATTCTGGCGTTTTCTGCGGTTATACTTTTTTGTCCATTTTTTGCTTTAAATATTTCTATGTAAATATCATCTTTAATATTAGATTTATTAAATCGTGCGTCATTAAATTTTTCTATTAATGTGTCAGTATTAAGCTTACTTCCTATTTCTGACGTTAGAACCCTTGATTTAGCAAATAGAAATGTTTCCGCTACATGTCCATCGTAAGGTGCTTGTAGTATGTTATCCTTTCTAATATCCCTATTAGTGCTATGGTCAACATTAAGCATATAATTAAACAATCTGGTTACGCCACCACGATATGTTTTGTCACTAAAGCCTTTATCATCACTATCCTTATCAGTATTCTTATAACCAACACCATAATAATAATTTTTAACTTTTTCGACATCATAATTATACTGTTTGTACGGACTTATTTTAAGGTCGTTTGCTGCAATAAATTTGTTTAATGATATTACACCACTATCATTAGGTTCAAACGAATAATATTTACTAACATCGCTTTTAAATAGTCCTTCTCCACCAACATCCTCTTCAAGCAACGCTGCTATATTGAATTTATCAATGTATGCTATTATAGTTACAAATTCTTCTATAGTTGGATAATTACTCGCATCAACATTTACCGCATTAACCTTCGATTTTAACAGGTTATATGCTTGATGTAACTGACTCATTTCTGTGTGACTCCCCCATTCAGGTAGTCTTTCACCTATACTTCTTATATATGTTTTTAAATATCTAAAAAATAGTTGGATTTGTTCTATGCTGTTTTCACCAGTTGCGTTTTTACCCCAGTTAAGTGCATCATAATTATTTCTATTATAAACTTTTAATTCATTTACTATAGCTACATTCGTATTAGGGTTAGTTACTTCTACAGTATCGGTTGGAATATCTGGTTCATTATCTATTGCTTCGATTATATTAGATGGTAATTCAGATTTCTCATCAATACCATTTATTAATAGAGATTTATCAGTTTCATAATTTACATTATCATTAACAACATTTTCGACTTGGTATTCCCAATTTAATTCGTCTGAATCTGGTGCTGTTGTGCTTGTTGGATTACTTTTTAAAACATTATTCGTCGAACCTAATACACGAGAAAAGACCCAATTTGTATTCGTATACCATATTTTCATTGGATGATCTAAGTTAGTATCATTTATCAATTTATATACTGGTTTCTCATTATGATTGTCATTTATTTTTAAATAATAACCATTGACATCATCTCTTTCCGATTTTTCTACTTTAAGATAATTAAAATATTTTATGTTTTCTGTAGCTTCAGTAAATTCATTTTCTGCTGTTGATGCTGCTCCTGCTCCTGCTCCTGCTCCTGCTCCTGCTCCATCACCATCCGATCCATCACCATCATCTTCATTCCCTTTAGATAAAAAATAAACAAGTAAACCTATTCCGATTAAAAGAAGAGAAATAAAAGCATAAACACCAACATTCGATGAAAAAGTACTACTATCTGTTCCCGTCATTATAATAATACATATAATAATTTTTCAATTTATCATTGGTTTGCTTTTGTACCACCATCAATTTTTCCGTAATTTGGATTTGTATTCACATCTCTTCCATCAGGTTTAATTAAACATGAACAGTCATCTAAGTTTAATAAATTATCACGAACTACTTCGTCTATTTTCCCATCAAATAATTTTAATGTAGTGGTTCCGTTTTCTGTTTCATCATATTTATAATAATCATTATCATTATCACACTTTATTATAAGTTCAGGGCGGTTTTTTAGGTAACTGTAATCTTTTGTGCATTTATTACCGACGTCTTCGTTTTTGGGGGAATAGGTTAGAATACTTCCACATTTGTACATAGGGTTACATTTGTAATTTCTCCATTTTTCTTTATCATTATCATCCATACTTCCCGAATAAGCTTTTTTACCGTCGACCCCTTCGGGGATAACATCTCTATTATCTATCATATCTTGACACCATTTAACCTTATCAGACTTATCAGAAGAATAGTTGTTTCAGTCGTCACCGGTGGCGTCACCGCCTCCACCGCCGTCACCGCCGCTGCAATTTGTTAATTCATTACTAATTATACATCCTTCTTGCATTGTCCACTTACATAAGAATATATTATCATCATCACCTTCTATGTAACGACCTTCGTCACCACATTTTGTATAAGCGTGTTTTTTATTAGTCTCTTTATTATTTATGTCTTCACAATTTTTAGCACTAGTATATGGTCTATACTTATTCCTTATGTTATCACAGTTTTGTTCCTCATTCTCAAAAGGATTTATACTGGGAAAATCATCATCTGGTTCGGGTTCTGCTTCAGGCGTGGGTTCTGAGCTTGGTTCAGGCGTGGGTTCTGAGCTTGGTTCAGGCGTGGGTTCTGAGCTTGGTTCAGGCGTGGGTTCGACATCTCCTTCTTTATCAACATCATCTTCTTTATCAACATCTTCTTTTTTATCAGCATCTTCAGTAACAATAAGATAAGCTAAATATCCAACAAAACTAAACAGAATAACCGCAACCAGAGCTAAAATAACATTTTTAATATCTATTTTGTCCATTATTAATATACATATTTTTTTTAATTTATTCAAAAAATTTTTTTGCCTTTTTTTTTAAATGGTTTTGAAACAGGTTTAAAAGCTTTTTTTACATTTTTTTTATTAAATGCATTTCCAACCGGTTTAAAAGCCTTATTTAGTCCTTTACCTATATCTGGGAATTTCGGAATAAATGCATCAATAAATTTCATAATCTCTTGAAGTAACCAGTATAGAGTCATTAAAGCTAATATACCCATAACTATATATATAACAACTTTTGTAATTAATTTGCCAAGAGCAGCTTCATTTTGATTTATCATATTATTATTATATTATATATTTAATTCTTCTTCTTTTTCTTCTTTTTCTTTTTACCACCAATGCTAAACATTTTACCAAATTTTGGAGTAAAAGCATTTATTATTTTAGAGAACTCGCCAGTGACCCAATACCACGTTAAAACCATTAATGTGACAACAACTCCTAATCCCACAATAAATACTATATATTTCATACTTTTATCATCACCGCCACTACTATCAACACTATCCATTATATATACTGTATATTATTTTTATTATTAATTCTAATTAATAATATAATGAAAAAAATACATATTGGATTTATTCCAGATGGAAACCGTCGTTGGTGTAAAAAAAACAATCTCCCACTCAATCAAATGGCTGAAAAATGGATGGATGTGGTCAATAAAAATATTGACGAAAATCTACCATTAATTTTTAATAAAGATTTTGATAAAGATTTTGAAGACATAAGAGAGATAAGCTTGTATGTTGCTTCGATAGAAAACATGTCTAGAGATGATGGAACAATCGAAACTATATATGAATTTATTAGAAAACTTTACTCAAAATACATTGAAATAATGAAAAAATTAGAGAAAGATAAAAAAGACAAAATTAAGGAATATATTAATAGAATTTGTGTCAATATTATTGGAGAGATTGATTTATTACCAAAAGATATTCAAGAGATATGTTCAAAATTATCCACAAAAAGAAATATAAATCCAGAATTCACAATTAACTTAGCATTTGCATATGATGCAAAGAAAGACATTTTGAATTTTGCAAATAAAGACAATAAAAATTATAATCGTATACAAAACGACATCGATTTAGTCATAAGAACAGGCAAAGAAAAACGTTTATCAGGCTTTTTTCCAATACATACACTTTATTCGGAATTATTCTTTTTAAAGAGTTACTGGCCTGAATTTTCTTTAAATGACTTAAAAAAAATAATAAAAAAATTTAAAGAAAGAAATCGTCGTTTTGGCAAGTAAGTCTTAGACGTATTTATATACGAAATCATTAGGATCTTCTAAAAACACGAAATATTTACTTAAAATCATTATAGCCTGCGATTTTTCCATATTAATTTCAATAAATTTAAGCTTATTAAAATTTTTAGGTGTTATATACATCAAATCAATATTTGACAATACAAGATCATTTTCATAATATGGGTTTAGATATTTGTCCATATTTTTGGATAAAACAAAAATTGATGAATTTGAATCTGTTTTTTTTACAAATAATCGTGATTTTGTTTTGTGCCTTGACATTTGTTTTATGCTTTTTTTGAATTTTAAGTTGTCTAAACTCGGAAATTGATATAAAACTAACTCATTCTTTTCAAAATCAATTTCAGCATCTTTTTTATCTTCATAATACAAATTAATTATTTCATCAGAAGGTGGTGGCAAAAACACAAGTAAAAATATAAAAACAATCAATAGTAATATAAAAATTTTAGCAAACATTAACAATTTCAAAGATTTTTAATTTTTTCAAATGCATACACGATGTGCTTTCGAATGATTTCTTTCAATCTCGACAACATCTCCTACCATTAAACCTATGTATTTCGCCATTGGATCATTCACAGAGATTTTCATCAATTTATCTTTTTTGTTTACGTGATATTTTTCAAGGATCGAATTTATCTTAGCGACATTCTTTGATGAGATTCTTACATGTTTTGGTACTAAAAAATGCTCTGTAATATCATAAATAAGTGTTCTATACTCAAATACTTGTATAAATACATTATAGTGTTGATTTACAATTTGCAAATCTTTATTAAATTTCCCATCAATTTTGAAATTGACTACATAGATCTTATTGTATGTTTTTCCTTCGGTATTAATATTCTTCTTCTCTAGAAATTTAATCAATTCAGTTATAAAAGAACCATATGTAACATCTTTTTTTAATTCAATATCAACATCAAATTCATTCAAATCTCGTGATTGTTTTATTTTTTGAATTGTTTTCTCGATTCTATCCATTAAACAATTGAATATTTTTTTTCTTTTTATATATTAAAAGAATGATATTCAAATTTAAAGACTTTAATATCAAAGTTAAAGAAAAATCAAATCAAAAACTTAAAATTATTGTAGAGATGCTTGATTACATTCCTTTCGATACATACAAGGTTGAATATGTTGCAGCATCACCATCAAAAAATAACTATTTAATTGATGTTTCAAAAAATATTCCATTTGAAAATAGAGAGATAGCATTTGAAAATACACCAAACAAAGGTTCATTTAAAACAAAAAAATCTAAATTTTCTTTCGAAATAATACGACCAAATTGTTTCTATACAAAAGACGGTAAACGATTGATTCCTTCATATTTAGAAATAACAATTAATGGCACAAAAAAAGATATTAATCTAAATTGCTTGTTTAATGAAAAAAAAATTGATTCATATACCCCTAAAATGAGACTTAGATACAATAAGACACAGGAAGATCTTTTAAAATCTAAATCAATTTAAGATCTTATTACACGATGGATCATGTATAGGTCTTAAGCCTTTTAGATCCTTGTTTTCTATAACAACTCTTTGATATACATAAACTCCATAAGCACCACAAACACAATCTTTTCGTTCAATACCTCTTTGAAAAAGCTCTTGCCATTGTAAAACATTTAAATGAGTTGTTGTTTTCTCTTGACTAATTTTATGTACATTGAATGATAATAATTTATTCATATTTTTTGTTGAAATTTTAAAAATCTCTTCTTCATCAAAATTAAACTTTTTAAGATAGGTAATAATAAGCTTTAAATAATCTGTTTCAAATTTATTGAATCGCTTTATACTATTTTTATAATAAAGTGGATACTCATTATTATTATTATCAGTGAACAAAAAATTTGAATGTGTCGCTTGTATTAATTCGATTATCTCATCTGGTAAATCATATATAGTATCGATATAACTAATTTTACCATCTTTTTCAAATTTTTTACGAGATATTAAAATTTTATCACTTAAATTGATACAAGATACATTATTTGATAAATCTGATGAATATTCATTTATAATACAATTACTTAACATAGTTTTGTTTAAAGGAATGCTTATTTTTCTATTTTTTGAAATTAGAGATTTAAGAATAAATTCAACAAGTAATCTGATTTGAAGAAACTTAATTTTGTCTTTTTCAATCAATTGATTATAATCATAATTTTTTAAATGTTCTTTTAAATTCAAAAATATAGTTTCCATATATTTACTTTTTCATAAAAATTCTAAAAAAAAATATATAGATATGTTAAATGAATACTAAATTCGATTTTGACTCTGAAAATTATAAACAAATGGCCAATGCAAGTGTTAGAGTTGGTGCGTACCAAGTAGAACGCCCTTTTCCAAATAAGGCTCATTGTTTTGTTCAAACACCAAATGTTCGTATTCAAAAATCAGGTGCTAATTTATCGTCAGACCCTGTAATTGAGTCAGAATCTATCTTGAAAAACATAATAATGCCAGCGTCAAAAACAAGAGAGTATGATAACATCCTTAATAAAGAACTAGTAGAAAACGAAAATTGTGGATTCAAGGATGTTATATCGTCTAGAATTTATGACGATAAAACAACTCGACGCGGCATTTCAGTAGATAGATTTGACTACACACATTTCAATGCTCAGGCTCATGCTATTGAAAGATTTGAAAATAACAAAAACACTGATCTTTTCATGAAAGATAGTCATAAACCCGTTATCCCTGAAGTCTGATGTTGAAAACTAGCAAGGAGACATTTTAAAAAACCCAATATAAATTGGGAAAACATACCTATTGATCATAATACAAGTTAATGATAGTCAATTCTTTTTTGGTCATTTTTTCATAATTGTCGATACAATCTTGAATTGTTTTTTTTAATTTATTCAAACGCTTTTTCCACGCTTCTGGTTGCACGAGCTCGAGAATTCCTTGATTATCCTTATTTTGCTTCCAACAGGACGATATAGATTTTGAACCATTTTTGAAACCATCAGGGTTAAAACGAATAAATATCATAGGGATACAGAGCACTTCTCCTGTTTCTGGATTACTAGTTCCAAAGTCTTGCATTAATTCAAGAGTTCGAACTTCGTCACAAGATGCGTCATAGCCTTTGTGTTGATTTTCGTCGACCTCAACGATAAGAACATAATCATTACCAAATTGAACGTGAGCGTCTGCTTTCTTACGGGAACATGCACCAGTTGTAGGTTGATTGAAAATCCATGAAAGATCTCCAAATTCTTTATTGATAAATTCAACAACTGCTTTTTCCTTCTTTCCATAATTAGATGGAGCTTTTGTTAGTCCTTCATGGTTAGCACAAATAAGGCAAAGACCTCCGTATTTGTTTTTAGCAGAATCAATATGAAATTGATTACAAATAGAACACATTGGGCTTACAACATTAACCATTTTTGGTTTGGCATGCTCTTTGCAATACTTTCCTACTGTTTGGCCTTTGAAATTAAAACAAGGTAATTTGGAGCATTTAGCACATGTCTTGTTTACAACATTAACCATACCTGTTTCCGCATGAGCTAGGCAATACTTTCCAACTGTTTGACCTGCGAAATTAAAATAAGGTTGTTTGGAGCATTTAGCACATTTCTTGTTTACAACATCAACCATATCTGTTTCCGCATGAGCTAGGCAATACTTTCCTACTGTTTGACCTTCGAAATTAAAATTAGGTATTTTGGAGCATTTAGCACATTTCTTGTGTTTGACATTAACAATATTATCTTTTGTATAAAACTCATTTTCCTTAATTAATATTTTGCGGTGATCGCCACAAATAAGTGCTCTTGATAAATCGAAATTACCTGGAATGCAATTTGGAATAGAAGTATTCGCAAAATTATAAGTAGCAGTTTTTCTATTTTTACTTAAAATATTTTCATCATTTGTGCATAAAGTACATTTAGTCATTTTTTTATATGAAAATGATATCTGTCTCCTCTCAGATTTTTTATTATTTTTATTTTTTTTTTGATGGTAGTCCCTTTAAATTTTCTAAATCAAAATAATAGGCAAATTAAACCAAAATAGCCTTAAAGGTCGCATGGAAGTCTGAAATGATGTAAAAAAATAAAGATTAAAATATAAAGTTTTTATAAATGGACAAAGAGACATTCGAAATTAGAAGAAAATCACGAGATTTAAAAATGCATAAAGATCTGATTAGAAAGTATCACAAGGATTTTTCGGAAAAATATGAGAACCTCTTCAATATGATAACTTCCGATAATTGTGATGATGAAATACTTAATAAAATTTTAAAGCTAAAGGCTGGTGTTAATCAAAATAAATTCAGTCAGGAAGAAGCTTCCGTGGGAGTAGGGCAAGTACTAGTTGATACTTATATTAAGCCTGTTATGGACAAATAACTAATTAATTTGCGAAAACAGTTGATCCCATACCATTTTGGATTCGGAGAATATTATAATTTATCGCATACACGTCTAAATTGAAATCATAAGAATTTGCATTATCTTTTTCAGGTGGAGGATCTATTGTTATAACTTCAAGTTGAACATTATCAATTCTTGAGAAATTGCATGATCCATTTGGTGATAAGTTTGAAGCATCTAATTCAAAAGAATACATATTTAGACCAAATTTGTCTATTTTTGTTTTATGCTGAAATGCTTGTAAGCTTTGATGATATATTGAACTTCCACTTGCATAACGTTCTACACCATCAAATAGTAATCTTGTGCTTTTTATTATATTTTTTTCATAAAATTTGAAATTAAATTTTGTTGGTATCAATGCTCTGTGATTGGGTAACATATCAAGTGTTTGCTTGATTCCATTTACTTCTCTAATACTTCCATTCTCGTACTGAAAATATAAAGGATCAGCATCATCTACACCAAAACGTCTAATATATGCTGCTGAACCTGGATCAATAAATTCATTATCGTAATTTGTATAGTTATTGTGACCATTGAATTTTTTTGAAACGTCATTACGTTGGGCCGTCCAAAGCAAATACTTAACTGGATGCGAAAATTCAAGCTTAACACTTCTTGTACCTTTTATTCCAGTAAAACTATTTTTGAACGTCTGCTCTATCAAATAATCGTGAGAACCTAAGGCAAATTTAGTACGCTCTTCTTTATCTAAAAATACATAATTTGCTAACAAATGACAATCGAAATTCCAACCTTGAAGGTTATTTTCACCATCGTTTAAACTGGTCATTACAGATGTATCAGGATTAAATGATTCGACTGGTATTGATGTAATGAAATTCGATATATTGTGATGCGATAAAGTTGCGTCAGGAGCGGTACGTTCGCCAACAGAGACATTCATATTTTCTTTTGTCTCTAGTATAGTGTATAGTTGTGATATAGGTCTAAGTTCAAATTCAATATGAACTTCGTGATACTGCAAAGCAATAAGAGGAAGGGCAAGACCAGGATTGCGTGTGAACCAGAATGGAATTGGCACATGAATAGTTCGTGCCGCAATAGATGGAGGTTGTAAATATGGATTCTTGGCAAAATTTGAAAAGAAGAACTGTTGCGAATCAGGATTATTATTTAAAGAAGGATCTAATGTACTTGTAGGGTAAAAACCATTATTTAACCCGTTATAAGCAGGGAAAAAAATTTCAGGAACGTGTCCGATTAATCGATCAAAATTATTCTTTTCTGAAGTATCTAAAAATAACTCATAATAAATTTCGATCCATTGACCATAAAGTTCTGAGACTTTTGAACCACCAATGGTCAATGTTGCTTTCTTTATTATCTGTGCACCAATATTGGGTATCCACTGGAACTCGTAAGCATTTCCAATATTAGTACCAGTCGAGTCTGGTTCGTATCCACTGTAGATATCAGGCAGATTCATAACAAAATATAAGTCTTTAAGTAGATCACCATTACGATCAATTTTACATCTCATTATCGTATCAACATCTGTAGCAAGACTCTGTATTCCCTCGAATTCAATTCGCTTGGTTTCCATTGAAAAATGTGTGTGTTTCTTGAAAACATTCTTAAAATACGTTAGAGAAGGGTTTCCATTTAAATATTCATTTTGTTGCCCATAACGTTGTAACTGGAGTAATCCGCCACCCATATTAAATTAAAGAAATAAAAAATATTTGCGTTTTTTTTTCATTATTAAATTTGATATATTTAGTTAAATACTATGGATGCCTTAAAAATATTTAATTCAACACTTGAAGATTTTCTTCAAAATCTAAAAAAATGTGACGAAACAGTCAAATATGAAAATATAGAAGATAATGATACAATTCCTCTACAAAAATTCTTAACAAATATATCAAATATCGAAACACAAATCTCATCAAAAGATGAAACAATATTCAACCAAGTTATTACAATTCAAGGAGTCGATGTATCAAAAATCTATAAAACCATTTCAAAAAATGAAAACAAAGAGGCAATTTGGAAATTTCTTCAAACGTTACTTTTAATTGGAAAAACAATCAAAAGTAAATCCAAAACATTTGAAGAATTTTTAGAGAAAGATACAGATCAAATGAATAATATGATGGATATGCTTAAGAATATGATAGGCGGGATGGGTTTTGACGACGAAAATGATGATAATAATGATGATAGTGGTGAAGAAGAGGATTTAATAAAAATGCTTGAAACAAGTAAAATAGGTAATCTTGCTAAGGATATTTCGAAAGAAATTGATGTATCTGCTTTTGAAAATATTAAGCTTGATAACCCTGATATCAATAGCATTATGGCTTCTTTGAGTAAAAATGACTCAATTAAAGATCTGATTGGAAATGTAACGAATGTTTTAAAGGAAAAAATGGAGTCTGGAGAGCTTGATCAAGAAGCTATGAAAGAGGAAGCGGTTACATTTATGAATAAAATGAAAAATAATAAGAAAATAAAAAAAATGCTAAAATCGCAGAATATGCAAGGGCTTATGATGGAAATGCTTAAAGATAAAGGCATCAACACAAGTGATGAAGATTTCTCTTCTCTTGAAAATATGTTTAAGAAAAAACCTCCACTTCCTCCGTCATCAGATTTTAACCCTTTAAGAGGAGGTGGGCGCCGTAATGCCGTAAGAAAACGTCTTAAGAAAAAGATTGAAGACAAAGCAGAAGATTAGTTTTTAAGTTGTTTTAAAATACATTGATTGTTTGATAAATTACATATAAACAACATTGTAATTATAAATATAGTTCCTGCAGAAAATAAAGCAACAATACATATTCTTTTTATAATGATATCATCATCTAAACTTAGAACCATAAATTTATAAAGATTTAATTTTGAAACTGCGTCTGTGGTAACTTGTATATCCATACTTTCTTATACCATCGATATGTGCTTTTGTTAAATATCCCATGCACTTTTTTAAGTTATATCTTTCGTCCAATTCAGGATGTTCTTCGCAAATTTTAATAATATCTTCGTCATGCTTAACTTTCGCAATAATTGAAGCAAATCCGATTTCCTTATGGATAGAATCACCAGATACAACACACTTATGAGAAATAAACTCATCTGATTTTAAACTAAAATATGAATTAAAATAACTTCCATCAACATAAATTTCATCAAACTCACCATCAAGTTCATCAAGTGCCTTATGAAAAGCTTTTTGAGTAGCTTTTAATATATTGATTTCATCAATAACTTGGGGTGTTTCTTCTGCTATCGAATAGGCAACAGCATTTCGTTTGATATAACCGCTAAGAATCTTTCGTTTCTTTGGTGAGAGTTTCTTGCTATCAAAAGACTTAACGGCAAAAGGCAATTCTTCTTTTACTTTTGTATCTTCCCATATCACTGCACCTACAACAACATTTCCGAAGGCTGTCCCTCGACCAACCTCATCGAGATAAACAATCATATTACTAATTATAATTAAAAATTTTTTTTTCAAAAATTTTTTTTCTGAAAATTTTTTTTCTGAAATTTTTTTTTTCAGAAATTTTTTTTCAGAAAATTTTTTTTCAGAAATTTTTTTTTCAGAAAATTTTTTTCAGAAATTTTTTTTCAGAAAATTTTTTTTTCAGAAATTTTTTGAATGTCTCCTTGCGGTCTTATGCGACCTTTAAGGCTATTTCGATTGAATTTGCCTTACTTTGACATTACCGCTTTTGCAGAAACCCCTTTTAAATTTTAAAAAAAATAAAAATGATTGAAAGATTTTTATAATATAAACATAAAAAACTAGAAAAAATTAATAGATTTCTAAAAATGTCTCTCATTAAATATGATAATTTTGATGAAACAAAAATTACATTTTCTGAACCCAAAATGTATGGTAAAAATGCTAAGCAAATTTATCTAAATTTCGATGATAATTTAATATTGTTATCGTCTCCTCGTGTCAGGTTTCCTTTTGGTCTATCGAAATATGAAGAACCAGGCAATTCAATTAAATATTCTATCGATATCTCATTTGGTGACTTAACTCTTCCCAAACATAATAAGTTCTATAATATAATTCTATGCATTGAAAAACAAGTAATAGAAGAGGCCAAAAAACAAAGCTTTAAATGGTTTCGAAAGGAGAACATATCAGACGAAATTCTAGATTCAATGTTCTCAAGTTCCATTAAACATGCCAAGAATAATAATTATCCACCTAATTTACGTCTAAAGATACCTTATTACAATGAAAAATTCAATTGTTCTGTGTTTAATCATGAACGTGAAAGAATTGATGACTTTGAAGCCAAATTAGAAAGAAACACAAAAGCATTTTGTGTAGTTAAATGTTTGGGTATTTGGATTGCAGGAGGCAAATTTGGAATAAATTGGCAGGTTAGTCAAATTAAACTTGAAAAACCAATTGAAAATAAATTAGCAGGATTCTCTTTTATTAATGATTAAATAAAAAATGATAAAAAATAAACCCTTTAAATCATTTATATATATTTGCCCTTGTAGTTGCAAATATAAGGGTCAAGTCGGTGTGAGCTTGTTATAATATCAGACCGAATAGAATAGACAGAATATTAATTTTGACTTGCACTCAAAAGTCTTATTGATATAATGATGTAAATTCTATTTATAATAAGAATGGTTTTGTTCTAAAGGGCTATTAAGTCTGAATGAAATCAAATCGAAAATAAATTGAGGGCTGCTGACTTGCTTTAATAGTCTAGAGAATTAAATAAGAACACCAAATACATTAATTAGACCTTAGGATAGGTGCATTTAATTCGATAAAAACAATGATGTTCTTAACTAGACGAGTTAAGTTTTTTTTCATATGTCATATTTGACTTCAACATCACCTGAACCAATTTTACAACATTGACCGATTATAATAGTATCAAAATTTGATGATATTTTCTCATTATCACCCTTTTGCGATCCAATTTTAATATTTTTTAGTATATTTGATGTAGCAGCATTTGTTAGTGTATTACCATATAAACTATTTGAAGTTTCAATATCTTCATAAAAATAATTAGATTCATCATCTTCATTTTCATTTTCATTTTCATCTGATTCTTTTTGAATTACATCTTGTAGCCCTTGCAAATACCCTGTTCTTGTAAAAGAGTTAAATAATATATTGAAATGCCTTAAATCTACATCATCAAGAACAAGACCTGTCTCCTTTATCATTAAATTTAATGTTGCTTCAATACCAAAAATATTATTAACATCATAAATATTATTCGAAAATGTCCTTTTTTTATCAACATATTTGTTTTGAAATAAATCTATTAAATTTGATCCATTAAGCTCATAAAATTTAATATCTCTTTCTTCAATTTTGTTATTTTGTATAAAATAATCTTTTTTATCAACTTTATTTATACCTGAATATGTTTCAATCCCAGATATAGGTATTTTTTCTATTTTCTCTATAAATCTTCGAATAATTAATTTATCATATTTTTCATCAAATCTAACATTTTGATTTTTTAAATCTAACATTGGCAAAAACTGACAAATTATACAATTCTCATCTCTAATATATACTGGAAAAGCATTTACTAAATTATTATCTATACTTTTAAACAGTTTTTTTATAATACCTAAACTTAAATCTTTTAATTTAAATACTATTATAAATTTAAAACTTGATTCATTACTTAACGAATGGATTTTCATAGAATATTTTTTATATAATTTCACAATCTTATCATTACTATTAACACTATCACTTGAATACAATACACTTATATTATTTACAATATCTGATATACGGAGATCTTTCATATTTTCATCAAAATATGATATGATATCATTTTTATCAGATATTGTAAACAAATTTGTAATCGATTTTTTTTCTATATTCTTCTGTACACGAAATAACTCTTTTAAACGTGGAACACCCATAGTTCTACCCGCACCAGCATTATGAAAAGAATTAATAGTTGCTTGAGTCGTAGGTTCTCCTATTGATGTTGCACTTAACAAACCAACAGCTTCACCAATATCTATCATACAACATCTCAATGTATACTCTATATCATCTGTAAAAGATTTAAAATCAGTTTGATTTAATTTATATTTAAGTAATTGTTTTGGATGAGCAAATGCTAACAACAAAAAATGAAATCTTTCTATCTTGAAATATCGTATTAATTTCTCATATCTTTTCTCAATAATCTCAACTGTTAAATCAGTATCTTTATTTTCATTTATATATTTTTCTAAAATATTTGAAATATTTATTGGAAATTTAACATTGTATTTGAAATTTTTCGATAAAAATTGATAATTTTTTATCAAAATATTCATTTGATTTATTCTCAAATTTTTTAAATTCTCAAAACTATGATTTTTATTACCATCTATTAAATATTCTTCTTCTAAATCAGTGTCAGTCATATTACATATTTTCTTTATATCAATATTCTGTATATTTTTACCATCAAAATTATCATCACCATATACATTATACACTCTATCACTAGAATCAACAACTGTGTTATTATGCCCTATTTTTAAATCTTGTAAATAATTTACAAGCTGTTTCTGAATATAACCAGATTCACCAGTTGAAAGTGCTTGTTCAACTATACCTTCACGACCACCTATACAATGAAAGAAGTACTCATCTGGTTCTAATCCTGATGAAAATGAAGATTTTATATATCCATTATAATATAAACTTATATCATACTTTTGTACATGGGGCAAAGTTCTTATTTGATGTACTCCAATGCGTTTTGATAAATTAATCTGTTGTCCTATTGATGCTTTAATTTGAGACATATTTGAAATCTTACCTTTTGATTTAGAATCAATCAAATTCCAAAATCTTGATATTTCATTATTTTCAATAGCATTTTCAATATCTTTTTTTGTTTCCTCAATGTAATTCATTATTTCTACTTCAAGTTCGATAGAAGTATTAATAGTTCCTTTATGAATTTCTTGTTTCAACATATCTATTTTTGACTGCAAATTATCATTAAATTTATCTACATCTTTCTGTAAGTCTTTTGATGTTTCAGAGTCTCTTGGAGATACAGAATACATATTATGTGTCATGTAAAGATTTAAAATTTTTTGAGTTGTATTAAAAAATTCATAACATCTTTTATTATCATAACTATGAAATATACTCGATATCAAATTTTTTATTTCTTTCTTATTCATAATTTCAGGCAATTTTATATCAGCTGGTATCATTTTTCTAATAAACTTATCTGTTGACATTAATTCATCATTCATCTTACCATTATAATATTGAGAAAAAGCCAAAACATTCATAATATTCAATAAAGATAAATTGATTTTCTTACTCTTGTATAAATTATAAAAAGCTAAAACATTATCTTGAATAAAAATTGATGAGGGCTCATTTAACGCTGAACTCATTGTTTGTCTTTCAACACTTGCTAAACAATTAATCTCTGTTGAAGTCACAATTGATTGAGGTATATGGACATTCATTTCATCTCCATCAAAATCTGCATTATAGCCCTCTGTCACATTAGGATTCAATCTAATTGCTAAATCCTTATGGATTCTAACACGATGACATAATATTGATTTTTTATGTAATGATGGCTGACGATTCACAATTATAAAATCATCATCAATTAAATTTCGATGCACTATATCACCAATATTTATTCTATCATTATTCTTAAATTTTATTGGCTTTGATCTATATTTTGGTGTAATTTCTTTTATATTAGGATAATCATTATTAAACGTATAACCTTTTAGTCTCTTAATATTTCTATTAGTAACTTTTTCTGGAATAGTCAATATTTTTGCTATATCTAATGGAATACCAATTTGATCTGCGTCCATTGATGCATCAGGAATAATAACAGAACGGCCTGAATTTTTTGTTCGACGTGTTAATAGCGTATTTAAAATACGTGAACTTTTAGAATCATTACCTTGAATTCTAGATCCCAAAGTTTTCAAACCTTCATTAACTTTATGCTTTCCTTCAGTTTTATTATCAAATATTATGAACACATCATCTGTTATAACACCTCTCCATTTCTCAATATTTTTATTCTCGTTCATTCTAGATTTTAGACTTTTGTTATGATCAATTAATTGAGCATATGCCTTCATCAAATTATCTTCTATTGTTATGCCAGTTGGCAAACGGTTAGTCGGTCTTAATTTCTTAGGTAGTACAGGAATCTTATGTAAAATCATTGATGAAGGATGTGAATGATTCTTGCAAAATCCTAGTAATTTTAAATTATCATCTGTAATTTTTTTGAATAGTACAAAAATATATTCTGGTGTAAAATTTTTAACAATTTTATCATCAAATTTACCAAAAATTATATTGCTATAATTATCATTTTGAAGCTTACCAGATGTTTTGTAAGTTGGCTGAATCGAATTGCAAAAAGGGCAGTGTAATTTATTTTTATTTAAATTTATATTTTTAAAAGACCATAAAAACTTAGTCTTATTCTCGCTTTTCATCACATCCTTTTTTAAAGGATGTTTTATAGTATTTTTATTAAAAACCTCTTCATCATCTCTAAATTTTATAACAATATTCGCACAATTATAGCATATTACCTTTGTTAAATTAAATATTTCGTCGAAATACAATGGATTAAATATAGGAACTTGCAAATCGATATGACCAAACTCGGTTTGAATACGTGGATCTAATAATCCGCCTTCTTTTTCTTGATCATTTTTTGTATATAAATCGTTTGAATAGATTAAAGCATTTGAATTGCTTTCTATCTCTTCTGCGGAATACAATCCATAACGTAATGATTTTATTAGTTCTATATCAGCCATTACATATATAAGTTAAAAAAAAACTTCATAAAAATATATGAAGAAATTTTTATTTTTTCAATTCATTTCAATCATAGCAAAATCAATCAATTTCCTATTTATTTGAAATTTGTTGAAATCCTCAATTGTGTTAAAATGCGACTCATTTACATCATTTAATGTAATATCTTTGATTTTTTCAATAACAGCTTGAATATTCTTAGTTTTACCTTTTCCTGAAAAGATAGGTTTAATGTTATCACTTTTATCCCCTTCGATAATTTTATGTTTCAAATACAATTGACCTACAATAGGTTTATCTATGAATTTTTCTGTTGCATTCATTAATTTAACATTATTGTCATTCTCGACAAGTTGAAGAAAATCAGTATCCGATGTTAATATGGTAATTTCTTCATTGGAATTAGCATTTAAAAGCTCACGACATTTAAGTGCAATACAATCATCTGCTTCATGACAAGGAATTTGAAGAATCTCATATAAATCATTATCAACTGAAATTTTTCGAAAATAGTCATATACATATTTCATGAATTCAAATATATCCTCATTCTTAGTGCGATTAGCTTTATAATCCGAACAAATATTTTTACGCCAATTGTCACCATCCATCGCTTCAAGAGCAATATAGACTTTTGACTTATTTTTCGAATATTTTTTCAAATTCTTCTCGACTTGTTTCATTAAGCAATTTCGAAAGATTTCTTCATTCTGCCAAGAATTAACTTGATCACGTTCATCTTGAAATGAGAACCAACGTTTACAAGCATGATAACGATAGAAGCAGAAATAGCCAGTATCAATAAATAAGATAGTCATAATTTATAACTATGTTAATTTTTTGAAAATTTTCAAATCATTTTTATTTTTTTCTGAAAATTTTTTTTCTGAAAATTTTTTTTTGAAATTTTTTTTTTTGAAAATTTTTTTTTCTGAAAATTTTTTTTTTGAAAATTTTTTTTTTGAAAATTTTTTTTTCTGAAAATTTTTTGAATGTCTCCTTGCGGTCTCCTTGCTATTTTCAACACTGACTTCCATGCGACCTTAAGGCTATTTTGATTTAATTTGCCTATTATTTTAATTTAGAAAATTTAAAGGGACTACCATCAAAAAAAAAATAAAAATGATAAAAAATCTGAGAGGACACAGATACTCATTTTCATATTAAAAAATGACTAAATGTACATTGTGCACAAATGATAAAAATATTTTAAGTAAAAATAGAAAACAAGCTGTTTATAATTTCGCGAATACTTCTATTCCAAATTGCATTCCAGGTAATTTCGATTTATCAAGAGCACTTATTTGTGGCGATCACCGTAAAATATTAATTAAGGAAAATGAGTGTTATACAAAAGATAATATTGTTAATGTCAACAGCAAGAGATGTCCTAAATGCTCAAAATTCCCTGGTTATAATTTCGCAGGCCAAACAGTAGGAAAGTATTGCAAAGATCATGCGGAAACAGGTATGGTTAATGTTGTAAGCAAGACATGTCCTAAATGCTCCAAACAACCTTATTTTAATTTCGAAGGCGAAACAGTTGGAAAGTATTGCAAAGAGCATGCGGAAACAGATATGGTTGATGTTGTAAACAAGAAATGTGCTAATAAAACGTGCACTTTAAAACCTTATTTTAATTTCGCAGGTCAAACAGTAGGAAAGTATTGCAAACAGCATGCGGAAACAGATATGGTTAATGTTGTAAGCAAGACATGTCCTAAATGCTCCAAACAACCTTATTTTAATTTCGAAGGCGAAACAGTTGGATTATTTTGCAAACAGCATGCGAAACCAAAAATGGTTAATGTTTTAGACCCGAAATGTTCTATTTGTAAGTTATTTCATATTGATCCTGCTACAAACAAATACGGAGGTCTTTGCCTTATTTGTGCTAACCATGAAGGACTAACAAAAGCTCCATCTAATTATGGAAAGAAGGAAAAAGCAGTTGTTGAATTTATCAATAAAGAATTTGGAGATCTTTCATGGACTTTCAATCAAATCGCATTTGGTGCATGTTCAAAAAAGAAAGCAGACGCTCATGTTCAATTTGGTAATGATTATGTTCTTATCGTTGAGGTCGACGAAAATCAACACAAAGGCTATGACGCATCTTGTGACGAAGTTCGAACTCTTGAATTAATGCAAGACTTTGGAACTAGTAATCCAGAAACAGGAGAAATGCTCTGTATTCCTATAATATTTATTCGTTTTAACCCTGATAGTTTCAAAAATGGTTCAAAATCTATATCTTCGTGTTTCCAACACGATAAGGATAATCAAGGGATTCTCGAGCTCGTAAAACCAGAAGCGTGGAAAAAGCGTTTGAATAAATTAAAAAAAACAATACAAGATTGTATCGACAATTATGAACAAATTATAAAAAAAGAATTGACTATCATTAAATTGTATTATGATCAATAGGTATGTTTTCCCAATTTATATTGGGTTTTTTTGAATGTCTCCTTGCGGTCTCCTTGCTATTTTCAACACTGACTTCCATGCGACCTTTAAGGCTATTTTGATTGAATTTACCTTACTTTGGCATTAACCGCTTTAGCGATGGAAAGAGCACTTAAACGCTATTTAAGAATAAGAAAGCAGATTTTTATAATTTCCTTGAAAGACTATCTCATATACGAATTTTTTTTGTTTTGTTAAATTATCAAATGATATTTTGGCTCTTTGTTTTGATTTTTCATAATCCGCAAACGTTTTTGTTTTTGATACATAAATTAAATTCTTAAAATCATTGAGTGACATTAAAACTTTATATATGATTACATTATTATCATTTTCAATCGTTTTACAATCGATAAAGAATAATGAGTCCCACTTCATGTTTGTAGAAAACGAATTCGGTGCAGTACTAGCAAATCCTTTAACTTCTATTAGACCATACTCTTCAGAAGCAAGATCACCAATACATTTGCGTGTGACACTTGTATCTTTTAAAATATTACGAATAGCGAAATAAACAAGAATTTCACTTAAAAATTCTGGTAATATTGGCAATCTAATATCAAATTCCTTATATTTTTTCAATGCTCTACTATAAAATTTAAATTCTGTTAATATATTTATAAATGTACGTGCTAAGAGCTTCTCATTGTAATTTCTCCTTTTCAACAATTTTTGAATATTATATTTTCTCTTGATTTGAGAGGTTTTTTTAAAGTGTTTATTGTATATATTCTTTAACTTATTAATCATATCAAATATTACATAATATTATACTTTTTCTTTTTATATACTAAAGTTTTTGCATTTTTTCATACATAACAGCAAGAGCAGCTTCCTGTTGTTCCTTGAATTCTCTCATCATTCTTTCTTTTTCTGTTTCGACAGGTGCTTCGACGGGTGTCTCGACGGGTGCTTCGACGGGTGTCTCGACGGGTGTCTCGACTGGTGTCTCGACTGGTGTCTCGACTGGTGTTTCGACTGGTGTTTCGACAGGTGTTTCGACAGTTTCTTCGACAGGTGTTTCGACAGTTTCTTCGACTGGTGATGTCTCAACTTCCTCTTCTTCTTCATCTTCGTCATCTTCTTCTTCTTCTAGTTCTTCCTCATCTTCTTCTTCCTCTTCTTCTTCAGATTCAGATTCAGATTCACCATCACCATCTACATAAGAAACAACCGTCTCATCGTCTGTTGCATAATCAAGATAATTTGCTTCCTCTGTATCTTCTTCATCAAATATTTTATTTTGTTTTTTTTCTTCAATGCTTTTCTTATATTCTTCTTCAGTTAACCTTACAAGACCTCTTAAAACCACATCAATATTGTAACCTTTAGGCTTCATAAAACAACTCTTAATCTCTACAAGTGGAACAACGTAACAATCACGGATATCATTCTTATCAAGTTCGTTTTGCTCTGAATCTACATATTCGAATGTATATTCACCTCTCTTTATATGAACACGAACCGCAAATTCATTATGATTTATGAATGGCTCATGCATTGAACGTATTGTTGATTTTGATAGAGGGTTTTTTCCATAGAAACAACCACCTTTTTTCCACTGATGCCCGAACCAATTATCAAATTTATTTACAACAGTTTTCTGAACCCAATTATCCATGTCTTGTAAGAAATCCTTAAAATCTATGTGATCTTCATTATTCATATCAAGAGAAAACTTTAAAAAACCATTTTTGCTTACATTTTTTATATTTAAACCATGTTTTATATAAAATACAGGCATGGCAAAATATACAGCGTCTTCATTTGTATCACTTATGTTTAATTCTAAAGCACCTCCTTCTAATTTGTTTCCTTTTTTTATTCTAAGATTGTTCAAATTAATAGATTCATAATCATCAATGTATTCTTCATCGTCTTCTGACATATTTATATTTTTTTATACTTTAAATTTTCAGATTTAAACGCACTCACTTATCTTTACGAAAGAACTGAACCAAAAACAAACCTATTGCAAATGTTAAAGAAAAAATTAAGATTCCTGTTGTGTTTAAATCATCGTTATCTAAATTTACTAAATTTATTGACGGAAACTTATTCGAAATTAGATTAGTAAATGCTGGTTTCAATTTCAAAAAAGCAAAAAATACAAAAGTAATTATTAATGTTTTTTTTAAAATTGATATTACATTATAAAATTTGTCCTCAAAAGAAGAAATTTTCTTTATTTCAGATTCAGACTCTGGCTCAATTTTAATTTTTGGTAAAACTTCTTGTTCTTCTTCATCATCAGAAGATTCAACTAGAATCACAGGCTTCTTTTTCTTCTTCTTTTTTTTAGGCATAGGAGGTGCATCATTTGCCTCAACAACTGTTGTTATCTCTTTTTCTGGAGCATCAAAGACTGGATCACATTGTATATTGGTTTCATCAAGCTCATTCATAATCTTATTAACTAAGTCATCATTTACTTTTTCAGTCATTTTAAATATTTTAATTTTATTTTTTTAGCAATTTAAACACAATCAAAAAATAAAAATGATAATAATTTATAACTTGTAATTGATTATATAATTATAAGTGTTATTTTAGTAAAAATGAGTTACGAGTATAATTACATTAATGATGACTTATTACCATTTGAACAACCACAAGGTCTTATTACAGAACTATTTCTACACCAAAAGCGAAGCATTGCCAAATTAAGTGAAATTGAACAATCTCATACTATTAAATTTGAAGATTATGAAATTTCAACAAATATTGGTATTTTTGCTGATAATGTTGGTGGTGGTAAAACCTTGTCTATTTGTTCATTGATTCGTTATATGAAAAATCCAACTTATATTCCGATTGAGTTTATATTTAGTTCTACAAATGTATCAATTAAACAACATTTAATACCTACAAAACCTGTATCAAACCTAATTATTGTACCTTTTAGTATATATTCTTGGTGGGTTTCAGTATTAAAAATGGTTAAAATGTATTTCATTGGAATAAATAGAAAAAAAGAGTTTGATCAGATTGATTTTGATAATTTGCCAACAGTTGTACTTATTACAGATACAATGTATAAAGCATTATATGAATCATTTCCAAATATTACTTGGAATCGTTTAATTATTGATGAACCTCAACAATTTAAATCATATGGATATGTTCAATTTCCAAAAGCAAGTTTTAATTGGATAATTTGTGCTACTCCTGAAGATATACTGCGTCATGTAGGTATTAAATGGCTTAATCATAAATTGCTACCATATAATAACTTTCGAGAAAAATTAGTAATTCTAAATCGAAAAGAATTTATCGATTTATCGAATAATTTGCCTAATATTGAAGAATTTCAAATTATGTGTAAAGAACCAATTATGTTCAATGTATTACGCAATCTTAGCTTACCAAGAGAAGCCCTTAATAGACTTCATGCAAATGATTTCAAAGGTGCTCTTGAAGTATTAAATATTAATGCTATTAATGAAGATAATATTGTTGATTCATTGATTGTATCATATAAAGATAAATTAACGAATGCCGAATCTGAAATTCAACGTCTTTCTAAAATTAAATCAATTTCAGAAACAGATAGAATCATTAAAATTCAAAAACAAAATGATATTATTACATCATTAAATACACGGATTGATTCAATTACAACTCGTGTAAACGATGCTGGAGAAATTTGTTCTATTTGTTTAGATGTAGTTGAAAAGCCTCGTGCTATTACAAAGTGTTGTCAACATTCATTTTGTCTTGAATGTATGGTAGCTTCTCAATCGTTTAATTATAGACAAGCGTGTCCTTCATGTAATTTAAATAATGTAGACTACATTGTTGAACAATGTGATGCTTTTGCTTTTGAAGAAAAAAAAGAAGAAGAAAAAACAGATGATATATTTGATAAGAATAAAACTTTAATGAAAATTCTAAATAATTTAGATTCTGATGCTAAAATTTTAATATTCTCTGAATATTATGATTCGTTTAATAGAATCAAAGAGATGATGTTAAAAGAAAATATGAAATTTGGTGAGTTGAAGGGTCAAATTAATTCTACTATTAATAAATTTAAAAATGGTGATATTAATATATTACTTCTAAATGCTTCAAAATTCGGGGCAGGATTAAATTTACAGATGACGACGGATTTGATCATTTATCATAAATTTTCAACAAAAGAAATGAAAACACAAGTAATCGGACGTGCTCAACGTGTTGGTAGAGACAAGCCTTTGCGTGTTCATAATTTGCTTTATAAGTCTGAATTATAAATAACATTTGAAAAAACTTTATAAAGTTTCCAAATACTTGGTTTTTTAAAAAGGGATAATTTTTAAGCCCTTAATCGTAATAATGTATTTATCCACTTTTGACATACATTAGTGGACATTTCAGATAATGCAGAAAAATCCCAAGAAACAGAAGACTGATTGGTCTATTGATAATAGACACAAGGCTACTGCTGCAGGATGTGTTTTCAATCTTGATGGAGACAAGGTTCTCCTTGTTCAAGATAAGGATAAAAACATTACATTTCCAAAAGGGTACATAGATAAAAAAGATGAGGTTGACGGTTTTACCAATACCACTATTCTTTGTGCCAAACGTGAAGTAAAAGAAGAGACGAATGTTGATTTTCAACTATCGACTCTTGTTCCTACTGCTTACACTGAATCAAGAGGTAAATATCAGAAGCACGTTACTGTTCATATTGGAATAGCAGACGAAGACAATTGTCATGTTCATATTCAGAATGATAAAGAAGAAAATCGTCTTGAATGGGCTAAGTTTGTACCAATTAATGACGCAAGAAAGTGTTTAGAACACTGTGCTTTAACAGCATTAGAAGGAGCGATTGTATTACATTCAGCTCCTACATTGCGACTATAACTGATTACCACAATAAAATTGTGTTTTAATATATACACATTTTGCCTTACATAGGTTTTTTTAATATATAAAAGTATTAAGTTTTTTAAAAATATATACAAAATGAAAGAATTCTTAAAAAAAATATTAAATAAAAAATGTTCAAATATACTGCTTTATGGTAATAGTGGATGTGGAAAAACATACTTATTTCAAAGTGTTTTTGATTTTAAAACAGAAACTTTATGTTTTATTGATGATGTCGAATTTAGAGAAAATTCAAGTTATCTTCGATTTGATGCAAGATTATTGAAACAATCGAAAAATGTTCTAAATGTTATTAACGAAATTATCAGCACTAAGAACATGAAAAATGAAGCAAAAATAATTTTTTTTAAGAATTTTAATATTTTGCACGAAGATGTTAAAAAAAAATTCAGAGAATTAATTGAAAATAACTTACATAATGCTGTTTTTGTGCTCACAACAAACAATATTAATACTATTGATAAAGCAATTATTTCTCGTTGTTTCTTATTAAATGTTAAAAGTGATATTAATTATATTAAATCAATAACAAATGATAAATATGATAAAGTTATGAAGATTACTAATGATATAAATATAGTAAAGGCAATAATGGATAATTATAAAATTACAAATGAGATTATTGATTTAAATCAAATTATATCTAAAAAATTTCTTAATGAGATAAACGAATGCAAAAATTTAACAAATTTGTTAAAATTATCAGAAAAATATGTTAGTTTTAACTTAAATTTTACAAAAATTTTTGAATCTATGAATTTAGATTTAAAAGATATTGTTGAATATGAAAGTTCAAATCAAAGTTTTAATGATTTCTTTCTAATTATTTTGAAAATTTTTCAAAACAAAAACAAAAAAATTTAATTTTTTATGTATGTATTATTAATTATGGCTTCAATTTATGATAATCAAATAATTGACGCAAGAATGTTAGAAAAAAAAACTAGGCAAAACCATTTGCAAAATTCTAATACGGTTTTACCAAAAACTCTACAAAAAGATTTCGGGACATCGTTTCAATCTAGCTTCAATAATGATGATAATTTTATATCTTCTTTATCTGGTCAAAAGATTTTAAAAGAAGACTTTTCTCATGCAAATATGACCCCTTTTTTTGGATCGAAGGTGACCCAAAATGTTGATGTTAATAGAACACAAGGTCTTTTAGATCGTCATACTGGCGTTTCAAACTTAGATAAACCAAAAAATGAAGTTTCCCCTTTCTTTGAAAACACAAAAGATAATGTGTTTAAAAATCGTTTCGATTATGAGAATAGAGGGAGATTTAATCCTTCCCAGTATCAACAAGGTGTCCCATTAAAAGAACCTATTCGGGTCGGTCCTGGTCTCGCACAAGGTTTTACTGCTGCTCCCTCTGGCGGATTCCAGCAGCCGGACGCACGAAAATACGCTATGAAAAAAGGAGTAGAGTGCTTAAGAACAAAAAACAATCCTAAAATCACTTATGAGGGTCGTCATGTTGATGGATTAAAAGGTTCTAGAAGAGGCCTTCAAGCTTCAGTAAAGCAAAATTGCAATATCAGAGTTTATGACTGGGATGATCAAAAATTAAATCCTGTAGCAGATTCAAAAGAAGCAATGGTGCGGGTTCAGCATGTAAATACTGTCTCAAAACTTGGTGCCAAAAACACTAACTATTTTGGTACACAATTTAACGAAGTTACTGGGTTAACAAAAAAACTCGTAGACAAAGTTCGTCAGACCATCAAACACGAGACCTTATTCGAATTTATTGGGTATGTGCATGATAAGGATAAACAAGTACCATCTTATGATCCAAACGATATTACGAAAACGACCAGAAGAGAGACGACAGAAAACAATCAAAGTAATGGTGTCGTTGGTAATAATGATAATAACACTTCATATGTTAAGAATAAAGACATTGCGAAGACTACAGAACGTCAAATACATACTAGAGATTATACAGGTATAGCTGGTTCCGAGCAAAATATGAAGTTCACAAACTACAATGACATCTACAACGCTACTCTCAATGATTTAAAAGAGGGCATCTCTAAGGGTAGAGAACCTACTAAGACATCTGTTAAGGTCGGTGGAATCGCGTCTCAAATAGGTGATGTTGAACTTTGTGAAGAAAGAGAGAATACATACGTTGCTCCAGTGCATAAGAGTATTGATTACACATTAGATGCAACAAATTTAAATCAAGTCGATAACAAGAATGTTTACGATGTAACTATTGCAGAACGCTTGGATCCAGATATTAATGATAATTTGAGAACAAATCCATATGAGAAAATTATTGAAGATATTGCCAAAGAAGAAGACAATTATAGAGAATTCGAAGTTGAACACAAACTCTTCGAGAACAATGTGCGCGAAACCGTTAATTGTGATTGTTAATTAAAATATATATAATATATATAACAATGCAAAGAACAAATAGCCTTGAGACTAAAATCGCACCTGTATCATCGGAACCTGATAAAAATACAAAGTCAAAGTCAAAGTCAAAGCTAACAACCACAGAATCAATTATATGTTATGTTTTATCAATAATTATGTTCGTTTTTTCAATTTATTATTTTAAATATTTATACAAAAAATTTGACAAATTAACATTAATTTTACTTATTTTCTTTAATATTACTACTCTTGTAATTATTCCAATTTTAGTGATATTATATTATACAGCTAAATTCATATATAAAGAAGAATGTGAAAATTCAAATAAAATAAAATGTGATCTAAAAGCAGAAGAAGCATTACCTTACATATTAAATCCTTATTTAATAGTGGCATTTATTACATTTATAATTAGAATTGTCAAAAAATAAAAACATTTTTTCAAATTTCTAAATCGAAAATATCTTCAGTCATCTGTTCATGAATTTGTCTTCTTTTTAAACGTCGAACAGCCCTTTTATATTTTTGATTCTGACCTTTAGTCACTTTCATCATATAATTGTATCGAAGTCTACGCATTCTTCTTCTTAACCGCCTCGAGTCTTCATATAATTCATCTTCCATTATAACATTTTCATCATTAAGAAAATCATGCCAAGTATAATTAATATCACCAATTGAAATAGCTATATTGTCAATCAACATTTCATCGGGTAATGTTCTTATACAATAAGGGCAAACTGGTCTCTTTAACATTTTAAGGCAATTTGAACAAATATATTTATCAATACAGCAATTTAATGAATGTATATTTTCAGAAAAATTATAACATATGTTACATTCTTTGCTCATCATTAATTAAACAAATAATTTATATATGTTTAACTAATAATATGAGTGTTAGCAATTTAATTGCAAAAAGGAAAAATATTCATTTTTCTCAAAATTTAAGTAAATCAAATAGTGTCGAATTAAGATTAGCAAAACAAACAGGTCAACTTTTAAATATTTATTATGAAAATAAAAATCCTTATAAAATTAACTATGTTGTTGATACATTTGTCAATCCTGGATTTACAGAGCAAGTTAAAGAGTCTATTGAAATCATAGAATCTATTTTAAAAAAATATGATAAAGTTAAATTACCAGATGCTGATAAACTAATAACAATTACAGAAACAACTTTTGATAACACATCAACACTTGGCTCTGCGAGTTTAAGTTTAAGACAAATAAATATTAATCAGAACAATTTCACAGATACTAATAACTTCTTTTTAAATATTGAACCAAAACCTATTAATATTATAGTTTTGGTTCACGAAATAATTCATATATTAGGTGTTGGTTCGTCCGTTCATTTTTTCAATAATATTGAAGGTGATTTCTATTTAGGCGAGAATAGTGTTAAACAGTATAGAATAATTTTAGCTAATAATAATTATGAACGTTATAAAGAAATTAATAAAGTTGCTATTGAAAACTCATTTGGAGCAGGTACAATAGGAAGCCACTTCGAAGAAGGTCTTGATAATGATGATAATACTGAATTTATTATCGAAGATGGACTTGAGTACCCCTCTGTTCCAAATGAGATAATGACAGGGTTTATTAATGTTGGATTCAATTTTCTTTCATTAATGACACTGGGAGTTTTAGAAGATATTGGATGGACTGTCGATTACAGCAGCTCTTATGTATCAACATCGCCACCAATCTTAAAGAGCACATAAAAAATATGAAAAAAACCCTTAAAAGGGAAAAATGAGATTTTATTTCTTATAAGCTTCAACTAATTTCACAATGCCGCTTGCCAAAGTGATTATAACAAAACCACCTATTACAATACCGCTTGCCAAAGTGATTATAACAAAACCACCTATTACAATACCAGCAATTGCGGCAGCAATAGCAGCAGCGATTGCCGCAGCACTCGATGCGACAACAATAATAATGATTCCTTCACCAACGGATTGCATGAATTGTTTAGATTCTTTGCTAAAAATGACTTTCTTAGTTTTCTTAAGCATTTTCCCCATTTTCTTAGTCATCCTCTTCAAAAGACTTTTTTTGGGGGGGCTTACACTTTGATTATTAGTCACTTCTCTAACAGATTCTTGTTCTTGAAACTCTACAATAAAATTATCAGGAATAACAATCTCTTCTTGTTCTTCTTGAATCTCTACAATAAAATTATCAGGAGTAACAATCTCTTCTTGTTCTTCTTGAATCTCTACAATAAAATTATCAGGAGTAGAAATCTCTTCTTGCTCTTCTTGCTCATCAGTAAGAGAATTAGTATTTTCAATTATTTCTCTATCTGTGATAACGCAACGACAAATAGGACATTTTTCTAGCCTTTCATCGCACTCTGAGCACACAACTAAGTGATCGCAATTAAACTTCATATTTGAAGGATTTGTTAAACAAACCACGCATCGCTGAGACCACGCTGATGTACTCATATCTCTCGTTAAAATAGTATTAAAACCTCATAATTTGTATTTTAACATATCAAGGGTTAAAAAACCATCATTTTTTATTAATCTGCCATAATTGACAAATAATTCGATATATTTCAAATTCTTCATTTTGATGATTATTATAAAACTCAATTCCCTCACCAATTATCAAAGCATACTCGACATTATTATAATTACAATAATTGTAATTCATCAATTCGCTTAGAATTTTTGATTGTTCAAAACCATCATTCTCAATATTACGAATTTCAATTAATCGTTTTTTCAATGATTTTTCATTGAAAATTAATTCAAAATTAATATCAATAGCATTATTTTTAAAATCATTGTTATATTTAAATTTTAATTCAAGATAATGAACAAAATCATAATAATTCGATGATTTACTAATTATATCTTTTAAATCTTTTTGTTCATACTTTATATCTTCATTTTTTAATATATATTCTCCAATACGATTGAAATCAAATGTCTCTATTTTAAAATCAATAACATATTTTGATATTAAATCACTTGATGTTGCTTCATTGTCAATTATTGCTACAATAGCATCATCTTGTTTCAACAAATTTATTAACTCAAACACAAATTTATTTGATATCGAACTAATATGATGAATTACAATAAACTTCTTCTGATTTGATTTAAAATCCAAAAAGTGATATAGCTTGTCCTTATTCTCACACGTTTTTATATTCTCATAATTTATATAAAATATATTACTTTTGTTTATACCAAGCTCTTTTAGATATAAATTTAATATTGAACGTCTTCCTGACGAATAATCTCCAATAAGTCTAAAGTGTGTTAAGGATGGAGTAAAATTTCGTAGATCTCTTATTAAATTTCGATTGAAAATAAAATCATCTAATTTTTTTGGTTTATATTTATCATACCAACTCATTTTATACAACTTATGTCAGTTATTTTTATATTAAAAAAACAAATCAAAGATTTGTTAAAATTTACTTATAAAACGTCATCATAATCATCAATAACATAATTATCATCATTTGATTTTAAACCATCAATATAATATTTAGTCATTTTATTGCCTTTACTATGTAATGCACAACATTTGATATCAATTTCAAATTTAGTTTTACAATTTTTACATACAACATCTTTCGTAACAGCAAGTTTTAGTTTCGAAAACATCACGTCACTGACTTTTGGCTTTTTAGGTCGTGTAAAGGCTGGTTGTGCTTTAAAATGATCATGAAACTCATTCACAAAATCCTCGAATGGAACACGACATCCACGAACCATTTGAAAATTAGAATTTTCAGTTAAAAATCGATATATTGAATTATTTTCGACTAGAACATCTTCTCGTTTTGATTCAAAATATTTTATCGGCCATTCATGAAATGGCTTATCATTAAATGTTTCTAATAATTGCCGTCTTGCCAACAAGATTTTAATAAGCACTTTATGTAATTCTGTTGAGATGCAATCTTCTTCTAAATTACTATTTGTATTATCAACTGGTATAAATGAGAAATATGCAATACGCCTAATTATTTCTCCTGTGTCGATTACATCTTGATAGTATTGAGAACAAAATAACATCCGCTGAACAACTTTATGTTGATTTTCTGTCTTCTGATTTTTAATTGGAATTGCAATTACTTCACCTGAAACTGCTTTCTGAAATTCACACTTGCCAAACTCAGATATCATATTTGAAGGAGTATCAGCATCAATAATCACATCTTTTGTTAGAAACGCAGATTTACCAAAAGTTTTCTCCTTAAAATTTATCGTACCAATAGATTCCTGAGAGAATGTGGCTTGAACTATATTTACAATAGTACTTTTTCCTGTTCCAGATGTTCCTACAAGATATGGAACAACCTTAATTGAATCACCACCATTCGGAAAATGCAAAGAACCAAGCAAACCATAAAACACTAAGTTTACCAAAGGATCACTTGAAATATTAGGTTGATCTGAAATTATCTTATCAAAAATTGGACATTCTATTTCATCCCATTTTGATTCGAGCCATTCAGGATTAAAATCGAATGGTATGAATTTCTTACCAATAAAATTATAATTATCATTTATATCATATGTGTGAAACTCAAACTCTTTTAACTTTAAGAATCCATTCTTAAAACTAACAATATTCTGATCCCGTTTTAATATCGCAATATCCGTATGAATATTTTCAAGATAGTTTATCAAATTTTTTTTAGAAGTAGGCTTTTTATATGTTCTTTTGATATTTGATTCACTATTTCTAAATATAGTATCAAGAAAGTCATCATAACTCTCAACAGGTTCATATTCAATTACACACTCTTCTGAACGCTTCATAATAAATCCATCCTTTTTCTTAAGGTCATTTGTTATACAATAATCATCGAGATACTCTTGAATATGCTCATAAGTCACTTTATCATCAGAATCTTCTATTAAACCATAATAAGCTTTTACAGTTTTCCAATCTAATTTATTTGAAGACACATTAATCTTCTTCTCACCGCAAGAGTGACAACGTATTTTAATAGATGTTTTATTCAATATAACAAAGCTCTGAACACAAGAATGTGTTTTTTCATTTTCTACAATACATTTCTTATCACTTGGCAACAAAATAATGCTTTTACTTTCGGGATATTGATTTGATTTCCATTCTCCTTCAACATTAAAAATGTTATTTAAAACTGTATTTATAGCCTCAGAAGGATTCGTTTCAAGACGTTCGACTTCTTTTACATCTGTATTTTGATGTTTGAATATCTCATAAATATTACCCGAATAATTTTTTATATCTAAATCAGCATTAAAGACTTCCTGAGTGCTTTCAGCATAGCTCCCTTGACCACAAAGCAACTCTACATTAGACCATTTGGTATCAATTCTTTTACGTGGTAACTGATGAAAACCAAGCACGAAATAATGGGGCTTCTGTTTTGTGACACTTTTAAAATAAGGTGTTTCAATATTCGGATCAATATCACCATCAACATCAATTTGATTTACTATTTTTGTATCAATCCAAATACTTTTGAATACATTCGAATATTTATCAATTCGTTCTTGAATCAAAGTTTTATTATTGAAATCATTGTAACTTGGCATAGTTCCATCGGAATAAGCACGCAACATTTTTTTTGTCTTACCTGTAGATTGTATAGTTTTTAATTCTAAATTTATGGGAAACCATAATATTTCTTGTCTATTTAAAAATTCAATGATATTCATTTCTAATTCACTTCAAAAATTTTATTTTCCTGCAATCATTTTTTTTTTTTTTTGTAAAACACAATTTTTAAAATTTTAAGTTTCTAATTGAAGTAGCACCAATTTCTTCAATTTCCTCTTCTTCTTCATCTTCATATTCTTCATATTCTTCTTCATCATTCTCTTCTAAATCCTCTTTATGTTTATCAACTGGTGGATATCGTTTTTTTGAATCTTTATCAATTTTTGTATCATAAATTTGAACATCATCTTCATAATTTTCACATGAATTGGAGCTTGAAATACGATTGAAAGTTTTCTTGCCCAGTCTATCTAACTTTTTTAATAAATTAGTACAAACACCCACAGTTGTTATTACAAAAACAATTAAACCAATTTTAGAGCGATATAAATCACTTAAAATTATAAATACAAATATCAATACAAAAATCTGTGTAAAAACTTCAAAAGACAGAGCAAGTTTGCCTTGTGATTTTACATCTGGCATTAGAGCCTCAAGAAGATTTCCTATCAAAAATGCGACAATGAAATATACAAAAATTTCAGGAACCGCTTTCACAAGAATTTCTTCCAAGTTTTTTATATCTTTCATTTGAGTTTTCATTGTCTATTATATTAACATATATAATATTTTAATTTCTCTTTTAATAAAAAAAATAAAAATGATAAAAAATTTTGATTTTAAAAATATTATTGACAATTAGAAAGATGATTAAAATTTCTAAAAATAATATTATTGAATTATTAAAGTATAGAGGGTTCGATATTAATACTGATGTAATTGACCAATTCATGCAAAATGATTCGAAATCTATATCTGTTCAAAATAATAAAGAGATTCATAAATTCATTTATAACTTTAATGATAAATTGAACAAAAACACTTTAAATAAAATAATCAATGAATATCATGAAATTACAGATAAGATACAAGTATTCTCCATTGTAACATTTGAAAATATCACTAAAACAATTGAAAATACTATTAAGATTATAAGTCAGAAATATAAATCTAAAATTGTTTTATTTGATATTAAAAATTTAATGATCAATCCTACTAAACATCATCTATTCGCAAAGCATGAATTAATTAATGCAAATGATGATTTTAAAAAGGCTTTATGTGATGAATTGCATATTATCAATATCTATAAAATTCCTAAAATTTCTGTAAATGATGTTATGGCAAAGTATATAAATTTGAATATTGGAGATATCTGTAAAATTACAAGAAAAACTAATCAAGGTCAAGTTGCTATATTTAAGCTTTGCGTTTAAATATATGAAATATTTACTTATTTGAATTATGGATTTTTCACATTTTGACGCATCTCTTACACCGCAATTAACAAAAACAAAAAAAATTAAATTAAAATCTAAAACTAAAAATTATTATAAGTCAAAAAGACATGTCGAGTCATCAGATGACAATGCTAGTTTAACAACTTCAGATGATCGGAGTGCTGATATGAGTCGAGAAGAAGAACCCTGGACGCAAAATATTGAGAAGTTAATTTCGACATGGAATCATCATATCGCCGAGAAGATTGAATTGCATAATAATGCTGGATACTTTTACAAAAGACAAAAACAGATATATGGCCTTCCACCGATCCTTCTGTCAGTTTGTATGGCGCCTGTCTCGGGAACGTTTTATGATTATTCTTGGATTAAATACGTTAATATGGTAAGCTTTGTAACTGTTGCTTTTTTTTCTGGAATTGATAACTTTTTTAATTTTGGAAGTAGAAAAGAGAAGCACTTTAATCATTCGGCAAGATACAGTGAGTTAAAAACATATATTGAATCACAATTATTTAAAAAAAAACAATTTCGTGTTGAAGCTGACGTTTTTTTGACAGAAGTTCGAATGAAGTACGATAATTTAACAATAACTGAACCGACAATTCCTAAGAAATTTCTCATTCAAAATGAGAAAACTAAAAATATTAAACAATCATTAAAACAATTAGCATATGAAGATAAAAATGAAGAAGAAAATTGTTAAAAATATAAATTTAATTTAATATAATAATAATAATGGAAGAAAGTGTTATTAAAAATTTTACTAAAATCAATATAGACTCTTATGATTATTTTCTAGATCAGCAATTTAAAAAAATTATAAGTGATAATCCTATTTTCGTGTTGAAAAATAAAATTGATAATGAATATCAAACAAAAATTGATATGACATTTTCAAATTTAGAAATTGTTAAATCTCAAATTATGCCTTCCGATGCAAGATCAAAAGGCCTTAATTATGATTGTGAGCTATATATTGATTTAGACATAAATTATAAATTCTTTGATACAGAAGAAAAACAACAAAAGAAAAGAATAAAATTGATTAATTTCCCTTTGATGTTACATTCAAAATATTGCAACTTATGTAATTTATCTGAACAAGACTTAATTACAAATGGTGAATCGAATATAGAACGAGGCGGATATTTTATTAGAAAAGGATCGGAAAAGATCTTAATCAGTCAAGAGGATGCTAAAAAAAATTTTATCATCAATACTGTAAAAGAATTTGCTGATAAAAAAGAATTTAAATCACAAATACAATCAACTTCTGACGAAACACGAAAACCACAAACATTGAGTTTATTTTTTGACACAAAAAAATCTGAAATTAAAGTAAATCTTCCTTACTTTACCCGAATTGAGTTACCATTAATAATTTTATATAGAATTTGTGGATTTGAAAATGATAAAGACATCATAGAAAGTATTTGTGGTGATTTGAACACAGAATTAAGTAAAAAATTTATGGAAGAGTTGTTACCGTCTTTTGAAGATGCTAAAGATATTCCAGATAGAGTATCTGCTTTGAAATACCTTTCTTTTTTTTCAAAAGAAAAAGCTAGTTCAAGTAATGATATTAATAAGTGGCTTGGAAATATACTAAATCTATTTACAATTTACTTCTTGCCACACATGAATTCAGAAGATATGGAAAGCAATATAGAATCTTATTATCAAAATCTACGTGAAAAAGGATTATTTTTATCGTTAATGGTACGTCAAATATTAGAAGTTAAGATTGGAATACGTTCTGAAACAGATCGTGACAATCTTGCTAATAAAAAATTACGATTGCCAGGAGAAATTATTCTGGAACTTGTACGTGACTATTATGAAGATTTCATAAAAGCTTCAAAATTGTCAATTGATACATTTATAGAAGATAATAACAGTAAAATAAATAGTCTAGATAATTTAATAGTTTACATAGATGATAATTTAAATTCATTTTTGAAAATCAAAAATTTTCAAGAAGAAATTTATAAAAATTTTGTATCAAATTGGGGGAAGAATGCAAGATCTCCTAGAAACATAGGTGTATTACAAAGTTATGATAGGTTGTCCTTCTTAGAATCAATGAGTTATATTCGAAGAGTACATTTATCAATGAAAGAAGGACTTCCAACATTTAATCGTCGATTATTGCACACTTCTGATTTCGGTTATATTTGTTGCATAGAGTTCCCTGATGGAGCTAAAGTAGGTACTCAAAAACATTTGGCACATACTTGCATTATCAGTCGTGAATATAACAGTAATTTAATTGAAAATTTTATTAAAACAAACAAAATGTGTTTCAAAATCGATGATAAAACAATCACAAAATTCAATGGAATCAATCATAATGTATTTGTTAATTATAAGTGGATAGCAATCACTAATACACCAGATAAATTAGTAGAAGAATTAAATAAAATAAAATATGATTCTAAGAATGAAGAATTAAATGAATTTTGTAGCATTATTTGGAATATTGAAAATTATAGAATAGACATTAATACGGGATCGGGAAGATTCTTGAGACCTCTTGTAAAGAACAAAGCCACTTATAAATTTTCAGAATTAGAAAAATTTACATCTAAACCTCAATTTCTAATAAGTAAGGGATGCGAGTATTTTGACCCTGAAGAAATAGCTACAAAATTAGTAAAATATAATAAAACAAAAGATACAGATTATTATCACGAATTGACACAAACTTGTCAACTTGGATTATCGGCGTTAACTTTACCTTTTCTTGAGCATAACCCTATTGCAAGAAATAGATATGCGTGTACTCAGGTTAGACAAGCGGTTTCACTATATTCTTCTAACTATAGACAAAGATTCGATCAATCTGCTTATTTATTGCACTATGGACAAACCCCATTGACAAGTACCGGATTTCTAAAAATGATGACAAATGACAATCTGCCCTATGGGATCAATCTTGTTGTTGCGATAGCATGTTTTAATGGGTTTAATCAAGAAGACAGTGTAATTATCAGTAAAGATGCTATTGATAGAGGACTTTTTAACAGCACTACGATACACACATATACTTATGAAGAAGAGATAAGCAAAAATAGTAATTTCGGCAGTAAAACTATCTATAAAACTAATGAAGAACTTAATCTTATGAATAAAAAATATGACTATTCACATTTAGATGTAAATGGTGTTATTAAACCTGGAACTGTAATTCAAAATAATACTGTTTTAACAGCGTTTAAAGTACAAAATAGTTTAAATGAATTTAAAGATAAATCTATAATATTAAAGAAACCAAGTGAAAATGAAATTGTAAATAAAGTGTATTTAAGTAATACAAGTCCCCGAATAGTAAAAATTGAGACATATGTTATGAAGACACCTAAAAATGGCGATAAGTTCGCTAGCCGTCAAGCACAAAAAGCGACAATCGGATTAATTATGGATTCTAAAGATATGCCTTATACTTCAGAAGGCATAGTACCTGATATAATCTTTAACCCGCATTCATTCCCTTCGAGAATGACGATGGGCTTTTTCTATGAAATACTCTCGAACACTCTTGCTATCCAGAAAGGTTATATATCAGAAGTGCCTCCTTTCCATTCTATAAACAATATTCAAGAAATTTTTAACAAAATTCTTAAAAAAGAAGATAAATTTTCTGAAAAAACCCTTTATTCATCAGAAGGAGAAATTGTATCAGAAAATGCTTGTGTTGGCATTGTATTCTACAAAAGATTGAAACACCAAGTTGCTGATAAGATTTACGCTATGAATAATCAACCTGCTGTTGACGCTATCACAAGACAGTCAAAACAGGGACGTTCAAGTGGCGGCGCACTAAAACTTGGAACTATGGAGAGAGATGCTTTACTAACTCATGGCTTAAGTGCATTTACAAAAGAATGCTTCATGGAAAAAAGTGATAAGGAAGTCTTTATTTCAAAAAAAGAAGATATTAAATACGAAGCACCTTATTGTTTCGATTTGGTTCAGAAAGAGTTTCAAGCTATTGGAATTAAAATCGAGGAAAAATTTTAATCATAATGATGTTTCTTAAAGGTTAAACCGTGTTCAAAATTTTGACCTTTTGCTTTTAAAATTGTATTAATATTTTTAAACTTTTTATATCCATTCTTTTCAACTTCAACCCATAAATTGAAATGTGATTGTGAATAGAAAATTCTATCACCAATTTGATTACCTTTTTTATCAAATACATCAAAGTGACCTTCTATTTTCTTTTTATCTTCTCTTATTTTGGCATGACTTCTATCTTTTACATTATCATCATGAGTGCCAACACGAAAAGTTCCCCAAACGTTAGAATTCTCTTCACCATTCTCACTGGTTCTTTTACAACAAGGATGTGGGAATTCCCCATCATTATGACAAATCATCATCATTTCATCTTCCTTTAATTTTTCAATGTCTTCTCTAGTACCAAACCAATATAGCATAATCTTGTAAATAGCATTAGTGTTATACATCCGTGACTTGTGTGCTTTATTCCATGCTCCATAAGAAATATCTGTTCTACCACTCTTGCTTGTTTTTTTGTTGATTCGTCCAGACTTTGCAACAGATTCAGGATATTTTTTAAGATCCTCTTTTATTAGTTCTTGACGCCAAGGTTCTAAATCTTCAAATTTAATAAATAGTTCTTGTTCACCTCTTTTTATAAGAACCCATTTTGTTCCATTAAAATCATAAACATCATATGTAATTGGTAATTGCTTATCGAGATAACTTTTACCATATTTATAGGTATATTCTTCATATCCTTTAATTATTGGTTTTGTATTTCCGATTAGACGGTTTGATATCTTTATTCCTAATAATTTAATCTCATTCTCATCATATTCTTCTTTGTAGATTGCTTCGGCACATTTTTCAGCATTTTGAAATTCAAAACCATCAATAAGGTTTCCATTTGGATCACAAAGACTCACAGGTTTTGAATTGGTTTCACCAGTTTTTTTATTACCTTGAACTTGAGCTTCGGTTCTTGGAAAATATTTTTTGCGATTCTGATTTTCTTCATTTGGGACAACTTCGAGAAGATTTGGATGGCAACGCTTATGTTCTTTTAATAAATGATCAACTGTTATAGTATTACCTCTCTTCAAATTTTGATAAAAGTACAGCCAATTGAAATTAGGGTAAAGACTTGTCAATTGTAAATGATGAAAACGAAACAACACTGTTTCTCCTTCAATATATAAGCCAACTAAGTCTCCTGTTCCTTTCATTTCTGTAGTTCCATTAAATATCTTATTGGTAGCAATTTGTATTTTGTATGGATGTTTGAAAGTAATTTTAATCAGACTTTGTTTATCTTCAGATAAACGAAATGAGGTCACTGGCACGAACTCAATACCTTTGCAATATCCTTCAAAGTTCGGAATTAGTGCTTTGTTTCCTGCATAATAAATGTTTTCAAGGTCTTTTTCAATTTCTTCTTCAATATCCTTGTTACGTTTAAGAAAAGATTCTTTATTTTCTTCTAAACCCTCTGTAACCATAAATTCTTTTCCAGGCTGAAAATTCATTTTTGCTTTTATTTCTTAAATATCTCGTTACTTTTATATTTTTTTATTGTAAACAAAAAAAAATCTTGCAATCATTTTTATTTTTTTTTTTAAAATTTTAAAAATGATTGAAAAAATCAACTTGAATCATATATTGAATATACAACAAAACTACTAGGAAAAACGAACAATGGAGGAAATTAACAATAATACTATGGATTTTATCTGGAACGAGCTTATTTGCCCGATTTCGATGGATGTTATATTAGAGCCTATGGTAGCAGAAGATGGTTACACTTACGATCGAAAATATATCGAAAAGTGGTTTCTAGAAAAATCAACTTCACCAATTACCAATCAAGAAATTGATACAAAATTTCTTGTTGAAAATATTTCTATAAAAAAGATGATTAATTTCATGATTGAAAATAATGAGCATTTTAAGAAAATTTATACTAAAAAATATAATGAGCTTTTAAAAGAGTCTAAATCTATTTTAAATGATGATAATATTTATTTTGCTATTAAACTTTATTTTAAAAACAAGAAAAAATGTGAACAAAATTATGGTAAAATTGAAGATTGGGATGTTTCTAATGTAACTAATATGAGCAATTTATTTGAAAATCGTACTAATTTTAATGAGGATATTTCAAAATGGAATGTTTCTAATGTTACTAACATGCAAGATATGTTTCGTAGTGCTGAAAATTTTAATCAACCTATTGGTAAATGGAATGTTTCAAAAGTAACTAATATGTGCGATATGTTCTATGAAGCATATCAATTCAATCAATCTATTGAAGATTGGGATGTTTCTAATGTTACTGATATGCAGGGAATTTTTGCAAATGCAAAAAATTTTAATCAACCTATTGGAGACTGGAATACTTCTAATGTGACTACTATGTTCGCTATGTTCCATAATGCTGAGGAATTTAATCAACCTATCGAAAATTGGGATGTTACAAATGTAATTAATATGAAAGGCCTGTTTTCAGGAACGAAACATTTTAATCAATCTCTTTCAAAATGGAAACCTTTAAAGGTAATTGATATGGAAGGTATGTTTGCTGAAACTTACAGCTTTAATCAACCTATTGGAAATTGGAATATTTCAAATGTTGAAACAATAGGCGGAATGTTTTCAGGAGCTAAAGTATTTAATCAACCCATTAATGATTGGGATGTTTCTAATGTATTTGATATGGCTGCTACGTTTTCAGGAGCAAGAGAATTTAATCAACCTCTTAATAAATGGGTTACTTCTAATGTTACTGATATGCATGGTATGTTTTCTTGTGCTATGAAATTCAATCAACCTATTGGGAATTGGGATATATCAAATGTAGATGATATTAATCTTATGTTTAATTGTTGTAAAAATTTTAATCAAAATTTGAATAATTGGAATGTTTCTAATGTAAAAAGTATGAGAAATTTGTTTTCAAGTGCTCATAATTTTGATAAAAACAATGCAACTTGGTATGAATTTATTGAAGATAATAAAAAAGTCAAAAATATCAAAGAATCTCAAAAGGAAGAATTTATAAATCTTGTTCAACAAATGGATTTCGAAGATATTAATAATATTATGATTAGACATTTTCAGAATATTGAACCTACTAGTCTTAATTAATCAAATTATCTTAATTTGTCCCAAAAGGGTTTTTTCAGAAAAAATGATAAAAATGACCCCTTAAAACAATAATATAAATTAGTGTGATTTTATAAGATGAGTGAATACAGTTTCAATTACAAGTACAAGTTTACCAACGCAACTATTATCAATGTTCTCAAGAAATTTTCTAAGAACAAGACGCGGACTGAAAAAATTTACGGTCATATTGCTACGTGGGATTTATCACAAGTCTCTGACATTGACGCATTGAACAAGTATATTATCTGCGTTCCATTGTCTTAATATAAAAAATACTCAAAAAAAAGAAAAAACAAAAAAACTACTTTTTAAGTAGTATTTTTTATCATATAAAGACAAAAAAATATAATTTGTGTATAATACAAAATGAATGAAGATAACTGGAATAATCAAATAGTTGCTATTGAGAAAGGCGAACAAATAACAAAAGAAGATGTATCAAATGCTTTTATAGAGAAATACTTTGAAACCATTATAGATATCAATCATAATCAAACTAATTCTTTTTTATATATAAATGAACAATTATCAAAACATTCAAAACAAATAAAAGAAATCATAAAAACACATTCATACTAAATAATTTGGAATATGTGTAGATTTGCAAATTAACAATAATCGCTGTAATAATAATATAACTTGATTTGCATCTTTACTTTCGTAAATTTCATCTAAATTTTCAGGCATAAAATCTATCAATTTTAAAAACTTATAAAACTCATAAAAAAACAACCAATTTTTTTGTTCTGTTTTCATTCTCAATATACAGAATTCAGGATCATCTCTATCATCATCTACAATCAATTTTGAATAAGAAAAATTGATTAATTTCCAGTCATCTTCGATTTTTACAATATTATTCATGTTTATATTATTATGTAAAATCGATAAGGAATGCAAATGAAATAAATTTCGTACAATACAGGAAATCATATGGGTTTTTTCTGACATATTCAAATTATAATTTTCTAAACTATAATCGTATTTTGGTTCAACAATCAACGAACATTTATTATGTTTTACATAAGGAATTTTGTAAATTAGATTTGTAAAAAATATTTGGTTTTCAATCTCTAGTTTTGTATTCGATATTATCTTAAATACGTGTTTTTCATAAGAAAATATAAAGGATTTGGATTTTGATAGCACTTCGATTTTAGGCGAATTTGCAAATATTTGTTTTATTTTTTTTGGTTTTTGTAAATTTGAAAATAATGAACTTAATATAATTGGATAGTTATGATTTTTAAAACATTTTTGTAATTTTTTTTTTGAAGGAACATTTATATCCATTTAACATTAAATTAATCATATATAATTTTGCTAATTTTCACTTTAAAAACGAAACGCAGTTTTACCAATATTTATTAACATCTATAATATGTAGTTTTTTTATTGAATTCTCAATAAAAATATCTTCAACATAACTTCAACATATGCGTTTACGTGTCATTTTCTAATCAAAAAAATAGTTTTAAAAACAAATAAAATGGAAACATAATATTAGTTCCAATAACAGTTGAAAACATCAATAGATTCATTGGTGAATATAAGTTATCTCGTTCTTCTTCGAGAAAATATTCATTGATATCATTATCAAGAAAATTCGTTTTTTCTTTTTTTGTCATTTGCTTCCATTCTCTTGATTTTGGAACTTCATAAACGTCATCATAATTCAGTTCAATTTTATGTCGATTTCTCTTATTTTTTAAAGAACGGTTTGGAAGAAGCCTCATATCTCTTTGAATACAACTGAAACAATTTTCAAGAGTCATTATTAATATATTTTGATTAATTTAGTTCCTTTTATATATCAAAAACAAGTGCGTTAAAAATAATATAAAAGAATAAAGATTTTATTTAATTATTAAAATATGACATCTAATTTGAAACAGTTTAACACAAGTCTTATCAAATTTGTTGGTGAGCTAAAACAAATGAATATTGGTCTAGCGTCTGAGCTTTCTCAACTTGAAAATTTTCTGGAAATTACACATATTAATGCCCGTGCGGTTATCTCCATTTTTCAAAAGTACTTCTTAACAGATCTGTTCATTCAAAATATCCTTAAGAACAATATTAGTTTTTTTATACTATATAACAATTTTAATAACATTCCTGAAAAAGATAAGGAGATCGCCATATCAGTTATAGGCAAAATACAAACGTTGGCAAAAACATTGCAAGATAAGGACGAAAATGATAAAATATCTACTATTTTAAAAAATTTGAAAATTTTAGCATATTTTGCTTATAGTGATTTGGGAATAAATGCGAATGAAAAATTTAAATCACTTATGCTATGAAAAGACTACATTAAAATATGCTTCATTAATGACTCGATCTTCTTTTTTCCCATTTTACATTGGGTCATATTTTTTTTAAAATTATCAAGATCAGATTCAAGTACGTTTATCAAATGTTTCCACGTTGGATAATAATTTACAATCTCATTTGCTATTGTCTTTGAAATCAAAGGAATTTGTGCTAATTGCAGTTTAAAACATAAAGATGGTGTGATATTCTCCTTTTTACATAACTTTACTGTATCTATATAATTTATAGACGCAGATTGTGATTTATCACAATCATAATATGTGACATCTTTCTCATACTTATCAACAATTGTTGTTATTAATTTATATGTGTCTTCTATATTTTCTGTTAAAAATACAAGCATATTGTATTTCATTTGAAGACGTATTATAATTTGCTTAAATATACTCTTGAATTCCTCATCACATTGTCCCTCAAAAATATAACATTTATGAACGAAATTACTGCTTAAAATACGAGCTTTTTGTTCGCTAAATCTTCCATCTTTTAAACTTGATTTTAAATCATTGATGGTTTTTCTCTCAAAAACTGATATGTCATCGTTATTTTCATTTTTTATTTGTATATCACCAATTTGTAAATTTTGATATGTAAAGTTTTTTTGATAATGATTCTCAAAAATTTTTTCTAATGTAATTTCTCTTGAATCTAAAATGACATTCATATTAAATTAAATTGTAAATTTTTTTATCTTTATATGTTAATTATTTTGATAATGTTTAACTTAAAAAAAATGACATCTATTGCAAAACCACTTGCTATGATAGCCGTTGTTGTTCTTGTGACATTTCTTGTATTACATCTATTAAAAACTCGTACAAATCGTTTAGAAAAATTTTACGGTATTACATCGAATGACGATTCTAAGGTTGTTTTAGAAACACCACCTGTTTCAACCAATGTGGTAACACAAAATGCTCCTAAGGGTCTTGACGTTTCAGAAATTGAATCTGAACTTTTGGTTAATGATAAAGCACAGAATCTTGTTGATGCCCCTGTAACTAGAACTTCCGTTAAACCAACCGAACTTTTACCTAATGTTGATGCTGCATCTACGTGGAATGATGCTAACCCTGTTGAAGATGACGGGCTCGATAGAAACTACCTAGATGCCGGTTTTCATGTAGGTATCAACAGTGTCGGTCAGTCATTGAGAAACGCTAATCTTCAAATCAGAAGTGAGCCCGCTAATCCTCAAGACAACGTTTCTCCCTTCTTAAACTCGACAATTAGCCCTGACCTTGAGAGAAGACCATTAGAAATATGCTCTGAAGAAGCTACTGCTTTCTCTGTTTTAGGTAATTCTGATGCTTCTCCATTCGAGTCCTTAAACTAAATTATTAATGTCTCTAAGCAGTCTCCTTGCTAATTTTCAACATAGGCTTTTATAGGGATTTTAATGTTTTTAACCCATAATAAAAAAAATAAATAAAATAACTAAACTTCAATAGAATGTATGAGCTTCGCTGTTCTCGCATTTTGAGACACAAAAGTAATATATTTAATTTTATAAGGTAAATTAGAAATACGTTGCTCAATTAATCTTAAACGATCATAAATAGTACATATCTGCATTCGAAAAGGAAATTTCTTAAAATTCTCTTTGTAATATTCATCTAGAAAAATACAAGCACATTCCAATCTTTTTAGAAATAAATCTTTCTCAATATTTTTCCCACAAAAAAATAACACATCCGATATCAATATAAAATATCTCGCATCATTCTTATTTTTTTCTATAACACGAATTCGAGTACATTCAAACAATGTTCCTTTAAAGATATCATCATTATTAACATCTACATTCATCACAAGAATTTTTGGAGTTGAATAACCCTCTTCAAGCTTACGACAAATTATAAAAGCCAATTTTTTACCTTCAAATATTGTGAAATAAACAAATATACTCAAATCATCTGGAATTGCTAAAGCAAAATGACCATTCTGAAGCTTATTCAAATTACTTGAATTTAAAGATACAGAATTAGAGACCTTCGCTTCTGGTAAAACAATTGAAGTTTCCTCATAGAAATGCTTAATAAATTTATTAATATCTTCCCCAATAAGATGAGAAAGATGATTACCACCAAACAATTTTGAACTAAATTTCATTTTTTATATATTTTTCTCTAAAGTTTTTTACTTTTATATTAAAAAAAAGGATTAAATTTTAACCCTTGAATAGAATATAGACTATTGAGGGAGAATTTTTGCTACTTTGAATTACCGATTCTCTCTTCTAAGAATCATGAGTTATGTGTCCGAGTTAGTGGCACTTTACGAAATCAAACCTTTTATTATCTTGGCATTAGACAACGATACTATTCGTGTTGCTGTCAAGGACTACCTTGAAGGAGGTGAGAAAAAGGATGCCGTTATCAAGAAATATGGACCGATTGAAAAATGGGACACTTCTAAAGTTACTGATATGTCTGAATTGTTCAAAGATCAAACTGAGTTCAATGAAGACATTTCCAAGTGGAATACTTCTAATGTGACTAATATGAATGGTATGTTCTATAATGCTGAAAGTTTCAATCAACCCATTGGAGAATGGAATACTTCTAATGTTACTTATATAAGTCGTATGTTCTTTGGTGCTAAAAAGTTCAATCAACCTATTGGAAAATGGAATGTTTCTAATGTTAATACTTTTATAGCACCACAGGATATATTCCATGCTGCTATAAAATTCGATCTTGAAAATGCTCCTTGGTGTCGCAAGAATGGCTGGTGCAATACTGAATCCAGCTTCTCTAAACCAAGCCGCCATTTCAGGAGGGATATACATGGATTGTTCTAATGTGACTGATATGCGTTGTATGTTTCAATATGCTGAAAGTTTCCATCAACCCATTGGTAAATCTTGGTATAAAGATTCTTAAAAAACCAGCCTTTGTGGCTGAGAGCCTTTATGGCTTTGTTTTTTTTATTTTTCAAAAAAAATAAAAATGATTATAAAATTTTTATAAATTAGATTATAATAAAGATGGATAATCTTATCGATAATAAAACATTGAAAAGTATTCAATCAAATACAAATAGTAAACTCATTATTAATACTAATTTAACAGAATTTAATCGTGTTATTTCAAATTGTGAAAAGAAGATTTTAAATGAGAATTTCAAAAAAGTAAAATTTGATTCTATTTGTTTTGAAATAACATTTGATAAATATTTCATTAGAATTCTCGGTAACCAATATATTAAAAGATTCAATAATGATAACAATTTCTCTAATTTACCTGAAAGTGTATTAGAAGTTAAAAAATATAATGTTATTGATAATGGAAAAATTGATACTTTAAATAATATTGGTTTTAAAAATGAATCATATACTACTGTAAGCATAAACGATACTGGATTACAAAAAGCATATGAATCATCTGTAAAAAAATTTAGATATTCTTATTATGATTCATATATGTTTAATGATTTAATAATTAATTGTATTCGCTTTAAACCAGGTGAAGGTAAAATTCCAACATTCGAAAAGAATAAAACAAATTATGAAATCAATATTACAACTAATAATTCTATTGATAAAGAAGATTTAGAATTTACAATAAACTTTATACTAAATGAGTCAGTTAGATTCTCTTATTATAGAAAAACACTTGAAGATTTAGAAAAAGTTAAAGTAGAATACAAAAAATTAAAATATAATAGACTTAAAACAGTAACTTTAACAAAAGAAAGATATTTCAAATTTAAAGAAGATATTGAAGAACATGATGAAGATGATGATAATTTAGAACATTCTTACTCTGTAACTACAAAAGCAGATGGTATGCGTATGTTTGGCTTTATATATGATTCATACTTATATCTAAATACAGATTCAGAGTTTATATTACCGATTTTTACAAATATAAAATTTGATGCTAAATTTAATGGAACAATATTCGATGGGGAGTTTATAAAAGAATTAGATAAATATTATATATTTGACTTATACTATAAAAGTAATGAAAATGCCTTTGATTTAAACTTTTATGAAAGACAAAAAGCTATTCAAGACGCTATTGAAAGTGTAAAATCATTTGACAAATATCAAGTACAAACAAAGGAATTTAAATATATAAATGATGAAACAGATTTGTTTATAAAATGTAAAAACATTCTTGAAAACAATTATGAATATGAAATTGACGGTCTAGTTTTTACTAGCACAATGACACTTAACGATTTAAACAACGATGTTCGAAAAAATAAACAGAAAGTTTTCAAATGGAAAGACGCTAATTTTCTGTCAGTTGATTTTAAACTTAAATATAATACTAAAGAAGAATATATTGATGAAGAATTAACCGAAGGAGAACTCAATGTATATGATTTATACTTACAATATAGCAATAATACAAAAGCACTTAACTTTCAAGTAAACATACCAATCGATTATAATGCTTATATGAATGGAGTGACAGAGCTTGAAGATGGAGAAACTAAATTTATTGCGTTTTCACCAAAAAATGTATCAGCATCTCAAATAAAAATTGAACGTGAAAATTCTAAAACATATTGTAAAAAATTTGATGAAGATACAAATAAATACGTGACTGATTATAATCAAGAAATTAAGAATAATAATATAGTCGAATGTATTTATAGAGATAATAAATGGATTCCAATTAGAACTAGAATTGATAAAGAAAGACCTAATAATTTCGCGATCGGTATCGAAGTTTGGAAAAGTCTTAATGTCAAAGGACATAATCCAATAACTAAAGAGATGATTATTGGACAAACTTCGATCCCTGAAATTGATGAAAATCAAATAGTGTATTATACGCAAAAGGAAATATATCAAGATGGTCGTCGTGTTATCTCTGATAATGTTCGAAAAAATGATGAGAAATTTAGAAATTTTCATCGATTGATTGTAAAAGAGAAACTATTCAAAGATACACAAGGCAAAAGATTGCTCGATATTGGCTGCGGTAAGCTCGGAGATTTTCCGAGAATTATTAATTATTTTGAGGAATATGTAGGTATTGATCTATCCTTCGATTCAATAGAAAATGGATCTGATGGAGCTTATTATCGTATTTTGAACAATAAAGATTTGAAAACAAAATATAATAACAATATTCCTCAAAATATTAAAGAAAAATTCATATTATTAGTTGGTAATGCGTCATTGTCCTTTCAAGATCCCGAAACATTTAAAGGAGACTACGAACAAGTTGCAAGAACACGAGAAATTTTTGCTAAACCTCAGCAGTTTGATACAGTGTCATCAATGTTTTCTATGCACTATATGTTTGAAAATGCAAAAACATTCAATACTTTGATTGAAAATGTTACATATAATGTAAAAGTAGGTGGTTTCTTCACGGGTGTTTGTTTTGATGGACAAAGGGTATTTGAGTTATTAAACGATAAGAAATCTGTGTCAATCAAAACTAAAGTAAAAGACAAAGACAAAGATACCACAATTTTGAAAATAAAAAAATGTTATAAAAAAAAGATCTTTCCTAATGATATCAAATCTCTAGGACTTACAATTAATGTACAGGTCAGTTCTATAGGCACACCTTTTGATGAATATCTTGTAAATTTCGATTTATTGGAAAAAGAACTAAAGAAAAATGGATTTAGAACAATTCACATGTTTCCTTTTGAAGACTATTATAACGATCAAAACACTTATAAGTTTACAGAAGAAGATCAAGATTACTCATTTCTAAACAGATCATTTATATTTCAAAAAGTAAAATAAAATATAAGTAAAGTTAATGCTTAAACTTATTTATTTTCTTCTTTTCCAAACTATAAATTCGATACAATTAACATCAAAACAAATAAAATATAAAGAACATATATTGGACAATGATATTTCTTGTGTTGTTTGTAGCGGACCCGCTGGTTCGGGTAAGACTTCAATAGGCACTGAAAATGCTGTTGAATTATTATGTAATAATAATTTTGACCAACTTGTTATAACAAAACCGCTATTAACTGTTGAAAGTGAAGAGATTGGTTTTTTGCCTGGTGGGATCAATGAAAAAATCTCACCTTTTTCATCAAGCATTACCCAATATATTCAAAAACATGATTGTTGCAAAGAAAAAATTAATTTTATCCCACTTGGTTTTATGAGAGGATTATCGTTTAAAAATACAATAATAATCGCTGATGAAATGCAAAATTCGACGCCAATGCAAATGAAGATGCTGCTAACAAGATTAGGAGAAAATTCAAAAATAATAATTACAGGTGATTTAAATCAATCCGATTATGAAGACAATGTAAATGGACTTATTGATCTAAGAAGAAAGTTATATTTGACATATTCTGCTTATTATTGGAAAATGTTTGCAAATGGTATAGCAATCGTCGAATTCGACAAAGACGACGTAAAAAGATCAAATTTCGTTAAGAAAATTCTTGAAATTTATGAATGAAAAATTACATTCGCTGGGGAGCTGCGGGGACGTCTATAGACCTAGACGCCATTAGCTTTTCCATTTTTTTTGAGAGTTCATTTTCGTTTTCATTCCTTTGTTCTATTGAACCATAAGAAGATACATTTTGCGTCAGTTCGGAATTTTGATGGGTTGAATAATCCCGTTTACCAATAAAATCAAAACTATGTGAAATGGAAGTTCCGCCATTCCCTTGTGAGCTACTGTCTATATCGACAAAACTATAATTATCACTGTATGTGCTCCCCATCTCAGACATGCTAAAGCTAAGAGGCCCTTCGTTCTTATGTTCAGACACAGCATGTCTCACACGAATCTCTGGTTTTTTTTCTTGTTGTTTTACCGTTTTCATACTCATCATTTTAATGAAACCTAAAATCTGATTGCCAACATGGATTTGATTAGAACCTCCAACAACAAGAGTAGGTACGCTTTTTATGTATTGTGGTAATTTTGCTCTAATATTTTTATCATCTATACAAACATATCTTATAGCACTTCTGACGGGTGTTTGGTTAATTTCACTTACTATTTTTTTGCAGTTTTGACATTTATTCGAATAGAACAGCAAACTGACTTCACTCATATTATATTAATCTATATTAAAAATTCAAATTTTTTACACAATTTTTGAATCAATAAATTTACTTAATGATTTAAAAGATCTATCGCCTTCATAATTTGAAAGTCTTTTTCCTTTTTTAAATACTAGAATTGTAGGTAAAGATTCTATTTTGAATTTTTTAGCTAAATCTTTATTTGTGTCGATATTTTTCGAAACAATTTTAATAGAAGGGCTATTTTTATATTTTGCCTCTATTTTTTTCCATATAGGTTTGAATTTTGTGCAATAACCACACCAATTTGCATAGAACAAAATTAAGACATTTTCATTGTCTTCTACTTCTATAAAATTTTCTTTATTTCTTTTAAGCAATAACATTGCTAACAGAGACATGACTAATACGATAAAAATTTTTATCGCATTAATAAAAATTTTTATTTTTGAAATCATTTAATATATAAAAATATAAAAATGATTGAAAATAGAACTTTAAATCTATTTAATAAAATCAATCAAAAATGATTGAAATAGATAAAAACGAGCTTGAATTGCTTAAACTAATTTTTAGCTATGAATTTATCAATGAATATGAGATATTTCAATTCATTGATGAAGAGTTCAAATACGTAACAACTTATAAGGAATTCCTTGAAAATGATGGGGATTTTGATACTTTAATTGATCTTTTTAAACAAGGCAAATTAATTGTAGATATAGATGATATGCAAAAAGATTATGATAAACTACAAGAAAAGGCTATTATAACTCTTTTACAGTCTATTATGGTCGATAAGGTATAAAAAACGATTTTACCCTTAAATGATGTTTTAAGGGTAAATTACGTTTTTTACTGGAAAAAAAATGGAAAAAAAAGTGGAAAAAGAAGGTAAATAGCATCAAAATGTGTTGAAAAAATGAAAATTTTGGAAAATCTGAAATCAGGGGAATTTTTTTTTTTGAAATTTTTTTTTCTTGTACAAAAATTTCGAAATCTGAAAATGTGTTATAGGTAAATTGATGTAATTTGCCTTGTTTTGTCATTTTGCACCATTTTGAGCATATTTGGCTGTATAGGTAAATTGATGTAATTTGCCTATTCGGCCAAAAAAATTTTTCCAGATTCTCAATGTGTGGACCCCCAAATCCCCTGTTTTCAGATTTTCTATTTTTTTCATTTTTTCAACACATTTTAATGCTATTTCCCTTCTTTTTCCACTTTTTTTTCCACTTTTTTTCCACTTTTTATTTTGGCTAATTTTGCGACTTTAAGGCATTTTAACCTTATTTACCTTCTTTTTCCCTTTTTCCCCTGTTTTCAGATTTTCTTTTTTTTTCATTTTTTCAACACTATTTTAATGCTATTTCCCTTCTTTTCCACTTTTTTTTCCACTTTTTTTCCACTTTTTTCTTTCTTTATTATTTATTATTTATTTTAAAATTAATAATAAAATATAATAAAATATATATAAAATATAAAAATAAGGTAAAAAAGCATAAATATGCCTTATCTTGATCTAAACCGCTTTAGCGATGGAAAGAGCACTTAAACGTCTATAACTTATCAAGGAATATTAGCATCTCTTTCAAATCGTGAAAGATATAATCGTCTCTTCTCCGCAGTTTTATTATGAATTTCGTCAATCCAAATTATAGTATTATTCACTCGAATACTTACATCTCCAATCTGTTCTGTTGTAATATATACATCTTCTTGACATATTTCTTTCATCTCTTGATTTAATTCAATAAGATTATGAAAGATTCCTACATCAAATGTAAAAGGTGAATTTACATATCGGTATTGGATATAATACATATTTATAATTTTTCATAAATTTCAATATAAATTTCTCAATCATTTTTATTTTTTTTTCAAGATTTAAAAATCTTATTTTAAATAATGGAATTGTTCTTAAATTCAAGGAAAAATAAAATTGTCCAAAAACTCATTGAAGAAACTAATTTAGATTTACATTCGCAAACGCTTGAATCCTCAGAACTTTTAACATATCAAAGAGGATCTAATTATTTAGAACCAGAACCTGAGCCAGAATCTGAACCAGAACCTGAACCTGAACCAGAACCTGAACCTGAATCAGAACCAGAAAATCCTCCTGAACCAGAACCTGAACCTGAACCTGAACCAGAGCCTCAACCTGAACCTGAACCTGAATCAGAACCTGAACCTGAACCTGAACCTGAATCTGAACCTGAACCAGAACCTGAGTTTTGGGAGCCTGAACCAGAACCAGAGCCCGAGCCTGAACTGATTCCAGAAGCAGATTTTGAATTTTTTACAGCATCTTCACATTTTAATCAAAATTATCCTGAAAATGTTAAAATCGACTCTGTAAAATGGAGTTCGAATTATACTTATGATTATAGTGGTTTTCAAGTTGTTCCATATACTAAATCATATCAAGGGGAAACTGAATTTGTTGGAGAATGGATTCAATCAAACTATTATCAAAATAACTCTAATGATGACGCTGATAATATTGGAGAATATTTAGAAATAACATCTTTAACATCCAATATACCGAATAGTGTTTCTTTGTTAGCTTCAAATAATAATGATTTCGATACAAAATATAATACTGCTATATTAATTAAAAGTGAAATTTTAGTATTTAACAATGCGAATATTGCTTATATAGATATGCGTGAAAATGATATAAAATCAGAATATGATTTTTATCGTTTAATTTTTCATAAAATTACGTCTGTATCTTCTTTTACGAATCCAGTGTCATTAAATCAAATTAACTATTTATCTACATTTCAATTTAATAGACCAGATCTTCAACCAGAACCAGAGCCTGAACCAGAACCTGAACCAGAACCTGAATCAGAAGAATTCGATTTAGGTTTATCAATAGAGCCTGAACCTGAACCTGAACCTGAACCAGAACCAGAACCTGAACCAGAACCTGAACCAGAACCTGAACCAGAACCTGAACCTGAACCAGAACCTGAACCAGAACCTGAACCTGAACCAGAGCCAGAGCCTCTGTCTTTTATTGAAGATTTAGGCTTAAATCCAGCAGATAATACAATACAACTTATAACAGGAAATTTTAATAATATTAAAATTGATAATCCAAATACGTTAGAAAGTAATATATATAACTCAAATACTACATATAGAATTAATAATGGAACACAATATACTTTAAATAGTAATATACCTATTGCTATATTAAATCAAAATGACATTTCTGCATTAACATATAGTGGTACTAATCTTGTTATAACAAAAACTGCTATTGATGGTAATACTTATGATTTTTATGATGGATCAGTTAATTTAAATGTTATTGATTATTTTGAGCCTTTATCTATTCAAGCCATTGATTCAAATCAAGATATTTTAGGATTTAATATTCTAATAAATCCACCACCACCACCTGAACCTGAACCTGAACCTGAACCTGAACCCGAACCAGAACCTGAACCAGAACCTTAACCTGAACCTGAACCAGAACCACCTTTAATATTTAGAAAAGTAAGATTCACACGTTCAACAATCCCTATTTCTGGTTCTGATATTCAAATGAAAGAGTTACAAGTTTGGGTTAATGGAACAAATATAGCAAAATCAAATATAGGTGGCGTAAGTAGTTTTGAAACACAAACAACATCTATATTAAATAGAATTAACGATGAAAATATTGGAAACGCATATATTTCTGGATCAATTTCGATTGGAGATAATGTTGGTATTGATTTGGGAATTGATGTTTCATCATATGACCTTGAATCAATTGTTATGTATAATTATACTGATGGAAGTGATAATGGAGCAAATTCTCTTGGTTTAAGACTTGAATTGCTTAATTCTAATGATGAAATTGTATTTGTTACAAATGAAATATCAGAAGTCAAAAATTATTATCGTTTTAATGGAGACCGTAAAAATGATGGTATAACATCAATAACTCCTTCAACAACAGATATCATAGATGATTCAGGAAATACAGAATTTGTATAAAATGTAAATTTTTTTCAAAAAAAAATAAAAATGATAAAAATATTTAGATAGAATTTTAAGATTTAATCTTAATTTGATATTCAAAAATGGAATATGATGACTTAATTGCCTCTTTTAAAACAACAAAAATTGAACAAAAAGAAGAAGAAGAAGAAAAAGTAGATGTTGCTATAAATTTCTGTAACAAATGTGATTGTTTTTGTATATTAAATAATTTGCAATATGAATGCCCAAAATGTGGTGAAATAAAGGATGTAAATAATATTTATACTGGAATTGATTGGAAATCACATGATACATCTGGCGATTATTCTAATTCTAATATACGTGCAACTACTGTTAATACTTTACTACCTAAGTCATCATTATCTACAAATATGTTATTTCCAAAAAACAAAACAGATTTTAGACTAAGAAAGGTGCACTCTTGGATACAAATGCCAAGTCGTGAAAGAGCTCTAAATTCTGTATTTAAAGAATTGACATATATTTGTGATAATTTAAAACTTGATATTAAAACAACAAATATTATTAAGAATTACTATTCAAAAATATCATTAATTAAGATAAATCGTGGTAAGATAAGAAAAGCGGTTATTGCCTCATGCATTTATTTTGCAATTAAACAATTAAATATAGCACGCACTCCAGTAGAAATTTGTAAGGAATTTAATATAAAAAAGACTGATTTTACTAAAGGATTGAAAAGAGTCAGAGACTACCTAATCCAACTTGGAATCAATAATACGAATATCATAAATATCGAGCAAAATATTGAACGGTTTGTATTTGAAATAAATAAAATTTCAAATTTGAATATTAGTGATTTAGAAATTTTTAAGAAAGAAGCTTGTAATCATCCATTATTCGATTTAATAAATGTATCTTATTTAACAAATATTGCTTTAATCTTATATAACGTTGTTTTGAAAAATCAATTAAAAGTTCATATTGACACAATCTCAAAAATTTGTAACGTATCTTGCATTACAATTGTTCGTTATTTCAAAATGTTACAAGAAAACAAATAAAAAAAGGCCTTACAGCCACAAAAACAAATAAAATTGAAGAACCGTAAGGTTTTTTTAATGTTTAAATTTCACATTATATTTTTCAGTAACTTCCTTATCAACTTTTCGAGTATTCCCTCCCATAATGTAACTATAGACACGAGCGTAAGCCCAACTTTGTTGACTTTGCGATGGACGTGAGCCTCCTGTGTAATAAGCAGCCGCTCCTTTTTTATATACTTCCTTTAACGCCTTCTCTGGAATCTCAGATACTGTCGCAATATTCTTTAATGTCTTTCCACCTTTTAATTTTGCTATTGCGTCACCGTATTCACGATCAAATTTTGCTGTCCACGTCGATTTTCTTGCTTTTCTCGATTTAATAATAGGTCTTTTCTTACCTTCAAAAATGGATTTTATTTGTTTTTTAAGATCGATTCCTTTTAAATTGCTTAAATACCTTTTTGGAAGTCGTCTTGTCTTGCCTTTATAAGTCACGGGTGTATTATTTGGCGCCATATTAATATATTTGATAAATAAAAATGAATTTACTTTCGATTGATGTTGGAATCAATAATTTGTCTTATGTAATTATGAATATAACAGAAAACAATAAATTTCAAATAATTTCTTGGAAAAATATAGACATTAACAAAAGTTATACTGATTTAGATTATGTTTGTTCAAAATATTTACATATGACCAAGCCAGATTTAATTGAATGTTGTAATATAAATAATATAGAATTTAATGAAAAAGATACATCAAAAATTATTAAAGAAGCAATTAAAAAACATTTAAAATTAAAAAAAATTAAAAAAACAAATCAAATTAATTATAAAAAAACACTTTTAAATTTAAAAAAACATTTTGATGAAATTTTAAACGATGAAATAACAAATATTGTTATAGAAAATCAACCAGTTGTAAAAAATCCCAAAATGAAATCTATTCAAATGGTATTATTCACATATTTACAATTAAAATTTCCAGAAATTAACGTTGAATTTATAAATGCAAATGAAAAGTTAAAATACTGCAAAAAAGAAGGTTTGATTGAAAGTATCCCTAAAACATATAAAGACAATAAAAAAACATCAATTAACGTTGTAACAAAATTGATAAGCGAAATGACTGATTTTATAGAACAATTCGAAAATGAAAAAAAAAAAGATGATTTATCTGATGTAATTTTACAAGGACTTGCATATCAATTTAAAATGTGCGTTTAAAACATATAAAAATAAAAAGATTAAAGATATTGTTATAATATGTCACTCGATGAAATTAAATTTGATATGGTAGATTTTAATCCTAATGATGAGAATGAAGATAATGAATTTGACCTACTTGTAGACCCTTCGAAGTCAAGACCAGTATCACCAGAAAACAATGTAGAAACTGTTAATGAAGTTTCGTTTAAAACAATTGACACAACAGAAGACGAAGATGTAAAAATTAATTTTAGTGTTGAAAGAGAAAATGATACAAAACCTAGTTTTCAATCTGCTTTTTCGCAAATCAATAATGATATGAATAATAGAGCTGTCTTTCACAATGAAAACAATTCGGAAAAGCAAGAACTTTTATTTAAATTAAAACGACTCGAACAAAAGGGTATTCCTCTATCAAAACATTATTCCCGAGCCGATTCCCTTGCTGATATGCGCGATGAGTACAATCGTGTGAAATCACAGAGAGATCTTGAAAATTCAATTAAATTTCAACGTAAGGCTTTACTTATGACTACAAACGGGACAGAATTCGTTAATAAACGGTTCGATCCATTTGGACTTAAGTTGAATGGTTGGAGTGAGTCAGTTAGTGAATCTATTGACGATTACGATGAAGTTTTCGAGGAGTTGCATGAAAAGTATAAAGGCAAAGGCGAAATCGCTCCTGAAATTAAACTTTTGATGATGGTGGGAGGCAGTGCGGCAATGTTCCATATGTCAGCAAAGCTATTTGGAAATGCTGATCAAAATATTAATGATATTATGAACTCAAACCCTGATCTAAAACGCCAATTTACCGAAGCGGCAATCCGTAACGAGTTAAATAACGGTAATCAGAACACAAACTATAACGACCAACCTTTGCCAAAGCCTTCCTACAATCCCGATGAATCAGTGATGAGTCCTCCTGAAGATGTAGATATAGATCGAATTTTATCCTCGATCGACCAAATCGCACCTTCGAACCCTGAATCATCTGTAGAACCAAAAAAAAGAAGAGGACGACCTAAAAAAGTACGTCCCGAAACTAAAAGTTTCGCTCTAAATATTTAGAAAAATGATTTTTCAAAAAAAAAGCTTAAAACATATCTTTCACCATAATTTACTGGTAAAATTCCGTGAGCGTGTTCTTGTCCACTAAATACTATGGCATCGCCTGTATTAAAATTAACAATAGGTAGTTTTGATAATTTTAATTCTTTATTTATAAATGTTTGTTTATTTTCAATCGAACTTTCAATTATGTTCCGCATATTTTTTGTTTTTTCTGGTGTATAAATATAAAATTGGCCACCTTCAAAACGATTTTTTTCACTAAGTAAAAAGATGAAGGTAACATAATTATCATCGGTATGCAAAGTAAGCTCTTTTCGCTCATTTGGTTGATACCTTTTCAAAAAGACAAAATCTAATTTTGCTTTATTAATCCAATTAGTATTTTCTAAAGTTTGTTTTATATAACTTTCGTAAATAGGCAATATCTTATTCCATAATTTAGGATAAAAAATCTCATTTTCTTTATAAATATCTAATTGGTAAACAGGTTCATCGTCAACGGGCTCATCGTATTTTTCGAATGTCTCTTTTTTTGCCATCGATATTAATTCTTGTGAAAAATCATAATATAAAGCTTTTCTATCAATATGTGCTTCTTCATCGATAAAAGTTCGATTAAAAGGTACTTGTTTTTTTATTTGTTTTTTTCTTGTTGTTAAAAAAAGAAGAATAATTATAATAAGAATAAATGCGATATTTTTTTTAAACATTATATAATTAATATATTATTTATGGTTGATTTGTATACTAAATCTGAAAAAATTCAAGAAATGATTTTAATAAAAAAACAATTACAAGTTTATGGTTTATCGAATCATGAAAAAATGGAAACATTTGATAAAATCATTCAAAAATACGTAAAAGATGATGAAGAATTTACAGGTAAAATTAAACTACATGGCACAAATCGTATTTTGAATATTAAGTTTCGAAATAGTAAGAAATGGTCAATTGATTGTCATTTGTTATTTGACAAATCAGTATGACCTAAAATTCACAAAGTGTTCGTCGTATGGTTTGGGAACCTTTCTGGATGAACGTGAATTGCCATTGTGGTATGGCTCGTAGTTTTTGAAGGCGTCATCGTCAATCATGTTTCTACGAAAATTCTATCATCAAACTTACCACCAAGCATGTATAATAGATCTTCAAGATTTTCATATATTATATCTTTCAAACGATCATCATTACTTTTCGCGTTTTCAAAATCAGCCTTGTCACCTTCAATTAATACATTGAATCTTTCACCAATTTGTGGAATAATAGTGATCATGTCAGTGTGATAAGTAATTTTTTGGTTCTGATTTTTTGAACTCCATCGATCAAGAATAATTTTTGCACGTCGCCGCGCACGCGTCCGCGGCGCCGTCGAGGCCGCAGCGGCGGCCGGGGTTCCGCGCGACCTGAGCGCAGGTGATCGGCTTGCCTTTATTGTTGATCACGAACCAGTCGCTGTCATCAGTTTCATTACCGTCGTTGTCGCCATCGCCGTCTCTAAGAGCTACACATCTTCTGATTTGTCTCTTTATTTCTTCTCTGTCTTCACCTGTCGCAGTTTTAGCCTCGGCCCTTAATTTTTCCCAAATTTTCTTGATCTTCTTTTTGGTCATGCCTTCTTCACATATATCATCGTCGCTGTCATCTGTTTCAGTCTCTGTTTCAAAGTCGGTTTCATCTGTTTCATCTGTTTCATTACCTGTTTCATCAGTTTCATTACCGTCGTTGTCGTCGCCGCAACTGAATCCATTCTTCCTCTTCTTACACCCAACTTCCTTCGTCCACTTACACACTTGTACGTTTTTGTCATCATCTTGAACCCATCGACCTTCTTCTCCACATTTTTCCTTTTGTTTTCCGTCGCTTTCGTAAATATTGATATCACTGCACACATTTGCATCAACATATTCGTCATCTGAACTAAGATCACCACACCCACTAATATAAGAAAACGGGTCTAGATCAGGTGCTGGGGCCGGGGCAGGTTCGGGTTCTGTTTCACTCTCTGTTTCATCAGTTTCATTACCGTCGTTGTCGTCGCCGCAACTGAATCCCTTACTCTTCTTACACCCAACTTCATTCGTCCACTTACACACTTGTACGTTTTTGTCATCATCTTGAACCCATCGACCTTCTTCTCCACATTTTTCCTTTTGTTTTCCGTCGCTTTCGTAAATATTGATATCACTGCACACATTTGCATCAACATATTCGTCATCTGAACTAAGATCACCACACCCACTAATATAAGAAAACGGGTCTAGATCAGGTGCTGGGGCCGGGGCAGGTTCGGGTTCGGGCTCGGACTCGGGTTCTGTTTCACTCTCTGTTTCATCTGAGTTGTCATCAAAAAAGACAATATAAAAAATAAAGCCAAGTGTAATCAATACTACCAGACCAATAGCTATATATAGTTTGTTATCTGGGTTTATTATATCATACATGTCCATATCTATATATATATATATATCATAAATATTAAAAATTGAATCGTCTGTTCTAAATTCATATTTTTGCGATTTCACGAGGATGAACTCATTTTCGATTTTTATTTGTTTTTGTGGTCCTTACGGACTCGTCTTTTCGATTTTTATGCGCTTTATGCTTGGTTCTATCAAAATCCGACCGGAATAGCTTCTTCTATCGAAAGAAAGAGCTCTCTATACATATCGACCTCATCTCCGTCATCATCAAGACTAGCTAGAATCTTCGCGCCAAATTCGATCTCACGATCAGTAGATGTTTCCAATTCAGATTCATAATAAGCAAATGCCATCGGAACTAAATCACATTCCGCAAATGGCGGAAGATTATTAATATCTTGGATAGGCAGAGGCTCAGCAGGTAGAACATAGCTTCCCTTCAACTCAGGTGTAGGATCATGTAATCCACGCAAATAGCGTCTCATAGCTTCATCGTCATCGTCATCGTCATCGTCAGCAGGAAATAAATTTCTAGCAACAGAGTCTTCCGATTCTACAAACGTATTGCCCTCGTCATCGTAGCAGAACATAAAAGAGCTGCCATCATAATAACCAGAAGGTACAGTAATTCTAACCAAGTTGTCGTTGGGCAAACGCACAACCAGAACACTTCCTGGTATTGCATTAGCGGGAACTTCTACCAAGACTCGTAACAAAACGGCTTGGTCACTCTCAAATTCACGCTCAAAGGAACTCATCATCAATGTAATGAGATCTAAACAGTTTTTATGCTTTTAAGGGGTCTTTTTTATCATTTTTTTTTGATTTTAGAATTAATGGTATTTAATCGTAATTATAAAATTTATATTCGATACATTAAACATAAAACAAAAAAGTTTATAAATAATGAATTAATAGTTCCAATAATATCTGATGCTACTGTAATTTCAATTAATTCAGGAGGGCATGTCGATTTAAAACAAACATTAATCTCGCATTCAGAATATTATTTTTTAACTTTTTTGTTATTACATTTGTTAAGGTATTTTAAGAAAAAACACACTAAAAACTAGTGTGAGATTTTAGATTTTAGAATTTTTTAAAGTTTTTCTCAACTTTTGATACATCTGTTTGTAAATCTTCAATTGCAATTTTAATTAATTCAAGACATTTAAAAGAATATTCATCAAAATCATTATATTCTTTTGTTTCTTCATTTAATCTAATCCGAATTGCAAGCATATTTTCAAGAGGATGTGTTTCGTGATAAGATACATGTGTTAGCTCCTTTTTATCAATATAAAATAAATTGAATAACTTGTCTTGCAACATATAGCCAATCGTCGTATCTTGTTTATTAAATATCACTTCAATTCCTCTGAAGTTTTCAATACGATTCAAACTATGAAGTTTGTTATCATCAATGTCAATATTTAATTGATTAAGCATATTTCTCATAATATCAAATGATTTTTCAACAATTACTTTTGAATCCATTAAACCAACACTTTCAATATAAAAATGGTAGGTATCATCATTATTTGGATAAGAAACACAAACAGTAGTTGGACTATATTTAGCATCATTGTATGCGTATCCTGCTTTTAATTTGAAATTAACTTTCAATTCTTGTGTTTCTGATTTAGCAACAATATTAGGAAATCTAGTAATGATAGCTACATCCGGTTTATTCAAAAATATCTTACTTTTATTTGTAACTTTCTTCAAATTTCTGTAAACTTGAATATCATCAGTTGTAACATAAAGGTTTTTTTGAGTATTAGAATTAACATCAATTTCAAATTTATAATCTTGAACATCATCAATATCATCAATTGTTATCGGAATCAATCCAATGCGATGAGCGAGAAATTCATTGTGAAGAGCAGTACTATTTTTATCAAATTGAAAATCGTCAAAAGCAACATTTTGAATATTTGAAAGAGCAATGCGTCTCATAGCATTAATAATGGTTTTATTAACATTTTTAATATCAAATTCTAAATTATTTTCTTTTTTATTTTCTTTTTTGTTTAGAAACATTTTAATATTTTCGTATATATTTTTTCAAAAAAAATTTGTTATCATTTTTATTTTTTTTTTAAATTTATTAATTTAAAATGAAAGATTTTAAAATAAGTATCACAACACCTACGACAAAATCAAGAGCCAAATGCTTAAATCTCCAAATAAGAAATATCAAAAATCAAACCTATAATAGATTTATAAAAGAATGGATCATTGTTTCCGCTGATAAAAATTGGAATAAAGAAGATTTTAATTTATGTATGCAGAATTTACAAAATCAAACAAAAATCAAAATAATCTATAAATATTTAGAAGATTCAAACGAAAACATAGGTTTTCTTCGTAATAGTCTTAATGATATGATTTCATCAGAAACAAACTATATATTAGCTTTTGACGATGATGATTACTATCAACCACAATATATTGAACACTCTATCAAATCTATGAGAAAAACTGGAAAATTAGCTGCAGGATGTACTTCCCACATAATGTATGATGTAGATTTACAATCTTTTTTTCAATTTAAAGGCTTCGCTCAAAATCACACTGTAAATAACTGTTTGAGTTATCATCGTAATTTTTTGAAAGATCATAAATACAATGATGAAGATAAATTTGCAGAAGAAAAGTATTTTTTGAAAGATTTTACTTCTGAACTTGTTCAATTAAATCCTAATGAAACAGTTATTCAAATGGTTCATGCGGAAAACACTTTTAATAAAAGGAAAATGATTTTAACAAATAAATTACTTTCAAATGATCAAAAAAGCTTATTTGAAATAGATAGTAAAATGAATTCAAATATCTTAAAAAATTATATTGAAGTATTAAATAAACCTCTTGAAAACGAAATAGAATATGATATTATTTATTATCTTGGATTCAATAATTTCAAATGGTCACCTTATCAAAACAATTTGGGAGGTTCAGAGCAAGCCGTTCTTCATCTTTCTACAGAGTGGATTAAGAAAGGAAAAAATATTTGTGTTGTGGGTGATTTTGATGACGAAATTATTCAAAAAACAAGAAACGATAAAAAAATGGCCAATTATGTTAATTTTAATACATTTAAATGTTCTGCAAAATATAAAAATATAATTTTATGGCGACCAACCTCATTGAATATTTTAAAGTACATAACAGCAGATAAAATTTGTATTGATTTACATGACAATTGTGCCTTAATTAAAGACTTCGAAATTTATATTGATAAAATTGAACATATCTTCTTTAAAAGCGATTTTCATAAAAATTTTATAAAAAAATTTCATAAAGATATTGAAACACAAATTGAAGAAAAAAGTGTTATAATCGAAAATGGAGTGCGAATTAGAAAATTTACAGATAAAGGCAAATATAAAAGAATTTACAATCGATTCTGCTATACTTCGTGCTATACACGTGGATTGTATCAAATTCTAATGCATCTATGGCCAGTGATAAGGGGCATCGATGATAAAGCAGAATTGCATATTTACTACGGTATGAACTTAGTTAAAGATGAAAAATTTAAAAAAGTTATGGAATATTTATTGAAACAGCCTGGCATTTATAATTGGGGAAAACAGTCTTTAGATGTTATCAAAGAGGAGAAGTGTAAAAGCACATTTCATTTATACATATCAAATACATATGCAGAAACTGATTGCATCGCTATAAGGGAATCCGCTTGTTGCGGTTGCATCCCACTTCTTTCGAATAATAATGTATTTAAAGAACGTCCTGGAATACATTATGAAATAGAAGACACTAACAACAGAAACGATATGACAAATATTGCGTTAAAAATAATAGCCTTGATGCGTGACGAGAAAAAAGTAGAAGAAATACGTCAAAAAATTAAAAATAACGATAAGAGTTGGTTGCAGATAGCAAAAAAATGGCAGACTTATTTTTAAGATTTTTGAAAATTTTCTTCGACAAATTTCAATGTAAAATCTTCGATTGTATAATCAAATTTCTGATTAGGACATTTGAGTCTCCTTTCTGTTTCTTGTTTAAAAACCTCCATATGGAAAATAAATTTTCTCGATTCCAATTCTTTTGCTTCTTTTGCTTTTTTTCTTTTTATTTCTTGTAATCGATCATTAAAATCATGTATATTAATATTAATTTTTGCGATTTCTTCTTTTAAGGTTTTTTTGTGTAATTTATGTTCTGGATTATTTATGATCTCAAAACGTTTTTGCCATATTTTTGCATAAACAGTATTTGCATATTTTTTTTTAAATTCTTTTCCATAATTGTCTTCGAAATAGTTATAAATTTCATCTATCTTTTCTTCGAGAAACTGTTGTTTGTTAAGAGAAACGTAATCACTTTTTGAATTCATTATGTGAATTACATTTTTGTTTTTGTTTTTGATAATAACATTATTATTTTCGGGATAATTTTCGTTAAAGTGAACTTGCTTTAAAAAATTCGAAACTAAAGATGAGGGTCTTAGCATCATTTTGAACGCAATTTCCTCAGTAATATATGACAAATTTTCATTTCCATAAAAATTAATTTTTATCTGATTTTGATTTTTAATTGTTTTAGCATAAAAAGCCGATTCAATGTTTATAACCTTTTTTTTCAGATTTTCATTTTCTTTTTGTAGTAAATTTGTCAACTTAATTACTTTATTTAATTTTGATTCTAAATCTTTTATTTTTTCTGAAGAATCTGTATTATCAAAGGTTGAATTACGAATATGCTTTTGCGTTTGAAAATGTGTATCTAATTTTCTTTGAGTAGTAGTTATTATATTACATACCTCGCATTTAAACGGCATTTTTAATATTTTTATTATATTTTTATTTTATTTTTTTACTTTTATATTTTGAATTTCTGTTGCGTTTTTTCAATCAATTTATAATATTATTTTCAATATAATGTTTAGAGTAAAAAAAATAAGAAATAAGATTGTAGAAAAATTTTTAAGAGAATCAAGCTTTGAAATTGACAAATTGCAATCTTATTTTCCAATTCTCTCTAAATTTGCTAAAAGACGTTCAAATAACAAATTCGCAAAAATTTGTTTAGATTATAAAATAGAAAATATTCTTGATTTTAATCCAAATAATACGATAGCTTTAATAAATGGCGAAAAACACACAATTCATATAAAGCAAACGCCTTTAATTTGCACTCTTGATATATTTTATGGTCGATTACCAGATTTCAAAAGTCAGCTGTTTTTACCAAATAATTTGTCGAAAGAGTTAATTAAAAAAATTAATAATAGTCATAATTCAGCATATATAGAACTAATTTGCCTTTTTATTTTAAATAAGGTAAATAAAGCACAATTTCCTATTTTATATGATTATTATTTCGGAATTTCTAAAGAGTATAAAGAAATAATTGACGACGACGATTTAAGTGACGACGAAGATTTAGATGAACTAATATCAAATGGTTATGAGATTACAAAAGAATATGATTCTGATGAAGAATACACTTTAATTCATCCTACAATGCCTGTTGGAATAATGATTCAGGAAAAATTAGATAAGGATTTTGATGATATTTATGAAGATGTTTTAAAAAATTTTCTATCACATTCAAAATTCCCAAGATTAAATGCAATTAGAAAAAAAAATTTTGATGATAAAATGAGTGCGTGGCTTATGCAGATTTTGGTTGCTTTGAAATCTGCTAATGACTCAATTGATTTTGTTCATAATGATTTGCATATTCATAATGTAATGGGGAAACAAACTGAAAAACAATTTATAATTTTTAAATTGGATGATAAAAGTTATAAAGTTCCTACATATGGTTGGAGGTTAAAGATAATCGATTTTGGTCGTTCAACATTTAGAATCAATAATAAATTGGTTTTAGGAGATGTTTTTGATGACGATAATGAAGCTGAAGGTCAATATACAAAACAAATATTGCCTTGTCCTAGTTTTGATTTAGCTAGGTTTGCTTGTAGTTTTTTTGAAGATCTAGAAGAAGAAGAGAGACAAAAAATTTTTGAAACAGACACAGGTAAATTGTTTAAAAATTGGACAATTTCTGATGACAACAAAATTGATTTTATGAAAATTGAAGGGTTTTCTTTATACACGGAAATTGCTAAGAAATTTCGGAAAAAAACACCATCGAATCAAATAGAAAATTTAAAAATTTTTAAGCAATTCTTAATTTAAGTTCAAAAAATAAAAATGATAATAAACACACCTTTAAAATTTATTTTTATATTTTATCTCTTTAGAAGGTCGAGTAAAGAGGTGAAAGCAAGGGATTTAATTCTCAAAAAGCAAGGAATTTAATTTCCAAAAAGCAAAAAGAAATCTAAGATGATTCTCATTAACATGAAAATTCTATTAGTTTCTGCATTGATTGCAGTTTCACAAGTTTATTCGGAGGAAATTTCTACTTCAGCACCAAGTGCTGAATCTACATACTCTCCTACGCTCAAGACAACGGATACTCCTACGGGAAATCCTACGGATTCTCCCACCGAGTCTCTTACGGATTCTCCCACTGAGTCTCCTACGGATTCTCCCACGCCCGAGCCTACGGATTCTCCCACGCCCGAGCCTACGGATTCTCCCACGCCTGAGCCTACGGATCCTCCCACGCCTGAGCCTACGGATTCTCCCACGCCTGAGCCTACGGATTCTCCCACGCCCGAGCCTGCGGATTCTCCCACGCCCGAGCCTACGGATTCTCCCACGCCTGAGCCTACGGATTCTCCCACGCCTGAGCCTACGGATTCTCCCACGCCTGAGCCTACGGATTCTCCCACGCCTGAGCCTACGGATTCTCCCACGCCCGAGCCTACGGATTCTCCCACGCCCGAGCCTACGGATTCTCCCACGCCCGAGCCTACGGATTCTCCCACGCCCGAGCCTACGGATCTCCTACGCCCGAGCCTACGGATACTCCTACGCCCGAGCCTACGCTAGAGCCTACGGATACTCCTACGCCCAAGCCTACGCCAGAGCCTACGGATACTCCTACGCCTAAGCCTACGGATACTCCTACGCCCAAGCCTACGGATACTCCTACGCCTAAGCCTACGGATACTCCTACGCCCAAGCCTACGGATACTCCTACGCCCAAGCCTACGGATACTCCCACGCCCAAGCCTACGGATACTCCTACGCCAAAGCCTACGGATACTCCTACGCCTAAGCCTACGGATACTCCTACGCCCAAGCCTACGGATACTCCTACGCCCAAGCCTACGGATACTCCTACGCCCAAGCCTACGGATACTCCTACGCCAAAGCCTACGGATACTCCTACGCCTAAGCCTACGGATACTCCTACGCCCAAGCCTACGGATACTCCTACTATGGAGCCAAGTGCTAATCCTACGGAAAAGCCTATGGATGTCTGTTCAGATGACGATTCAAAGTCATGGTATTTAAACAGTCGCAACAAAAATTGTATTTGGGTTGCGATGAATACCAAAAAGTGTAAGAGGAAGAATTCCGAAGGTATTTCTGGATATGACGCTTGTCCTGCTGCGTGTGGTGTTTGCTGTGGTGGTTCTATGAGTCGCTTTTGCAATAATATTAACACCAAAAAATCAGAGGAAAAAGTGTTCTAAGAAACGCGAGACTTGCTTTAAAAAGAACAAATGTTTCAATAATGAATCATGTCTTAAAAAGCAAAAGAATAAATGCGGTCTCGGAAAGAAAACTAATCCGAAAACGAAACTAAGCAAGATTTGCTCTCTTTCCTGTGGGAAATGTGAGCCAACCTCTTAACTAGGCTATCTAAACTAAATAGCGCGTATCCTATGGATAGGCCTAATACATCTTACTCTATCAAATAAGAAAATATATTCTTTGACTGTCGAGAGTTGTGTAAGGTTAAGCGCTAATAAAAATCTTAGATGATTTTTACTCATTTATTGAGTTTTTTTATATATAATTTTTTCCATTAGATACAATTTTATAATATTAATGGTTTTTTGAACTCAATTATTAATTTATTTGTATTATCTTTAAATGTAATCCAAGGAAAAAATTCAAAAATTACTTTATGACTGGCATCATTTAAACCTGTAAATATTTTTAATTCAGAAAATAAAATATAATTATCTGTTTTATGATGTCCGACATTTTTTAAATTCTCATAGACATCATCTTGAACAAAAATCTTTTCATTTTGTTTATTAAAAACTTCGATATTACAAACATCCTCAAACGGAAAAATATAATTATTATTAGATTGACTATATCTTTTATCAATATAAGGTATGTCGTATATAATTGTTTTTCTTTGATTAAATTTAGCTTTATTTATAAAATGTCTTAATTTTTTTGATACAAAACCCGAACTTGATAAAAGTTTTAATGACAGTGTTAAAATTTTATTTTTTATCAATTCAATCATTTCACTATTAAACTTAATATTTTATTTTTAATTTTTTTTATATTATATATTATAATTATGCCCAACGAATTAAATTGCTTATATACTGAATCTGATCTATCAAATGCCTTTTTCTCTGATCGAAATAAAGAAGTTTTACAAAATAACATTAGATACCTTGTTTACAAGAAATCAGGAAATAATTTTAAAATAGCAAGACAAAGCGACTCTGAATTAGTTACAATAATGCGATCTATATTTTTCCAAGAAAGTCGAAACAAATTATCAGATATTAATAAGCAAGTTTATGAATTGAACAAATCTGTATTAAAATTTGCTGTAAATAGAGTTTTATCTAATGTAATGCAACATCAGAAATATTTAGAAGATATTAGTCAAGAAAAATATACACGTTCGATTCCCGATCGCGCGATCTCGGTTTCGAACCGAAAGCAGCTTGAGTTACCTAAGCCTTGGTGAGAGTCCTAACTGTTTGACGTTACCGGTGGTTCGTAATAATATGAAGTTGGTGGCATTGGATCATGTATATTTTGATAAGGTGGAGGTCTGTACATATAAGGAGGTGGTGGAGGATAAGGATAAGGATAAGGGTAAGGAGGATAAGGATTATGACCACCTCCACTTATTTTTTTTATCGGATTTTGAAAAAAATAATTGAAAAGATAATAAAGAGCAAAAATGATAAAAATTATTAAAATCAAAATTTGAATATCTAAATAAAAATTCTCATAGACATAGTAATTTCCTGTATTTTTATTAGTATTTTTATTAGTATTTCTTTCTAATTTTGTCAATCGAGCATTTATTTTTTCAAATTTTTCAAAAATTTTATTAAATCGATCGTCAAAATCTACATATTGTTTTTTATCATCAGAGTTTTCTATTTTATCTTTTTTTTCAGTAAATGATTCTATTGAGTTGAATGGAGCTCCAATTAAACTCATTATTATTTTAATAGAATATAAAAATATTTATAATGTTAATATGTATTGTGAATTTGAACAAAAAAAACGAAGGACTTGTAAAAATACAAGTGACCCAAATAAAGATCCTGACCAAAATTGCGAGATTCGAAATAAGAAGTGTTACACAAGAAAGATAAAAAATAAACCCAAAATAAAAATGACAAGAAAGAAAGATAAAAAGGAAGTTGGTGTTGAAGAGTCAAAAGAAGAGATTGAAGAAATTGGTGTTGAAGAATCAAAAGAAGAAATTGAAGAGATTGGTGTTGAGGAATCTAAAGAAGAGATTGAAGAGATTGGTGTTGAAGAATCTAAAGAAGAGATTGAACAAGAAATTGAAGAAATAATTATTCCAAATAATAACGAAATCTCTTTTGAACAATATTTAAAAATTGAGATAGATGATTTATTTGATACGGATTCTAATTATGACATAGACGATGATGAAATAGAAGATTTTCCACTTGATGAAATTGAGTTAAATAAGTACTTTAATTCTTAATTTAAAAAAAAAAATAAAAATGATAACAAATTTTCTGAAATTTTTTCAACATATAAAAGTAACGAGCCATTTAAAATAAAAAGCAAAAAATTGTAAAAATGCCTGGTAAGAAGTGGACGTATACAAGATTTATTGAGGAACTTGAGAAACATGGTATTTCTATTGTAGAAACTGAAGAGGAGTTTAATGCCATCGTTGCTGCAGAGAAAGCAAGAGACAAAAAAGGTAAATTTGAATTTAAACTTTGTAAATTTAAGTTCATATATCCTGATAACAAAATTGAATCAATGCAGGTTTGTTCTTGGATAAAAGACAAAGACAAACCTACAAGTGAACGCAAAGCTGAAAAGAAAGAGAAATTAGAAGCACGAGCCAACGACCCTGAAAATAACAGTCAAGCAATTGAAAAAAAGTCTATCGAAAGAATATTTGAAATTCTAGATGAAAAACAAGATTCTAATATAGATATTAAAGTTGTTGGTCTCGAAGGCTGTCATGTCGATGTTGCTGTTCGTATTAAGGGTTCAAATGAAAATATCTCGTGTCCAATCCAAATTAAATCAAGTAATGCCGAAGAAATTCCTCAATTTAGGATGGAAAGATACAAATGTCCTGAGGAGTTTAAAGATAAATATGAACGGTTTGGTTATTATGAAAATATGCTTACAATTTGTCATAATATGAAAATTGATAAATTTCTTGTTATCCCTCCACATTCAAACGATAAAATACCAGACACATGTATATCATACAGTAGTGGAGTCAATAAAGAATTTGGTGTTAAAAAGGATGAGATTTATGATAGAATTATTGAATATATTACTAATTACTCTGCAACACTTGGAAAACCATATCGTGAATTGCAATTAATATGTAATGAAACGTGTAAACTTGAAGTTAAACATATTCATCTAAGAATTGATACTTTCTCAAATATATTTGATATGAAAGAAATCAGTGGCAAGGCGGTTGATTTTATCATTGATGATTCTATTAAAGTTCAAGAGAAGACTGTAAATTATACTGATGTTTCTGGAAATTCGTTTAAGTTTGTGCTAAAAAAACGTGATGGAGGTGGTAAACATCAACTATACGCAATTGATGATAATGATTTCTATTGGTTTAATTTAGCAGACACGAATTACTTCTATGTAATTCCTTCAAAATTATTAGAAAGAGACGGAAAGATTCGTAATAATTTATTACTTCATAAAGAGTTTAAAATACAAGAAGAAAATAAAACCTATAATTACAATGACGCTTGGACTTATGATTTTCGATTTGATAGAACAAAGCAAGATGACATTGAGTGTTTGTGGAATTTAATTCATTCATAATTTTAAAAATTTACTGTTCAGCACCCACACAATTCGACTGAGGAAATGGTATATTACAACGGCTAACCTTTTTAACAGAACGAGTGGGAAAACCGCCTCGAACCCATTTATCGTAATTCGTTTCTTCCACCAAGTTCATTGGATTCTGCACATTTCTCTCTTTGATTTCCAATAAAGGATGGATGTTGTTATGATTCTTACTTTCATTGTTAACTCTCTTACGAGATTTCGTGAGTTGCCCATACTTTACAAAACTATCACTCTCAATTTGATCCTGAGATGGTCCATAACCTGCGCGGAATGCTGATTTGACGTGAGTGTATGATGATGCAGATGTTAAAGCGTGATCTTCGATTTCAATAATTTTTGCAGGGTTTAACATAATTATATTATACATATATAAAATTTCTATGAATTTTGAAAGATGAAATTATTATGATCAAAAGCTTTTTTAATTATGTTTATTTCAAGTTCAATTACAACGTTTGCATTTGAGTCTGTAAAAACAACAGCATCACCATTTGGCTTTGTTAATTCAAATGTCAATCTTGAAATTTCGGCACGAGGGTTTAAAACCTTCATCGCTTGATTGTCACTCTCTTCACTCAAGTTTTCAAACTCATATATTATAAAATTTCCTTTTGAAACCCCGTTACTTAAATAACAAAATGAGCTTGATATTACGTCATTTGAACCATATATCGTTCCTCCTAATTCTGGAATTTTTAAAAGTATATATGGAAGTTCATGGTTTGTTGCTGGAATTATGACTCGTTTAATAGCTATATATTCGACTTCCGTAAATTTACGTTTTACGTGCGGTTTATAACTATTTTTGGATTGATTTGATTGTCCAAATTGAAATGAAAACGAATCATGTGTTGGATATTTATTTATATCTCTATCATTCGAATCTATTAATATAAAATTTGATTTGTAAATAATATCTGTCATATTATTATATTTAATATAATATAATGAGTGAATTTTATCCATTGATTCATTCAAAAAATTTTAAAAGGAAATTAAAAGAAACGCTTGATAAAATTGAGCTAAGTACAACTCGTTATTACAATATTAATTTTAATCCAAATCCTCACCAGACGTTTTTAAAGAAATTTTTAAATCCAAACTCACCTTACAATGGCATTTTAGTAAAGCATAATGTGGGTTCAGGTAAGACATGTACAGCTATTGGAATTGCCGATGCCTTTAAAGATGATCAACGTGAAGTGATTGTTCTTTCGCCTGGAATCGCAATCGCAGAGGCTTTTAAAAAAGAGTTAAAAAGCTGTCGGGATAGTTTTAATTTAAAGAAAGACCCAGATATAATTGTCTATAAAGCTCTTGGAAGCAATGATGAAAAATATGAAAAATATTTAAAAGATAGATACTTCGACAATAAACTAATTATTATTGATGAGGTACATAATTTAATTTCATCTTTAACAAACCCTGATAATATCACGACCTCACGGAAAATGGAGCTATTATTTGGTGCAAAGAATTCCAAGTTTGTAATGCTTACTGGAACTCCAATGATAAACGGTCCCTCCGAACTAGCTATTCTTTTTAATCTAATTAATGGCCCAATTGAAGGACTTAAAATGAAAGTAACAAATGCTGATTCTGAACTTTTTAATTATCTTAAGAGTAATAATTACGTTGACTTTGTCGAGATTAATAAAAATAATGTTGTTATAACATCAGTTCCTTATGGTTTTAGTAAGAACTCAGATGACTACGTGACAAAAGATTCGAAATATGCACCAACAAATTTAAATATTTTTAAAGACAAAATCGAAAAATTTTTAAAAGATAAATATTCTAACATTACTATAAGCGACATAGAAAGTTTTAATTTACCATTATTTCCAAAAGTTTTAGATGAATTTGATGAATTATATGTTAATCAAGACGCAGAACAAAATACAATCATGAATAAAACCTTATTTCAATCAAGGATACAAGGGTTGGTTTCATCATATGGTTATACATCTATTCAACCAAAAATTGATAAAGATGGTATTAAAATAACAGAAAAGGCAAATTACCCAACGATTTATGAACAGCCAATTGATTATATGACAATGTCATCTGATAATCAATATCCGCAATATGAGGAGGCTAGATTAAAAGAACAAAAAACTGAGAGAAATAGTCTGATCCGACAAAAAATGAGTCAAATGTCCGATAGTGTTACTTCTTATAAATCTAATTCATCTGCAAAATGTAATGTCGCATTTACAAATGAAGTTGAAAATTTAGATGAGGATGGAGAAAAATTAGAATGCCCAGAAGCATTAAAAAGACATTTTGAAAAACATAAAGATAATGAATCAAAAATAGATGCTGATATCAAACTTATGTCTCCAAAATTTCATAAAGTCTTAGAAAGAATTAAAGAGTCCGATAATCAAATAAATGTTGTTTATACTGACTTTGTAAATTTTGAAGCTGGTGTGTATTCTCTTATGGAAATGATGATCGCAAGCGGATATGCAAGATATGGAACACCTTCAAAAAAATTATTTGTCGAGTATCTTAATACAAGTAATAATGATTTTAATAATATATTAGATGCATTCAATTCTCCTGAAAATGAAAATGGAAAAATAATAAATACGTTATTCATATCTCGTTCAGCAGCAGAAGGTGTTTCGTTTAAAAATGTACGTAATTTACACATATTAGAGTTTCATTGGAATCTCAATAGAGAAAAACAAGTAATTGGTCGAGTATCACGTTATAATTCTCATGCATCTCTTAATATTGAAGATCGAAATGTAAACGTGTATAAATATTTGTCTCGATTACCAAAAAAGACTGCAAATTCTGAAAGTTTGAATAAAATGTATAAAAATGATAATGGGATAACTTCCGATGTTTTCAAATATAATGCAGCAATTAGAAAAGAAGTCTTGATAACACAATTTTTGAAAGCTATTGACGAAGCATCAATTGATTGTGAAAATAACTATAAAAATAATTGTATTCCACATTTGAATTTTCATCCATCTTATACAGAGAATTATCAAACAAAATCAATTGATGCACCGAAACAAACTATTCGAATTAAATTGCCTCCTTATTCTTTTATTCCTAAAAGACTTCATAAAAAGATCTTTAGATTAGATGAATCTACCAAAATCTTATACAGAGAAAGTGATATAGATTTTGAAAATAAAATTGCTTTACTTGATATAGATGAAAAAAACTTTTTTATTTTTATTTAAATAATATAAAAGTAAAAAAATTAACTTGAAATAAAAATGTCAGTTTCAAGTTCAAAAGAGGATTTTCTAAAAGAGTCTTTATTCAAATATTATGAGAAAAAAGAAAATATTACACTTCTTTCTGAAATCTTAACTAAGTCTAAAATTTCACTAAGATTGATTGATTGGTTTATCACAAAATATAGTAAAACACATTGTATCCATTATGAAATGGATGGTAGATTATTTTATGTTTATAGTAATTATAAAAGTCAGTTAAAAGCTTATTCGAAGAAAGTATTTGATCCATTTTGCAGATCGCAAAAATTTACAATCAAGAAGGACAATATTACAATCTTTTCAACAGCAGGTCAATTGAATTTTTTCCGTTGGGCAATTGAGAATCATGTGATTAAATTTATATTTAAAAATTTGAAATTTCTAGAGATCGAAATGAAAAAATACAAGAAAGCAGAAGCAAGCAAAAAAAAAGAACAAGAAGACTATAAATTAAAACTTAATCAGCAAATTACTCCTCCAAATATTGAATCGATTAATATTATCACAAATAGATTTAAATCAACTGTGTCCTTTGACTGAAATAAAAATATTTATAAAAACAATATGACTGACATTGAAAATTATACAAAAAAATTGTTATTAATTTTAGAAAAAAATAATAATAACTCAGGACTGCCAATACCTTTAGATTCTTTAAATTGGGTTCTAAGGCAATCAAGAACAATATTTATGAGCGAACCAATGCTAATTAAAACTACAAGTCCCATAAAGGTTGTAGGTGATTTACATGGTCAATTTAGTGATTTATTGAATATTTTTAAAAAACTAGATAATCCTTCAAACCAAAATAAATATATATTTTTAGGTGATTATGTTGATAGAGGTGTTAAATCATTAGAAACAATTTTGTTATTATTTTGCTACAAAATTCTATTAAGAAATAACATAATTTTATTAAGAGGAAATCACGAATGTGCTGATATCTCAAGAGACTATGGTTTTTACGATGAATGCAAACGACGTGGTTCGATAAAAATCTGGAAAAGTTTCATCGATGTTTTTGACACTATGTCTATTGCTGCAACCATTGGAATAACAATTGATAATCCATTGGCTTTTTGTGTTCATGGTGGAATCACTGAAGATATTAATAAATTAGAAGATATCAATAGGATTAAAAAACCTATTGATATCCCTGATAAGGGGTTGGTATGCGATCTTCTTTGGGCGGATCCATCGCATGATATTGATTATTATTCTGAATCTGAAAGAGGTTGTAGTTATAAATTTGGATTACGTGCTTTAACTAATTTTCTTAAAAAAATAGGAGTTGAACTTGTAATACGTGCCCATGAAGTTGTTGAAGATGGTTATGAATTATTTTTCAATCGTAAATTAGTTACTGTATTTTCAGCACCAAATTATGCGAATGAATTCGATAATGCTGGTGGTGTAATGATAATTAATAAAGATTTTAGGTGCTCTTTTGAAATATTTCGATAAAAAAGATAATCAAAAATGAATTATATTAGATTGAACAAATTATTAGGTTTTTAACATCAAATTTTTTATGCATTTTTTTATATGTATCATCTTCTTTTTTAAATATATTATAATTCTTATCAATATAGAATATAAATGTCCTATTATTTTTTATGACTTTTACCTTTTTAAGTACTCCAAAAGGCGAATTATAACAATTTATGATGATATATGCAGATAAAGGGCAATGTTTATAAAACGTGTCATTATTTTCAATCATTTAAATTTAAATTTAATTCATTTTGATTATCTAATTTTTATCATTTTTTAAGGATGCAAAGCATCTTCGCTATTTTAAGAAACAAAATTGCAAAATAAGGAAACCGCTCAACTACCTTATATAAAATTAAAATGATATTGCTATATGTATATTATATCTTCTTTTATTTAGAATTCAAGTTTGTATTTCAATCATTTTTTAAAAATATTTTTTTGAAATATAATAAGTAATCATCAGATTTAGTCTTAATTGATCTTATTGTATAAGTTTCGGATAGATTCTCGTGTGCCCACAATCTATCACTTTTTAATGTATTTTCAATGTAAATCTCATTTTCTTTTTCTTTAGTCATTAATTTATTAAAATTTTCTATACTTTTATTTTTTATTTCTGTTAAAAATAAAGCATATTTCTTATGAATTGTTATATTTGAATCACGATTATCAACATCATTATCCATAGCATCTTCTTCGTCTGACTCTTCATCAGACTCTGAATCATCATCAGATTCTTCATCTAATTCAGATTCAGTTAATAATTCTTCTTCAGATTCTTCTTCAAAATTTTCTTCAATATTTTGAATTTTGTAAATCATATCATTTATAAGTTGATTAACTTTATTAACATTTTCAATAGAATCTCTTATTTTTGTTGATTCTACACTAATTGAAATATCTTCGATTTTGATTGAAATGAGCATAATTACAATTTTAAGATAATTTTTTAAAATTTTTTTACACACAATTTTTTATATATGTTTATAATAATAATATGGATTCAGATTCAAATATTTTGCTTTCAGCAAAAACACAATATACAGATAGGTTCATAAAAAAATTAACCCCATCGATTTTCGAATTCTTTGATGAAATAGTTGATAAAGCTAAAGTTGATGCTTATGAAAGTAATGAAGATGATAGAACTATTATTTACATTCAAGATGAATTAGAAGAAGTTTCAAAATATGAAGAAAAAAAAATCGCTTCTATTTCGAAAGAAATCAAATCAAGAGCGGATTGTGATTACATAGAGGAATTAATGCAGTCAATATTTATTCTACATACAAAAGTTCTAAATAGCGTACTTTCAAAAAAAAATGCCAAACCAGAATTAAAAATCCCTTCTATAGAAAGTTTTATATATAAAGCGTTACTTAATATTTCAAGGGCTTTATGGAAAAATGCTTATGTCTACGAAAATGTAACAAATGATTGTGTAAAACAACGTAATTACATTTTTATCGAAGATAAAATAAAATTATGTTTGCGTGATACCATTGATGAATTTTTGCCTATCGATAAAATTGTTAGTTTGAATGTTAAAGATTATTATGAAGAATCGTCTGATTCGGAATCGGATGAAGAAGAAGATGAAGAAGTTTTTAAAAAGACAAAGAAAGGAGGGTTTTTCCCAAAAAAGAAATATGGAGGTTTTGATGATGATGATGATGATGATTTACCTATGACAAATCAGATGGCGACACCTACGCCGATACCAACAAATAACTCGTATCAAGCAGTTGTACCACCAGCACAACCAGCACAACCAGCCCCACCAGCAGCTCCTGAATACAAGTCTGTGAATATGCTCGACAGTGTTCAAGCAGAAGATATGAACATGAATCAACAAAATCAGGTTCAGTTCGATCTTCCACCAACACCAGGTAATATATAATAAAAAACTTCATAAAAATATGAAGCGTTTTTAATGGAATTTGTTTATTATCATATCAGACACTTTAATATCTACAAATTTCTCATAACCAATCTTACGAGTAATAATTAAAGGTATTTTTTTTTCTTTTAACTCTTTTTCAAATATTGATTCAACTGTATCATTTTGTGTTGTTTCAACTTTAGGTTCAAACCCGTCGACAAGTTGCTGTAAACGAATTCCTTTTATCTTTGCGTATTCGTACTTGGTCATTATCGAAGGAACATTCATACTCATAGTTATTTTAATTAATATTACTATATACTTTTATATTAAATTTTTTTATCATTTTTATTTTTTTTTTGAATTTATTTTTGGATTTTTTTTAAATCATTTTAATTATGAATAAAATTTCATGTATAATATTAATTTTACAAGATCAAATAAAATTGAAAGAGCAGGTGCGATTATAATTAATAATGAACAAACGAAAATAGTGCTTGTGTTAAATAGATTAAGCTTTCTGAAGAAGGAAAACAAGTTTGGTTTACCAAAAGGGCATTTAAATCCAAACGAGTTAAAAATTCCTGAAATAGGGGCACAACGTGAAGTTCTGGAAGAAACAGGCGTATTTTTCCCTATTGATAATTTCAAACATTTCATCAAAATTTGTGATACATTATATTATATATTAACATTAGATAGCAATTTTGTACAAAATTTTTCTCCACATGATAAGCATGAAATATGTTATACATCTTGGTTTGATTTAAATTCGATAAAATACCTTAATATAAATCGGACACTTTTAAAGAGTCTAAAACAAATAGATAAAATTAAATTTTTAGCTTCAAATCTTTAGAACATATTTGAAGAGACAATGTAAACAGTGTTTTGAGTTTCTAAAATAATATTTGTTGAGAACTTATACATTGCTACGAGTGGACTTGTGTACTCTTCATTAGATTTATAAAGAAGTTTGTCTTCCTCGTTTTTTACTATTTTGCATTCTTTATTTGAGGATGCTTCAAAATAGTCAAACGATATCTGTTTTTCGTTTTCAAGTGCGATCGTTGCCGCTTTTACTAAACATTCTGTATCAAACATACTTTACAATTATTTAATTTAAATTTTTTTTAAAATAAACGCAATTTCATTTAAATATATATATATACAATAATTATAAAATGTCATTTGATAGTGGTGCGGTAGAGGAAGAGGAAGAGGAAGAGAAGAAATGGACTAAGAAAATAATGATATTTTTAGGAATTCTTCTATTATTTTTGATTATATTATTGTTTATATTCTAAATAATATAAAGCTAATTAATTTTTAGAATTTTAATTATGTCTCTTATAGATCAATATATTAGAGTTCAAAAAGAATATGTCGAAAAATTTGGAGAAAAAACAATAATACTGTGTCAAACTGGTTCATTTTATGAAGTATATGCATTTAAAATAAATGATTGGCAACTTAAAGTTGCAAACGAACTTTTAGATTTGAAAATTGCTTCCAAAAAATCTAATAATACTTCTATCTATATGTGCGGATTTCCTGATCACGCTACCGAAAGATTTGAAAAGAAACTTTTAAAGAATAATTACAGTGTTGTATATATGAATCAAAGTGTAAATTTATTAGGTAAAATAGAACGAAAAGTAACTAATGTAATTTCGAATGGGAGTAATTTCGATTCAAATGAAGCATTAATTGCGTCTATATTTTTTGAAAAGGAAGATGAAGAAGAATATTACGTTCATTTATCAATTTTTGATACAAATTTAGGTGATACTACTGTAATTGTCAATAACAATATTATCAAAAATACAAATGAATTTATAAATATGTTTGTAATACAATATAAAGTATCAGAACTAATAACAAATGTCCCTTATAAGAATGACAAAATTTTAGTTCACCAAAAAACTTTTAATAAAAAGAAAAATAATGAAATTATAGACCAACTCGAAGAATATTTTAGCAATTTTAAAAACCTATATATTCACATTAAGGATAGAATTGGTTTCAATGTTCTTTTAGATAAATCAATTGAAAATGTTGTAAATTTACTTGAATTTGTTAAATTCCATAATGAAAACTTGGTAAAAAATCTTAAAATGCCTATTATTCAAAAACAAAGTGAATTTCTTGAAAAGTTTAATGGATTTGATAAGATTATAGATATAAATTCTGTTACAAAACTAATTGATTTTTGTAAAACAACAGAAGGTTCAAAGAAACTTTCAAATATTATTCAAACCCCAATTTATGATATAAATAAATTAAATAAACGTTATGAAAATATTCAAAAAATTATAAGTAATCAAGATATTTTCAAAATAACAGATAAATTAAGTAAAATTTGTAATATTGACCGCCTTAATAGAAAAATCGAAATAGGAAAATTCGAAAAATATGATATTACAAAACTTCTAAAATCAAACATAATATGTTACGAAGTTTTAAGAGATTTAAGGGAATATAATTGCGGGTGGATTCCATCTAGCAAAACACTTGAAGACTTTCAAAAATATATTAATAAAATTGAATCCTATTTTGATATTGACAAAATAGATACTTTGAATATTTTTAAAAATGAGCAAGATATTGATAAAATTTGTAATGAGATTAATATAATAAATGAAAGGATACAAACTTTATCTAAGACATTTCAAATAGAAGTTAAAATCCAATATAATGAAAAGACAGGTTTCTTCTTTGAAACTTCAAGGAAAAGAGGAATAGATATAAAAGTTAAATTCAAAGATTTTAATTATCAGTTGCTTACAAGTATTTGTAAAATTTCTAATAATGAAATGGAAAAACACAGTCAAAATTTTGAGAAATTAAATAAATTACTTGAAATTAAGACAAATGAAAAAATTAATGCTTTTTTTGATGAGAATTATTACAAATTTTACGAATCAATTAAGAAAGTGTTGTTTAAAATAACTTGGACAGATGTATTCCAGTCTATTGCAATGGCAAGCATAAAATTAAATTTGAAACGCCCTATTTTAAAGCAAGCGGGTGTTAGCTCAATTGAATGTAAAGACCTTCGTCATATTCTTGTTGAAAATTCGTTTAAAAATACTAAACAAGCATTTGTTCCAAATGATGTAAATTTAAATAGTAATTATCTTATTTATGGTGTAAACAGCGTTGGTAAATCTATTTATTTAAAATCTATTGGAATTGCAGTAATATTAGCTCAATCAGGCATTTTTGTTCCAGCAAATGAATGTGTTCTAACTCCTTATAACAAAATATTTGCAAGGTTTGGGAACGCTGATGATTTAGTTAGAAATCACTCTAGTTTTATTTCTGAAATTTATGAGATTGAAACGATTATTACTAATTGCGACTCTAATAGTTTGATTATTGCCGATGAATGCTGTAGTTCAACAGAGATTAAATCTGCTATTGAAATTGTATCGTCTACTCTAAAATGGCTTACTGAAAAGAAAAGCTCATTTGTCTTTTCTTCCCATTTTTTTGAACTGATTAACAAAGTAAAAGGCATTGAATCACTTTCAATTGCTTATTTAAAAATAACAGAAACAAAAGATGATATTATATTTGATAGAAAATTAACTATTGGAACTCCTGAAAATTTAAATTACGGTACTAAAATTGCTAAAACAATATTCACAAATAAAAATTTTAAGAAAATGCTTGAAAAAACAGATGTGTATAAAGAGAAAAAGATTGTGAAATCGAGATACAATTCATCACTTGTTGTAAAATGTTGTACTATTTGCGGATATGCACCTACTAGTGACACAGACCTGCCACTCGATATTCATCATATTGGAATGCAAGCGGACGCTGATCAAAATGGTTTTATTAATAATATGCACAAAAATGATGCCGCAAATTTGGTCGTTTTATGTAAATGTTGTCACCAGCAAACTCATCAAGGTAAAATTACTATCAATGGTTGGAAAATGTCTTTACATGAAAACAAGCTTGATTATGTAATTAAATGATAGGTATATTTCTCCAAACATCTGCAAATTTCTGATCTAAAAAATCAAAAAGTTTTTCATAATCGTTATTTTTTATAACGAAATCAAAAGAGTCATCTGGCATCTTAACAACTTCATTTTCAGTTGCTGAATTTTCAATTGCGTCTAAATGCACTTTCCAATCATTTTTATATAAGGTTTTAATTCTGTTTTCTAATATATCTTTATCTGTGTCTAGCTTTATGATAAGATCAAACTGTTTTTCTTTGATTGCCTGATATTCATTTGTTAAGCGAAGATCATCTATTATAACGTAAGAATTTACTTTAATTTTGTTCATAATGACGTTTATCCAGACGTTAGAATCGATCTCTCGCATTTTCGTTGCTAAATCAATCAAAAGCTTTCGATCTTTTTCTTTCATTCCAAATAATTCTGTTGCTAAATCCTTTACTTTTTTTGCAAATGACGTTTTTTTCCAATAAAAATAATTATACCTATTTTTGATTTCATCAGCAAGACTTGATTTACCTGATCCAATATTTCCACAGATAGCAATCTTCATTTTCAAATAATTTAATATAACAAAATCTCTTTATATTAAAAAAATGATAAAAAAAACTAACTTAAATTTATAATAGTGATTAAACCATTTATTTCTCGTATAAAATGACTTATGTACCTGAGCTACTTACAATTCATGAAATTAATCCTTACATTATTGCTAAATTAGATGATAATACTATTCATCAAGCCGTAAAAGATTATAACAGTGGAAAAATTGGATCAGGTAAATATGGTAAGATTGAAGATTGGGATGTTTCTAATGTAACTGATATGAGTTATCTATTCAATATTCCAATTCATGACGCAGAAGGCGATTTTGATTATGAAGATATTTCACAAGTATATTGTGTTTGGGATATTTCTAAATGGGATGTTTCTAATGTAACTGATATGAGTCATATGTTTAAAGGTGTAAGAACTATTAAATATTCATTTGAACACTGGAATACATCTAAAGTGACTGATATGAGTCATATGTTTCATAATGTAAAAAGTTTCAATCACCCAATTGGTAATTGGGACGTTTCTAATGTTACTGATATGAGTTACATGTTCTTTTGTGTTGATGGTTTCAATCAACCCATTGGAAATTGGAATACTTCTAATGTTACTAATATGGGATGTATGTTTACATTCTGTCAAGAGTTTAATCAAGATATTTCAAATTGGAAAGTTTTTAATGTAATTAATATGGAATGCATGTTCCGTTATGCGATTAGTTTTAATCAACCAATTGGAAAATGGGATACTTCTAGTGTAAAAGATATGCAATGTATGTTTGAAAATGCATCGAGTTTTAATCAACCAATTGGTAATTGGAATGTATCTGATGTTAAACGAATGTGTTGGATGTTCTCCCGTGCAAATGAATTTAATCAACCAATTGATAATTGGGATGTTTCTAATGTTACTGATATGTACTGTACATTCTTTCAAACAATTAAATTCAATCAACCTTTAAATAATTGGAATATTTTAAATGTGACAAATATGGAATCAATGTTTGAATTTTCAGATTCATTCAATTATAATAATGCTATTTGGTATAATCGTGATTTAAATGAGGATGAATAAAAAAAATAAAAAAACCCTTTATAAAGGGAACCATAAATGGTTTTTTGAAGATTTAGTCATAAATTGCGAGGTAACGATAATTATAATCATTTGAGTATGCATCATGTAAAATATACATCTCACTCCACCCACTATCTTGGCAAACTAAGTTGATACAGTTACAGTATCCAAGCTCGTAATCACGACCATTCGCAATTTTATTAATCCTCTTCTGATTTGCTTGCTTAACACCTTGATAGTAGTTCCAGTTTACCTCAACCATATTAAATAGGTAGTCTCTCTGTCTCTCTGTCTCTCTAGTCAAACAATCATATTTTATAATAATATAGGGGGCTGTTTGTTATCATTTTTATTTTTTTTTTAATTTTTTTGCGTACAAACAATTGAATTTTTACGAGTATAAATTTTTTTTATTTCAGAGTCTTCTTTCAATTTTTTGTATAGAAGTTGTTTTGTTTCTGCTGTAATTCTTTTTGTCGAAAATTGAATAACATATTTATCATTATGTTCGAAAATTTTGTATCTGTAAAACATATTACTTTTATTTAACAAGTTATTTTTATATTATATATTATAATATGAAATTTTCGAGCATAATAATAATTGTTTTAGTTTTAGTTTTTTTAGCTTTGGCTATTACTATGATTAATAAAACATATAATTTACAAGATGTTGATGATAATCAACTATTAAATGAAGAACTTAAGAATAAATATTCTATATCAGATCAACAATTTAAAAGTTATAAAAAAAATTTTGAGACAATTGATAAATCAGGCGATCATATGTTACAAAGAAGTGAAATTATTTCATATCGGGATGGAGTGAAGCTTGATGAAGTAAATGCTCATTATGAAAGAAATGGTTATGGAGATGGCAATTTGATGAATTTAGATAAATTTGTAAAGGAAAAAGGGAATCTATCAAATTGGAGTGTTATACCTAAATCACGTTGTAAAGGGAAACAAGCAAAAACACGTTGTAAAGCACCTTGGCTCTAAATTTTAAAAGAATTCATTGTATTTACTTACATTGATCTTTGGTTTATTTGTTTTAGTTTTGAATTGATTTGGATCCCACATTTCATCGTCATCTTCATCAATCGCTGGCGGTTTGTAATTTTTATTTGAAAAATCCCACGAGGCTTGACTACATAGTTTAAAAGGGGGATGAGGGTTCGCTTTATACCAGAAGACACAGTCTTCAATTTTATTCGACTTTGATGTATTATCAATTACTAAACATTCATAATTATTAGTACATTGATCCATAATTGAACAGAAGGCATCAAAGCTGGGAAACATGCCAGCAAAACACTCGAATAGCCTCTTTCTATTTTGTATTATGTTTTCACGTAAGATAAATACATAATCTATATTGGTTCTTAAATTGGGAGGAATACCTAACGCGTATTGCATAGTTATTATAAACAAAATTTTGAAATGACGACCATTCATAAAAAGAGATCTCACGTATTTGGACTTTGTCCAAGTTGAATCATACAAACAATCATCAAAAATAACAAAAGCGTTTGGATTTACGGAGGAATAACCATTTAATTTTTGTTTTTTAATTAATTTTTCTTGACGAATCAAAACTTTTTGCACGATGTCTTCACTGTATTCGTTATGAATAAACACAGGCGGCACCATCTCTGAATAAAAACTATTCGCGGCTTCGGTCGCTGAAACTACTGTTCCTACTGGTATCTGAGTGTGAAACGATAACAAATCTTTTGTTAAAAAAGACTTGCCAGTATTACGTTTGCCAATCATAACAACAACACTATCAGGAGCTATAGAACCCATATCAAATTTTTTCAATTGTAATTTCATTATATTATTAAAATTTTAGTATATATTTAATTTTCAAAAAAAACAATATAAAAATAAATAAATTTTAAAAAGATAAATGTCAATTGAATCATTTTTTTCAAATATTGAAAAAAAAATTGTGTTTTTTACAGGTAGAGATGGTGTAGGTAAAAAATATAAAATTTCTCATCTCGCTAAAAAATACAACATAAAAACAATTGATTTAGATCCTTTATATAACAAACATCATATACATTTCAAAAAAAAATGTTTTTTTGATAAATTAAAAGAAATAGCGTGTAAAAAAAATATTACAAGTTTTTTTCAAAATCAAGATGAGGTAATAGTTGTACATAACTGTCATTGTTTCGATAAGGCTTTTTTTGAAAGTTTAAATAGTTTATCAAAAATACATATACCAATAATTTGTATTATTAATACTTCGCTTATAAGTGAACGATTTACTTCTTTTATAACAAAAAATTCAAAAAATTTTAATCTGAAGATGAGTTTTGATTTTATTCATAAATTCATAAAGAAATTAGATTCTAAAATTAGTAATGAAGAGGCAAATGAAATCATCAAACATTGTAACGGAAATTTAATCAGAATAAAAAATATAATTTTACAGAAGAGAATTACGAATACGATAGATAACTCGAATAAGTCTATTATAAAGATCGATAAACATGTCGTATCAAACTCGTTTAAAATACTGTGCGATCCTAATCTAAACTGGATTGATAAAAATGATATTTTAAAGTCACAATCATCTTTATTTAGAATGTTGATTCCGAATCATATCTGTAGCGGACTTGATGAGTTTAAAAATTGTAAAGAAAAAAACATAGAAATAGCTATCAATTGTTTTAAGAAACTGAAAAGATCAGAAATAGTGGAATCATTTCAGTATTCAAATATACTTCGATTTATTTTTCCAACAATTTGTGTTCAGAACCAAACTATTAAACACATTTCGATGACAGCAAGTAATTCTAACGAAAATATTAGAATTGAATCAGATGAACATAATATGTATTTATCATATAATTTGCTTAAATGTTTTGAAAAGGATTTAAAATATGATAAATTAAATGAAGATTCAACAGATATAATTGCAAAAACTGGTAAGGTATTTGGAATCACGATTACAAAAAAACAACTATCATTATACAAAAAAAAATATATGTAATAATAATGGATAAATTAAGATTGAATGCGTCTGATTATTATGGTAAAAAAGAAAACAGAGATATAATTTTTGTTAATGGCTATGCAGGTTCTAATGTGACTGCGTATCATCCTCATAACCAGTTTTATGTCGAGAATAAAACAAAACTGGACCAATCGAGAAACCGTGATCAACTAATAGACTCTGCTGAAACAAAGATCGCAGAAGAAAACCGTAAATTAAAAAATTATTTGGTGCAACCAGGAAGTTTGCGAAAGGAGTTTGAAAAAATTCCAAATTTTTAAATCTTGTATATATAATATGGATAAAGAAAGAAAAAAAATCTTTTCAGAAACAACAATAAATGAAATAACAAATAACTTTATAAAAACTTGGAAAAGCATATTCGATCAACTTTTGAATCCTGAAACTTATAAAGAGATGACTGATATTGTAATGGATGATGACAATATGATTGATATTACAATGAATAAAGCAAAAATTTTACTTGAAATTTTGACAAAAATTTTTTGGAAAGAAAATCAGAAATTGTATGTCGGTTTTGGTTTTGTAATATTAGCATATCTGAGTTACTTTATCTTGGTCTCAAAATAAAAAAACTTCACAAAAATGTGAAGAAGAAAATAAAATTTCTTTTTTTAAATGATCACTTAATGTTCATATCATTTAATGAGTTAATTGCCTCTTGATACTGTTGATTCTCAACCGACATAAAACAAGGTATGTTTGTGTAAAAGTACTGTTTTACGATTTCAAATTCGTGCAATTGAATGTAACCTGGACTCTCCAGGTAATTTTGCGTATTAAATTCGTTCCAAAAGAAGTATTCACTTTTGCTACTAATGACATCACAAACCTCCAAGAAAGCAGTCCTTTCTTTGTTGAAATAAGACAACTCAAGGTGCTCACTATCCGTTCCATTTAAAAGGGCCATATGTGCGAATCGGCCGACATTAGCTCTCATTTCAGTTTCAATGCGACAAATTTTTGCAATTATTGGAGGCAAAAATTGCAGCTCTTCTTCATACTTACAATGTTTGCAAACGGTGGCCTTCCTGTACACGGATCCCCAGTGCATGTCATATTGAACATCAAACCTACAAATTGAACAATGAACCATATTTTATATATATAATCATTGAAATAATATATGTTTTTTAAGTTAAATCTTGCAATCATTTTTATTTTTTATAAAAAACACAATAAATTGTGTAAAATCTTAACAGATTTTTATTTTAGATCGCCATATTGTTCATGGCGTTCATAGATACCTCGAATTCATCCTCGAACTCGTGTTGCGACACATCGCAAAACAATGACATATTGTTTGCAAAATATTGCTTCAATCTGTCAATCTCGCATTGCATCACGTATCCCTCAGTCTCGAGAATGTTGTTCATTTGGATCAAATTCCAAACACGAATTTCCTCAAGAGTTTTCAATGATGTTTCAATTTCGATATAACAAACACGGCTTTTCAATGACTCGTCTGCCAAAGAACTCCCAGTTTTTGTCAGATATCTCAAAAGATCCAAACAATGTGAATCTCTTTCCATTATTTTTCCTTTGAAAAGAGAGTATTCATAGTAATTCTGCTTAATTTTAGTCAGCAGTTTTACAATTCTAGGAAGTTCAAGATCTTTTTCTCGATTACATCTTAAACAAGAAGTCGCTGTATTGTATCGTGACTTCCAATGAGACTTATAGTCTACATTTTGACAACAAACATTGCACTTGTATTGCATCATTGTTGTTGTATTGTTTTGGTTGTTATTTTGTATTTTAAGGGTTGTTTTTTTATCATTTTTAAAAATTGTTATGAATTGCAAATTCATCTTCTTTTTCATCATCAATAATCATACATACAACTTTACTATCATTTTGCTTTCTTTTTTTAACTGGAAATAACTCACTTTCTTTTTCAGGATTATCCTTTAAAATCTGTCTATAATTTTTTACCTTTTCCCAAAAGTTTTTAATATTACTTTCAACTGATTTAAACCATTTGTCTTGTCTTTTAATAGTCGTTTTACAACATTTGTCAAGTTTCCAAAACGTTTGCTTTATACTTTTAACAGTATCATTTTTAACTAACTCATCAATCATATTTTCAAGCCATATTTTATAATATGCATCTGACTCACACATATTCGCATATTTATATTGGATTTTATCATCTTTTTCAAATTCAATTAAAATGCTATAGAAATTTGCTGTATTTTCTTTAATCATTTTATAAAAATCATTTTTATTAAGGGTTTCATCAATTTTACATTCAAAGAAATCACAGTAGTCAAGGTCACAACATTCCATTTGTAGCTGACATTGGACCCAATATTTATATAATGGAACTCCTGTTAATTCACGACTGTAAAGACATTTAATTTCAAGCATTCTTCCAGCAAGTTTAGGGTCTTTTGACTCAATTACAATTCCATCGGGACTTGCGCCTAGATAATCAATTGTCTTGTGTCTAATACAACCATATTCTCCTACTTTTGTATTTGTAAGTCTTTCATATATTTTTTGGGCAACGTCTTCAAATTTTATACCGTGAAGACACGCTGTTCCAGCTTTAAAAGTTTTTTGTGGCAACACTTTTTCTTTGATGTAAGACATTATCTCAGATTCTGTGCCAAATATGTGTGAAGCTGAGGAAGCCGTCACAACTCCGTGACGATAATCAAACCATTCTTGTGTTCTTTGTTCTGGTTGTTCAATTCCATTTAAATATGCCATTTTCTCTTCAACATCTTTTACTTCAACAGCTTCATTTTCGTTTATCATAGATTCGAAAATATATTCAGCTTCATTTGAGCGTGTTTTAGGCATTTTAGCGTATTTATCAATATTTTGAATTGTGTATTGTTTTTGAAATTGATTAATCATACTTGTGTCAACTTTATAATACTCTAAAATACGATTGAATAGCTCTTTTCTTTCATTTAATAGATAAATTTCATTATCATTTTTAAAATTTTCTTCAATCTTTTTGACATAATCAATAAAATTTAAAATTTTCAGTGTCATTTTTATTTTTTTTTATATTTTTTTATGTGCTCGTTCTTTTTATATGAAAAATAATTTTATATGGTAAAAGTATATATGGATATTGATTCCTTCGTAATATTTTTGTTTTTGTTTATATTAATTGCAATAGTATATTATAATGTATCGTACCCAATGAAATATGTTGAAGCGTATGATGGTCAAAAATATCTTGTTATTGATGATAATTTAAAAAATGAATCTGCAAATTTATTAGCGTTGATGAATGAAAAAAGCTCAAAATTAATGTTAAGATTAAAGGAAAAATATGGTGATGACAATGAAAATTTAAATCGTTTATTTCGAAACTATAAACCAAATCAATTGAAGGAGAAACACCCTAAATCTCTGGGAACTAGTTTTACTTTAAATAAACAAGACGTTATTTTATGTTTAAAGAAAAATAATGGGAAATCAATGGTGGATGAGAACACGTTACTGTTCATTTTGTTGCATGAGATTTCACATATTATGACGAAATCGATCGGACATCAGGAAGACTATTGGGAAAATTTTAGGTTTTTATTAGCTCACGCTATTGTTGCTAATTTATACGAATTTGATTCATATAAAAATGAAAAGAGATATTGCGGGATCAACATATCAAGCTCTCCAATAAAATTAAATGAGATTGAAAATTATATTTAAAAATGATGAAAAAACAAACTTGAAATAATATATAATGATAAATGAAAAATGACTTATATACCAGAGTTATTAATAATTCAAGAGATTACACCTTATATTCGTAATTTGCCATTAAATAGCGAAACGATTTGTAATGCTGTCAAAGATTATTATAGAGATAATGATAAAAAAAAAGCTATTATTAAAAAATATGGTAAGATTGAACATTGGAATACTTCAAATGTGACTAATATGTCAGAGTTATTTGCGTATACCTATTATTTCAATGAGGATATTTCTAATTGGGATACTTCAAATGTAACTAATATGAATCGAATGTTTTTCTATGCTCCTTATTTCAATCAACCAATTGAAAAATGGAATGTTTCCAATGTTACAGATATGTTGGGAATGTTTTATGATGCTGAAAATTTTAATCGTCCGATTGGAAGATGGAATGTTTCTAAAGTAAAAGATATGAGATGGATGTTTTATGTAGCAAAGAATTTTAATCAATCTATTAATAATTGGAGAATTGATGATGATTGCTTAATAGAAAGCATGTTTACTTTTGCTGAAAGTTTCAATCTTGATAATTGTACTTGGTATGAAGGTTAAAATTACATTTTTGAAGACCTGAAAGGGTTTTTTAATGCTATTTACCTTATTTTTATATTTTATATATATTTTATTATATTTTATATATATTTTATTATAAATTTTAAAATAAATAATAAAGAAAGAAAGAAAAAAAGTGGAAAAAAAGTGGAAAAAAAGTGGAAAAAAAGTGGAAAAAGAAGGAAAATAGCATTAAAATGTGTTGAAAAAATGTAATTTTTGGAAAATCTGAAAACAGGGGAAAAAGGTAAAAAGAAGGTAAAATAGGTTAAAATGCCTTAAAGTAGCGAAAACCAGCCAAAATAAAAGTGGAAAAAAAATGGAAAAAAAAGTGGAAAAAGAAGGGAAATAGCATTAAAATGTGTTGAAAAAATGAAAAAAATAGAAAATCTGAAAACAGGGGATTTGGGGGTCCACACATTGAGAATCTGGAAAAATTTTTTTGGCCGTATAGGCAAATTACATCAATTTACCTATACAGCCAAATATGCTCAAAATGGTGCAAAATGACAAAACAAGGCAAATTACATCAATTTACCTATAACCCCATTTTCAGATTTCGAAATTTTCTGTACAAGAAATGAAAATGAAAAAATTTTTTATCCCCTGATTTGAAAAATCCAAAAAAATCAATTTTTTCAACACATTTTAATGCTATTTCCCTTCTTTTTCCACTTTTTTTTCCATTTTTTTTCCATTAAAAAATTTCAAAACCTTATAATTGTGAAAAGAGGGTAAATTGCATCAAAATAGCCTTAAAGGTCGCATGGTAGTCGGTGTTGAAACAAGCAAGGAGACTGCAAGGAGACTTGTTTTGAGGTCTTTTTGTTATCTTTTTGTTTTTTATATAGGTAAAATACAATAAAAAACCCATAACTGATAACTGGGAAATTCAATTGAATTTTTTCAATTGAATTTTTTCAATTAGATTTTTTCAAATTTGATTCTTTCAAATTTGATTCTTTCAAATCATTTCTAGCAAATTTTAATTCTTCGTTAATTACAGCATCAAGCCAACCTTTAGCTTCTTCAATAGACATATTAGAGCTCATGGGACAAATACGCCAAGTATTAGGATCACACATATAATATTCGTCGAAATCATGAAGTAATTCTCCAATGTATTTAATTTCTAACCATACATTATAAAGATTTAGCAATACTTCTAGTCTTTCTCCTGTAGGATATTCATCATATACCCATTCCTTGGGTAATTTTGTCTCTACGAACATCATAATTAAAATTCACACTATATTACACTATATTAATTCAAGTTCTTTTTTTGTATCATTTTTATTTTTATTATATAAAGATAAGACACAATTCTCAATCAATTAACAAACAAAATGAATTTAATCCAACTTGAAAATATGATCAATGATGTAAGTAAAATGAATAATTTTGAACAAAATCACGTTTATAAGATTTTGAACAATTGTGGTGTTAAATTGAGCGAAAATTCAAATGGTTACTTTGTTTCTCTTCGGGATCTGACTCAAGAAACGATTGATAAATTGCTCGATTATACAAAGCAGTGCAACGCGTCAAAGAAAGAAGCGAAAAAGAATGCAATTTCTTTTTCAAAAATTGAAAAGAAACTCGTTTCTGAAAAAAGTGATCAACCTAATGATGAATGGAAACAAAGTATGATTACTGATTTACAACAAAAGAAGAAGAAAAAACCAAAATCAAAAGATACTTAAATATCAACTATTGCTATAAGTTTTTTCATTATAATATTATCAGTTGTCAATATATACAAAAGCGTATAAATTATTATCATATAAGCGATAAGTGCTGGATCACTAAATTTAATAGCAAGAAATAATACAACAGGAATAATGAAGACCCAAAACACACTAAAGTATCTTGATGTCGCAATTTCTTTTTTGTCGTCTTTGTTACGTATGTTATATTCCTTTCTAATCTCATCAGCGACATAGAAGTTAATAATCCATAAAGAGATAGATACTGAAATTAATACAATTTCTAATGGTTCTAAAACAAACATTTAATTTATATATATAAAAAAAATCTATATAATAATAATGAAGCTTTTGTTTGGATATAATAGATTCCATTTATTGATTTATCAAATTATATTTTTCAGCATTTTGTATATGTTTCTTGGATCCTCGCATTTTTCGGGAATTAATACTCTTGAAGATATATTGAAAAACGAGATTGTGTCGAAACAGGTTTTAGACCCAATTATTGAAGAAAAATTTACTAATGCTTCTGATCCATCAAAATTTATTTCAAAAGATGATATCGAAGTAGATAAGAAGGAAACAGAAGAAATTCAAGAAAAAGCGAAAGAAATTAAGAAAGAAGTTAAAAAAGAACTCAATATTTTAACAGATAAAGATAGTTTCTTTGATAGATTTTTTTTGAGGTTTTATTTTAGTTTCGTTACATCTACAACAATAGGATATGGTGATACAACTCCGTCGTCAATTAGTACTCGTACACTTGCTATGATCCAAGCGTGTTCTACATTTTACATTTTAATGGCCTAATTTTAAGAAATGACATTAGTTCTACAAATCGGACATGAGTGGTTCATAGCCAGCCATCTTTTAATACATTCAGTATGAAATATATGATTGCATCTATTAATTTTTGTAATACTTGATTCAGCTTCATATGAAGATGAGCAAATTATACAAGTATTGTTTTCATTGGTATTTCTTTGATATATAAAAGTAGTTGTATTATTATTAAATTCATCATCTGTTAATCCTTGATTATTATTAGATGGTTGATTTAATGATTCAGTTTGTATATCAATTGATATATTATCGCTAAAAAGTGAATTTAAAACATTTCTGATTGGATCTGTTGTTCCAGTTGTCGTTGTCGTTGTTGGAAAAATTGGTGGTATTGGTATTGATGTAGACGGAGTTTCATTTCGTGAATTTAAATTAATATTGATATCACCGTTAATTGTTATGTTTACGATAGTAGGTGTTCTTGGTGTTTCTTCCATATTTTTTTTAGTTATTATTACCATATATATATTTTCGAATAAGAAAATTTGACACAAATTTAAAAAATTGTTTTCAAAAAAAAATAAAAATGATTGCAGGATCTAACTTAAAAAGTATCGTTTATCGATAAGAGAAAAAGTGTAAAAATTATTAAAGAGAAAAGAAATTGTGTCTATAATATGAACGTTCTATTGCCTAAGGATATTGATGTGAATAAGCTTGATTTCAGTGATGTGAAACCATATGGTTCTGTTGCTAAGATTGTCTATGTAAATCATGACAAATCTCCTATTATTATGCAATTGCCACTGATGAAGAGTCCTTATGGACTTGGTACTTATGATGATGGTGAAAAGTGTAAGTATTCTCTTGACCTGTCTTTCGGATCCAGTGACACTAAGGTCTCTGAGTTTAAGGATCTAGTTGAGAAAATTGATAACAAAATTCTTCAAGAATCTACGGTAAAGTCTCTTGAATGGTTCAAGAAGAAGGAACAGTCTATTGAAGTTTCTCGTGCTCTTTACACTTCTCCTATTAAGATTGCTACAGAGAATGGAGAACCTACTGACAAGTATCCTCCTACCTTTAAGCTTAAGGTTGCCAATTATGATGGCAAGTTCAAGGCACTTTGCTTCAATGAGAAGAAAGAACAAATGCAGGACCTTGCTGATGCAATCAGCAAGGGAATGATGTTGCGTTCTATTGTTAAACTTACTGGAGTTTGGCTTGCTGGTGGGAAATGTGGCACAACTTGGGAATTGCTGCAGGTTCAAGTGCCTCCTCAGTTGTCTGTGTCTGGCTTTGCCTTCAAGGATGATGATGATGAGGATATGGTTGCTGATGCTGTCGATGACAGCAAGGGTGATTATGTTGTTGATTCTGATGAGGATCTCTAAATAAAGAAAAAGTGCGTAAAAAATAAAAAATAAAAAAAAAATAAAAATATAGAGTTAAAATTATACAATAAAGATGTATATGAATTAACTAGCCTGCCCTATTGGCGAAATTGGATATCGCGTCCGCCTTCTAAGCGGAAGATTCTGGGTTCGATCCCCAGATAGGGTTTTTTAAGTAAAAAACCCTTTCTTCACATTTTTGTGAGGAAAGTTTTTTTTTATTTTTATAAATGATTTAAAGATGATCATCATTGAAACCAAATCTCAAAGTTAGATCAATTACTTTAGAAGTATCCCATTCAGATATATTCTGATCAAATCGATCACCATTTATCATAAATTTCATATATTTTACATTTGATACATTCCATTTTCCAATTGGTTGATTGAATTCATAAGCAGAAGAAAACATATAAGACATATCAGTAACATTAGAAACATTCCAATTTGAAATATCTTGATTAAATTCAAATGTATTTTGAAACATATTAGCCATATATATCACATTTGAAACATTCCAATCACCAATATATTGATTAAAACTACAATAGTAAAACATACTATTCATATTGACTACATTAGAAACATTCCAATTACCAATAGGTTGATTAAATACTAACGCACCACAGAATAGGTACTCCATATTTTTTACATTAGAAACATTCCATTTTCCAATAGGTTGATTAAAACTAGTTGCGGAATCAAACATTCCTTCCATATAAATCACATTTGACATATCCCAATTTTCAATAGGTTGATTGAAATTCCACGCTGCTGAAAACATATAATATGAATATAACAAATTAGAAGTATTCCACTTTCCAATAGGTTGATTGAATCTCTCTGCTTTCTCAAACATATTACTCATATTAGTCACTTTTGAAGTATCCCAATTTGAAATATCTTGATTAAATGCAGATGCTCCACAAAACATATAATTCATATCAGTCACATTAGAAGTATCCCAATTGGAAATATCTTCATTAAAATATATATTTTTGTTATGTATTTTAACAGTTGTATAATTGTGAAATAAATTTGACATATCAGTTACATTAGAAACATCCCAATCTTCAATTTTACCATATTTCTTAATAACAGCTTCTTTTGATTTTCCTCCTTTAAGAAAATTTTCAATAGCAATACGTATTGTTGTATTATTTAATTTAGGAATAATTAAAGGTTTAATTTCAAAATTTATAATATCATCTGTTATATAAATCATTTTTGTAATGTAATATTGATTATTAAATTCAAGTTTATTTTATAATCATTTTTAAAAAATGATTATTAAAATACCCTTAAAACCCAATTATAAATTATATATAAAAACCATGATTTTTCACGGTGAATTAGACAATAATGATTTGGCAAATGCTATATTTCATCATTCTAATGTGATGCCAAACAGAAAAAAAAGTTCTCAAGTCATTAAGTTTTCAGATAAAGATAAGAAAAAAATTAATAGTTTTGATGAAATTTCAAAAATTATGCTGAAGATATTGAAGGAGAATAATTGTTTTGTGGATAATAAGGGATATGTAATTGAATGCCAACAGCGTAATGGTGGTTTTGTTAAAAACAATAACTCGCCTTTCATTTGGCATTCTGATGGTGAAAAGCAAGTAACTATCATTCTTTACATTAGAAAAGACAGAACAATCAAAGGTGGCAATCTTATGATAGATGCAGGATTTTCAAATGGATTTAATCCTTTTAGGAAAACTGTTGAGAAAGAGATTGAAACAAAAGAAGGGCAATGTTTAATATTCGATTCAGAAATGAGACATAAACCTACTGAGTTTACTGGTTTTGGCTGTCGAGATATCATTGTTGGTTTCTTCAAAAAGACGTAACCATTAAAAAAACGAAAATTTCTTCACAAGTCGTGTGAAGTTTTTTATACAATTGGTTTTTGATATAGAATGTAGCCTATGATATAAGCTGAAACTAAACTTATAAAAGTATTCTCCTCGGTCTCCATTTGAATCAAAAAATAAAGTAAAGGTGTCGCCAATAAGTACATAAAAGAATCACCGATTACTGCTCCATATGATACTTTATTAGCATAAGATTGTAATTCATCCATAATAGCATTTTTCCCTGTTTTATGTGGTTTAATAACAGTAAAATAAAAAGTAAAATCATGAACTATCTGAATTAAAAGCATAATTATTAAAAATGTCAATAAAGCGTATTTTTTTGATATTACATTCTTTTTTAATAAAAACATATAAGCATATTTTGCAAGATAAAATCCAATAATTAACGATAACACATCTAATATAACTGCGGACCATCCAAAATTTGTGTACCAATTATTGATAGATCTGCCTGAAAATGGAGATTTTGTAAATTTGAACAAAAAAATAATAAAACATTCTATTACAAGTGCTGATGTTAAGAAATGAATAAAGCTTATTTTTGAAATATCCATTATATTATATAGATATTTGTTTATGAGAATTCATTTATAAGACTTTCTGCCGCAATACGACCTAAACCATAGGACAAGCCTTGAAAAAACATAGGTAAAAAATAGATAAATAATGGGATACCGCCAATTGCCATAATAACGTATCCGATAATTTGGTAAGTTTTTTTGAGATCATCATTTTTATCGTCTCCTAGTTTATATACTGTATAACCCCCAAAAACAATAGATACAAGAATTGCAATTATAATAGCAATAATAAAATAAGCAGCGACAACTCCAAATGTTCCAACAAAAAAAGTATTGAAAATATCGGTGTACATATAAATATATATATATTAAAATTTATAATTTCCATATTTTTCGAGCATTTCATCTGCTTCTTGCTGTTTTTTAATATTTTCTTGAGAAATTTCATTTTCTCTTTCTCTTCGTTCGCGAGCTTCAATTCTTTCTCTTGCACGCTCTTCCGCACGATCACCTCCTTTTTTAGGTCTTCTTCGTGTTTTTGTTTTTCTTTTTGTTTTTCTTGTTGTTTTTTTCTTATTTTTACGAGTTAAAGTTTTAATAATTTTTTTAGTCGAATTTTTAATCGTTTTTAGTACAGAAATCGTTTTTTTCTTTAAATTCATTTTATATATTAATAATATAAAAAAAAATAAAAAAATATAATAATATTATAAGATGACATATAACATTTTAAAGTCAAAGTTTTCAAGAAAGAAATCTAGAAATCGAAAAAAAGGAGGAAACGATGATGATACTGTTATAGATATGAAGAAAGTAGTAATAAAAGAAAATAACGGATATTCAACTGGTGTTGTAACTTTAAATAAAAATGATAGTTTTCTAATTGAGTCTGGCAAGATGCTTTATGTAGAACAACAATCTGATAATGATAATAAAGTAAACATTACAACACAAGCGAGAGGTTCTGTTATGAAATCAATAAGAAGAAAATTTTTGTCAGATGAGAACATATTTATTAATAAATTCTCAGGATCAGATTCTGGAAAAGAAACAAAAGTTCATTTTGGCTCATCAGTTCCAGGAGATATAATAAGAATTGTAATAAAACCTGATGAAAGTTACACATTAAGTTCAGGTACATATATTGCGTCTTCAGCAAATTTGAATGTATCCGCAAGAGTAAATTTAAGGGGTATTTTAAGCGGTGAAGGAATAGGTTTAACCATTGTAAAAAATAAATCAAAGCAAGCAGGGCATTTGTATTTAGGCTGTTTTGGTAAAGCTGAAACTTTAACTGTAAAACCTGGAAATGAAATCCTTTTAGATAATAGTTTTTATCTTGCATCAAAGAATAAAAAAGGTGAAAAAGCGTATAGCTTAACAAAACTTAAAGGTATTAAATCGTTTATATTGGCCGGAGAAGGTTTATTGATGAAATTTAAGAATGATACAAATGAAAACATGACTGTATACACTCAAACACACGACTTATATAATTTGGCAATGGCTATGTATGACTATCTACCAACTAGTAATTAAAGCGACTTTTTTTGACATAATTTAAAAAATATTATTATTATATTTAAAAAAAAACATTATTAAAAATGCGGTCTTCTTGCGATTTTAAGGCTATTTTGGGTTAATTTGCCTTATTTTTACCTTAAATTTTACAAAAAAAATAAAAATGATAACCGGGTTGACAAGAATCATTATATCATTTTCAAAGCAAAAAATTGTAAAAATGCCTGCTGGAACACCAATAACTTATGAGGATTACAAAGATTTTATTGTAGAAACTGAAGAAGAATTCAATGCCATCGTTGCTGCAAAGAAAGCAAAAGACAAAGAAGATGGTAAAAGGCAATTTCAATTTGACCGTTGTAAATTTAAATTCAAATTTCCTGATGGAAAAGACTCTGAACTAACGATGGTTTGTGCTTGGAAAGACAATCCAAAAAAACCTCCAAGTGAACGCAATAAAGAAAAAAGTGATAAAGCAAAAGCACGAGCCAAAGACCCTGAAAATAACAATTATGCAATTGAAGAAAAGTCTATCGAACAAATATTTGAAATTATAAATGAAAAACAAGATTCAAATATAGAAATTAAAGTTGTTGGTCTCGAAGGTTGTCACGTCGATGTTGCTGTTCGTATTAAGGGTTCAAATGAAGATATTTGGTGTCCAATCCAAATTAAATCAAGTAATGCCGAAGAAATTCCTCAATTTTGTATGGAAAGATACAAATGTCCTGAGGAGTTTAAAGATAAATATGAAAAATTTGGATATTATGAAAATATGCTTACCATTTGTCATAATATGAAAATTGATGAATTCCTTATTATTCCTCCACATTCTAACGATAAAATACCAGACACAAGTTTAACCTTTAATAGTGGAGTCAATAAAGAATTTGGTGTTAAAAAGGATAAGATTTATGATATAATTATTGAATATATTCGTGATTATTCTGCAACACTTGGTAAACCACATCGTGAGTTGCAATTAATATGTAATGAAAAGTATAAACTCGAAATTGAACATATCCATCTAAGAATTGATACTTTCTCTGAAATATTTGATATGAAAGAAATCAGTGGCAAGGCGTTTGATTTTATTATTAATGATTCTATTAAAATTCAAGAGAAGACTGTAAATGCTGAACCGAAATGTAATGGAAATTCGTTTAAGTTTAAGTTAGCAAAAAGTGATGAAAAAGGTAAATATCAACCATACGCTATTAATGATAATGATTTCTATTGGTTCAATTTAGCAGGTACAAAGTACTTCTATGTAATTCCTTCAGAACTATTAGAAAGAGACAGAAATATTCGTGATAGTTTAACGCTTCATAAAGAGTTTAATATTAATACGCGTGGACCTAAATATAATGACAAATGGACTTATGATTTTAGATTTGATAGAACAAAGCCAGATGACATTGAGTGTTTGTGGAATTTAATTCATTCTGAATTTTAAAAATTTGTTATTCTTTTTGTATGTGTTCTTTCAAAGAAGGTTTGATACTCTTCATCTTGAACATTTGCACGATATTTTCTTGCCTCTTCTTCTTCGCGTTTTTTAAATAAAAAAGATTGATAAGCTTCTTGTTCCGCTTGACTCATTGGATCAATTCTTCCCTGATTAGACTTCATTTTTGAATAATTCTTCATTACATCTCCTGATGTGTTACGATCAACATCGTCTTCATCAACCAAATGCGTAAGTTCAAGTGCTCTTCGAATATCAGTATAATTAAGCGAACCTCCTTCCGCAATGCCTGTGAAATCGGTATTCTCGTCTTCTTCTTCACCGATTGTGACGCCTTTATGGGAAGTATAACGTTCTTCAGGAATGTCTGATCTTTTCATTAATTGCAGGTACTTTGGGTCTACACTGTTCATCATTTTCTTCTTGTTATTTACAAAAGCAGAATTGAAGTTGCTTTCGCTTGGTCTAGCGACTTCTTTTACATCTGATACGTTCTTCATCCAATCCGAATAGCCAACTTCCTTTTTCTTAAAAGAATTATCATCAAAATATTTATTAAATTTGGATTGGTCAAATTTTGAATCGAACAACTCGTCAGGTGGCGGCGCGTGTTTTTCAAACTTCTTTTCGATTCTTTTTTCTTCGTAAAATTCGGGAATTTTACTTTTCGCATTCTCAAAAGCTAATTTAAGCATATTAAAACCTCTTGTATCACCATTAACTTTGTCAGGATGAAACTTCAATGCTAGTTTTCTGTATTTTTGTTCAAGATCCTTTGGGTCATAAAAGCCATCCGCGTTTGTCTCTCCAAATAATTGTGTTGTCATCAATTCTAAGTTATTAACTACATCATTTCGTGAATCTGTTTGACTTTTCATTTTTTTTTGAAAATCGTCAGAAGACATCTTAGCCGATCGTGTTTGTTGCATTCTATCTTGATAAAGATGTTTTCCTTTTTTTTGTTGTTTTAAAAATGCTTCTTGTCTTTCTTGTTCATATTTTTGAATAAATTCTTCGATTCCACGTATCGATAGGGTTGATAAGATTTTTTCGATTTGATTTGATTTTAAACCAAGTTGTTTTAGTTTTTCTTGGTAATACATATAATTTCAATTTATTTTTTAATTTTTAAAATTAGACACACATTCATCTTATAAAAAAAAATAAAAATGATTGCAGGAAAATAAAAATTTATTAAGTCTTAAAATATTATAATGGCATCTTTTCAAATTTATGATTGGTTTCCTCAGGACGAATTAATAAATGAAGATGAGGATAGTGATAATGAAGTATCTGAAAAACAAAATTATGTTATTCATTTGTTTGGAGTGAATAAAGATGGTAAAAATGTTCATTGTAAAGTAAAAGATTTTACTCCATATTTTTATATTGAATTGCCTGAGAATTGGAAAAAAAGCTGGACTTCTTTATTTATGGAAAAATTAAAAGATTCACTTCCTAAATCTATTCAAGATGAATTTGTGTGCGATGAGCGTCAAATTAATCGTGCTGTGAAGTTGAAATACAAGTTCCGTAATTACCAGTGGAAAACTCCAAAAAAATTTATGCAACTTGTGTTTAAAAGTGAATCAGCGGCTCGTTTCTTATATTACAAACTTAAAAAACCGTTTAGTTTTACTACTGCACGATTATTAAAACATAATTTTCCAATTTATGAAAAAAATGTGCTTCCTGTGTTGAGATTTATTCATCTACGCAAAATTCAACCGTCTTCTTGGATTCGTTTGGAAAATTATAAACAAATTGATAGTAAATTAGCAGAAAGTAAATTTGAAATCAATTATGAAGTAAATTGGCGTAATGTGTTTCCAGATGAAGTAGACGGGTCTGCATCTATAAAAATTGCTTCTTTTGATATTGAATGCGATTCAAGTCACGGTGATTTCCCTGTTGCAAAAAAAGATTATCAGAAGCTTGCATCGAATATTTATGAGGAATATTTAAGACTTCTTCGTAATAATAAAAAGGTCAATCCAACTCTTGTAAAACAATGGATTAATTGTGCTTTCCGTGATATAACAAATGAGAAATATGATGATTCAATGAAATCTTCCATTCAAACTATTTATCTTAAAAATAAAACCCATTTTAAAACTATTACTGAAGAAGAAATTGAAAAGCTTTCTATGAAAATTCTTGGAATTCTAATAAAAAAGATGAAAGGCAAAGAAACGATTGAGTCAATTAATAACATTTTAAATGATAATTTGCCTTCTGTAAAAGGCGACAAGGTAATTCAAATCGGCACAGTAATTCAAAATTACTCAAATCCTTCTGATATCAAGCGTCATATTGTGACACTTGATGGATGTTCTGATTTAACAGGTATTGAAGTAGAAACAGCTAAAACAGTTGATGAATTGATTTTCAAATGGGTAAAAATGATGAAACGTGAGCAGCCTAATATTGTCACTGGTTATAATATCTTTGGTTTTGATATAAAATTCCTTTGGGAATGTGCAGAAGAGTTTGGCTGTTTAAAATATCTTCGTAAAATTGGTGCTTTGAAGAATCAAGAATGCACTATGGAGACAAAAGAATTATACTCAGCTGCGTTAGGGCATAATTTCTTGTATTATTTCAATAGTCCTGGAATTGTTTATATTGATTTAATGAAAGTTGTGCAGAAAGATCACAATCTGTCTTCATATAAACTAGACGATGTTTCGACACAATTTATTAATAGTGGAATTACACAATTTGAACATTTTGAAGATAATGTAAAAGTTTATACTAAATCTACTTTTAGTTTGAAAGTTGGAGACTATATTGCAATATTTAAACAAACAATTATTGGTAATGAATTTGTTGGAGAGAAGAGAAAAATTCTTGAAATGACAGAAAATGAAAGTTTTATTCTTGAAGGTGAAGGTAATGATTTTCCTGAAAACCCCAAATCCTTTTGCTGGTCGGTTGGGAAAGACAATGTTTCACCACAAGACATTTTTGATATGCAACGTGGTTCAGATGAAGACCGTTCTGTCGTTGCCAAATATTGTGTTCAGGATTGTGAATTATGTTTGAATATTATGCAGAAGTTGGAAATCGTAACCAATAATCTTGGTATGTCAAACGTCTGTTTAGTTCCATTCAGTTATCTCTTTATGCGTGGACAGATGATTAAAACCTTGTCTCTTGTATCATCTGAATGTCAAAAAGAGAACTATTTAATTCCAGAACTTCCGAGACCAAAAGAAGATACAAAAGATAGTTATGAAGGTGCAGAAGTTCTCGAGCCAACACCAGCTATTTTCTTGAATGAACCCGTATCTGTTTTGGATTACTCATCACTTTACCCTTCATCAATGATTGGTTCTAATATTTCACACGATTCAATAATCAAAGAGCCGAAATACCAAGGCGAGACTGGAGCGAAATTACTTGAAGAAATGGGAGTTAAATTTGAAGATGTATATTATGATAATTACATCAATCGACTTGTTGGAAAAACTTGGAAAAAAACAATTGTTGAAGAAGAACCTGTTGTTTCATGTAGATTTATTCAACCAACGTTACTAGAAGATGGATCGATTGACAACAATTCTCGTGGAATCTTACCAAGAATTTTGATGAAGTTGTTGAAAGCCCGAAAAGATACAAGAAATTTGATCAAAACCGAGAAAGATGCGTTTAGACGCTCTGTTTTAGATGGTCTCCAGCTTGCATATAAAGTTACAGCGAATTCTTTATACGGAGGAGTCGGAGCTGAAGTATCCTCATTATATTACAAGGATATTGCTGCATCTACAACTGCTATTGGTCGTCGGCACCTTCATCTGGCCAAAGATTACGTGAAAGAGCACTTTCCAAAGGCCGACATAGTGTATGGTGATTCTGTTACAGGTTACACACCTATTACTATCAAATATAAAGAACAAATTTTTATTGAAAAAATTGAAAATGTTGCCAAAATATTTGGTGAGGATAAATGGCAAAAATGTATTGATCCTGGAAAACAGGAAAAGGAGGCTTGTGAATTAAACGAATGTTTTACTTGGACTTCGAAAGGCTGGACAAAACTTCATCGTGTCATCCGTCATATTCTTGTAAAAGAAAAGAAAATTATTCGTGTATTAACACATACATGTTGTGTAGATGTTACAGACGATCATTCGCTTATATTAAAATCTGGTGAAGAGATTTCTCCTAAAGATTTGAAAATAGGTGATGAATTGCTTCAAAGAGATATTGAATTTGATGAAATTATTGAATATTCTAATGATGAATATGTAAAAAAACAAATAAAATATTTGAAAGAAAATATGAAATCTGAAAACGAGAGTATATTATCTCTAAATGAGATCGATTATAAAGGTTACGTATATGATTTAACAACTGATAATCATGAGTTTCAAGCTGGAATTGGTAATATTATAGTTCATAACACGGACTCAATTTTCGTTAATTTTAAACCCAACGCATCCGGTAAAGAAGGTATTCAGGAATCAATTGATAGAAGTGTTGAGGTTGAAGAAGGTATTCAGAAACTGCTTGCCTATCCTCACAAACTTGAATATGAAAAAACATTTTCGCCTTTCATCTTGTTAAGAAAGAAAGGATACATCGGCAACAAGTATGAATTTGATCTTGATAAATTTACACAAACATCAATGGGAGTTGTTACGAAACGCCGTGATAATGCTGGAATTGTTAAATATGTATATGATGGAATTATCAAAAGGATTATGAACGATCGAGATATCGATAGTGCGATACGATTTCTTTTGACAACGATTGATGATATATTGGATGGAAAATTCCCATTGCAATATTTCATTATTACGAAACGGCTTAATGCAGTTTATGCTAATCCTGCTGCAATTGTTCATAAAGTTCTTGCTGATAGAATTGCAGATAGAGATCCAGGTGATAAACCGCAATCGAATGATAGGATTCCCTATGTATATATTCAGACAAAAGAAGAGCCAAAATTACAAGGCGACAGAGTCGAACACCCTAATTATATAATCGAACATAAATTGAAAGTTGACTATTTATTTTACATTACAAATCAGGTTTCAAAACCTTGCTGTCAAGTAATGGGCTTGGCTCTTGAACACTTACGTAAATATGGATATCGCCTTCCAGCAAATCATTTTGAATTAATTCGTGAAAAGCTTGAGAGAGAAGGTAAGAAATCAAAAAGTGAAATTCGTGAAAGAATTATGGAGGAACGAGCAAAAGAAGCGTATAATGTGTTATTTAAGTCTCGTGTTAAGGTCGAGGAAGGAAAAAAGTATGGTCAGACCTCGATTACGTCATTCTTCAAGAAAAAGTGATTCTTTGAAATCATTCATAATACACCAAAGAGCAAGTATATCGTCTGGATTTGTTCTATCATAACGATATTTGTGTCTACAAACTCAATTGATCAATTATAAACGTTTCTGACAAATTAATTTCACGGACTAGACACCACAAACGGTTTACTTCTTTTTCGTATTCAATATTTTCTTGAAGAAGTTTTGTCCAATCAAAACGAAAGGCGTACGTCCAGGCATCAGTGTATGGACGTCCTCCATTTTGTCTTTTTGGATAAAACTCTTTATGAAGAGTCAAAGTTTTACGGATTTTACCATCTTTTTCCATCAATTTTGAAGGAATTACATAGAAATAATCTGTGCCCGCTAAATTCAACCAATAGAAATCGTTGTCATCAATACTGTATGGTTGTTTTGTATCTTTTTCATCACTTTTCTCTAATTTAAAATTAAACGAATTTCCTTTTACATCTGTGTGATTTTTCGCTTTCTCTTGAACTCTTACAATTTCATCAATCTCAAAGTCAACAGCACCGTAATCAATTTCTTTCATATAAAATACTTTCGAAAAAGTTTCTTGGCGTTTACGTATATATTTGATTTCAAGCTGTTTCTTTTTAGAACATAATAATTCAATATCACTGAATGGTTTTTCAAGTTCCTGATATTTTTCGATATATTCATTAATCTTGGCTACAATATCTTCCTTTTTAACGTAATATCCTTTATTAACTCCACTATTATATTTAAGACATGTATTTGGAATCTTTTTTGAATAAGGAGGTATTATGAGAAACTCATCAATTTTGACATTATGACAAATAACAATCATATTCTCATAATACCCAAATCTTTCATATGTATTCTTAAATTTTTCAGGACAATTGTATCTGTAATCCATATCAAATGTTGGTATGACTGCTTTCGATGCTTTCATTTGAACAGGAAACCATGTTTGTCTACTTGATCCCTTTTTACGACCAGCTATGTCAACAAAATGCCCCTCGCGACCAACGTCTTTAAATTCAAGATTTGAATCGTTTATAATTTCCTTTAGTCTTTTAATAGACATTGCTTCTGTATTGTAATTTGAAGTTTCAGGATTAGCCTCACGTTCTTTTGCCTTCTCACCTTTATTTTTTTGACGTTCACTTGTGGGTACACTAGGATTATTTTCGTAAGCACGAACTTGCATTTTTTCATAATTTTCACCGAATTTGAAATGAAAATATAAACATTCAAATCTAAATATTTTACCATTCAGTTTAAGTCTAGCTTTTTCAGCTTTAATTATTGCGTTGAATTCATCTTCAGTTTCTTTAATACAATCCTTACCATATTTATCACCATATTTCTCAATGAATTTTGCGTATGTCCAAGTCATCTTCAAAAATCTTCTTCTACTCGAAAATATCTGTGCGTCTTATCTTTATATGTTTTTATGTTTTATTTTTTAATATTCATTCTTTAATAAGAAAACATAGTTTTAAATAATATTTGAAATATTTAAAATACGAAATAAACTATATATAATAAATGTAACAATAAATCCGTCTCTAAATCTATTTAGAATAATTCCGTTAACAGAAAAATAGAGTACAATGAAAAATACAATAAATTGAACTGAAATTAGTATCCATTGATAGGTTTTCTTTTTTTCATCTAAATTCTTATTAATATACAATGAAATCAGAAGAAGGTATGCTGCGATTAAAAATAGATTCATTAAGGTATCTGTTTTTTTGACTTTTTTAGCTATCAGATTTTTAGGGAATTTCATTTAATTATATATTATATATAAAATAAACATGGGTGACGTGAAAGATATTGAAAAAAAGGGAACTTGGATTTGGAATTTTAGTACATATAATTTATTTGTAATTTTTGTGTTTCTAATATTTTTCAGTATTGTTCTTTATTTGATAACAGGTATATTTATTTTAGAATTTCCTTTATGGGTTTTTGGTGATTGGAATTAGATTAAAGAATTTATATATGTATATATTATATAAACCATATAAAAATGGATGCGTTTTCAAAGAATTATAAAGCAAAAAGAAAAGCGGATAAAACCTTTTGGAAAGATATAGGAGTAAATCCTTATTTAGCCTTTTTATTATTTTTTGTAATATTTGTCATATATATTGCTTTTATGTCTTATTTACACGAATTAGGTTATTAGATTATATTTGTTTTAAAAGTATTATCATTGGTAATTTCAATGGTTTTAATCTTGAGACCAATTGACGTTTGCATTGATAAATTTAGAGCTGTATAGTCATCAGTAGTAAAAGTACCTGCAGAAAAGTTTTGATAAACTGGAAGACCACTGTTGTCAAAACTTTCTACTTGTTTTGTAACTGTAAAATTCAGATCATTTAAAACGGATTCGACTGTAAATTCACCTCCTTCATTTAAGTAATTACCAATTGAAACATTTTCAATAGAAATGATTTGGAATGCAATACGATTCCCAATTTGAATTGCACCAGGTTCGAAACGACTTTCACATACAAAATCTATACTTGAAGAATTTTCTGTAACAGATGTAATAGAAAATACATCTCGTCTAGTTTTAATTTTATATCCATTTGGTGATAAAATATTAATAGTTAATTTTGATAAAGAGCTCATAGGAGTCTCTGAATACCATCCAACAGCAGTGTTTCCACCAGTTCTTTTTGTATTCATTAAGTTATAGCGTACATCACTAGAACCACCTTCAGACCAAGATGTATCGCGTAAGACTTTAACAAGTGCTTTACGACCGTGATCGCTTGTTGAAGAGTAAATTCCATTCAATTCTTCGATTTCGATGAAAAGATGCGAATATTTATTAATCGAGTATAAATCATTTGTTAATGAATCTGCGATGATAATGTGAGTTAAATTGATACCAATTATATTTTTAAATGTCTCATTAGTCGAAATTGACACATTAGTATCAGAAGATGCAAGGTTAACTTCAAAATTGAAAGGAGTGATAGCTTTACTTGTTGGTGATCTGTATTCGGTGCGATCTGCAGTACAAATATCGAGATCTTTTTCGATAATTGTCTTTTCTGGTTGTTTTTCAAATTTGATCATTGCATTTCCATTTAAATTTTCATTCGTTTCTTCAGTTTTATAAAATGTCTTAATAGAATCATCAGCAGTAATTTGTGCTGGGACGTTCGAATAAATTAAAGGAACTGTATTTTTTAACATTTTTTTGTTTAATGAAATAACTGTATCAAGAGTTTCAATACTATCTAAAGTTATTTGCTTTTGTTCTTCAAAAATATTTTGAATATCTTTTTGTTCAAAGATATTTTCAATATTATATTTTTTATTTATATGTTCGGAAATAATTTTTTTAAGAAGTCTAATATTGCTACTTAGAACAAAATTATCTTTAACACTCATTATTATTATTATACTATGATTATATAAAAAATTTTATAAAATTTGAATATTTTTACATGTTTTTTTATTATTTTTATTTAATCTTCCAACTTGAAATAATACAATACTATTTATAGAAATACCTTTCATTTTTTTGGTAACAGAAGAGAATAAATATTCTTCATTTTTATCACATACAATTATACCTTTATCTCCATTAAATTCACGAACAAACCCTTTTATTTTATTAGATGTTTTAGTTTTAGTTTTTGTTAATATAGGTATTGTTGTATTCCATGCGTTTTTTTCTTTTTTTTCTTGTTCTTCTTGTCTTATTTCATCTAACATAGCTTCATCTCCCCAACGCTTTTCATCGAAGTCTCCGAATAGATCAGAAATATCTTTTTTCATAATTATCTAAAAAAATTTAAATAAAATGAGAAGATAACGCAATACAAATTTAATAATATAAAGATAATTTTCCATTCAAAATATAATTTATTAAAAATGCCAAAAAAAAAGCAAAATGAGGAAAACACGTCATCGTTGCCTACAACTGTATCAGAACTGCCTTCAAATTTGATATTGTTTTTGAGAAAATCGTGTAAGGATAATGATATCATATTGGAGGAAAATAATTTACAATTTACTTATTCAACTGAGATTAATGTTCCTGATGCTTTTGATGAAAATATTAATAAATTTACTGAATTAAATTCAACATCTATTAATTCTTCTCAAAATAGTGTAAAACTACATTGTCTTCATTGTTTTCGAGAAATAAAAGAAAAATATGAAATTCCAATTAGAAAGAAAAATAATGTGTTTGAATGTGCTGGAGTATATTGTAGTTTGAATTGTTGTGCTTATGATGTTATTGCAAGTAATAATTTGACATCTTACCACTTGTTACACGAAATGTATTCTATGTCAGAACGTATTGAACCATCACCAGCTAAAGAGACTTTGAAAATATTTGGTGGAACTTTAACATATGAACAGTTTCACTCAGGAGCTATGTATAAAATGGTACAGCATCCTTTTATTTCTTTGAAAAATGATTTAGATGAAATAATTGATGATAATTATGATGATGATGATGATGATGATAATTATGATGATGATAATAATAATGATAATGATAATGAGATTGAGAAAAGTACCACCAAAACACTCGAAGATTTCTTTAATTGTTAATAAATTTTTCAAAAAAAATAAAAATGATGAAAAACGACCTTGAAACCTTATATGATTTTACAACAAATTTACTTGAAAAAAATGAGTTATGTGCCTGAATTAGTGACACTTTACGAGATTGTTCCTTACATTCGTAATTTTCCATTAGATGACGTAACAATTCGTTTTGCTGTCGAAGACTACCTTGAAGGTGGTAAGAAAAGGGATGTTATTATCAAGAAATACGGTAAGATTGAAGATTGGAATACAAGTAATGTGACTGATATGTCAAATTTATTTCGTGGTTTCTTTGAATTTAATGAAGATATTTCAGGATGGGATACTTCTAATGTGACTGATATGTATCGTATGTTCTTTAATGCTAAAAATTTCAATCAAGATATTTCATCTTGGGATACTTCTAATGTAACTAATATGAATTGTATGTTCTATGGTGCTGAAAATTTTAATCAACCAATTGGTGGATGGGATACTTCTAAATTGAATGAGATGTATTCTATGTTTGAAAATGCTAAAAGTTTCAATCAACCCATTGGTGAATGGGATACTTCTAATGTGACTACTATGGAATCTATGTTTGAAAATGCTGATAATTTTAATCAACCCATTGGTGGATGGGATACTTCCAATGTGACTACTATGGAAAGGATGTTTTATAAAGCTGATAATTTTAATCAACCTATTGCAGTATGGAATTTTTCTAAAGTGATTAATATGGATTCTATGTTTTATAATGCTGATAATTTCACCCAATGTTTCAGATGAAATTGATTGAGAGAGTAGATTTTGAAGAACCCTTATGGTTTTTTAAAAAACCAATTTATATTGGAAATTTTTCAAATTTTTTTTTAGTTTAAAAATCAGCGTCTTCACAGAAACTTTTTTTCATATTAAGGAGACTCGAACTTGAATCAGTTGTTATGTTAGCACGAGAGTACTCAGATACACGACTTTCGAAGAAGTTCGTTTTACCTTCAAGCGAAATTGACTCCATCCATGTATAGGGGTTTTGGGTGTTATAAATCTTGGAATATCCAAGTTGGTTAATTAAACGATCAGCAACGAATTCAATGTACTCCTTCATAGAGTCAGCATTCATCCCAATCAAATTGCAAGGCAAAGCTTCTGTAATAAACTCCTTCTCGATATCAACTGCTTCGCTTATAAGTTGTTTAATATTATTTTCATCAAGTTTATCAGCAAATTTTCTATAGATTAATATAGCAAATTCAGTATGCAATGCTTCATCTCTCGAGATGAATTGATTGGACAATGAGAGTCCAGGCATCAATCCACGCTTCTTAAGCCAAAAGATAGCACAGAAAGCACCTGAAAAGAATATACCTTCAACACAAGCAAAAGCTACAAGTCTTGTAGAAAAATTAGCGGAATCATCTTGAATCCATTTAATAGCCCATTCTGCTTTCTTTTTAATTGCAGGAAATTTATTTACAGCATCAAATAATTTATTTTTATCATCTTCATTTTTAACAAGACTCTCAATCAATAATGAATACATCTCGCTATGAATAGATTCAACAGCGGCTTGAAATGTGTAGAACGATGTTACTTCAGGAATATCAATTTCTTGAATGAAATTAATAACAAGATTTTCAATAACAATGCCATCACTTCCGGCGAAGAATGCAAGAACTTTGGAAACAAAATCTTTTTCATTCAAGGTTAATTTTTCCCAATCATCAATATCTTTGGTCATATCGATCTCTTCAACAGTCCAGAAGGCCGCAACAGATTTCTTATACATATCGAAAACATCGTGATGTTTAATTGGAAATAGGGTGTAACGTTTAATTTGTTTATTTTCAGACATATTTAAATTTGATATAATATGAATATGTTTTTTTCTAAAAATTTCAAATCATTTTTATTTTTTTTCTAAAAATTTAATGAAATTCACAATATTTTTGCTATAATCGTTATTTTTTCATCGTGTTCCTCAAATTTCTTTGCAATAACTTCTACTTCAACTTCTTCATTATTTGAGATTTTTGAATTTTTTTCTCTAGTATCATTTGGAATGAAAATATCAAAAGGTAATTCATTATCGATTGGTTTGCATAGAATGCCGAAACTATTTTGTGACTCAACACGAGACTTTATTTTCTGTCCAATCTCAGGATTAACTATTTTTAATTTATAATACACATTTGTAATATATTTGACTTTTAGGTCTTCGTTAGGAATTTCAAATTTAGATCTTTGAATCAATTCGATACTGTCTTTAATTACAAACCCATTTTTGTTGCATTTATCACCAATTTTATTCTTGATTTTAGTAGTAATTTCATCATTTACATTTTCATAGGTTAAATTTTTAATTTCTTCTGATTGAAAATGGATACGAATATTATCAAAATTTTCTTTGAAAAATTCAGTCATATTATAAATTATATTTATTATAAATTTATATTTTTATATATTGAAAATTTTTTATCATTTTTATTTTTTTTTGAAAATTTTTTTTTCAGAAAATTTTTTTTCAGAAAATTATTTTTTCAGAAAATTTTTTTTTCAGAAAATTTTTAAAATGTCTCCTTGCGGTCTCCTTGTTAGTTTTAACACCGACTTCCATGCGACCTTTAAGGCTATTTTGATTCAATATCCCCTTACTTTGGCATTTAACCGCTTTAGCGATGGAAAGAGCACTTAAATATTTTTTGAAATATAAAAACAAATAAATATGAAAATTTAAAAGTAAAAATGTCAAAAATTACGAGACAAGGTTATATTTTACATAAAGATGCTATTTTGTCATCTTTATCAAAAATCCGTGCTGATTTAAAAGTTCAACCATATAAAAGTCAAAAATTCATAATGCAAAACTACGGCGGATTGCCAGAATCTTTTAAAATTTATCTGGAAAGTGCGACAAGACTTTACGTCCCTCGTTATTATGGTATTCAAACATTTGGTAATGTAGATTTTAATATATCAGATGGAGATAAAATTGAATTAAAGTTTAATGGAAAATTAAGAGAAAATCAAGAGGAATTAATGTCCGAATTTTTGCCTATTTTTAATGAAAATTTCGGGGGTATTTTAAATCTAAAAACTGGAGGGGGTAAGACAGCTCTTGCTTTATATATAATTTCATTAATAAAAAGAAAAGCATTAATTGTGGTTCACAAGCAGTTTTTAGCTGATCAATGGATTGATAGGATTAATCAATTTCTACCTAATGCGAAAATAGGTAAGATTCAAGGGCAAAAGTTTGATATTGAAAATTGTGATATAGTAATTGCAATGTTACAAACCGTTTCAAAAAAAGATTTTGAGAAGAATTCATTTGATACTTTTGGTATCACAGTATTTGACGAAACACATCACTTATCAGCTAATATATTTTCAATAGCATTTACAAAATGTTCTTCAAAATTTAATTTAGGATTAAGTGCAACTTTAGAAAGAAAAGATGAAACAGAGTTTGTTTTAAATTATTTTCTAGGCCCAACTTTTTCTCCAAAAATACTTGAAAATTTTGGAGAAGTTAAGGTTAGAAAATTAATTTTTGATGACGAAAATTATCAAAAAGAAATTTTGAATTTTAAAGGAAATGTTAATTCAGCCGCTATGATTTCACAATTAGTTCTATCAAAGAAACGAACAAATCTAATTTGTGCTTATATTGATAAATTTATAAAGTATGAAAGACATACTTTAGTTTTAAGCGAACGTTTGTCGCAGCTAAAAGATATTGCTGAAAAATTAATTGAAATGAAAATAGACTTTGGGTTTGCTATTGGAGGCATAAAACATGATAAATTAACTGAAAATGTTAAGAAACCTGTAATTTTAGCCACTTACTCTTATGTTAGCGAAGGTTTTGATGTTGAGACCTTGAATACTTTAATTTTTGCTAGTCCAAAAGCTGATGTGATCCAATCTTCGGGACGAATTCTAAGACAAACACCCGAAAATCGTATGAAAGTCCCTTATATTTTGGATATCGTAGATAATACAAAAATTTATGAAAGTAAATGGAATAAACGAAAAAAGTACTATAAAAAAAGTAAATTTACGATGTTGGAATAATTATTTTTTTGATTTCAAAACCTATATATTAAAAATGATGAATATTTATAACTTGAATCCTTATTTTAAATTAATTAGTATATTTTATTATGACTAATAAATATAAATATGAAAATGAAAGTGAAAATGAAAATGAATATGAAGAAAAACATAAAGAAATATCAGAATTCTTGAAAAAATTAGATTTTGATGATATTAATATTTATACAAATTTTCTTGATGATCTATGTTGTATAATAGAAGATGAAATAAAAACAACAAAAAAATCACTAAAAGATATAATAGGTAAACAGTATGAAAATCATCGTAAAAAATTATATATTGAATTTGGAGATTATAATATAATTAATAATAAAGATATTGACGATTCATATAAGCCTGAATGGAATGCTGATATAATAGTTACTAATAAATTAGGTAATATAATTGCATTAGAAGAAACAAAAGGTCATTATCTTGATAAATGTTTCTTAGATAGATCTATTATGAATATTGCAATTACAATAAAAAAATATCAAATAAATAACATAAGAATACCGATATTCATTATACATAGTTACACAACATATAGATACTATCAAAATCAATTAGATAAATATTATAGTATATTCACTGAAGATATTGTAAAAATTATTAAAGATAAGTTAATTTATACAACAGTTTCTTGTAGAGATAGAATATCTACTGAAAACTGGATAAAAAAAGATAAAAAAGCTTATATTAAAAATATAACTGTAAAAAATATTATTAATGACATAAAAACAATTAGAATGTTAAAAAATATGTAAAAATATTTATATTAAGTTTTCAGTAGCTTTTTTAAAATAATTTTGATCTTTTTCTATTCCAATAAAACGACGGTTAGTATTTTTTGCAGCTATTCCAGTAGAACCAACACCCATACAATTATCAAGAATCAATTCGTTTTCATTTGAGTACGTTTTGATAAGCCATTCGAGTAAATCAATTGGCTTTTGTGTCGGATGATCTGGTCTTTCAATACGATTAAATTTTAGTACTGTTGTTGGTAAACGTTTGCCATCACTCTTTGATATATTTTGTTTATGACCTCCGTAATTTGTCTGTTTGTCGACTGCTGATTGAGTATTCCAACGAGTGTATGGGGTTGAATATGTGTATTGTGGATTGTATGTAGGTTGTTTCTTATAAAAGATACATATGTCTTCGTTCGTCTTCATAGGCTTCCGTTTAGCATTAAGGAAATCTGAGAATTTATTTTTTTCCCAAACAAGGCAATAACGGAAGTCTTTCATATTACTTGAAATCAATTTAGTAGTAAAAGGTTGAGAACCAAATAAAACAATTGCACCATTATCTTTGATAATACGATTATAATTCTCCCATAGATCATAAAAAGGAATTACAGAATCCCATTTATTCTTGGTAGTGCCGTAAGGTAAATCACATAATATCATATCAACTGATTTGTCAGAAATATTCTTCATATGAAATAAACAGTCACCTTCTAAAATATTCATTAAATTAACAAAATATTATAAAAATTCTAAAATATTTTCAAATAATATATTATGTATAAAATAAAAGAACTTTTAAAGTCTTTTGAAAAGTTAAATGTAAATACAGATAATAATAAAAGACTGGATTTTAAAATAGAAGAAGATAAAAAATTAGATGATAATGATTTAAGGGAAATTCGTCTAAGTTATCTTATAAACAATTTGCCAAAAAAATAAATGTATATATTATAGATGTTTAAAAATATTTTAAAAAAGGTTCTTATTGTGTTTTTATTGATAAATGCTTTATTCTGGGGATTATTTCCTCATTCAAAACATTGTAAAGTGGCCTCTATCATTGGTATATCGAACTGTCCTCCACATTGGATTCACGTTTGGGTTATGGGTTTAGGCTCATTTGTATTAGCTTTATATATTTCGCAAGGAGATGCTCATTTTTTTAAAAAAAAATAAAAATGATATAAAAACAAATAATACTTTATATAATACTTTATATAATGCTTAAGTCAATAGAATATGAGTTATATTTTGATGGTGCTTCTCGAGGAAATCCTGGTAAAGGATCATCTGCGGCTTTAATTATTGAGAAATCTACAAACAAAATAGTTTGGAAAGGTTGTAAGTATTTTGGAGAAAAAACAGTTACAAATAATGTTGCTGAGTATCATGCCTTATTACTTGGTGTTAATGCTATGAAAAAATACGAATTAAATAATGTTAAAATAATGGGTGATTCTCTTTTAGTTGTAAATCAGGTAAAAAAGATATGGAAATGTAAAAATGCTGTTTTAAATGAATATTTGCAAAAAGTTTCAATGAAATTAAAAAATAAGAAATATGATATATCACATATTCCTAGAGATAAAAATACTATTGCTGATAAATTAGCAAATAAGTGTCTTGATGATTGTAAAAGTAGTTCAATGGTTTTAAAAGAAATATTATAAAAAAACTTCACAAAAATGTGAAGAAGAATAAATTCTTTTTGAATATTCATTTTACATAAATTTCTGACGAAACTCTTCATGGTCAAGAATAGGTATTCCCTTCTCTTCGGCTTTTTTCATTTTCCCTGAGGAAGATGTCTTGTCCTTAGTAACAAGTAGAGTTGTATCATTAGTTATTGAACTACCTTGATCGCCTCCATTGGATTTAATGAGTTCAACGAACTCTTTAACAATTCCACCTGTAAGCACCACTTTCTTTAGAAGTGGATTACCAGTTGAATTAGTAGGAGTGGAAGTAGAACTTTTCTTAATTTTCTTGATATCATATCCAATTTCTTTCGCAAATTTTTTGAATTTATCAAGATTATTAATAAAGACTTCTGCACTTTTTCCAGAAAATCCTTTAATCTGTTCAATCTCATCTTTCTTGAATTTATGATTATTGATGTCATATTTTTGAGTAATTAAAACTAGTTTCTTGCTTCCAAGATTTGGAAACACATTAGCTTTACTCATCATTTCATGAATAGCAACAGACTCATAATTGTTTTTCTTAAAATTCACAATAACTTTACTTAAATTGTCAGATGATTTTTCCTTAAAACCTTCGATTTTAAGAAAATCACTCTTCGTCATTTTAAGAATAGCAGGAATTGTTTTGAAATCATTGTCATACAATTTTTTAATCGTTTCTTTGCCAAATCCTTTTAGTTCAAATCCATGAAAGAATGCGAATATTTCAGCAATTTTTGCTTCATCATCCAATTCATCAATCATAATATCAACCTTTGTTTCGTTCCATTTACCTTCTGGTAATACAACTTCTTTAGCAGGTTTTACCACATTTTCAATGTAGGGAATTACATCACCACGTCTTGTTACAGTAACGATTGCTCCAATGCCAATTTTTTTATCGACAATGAATTTAGCATTTTGACCTGAAACTTTCTTGACAGTTGTTCCACCAATGTTAACAGCTTTTACATGAACGACAGGTTTACGCAACCCGTGCTTGGAAGTGCTCCATACAACATCAATTACTTCTGTTTCGCCCATTTGATCATCAAATAAGGCTTTAAAGGCAATCGAATGTTTTGGGTTTTCATTCTTACGTTCATAAATAGCGTCACTTGCAATAATAATACCGTCGATAGAAAATTCATTTTTTTCTTTCCAAATTTTTAAAATGTTCAAAGCAGAATCAGAATTTACCTTTTTATTAACTTTATAATATTTCGCAGTCTCAAATCCAAGCGTTTTAGCATACTCAAATTGTTGAGAAGGCTTCATAACTGGATCGATAACTTCATAAGAAACAAAGTTCACTACATCAATATTCTTGTGAATGTGTTTTGAATTAACGATACCACTCATTGCATTTCTTGCATTTCCATGATCGAAACGATCTTCGAAATCAGCATCAGTAATAATCAACTCTCCACGAATAACTACATCAACATTTTTTTTAATATTTTTGAAGCTTTCAATTTTGCGAATCAAATAAGAGATGTCACTTCCATAATCGCCATTTCCACGAGTGTAAAGGTTACGTGTTCCATCTGACTTTTGAATAAACAAAGCAGAAACACCATCAAGCTTTTCGCTGATCACATAAGGAGAATCGTACTTTGACGTCCATTTAGATAAAGTCTCATTTTTAACTTTGTCCATTGACGGCAAGAAGTATGGTAACTTAACTTTGTTTGAACCTTTTACTTCAAAACCAACTTGTTTAAGAACAGAATTATTAGGATCGAGTTTTTCAAGTTTCTCAATCAAATTATCAAATTCTTCATCAGACATAATAGCAGTTCCTGTATTATGATAAGCATCACGTGCCTCATTAATTTTTTGTGTTAGCGCAAGAATACTCATCTTCTTTTGTAAATAATGAATATTGTTTATGTTTATCCTATTTAAGTTAAAATTTTTATCATTTTTATTTTTTTTTTTAGAAAATTTTTTTTTAATTTTTTTAGAAGAAGAACGTGATTGTTTCTTAGACAACATTATATTATTATAAAACATAAAAAAAACTTCACATTTTGTGAAGAAATATCAAATTTTTTATTTTTAAGCACTAATTGAAGCAACTTCAATAGAAAGATTATTAACATTTGCAGCAATTGCTTCAGCAGCAACAGCCGCAGCAATAGCCGCATCAGCTTCATTAGTATCGTCAATTGTAAACTGATCAACAGATGTCAAATTAGAAATCTGTTCAGCACTGAGTCCTCGAATTTTTGAACCAATCTTAGCGGCACAAAGCATTAACAAAGGCTTGATGGCTAAATAGTCAGCAGCCATTAAAAGCTGTTTAACTAAATTAAGGCGAACGTCAATGAAATTCGCATAAAATTGATCATTGACAACATCTTTCATATCATGAGAAATTAAAGGTTTCACAATGTCATTCAAAGGCTTTTTGATATAGAAGTTCATAAACTCGATAATTTTACCCATAATTTCAGAGTCGATCGAGACATTATCCAATTGATTGTTTAATTGGATGTTTAAATCAATGATTATTTCATCGTCGTCATCATCAAGATGTGCATAGGCCTCAATCAATTTAAAAATCTCACTTGAGATTTCAAACGTCTTGTTGTCGGTAGTAATGATTTTAACCATTTTTACAATTTTGTGCTTTTATAAGTCAAATATTAATATTTAAGATGTTTTTTTAAATCATTTTTATTTTTTTTAAAATTATATGCAGTCCTCATAATTTAAATCATCGATTGAAGTAGCAGAGTTTAATTGGTCTTGCTCAATAAATTCACTCAATTCTTTTTCTGTTTCATCATTATCATTATCATTTTGAACATTTGTATATCTATTTAAAAATGGTTTAAAATCAAAATTTATTGTAATGACTTGCATTGATATAAGTAATGATATAGTCAATACTAAAATTAACAAAAGTAATATCATTTTAAATTTAATATTTTTTTAAAATAAAATTTTTTACGCAATAGGTTTTAAATTTTTAAGAATGTTTTTAATTTGCTCTTCTGATACTTCAAAATGCTTTGAAGATTTTGAAGGTTTTTTTTTATTAATTACTGTCTTTTTTAAACAAATCGAATTTAATAAAGCAACTTTAGGCTGTTTATTCATTTTATCCATAGTCATTTTTTGATGAACAGCTTCAAGAGGAATTCCCATCTTAATCATCCGTTCGTATTTTTTAGGTAGATTATTTTTTGTCTCTTGAATTTCTTGAATTTCCTCCAACTCTACGACATGTTTTTTTAATTGAAAAATTTCAAATTTAATTGAAGTTTTAATGGTATCGATTACAAGTTGTTCCTTTATTTTAATTAAGGCAATCACATCCAAAATATCTGTTTTTTCTATTTTTATTTTCGTTATATTTTTATTTAAGTTATACGTTTCACATTTGTTGTTTAAAAATGCAAAGTATGTTCTATCTTTTATTTTTAATTTCTTCATCAAATTATTAAAATTTGTTTCGTTATAATCAAATGTGAACCAATTTTTTTCATTGTCAACTTTTTTGATTGTAATGTTATCTAATTGAATGAGATACGGTTTGCTATTTTGCATTAGTATAAACTCTTTATTAAACTGCGTTGATTTTGTAAGACATTTTTTTAAATTTTTTTGATTTTTCAAATCACAAATCATTTGTTGTTTTATAATATAAAAATAAACATATATATCATATAAATGTTTATCTTTATATTATAATTTTATATGATATAGTATATATAATGCTTTTTCCAAAACGAAACAAGCTCACTGAGAATAAAATAAAACTTGATAAAAAATATAAATATAAGGGAATTGATGCTATGAAACCTCGAGGGTTTTGGTATGCGTGCGGATCTGATTGGTATGATTTAGGGGTTAGTTCTGAAACTGATAAATATTTGTATTCTGTCAAATTGAAACGGTCAATTTTAACAAAAGATTTATCAGAAGTCAAAAAAGGAAAAGTGTTACAAATTACTAAACAAGATGAGATGAGAGCCTTTGATAAAAAATATGGTAAAAAAGTTATTTCTAAGGAAAGATATTTTAGTAGCTATCGTTTAATCGACTGGAAACAAGTCTATAAAGATTTTTCTGGACTTGAAATATGCCCTTATCAAAAGGGAAGTAGATACGGTGTGAATGGCGAATCTGTTTCTGATCGAAAAATGAATTGGTACTTTACTTGGGATGTTGCGTCCGGTTGTATTTGGGATTTAAATGCTATTGATAATATAGAGTTAAAACATACTTTGACAAAAGAAGAAATTAATCAAAAACGAAAAGGATTATAAATCATACAAAAAATTCAATAGATGTTCTTTTATTAGGTTTGTGATGAACACAAAACCACATTTTCATTTTTACTTAAAATTTCCTTATCTTTTTTTGAAAAATGTTTTGAATATATATATATATATATTTAATATGTATAATAGATAAATGCTTTTTCCAAAACGAAATAAAATCACTGAAACAAAAATAAAACTTGATAAAAAATACAAATATACTGACACAGATAGGGTGAAACCTGACGGGTTTTGGTACGCGTGTGGCTCTGAGTGGTATGACGCAGGAGTTAATGCTAAAACTCACAAATATCTTTATTCTGTTAAATTGAAACGGTTAATTTTAACAAAAGATTTATCCGAAGTCAAAAAAGGAAAAGTGTTACAAATTACAAAAAAAGATGAGATGAGAGCCTTTGATCAAAAATATGGTAAAAATTTTATTTCTAAGAATAGAAACCTTAACAATAACAACTTTCGTTTAATAAACTGGAAACAGGTATATAAAGATTTTGCTGGACTTGAAATATGCCCTTATCAAAAAAAAAGTAAATACGGATTAAATGGTGAAACGGTTGATACTAAGATAACTTTTTGGTACAGCGGCTGGGATGTGGCTTCAGCATGTATTTGGGACTTAAATGCTATTGATAATATAGAGTTAAAACATACTTTGACAAAAGAAGAAATTAATCAAGAACGAAAAGATAAGCTTTAAACCGTACAAAAAATTCAACATATAAAAGAATAAAATTATAACAAAATAGAAATTTAGTAAAATGTCTGATACTCGTGAAAAGCAACATATATCTTTGGTGGTCTGTGGTGAAGTTGACTCGGGAAAGTCAACAACAACCGGTCATCTTATCTTTAAATTGGGAGGCATAAATGCTCGTGAGATGGCGAAGTTGCAGGAACTTGCCGACGCAAACGGCAAATCTAGTTTTGCATTTGCTTATTACATGGATAACAACAAGGAAGAGCGTGAGCGCGGAATTACAGTAAATTGTAATACTAAGGAATTTTACACAGATTCTTATCATTATTCTATTATTGATGCACCAGGCCATATTGACTTTATTAAGAATATGATTTCAGGCGTCGGACAAGCCGATGCTGCTTTTATTCTTATTCCTGCTGAAAAAAATGGTTTTGAATCTGCTATTGCGAAAGGCGATCGTTCTGCTGGAATCCCACAAGGTCAAACACGTTTTCACGCACGTATTCTTGCTCTTTTGGGTATTGAGAAAGTTATTGTTGGAATCAACAAGATGGATTCATGTGATTGGTCTCAGACACGCTTTGACGAGATTAAGACAGAAATGAGCTCAATGCTTCAACAAGTTGGTATGAAGCCCAAGAAAATTCCTTTCATTCCGTATTCTGGATTCAATGGTGACAATCTCACAGAGCCAACTGACAAGATGCCTTGGTATGATGGTTGGGCTGCTAATATTAATCCTACAACTCAGATTAAAGGTGTGACACTTCTGGATGCCCTTGAAAAATTTGTAACTCCTCCAACACGTAATATTGATGCTCCACTTAGAATCCCTGTGAGTGGTGTATACAATATTAAGGGTGTTGGTGCAATCATTACAGGCAGGATTGAACAAGGTGTCGCTAAAGTTGATGACCCTCTTTCCTTTGCCCCCAATAACATCACAGGTTGTAAGATGTTTTCTATGGAAATGCATCATAAGAAATTTACAGAATGTTTGCCTGGTGATAATATTGGTATGTCTATTAAGGGTCTTGTAAAGGATAATATGCCAAAGGCTGGTGATATTATTTATAAAACTACGGATGGTATCTGTAAGCCTGTTAAGAAATTCACAGCAATGGTTTCTGTCCAAGAACATCCTGGTAAGCTTAAGCCTGGATTTGCTCCTATTATTCATGTGAGAACCGCAAAGTGTTCTTGTAAGATGACTGCGATCAACTGGAAAATGGGTAAGAAAACAGGCGGAACTAAACTCGAAAACCCTGAATCTCTTGAGCGTGGCGAGAACGCTGAAGTAGTATTCGAACCATCTAAGCCATTTTTTCTTGAAACTTATGAAAAAACTCCTGGTCTCGGTCGTATTGCTGTAATGGATTCAAATTCCCTTGTGATGCTTGGCAAAGTTCTTGATGTTGAATATGAAAAATAAAAAAAATAAAAATGAAAAAAAAAAATAAAAATGATAACAAAATATAAAGATAAAAATTATAAATTCAGAAAAAAAATAATATAAAAATGACGGATTTGAATATTTCTACCATAACTTTTATGGCCAAAACAAATCAAAAATTAAATGAAGAAGATTTGAAATCAATCTATAATTCAGCTGAAATTCAAGATTATAATTTTCAAAATGAATCAGGTATTATTCAAAAGGAATATGGAGAAAATATGATTGGTACAAATAAAAAAATTTATAATCAGAAAAGAAAAAGTGATAAAGAGAAAAAGAGTTTCAAGAATCAGCTTTCATTTTACACTTCAACTATTGATTATTATGATTTAGATTATAAGACATTTGAAACAAACAAATATTCATATTTTGATAAACATGTTATAATTCAATTCAAAAATAAGATGTGCTTCTCTTTTAATAACAAAAAGGCTTTAACTCCTTTAAATGAAATTATTGTTAATTTAAATGAAAATTCGAAAGAAGGTGATATAATTAAAATCATTTCATCTTCTTCTAAAAAGTCTTTAAATGATTATATCAACATCACCCATCATATTACAGATAATAATATTAAAGATAAACAAATTGTTATGAATTTAACTAGAAAGTACTTTGTTAATGGATTATTTGTATTAGGAAATAATATTGAATCTTGTAAAATAAAAGTATTTAATGAAACTAGTATCTTTGTATTTAAGAATGAGAATATTAAAATTTGTGGTTGTAAAACTGATGAACAAGCTATTGAGTCTTTTAATCTTATTCCAAATTCAGGTAAGGATATTGAGCTTGTAAATTTGGAAAAAATTATGATAAATTCTGACTTTGATTTAGGAAAAGAGTTGAATATGACCGAAATTGAAACTAAAATTAAACGAACAAATTTGATTTACAATTATGACATTGTAATACATCCTGCAATTAATATTAAATACATGTATAATACTACATATACTTCTAATGGAATTTGCAGCTGTTGCGATAGATTGAAGAAAAAGTATAATTGTTGTGGTAATTTAAAATATGATTCGATTTGTAAAGGAATTTCAATTTTAATCTTTGCTTCTGGTAAAGTATTGATTATGGGAACGAATTCATTTGAACAGTTAAATGAAGTGTATAATTTTACCAAAAAATTATTTGATTGTTAAGTGCGTTTAAAATAATATAAAAGTATCTATCCATGTAATAATAATATTTTCAAAAATGTCAAAAAAAACAGAAGAAGAAGATTATCTTGAAGTTGATGCTCAAATTCCCGGTCAGAATTTTGTTTGTCTTTCGTTCATTTCACCAGAAAATGTTCTCAAGCAAAAGGATCGGTTTTTTTTCAATTCTTACATTAAATCTCTTGAAGTAAATGATAATGGTGTTGTATCTTTAAAACCTGATGAGTTTGAACAGAATTTTGAAGATTATATTTCAATTAACTCAAAAGATTTGGAAGAAGAGTTTCATAAACTAAATAATTTTCAAACAACTGTTCGAGGTGTAAAAATTCGTGGAGTTTACAATACACAAGAAGAAGCCAACAAACGTGCTGCGGACATTCAGAGACTTGATCGAAACTTTAATGTTTTTGTAGGACAAGTGGGTTATTGGCTTCCTTGGGATGCAGAGCCATCAGATGTTGCAGAGAATGAATATCTAGAAAAAGATTTGAATGAGCTTATGAAGCAATATAAGTCTAATCAAATTAAGAAGGAAGTGTTTTATCAGCAGCAAATCGATGAAACAAAGAAACAGGCTCTTATTGATGCTGAAGCTAAAAAAGCTGAAAACGTTGCACAGGATGCAATGGCAGCACTTGGTGTTGAAGAATCCAAAGAGGATTAAATAAAGGTTGAACCAAAAATAAAGGTTCTTTATGCTTTTGTGGCTTAATGGTAAAGCGACATCCTAGTAAGATGTAGATTCCGCGTTCGATTCGCGGCAAAAGCTTCTAATTTAATTTTCATCTTTTGATTCTTCAACACCAATTTCAAGATTATTCATTTCAAGACTCAATAGCATCTCAAGTTCTTTATCTTCAAACATTTTAAGCAAACGAGCTTTCTCTTCTGGTTGATTGATTGTGTCATATGAAAAGCGGAATTTGTAAGTCCATTGATCGTGATAATTCTCTCTTGGTGGCATATGTTTTATATGAAGAGATAAATATGTTCTTATTTTCTTTTCTTTTTTAAGACAATCTTCAGGAATTACATAAAATATTTTTGTACCAGCGAGATTAAACCAATAAAATTCGTTGTCTCCAATATCATATGGGGTGATGCCACTTTTTCCATGACTCAAATTGAATTCATATGAACTAAACTTTCCTTCATTCTGATTTTTTGTTTTCTCTTGAACTTTAACTATATCATTCACTTTAAAGTCATGTGGACGATATTTGTATCTTACAAAATTCATAAAATCGATTGTATTTGATCTTATTTTTTCATACTCACGTTCTAATTTTTGTTTTTTACCTACCATATCATCAAAAGTTTCTCCTGATTTTAACAAATCATTATATTTAGCATTGTGATAATAATCTAATAGAATATTAGTTAAATAATTGTGTTTGTCTATTTTAAAATCTAGATATTTACTTTTTCCTGTTTCATAACTAATAGTGATAGTTTTTGCAGGCATATTTTCACTGAAAGGTTTAAATATAAATATGTTATTTTTATTCAAGTGATGACATAATAGCAATTGCCATTTATATTGAGTGTCATATTTTTTTTTTAAATGAAAACCAGTATTTGTAGTATTATCGCTTGATTTAAGTTGAACAGGAAACCATAAATCTTCTTCAATATTAATAGGTTTAAATCTTAAATCAACAGAACAACCTTCAGGGCAGAATACAATTTCTATAATATTATTATCAATTATTTCTTTTAAGTAATCTTCTGTTTGTTCTTCTGTTTCAATAGTTGTTGTTCCTTGATTTTTCTTCTTTTCATGATTACAAGCTTTACATAATCTATTATTTTCATCTTTTTGATTTGTGAATCCATTAATTGAACGGATGTCGGTATGACCACACGAAAACTTGAAAGGAAATTTTGCGTGATTTCTAATTGCAAATGGATTTGTAGAAGTATGTGTCTCTTTCGCTTCTTTTATCAATTCATAAAATGTTTCTTCATCAATATCAAGGACATCTTCATAATCTTCATAAGTAATTGGTTTAGGCATTTTTTCTGAAATTTCATATGAAGATTTTAAAAATCCTGCTATCATTTTTATTTTTTTTTAAACTTAATGGTTTTTTACTTAAAAACCCTTTCTTCACATTTTTGTGAGGAAATTTTTTTTATTTTTAAATGATTTAAAAATCAAAAGCTTCATATCATATAATTAGTAAGTTGATTTTGAGAAATCTTGAAACGACCTGAATAAGTATGTTCATTTATGAATTCATCTGAATTTAATGTGTTTAATACATTATTTAAATCAATTGATGTTTTTGGAATTAAACATAATAATGAACCTCCGAAGTATTGTACTTTACCTTTAAAAGCAACTTTCTTATTTCTAGTTAAATTATATATGTAAATACAATCTTTACCAACGTTTTCATCAATATGTGTTTTATTTCTCAAAAGTCCAAATTCAAACCAGTTATCATTATCAAATTTTCGTATTTTTCTTTTTTTCAAATCTTCCTTATTAGAAATCATATATTTATTAAGCTCTTTATTTGAACTTGGAAATTTGTCAATTAAAATATACTTATTTTCTTGATGTTCTTTATTTAATATCTTAATGTTGCCAAATTTTTCATTTTTAAGTATAGATTCTTTACCGGAAACGAAACCGACAAAAACATCAAAATAATCTCCTATTTTTTTCAAATTAGTATTTGGTTCATTTGTAAAAGACAATACACCATTTGAATTTAATATAAACTTATAATGATTATTATAATATACTTTTTTTGGTAAATCTGGATTGTTACAATATCTGAATACAACTACATCAATACTTGCATTTTCAAATAAACGCTCATTGTTAGGTTTATAAATGTGTGTGAAAGTTCCACAATTCATCATTTTATTTATCAATTTATTACACGCTGTCACTTTAAAAACATCAGACGGAACAATAAACACAAGTTCTCCATTAGATTCAAGTAAGTTAAAGCATTTTTCAATAAACTTTATATATAAATTACCTGATTTAGTTTTTAAATAGGGTGGATTACCAATAATTGTTATGTATTTTGTTTCAATATTTTGTATAAGAAAATCACCGTAATTTATATCATTTCTATTGATAGTTTCAAGTAATTCAATTGATTCATCTAATTCGTATAAATCGAATTTAGTATCTATATTAGATTGAACGAAATCAACAAGATCACCGCGTCCGCAAGAAGGTTCAAGAATACATTTAGGTTTATTTTTGATAAAATCAAGAACACATTGTTTTAATTGAATGTTTTTAGTAAAATATTGACCATTTTTAAACTTCATTTTTAAAATTTTAGATTTTTAATTATAAAAATATTTTCATCATTTTTATTTTTTTTTTCAGAAAATTTTTTTTCAGAAATTTCATAATATAAACATAAAATAATTAAACCATATTAAATGGTTGAACTCGATAAATTTTATACAAAACCTCATATTGCTCTTGAATGTTTCAATCAATTGAAAGAAATTATTGGTGAAGTTATTATTCAATATACGTTTCTTGAGCCATCAGCTGGTTCAGGTTCATTTTTCAATATATTACCTGAAGATAACCGGATCGGAATCGACCTAAAACCTGAATGCGAAAATGTGATTGAAATGAATTTTTACGATTACATACCTGAAAATGTAAATAGACCTATAATTACAATTGGAAACCCTCCATTTGGTCGTGTATCATCAGACGCAGTTAAATTCTTTAATCATTCATCTCGATTTTCTAATTATATTGCATTTATCATTCCACGAACTTTCAAAAGGGTTTCTTTACAAAACAAATTATGTCTTGATTTTCACTTAATTTATAGTAAAGATTTGCCGAAAAATTGTTTTGAGCCAAATATGGACGCAAAATGCTGTTTTCAAATTTGGAAAAAAATGGAAGTTAAAAGGAATAAAATAATTTATGATACAGTACATCCAGATTTTGAGTTGGTCGCTTATGGAAAAAAGGATTCAAGAAATTTACCAACTGTTCCCAAAAATTGTGATTTTGCAATGAAAGCTTTCGGTAGCAATTGTGGTGAAATTACAAAAAACACATCAAAATTACGTGCGAAGTCATTTCATTTTATAAAATCAAAAATTGATATTGAAGAATTAATTAAAAGGTTTAAATCTCTCGATTATTCGATTGCTAGTGATACAGTTCGTCAAGATTCGTTGGGAAAAGGTGATTTGATATACTTGTACAAGGAAAAATATGGTTAAACAAAAGCATTTAAGTGCTCTTTCCATCGCTAAAGCGGTTAATGCCAAAGTAAGGCAAATTCAATCGAAATAGCCTTAAAGGTCGCATGGAAGTCGGTGTTGAAAACTAGCAAGGAGACATTCTGAAAAAAAAATTTTCTAAAATATAAAAAATAAAATCTTAAAAATAAAAAATATTCAAGAATTTAAAGAATGAAATTAGTTATTATATCATATCTAATGTGTGTTGTTAATTCTATTTCGAGCAAAATCATAAAAAGGTCTGCTTTAAATTGTCATAATACTTATATAACAAAACCATTTCCACATACAAATGCATATTTAACAAGAAATTCTTCAAAATGTAGTTTATTCGAAGCATATGAGACAAAAGATGAGGATTTATATATAAATTTTTGTGGATCTCGAAATGCACAAGACTGGTTTATCAATTCTGATTTAATATTAAAAAACGATTCACCTGATTACAAATATAAATTTCATAATGGTTTTATGAAATCTGTAAATCGAATTGAAGAATCTGATGAATATTTACGTGTAAAAGATAGAATTTTATATAATAATAACATAATTTTTACAGGGCATTCTAAAGGTGCGGCAATAGCAAGTCTAATGGCGTTGAGGGCTTCAAAAATTTTTAAATATTCAAAGATTAAGCTTGTAACATTCGCAATTCCTAATATTGCTTCAATTGAATTTTTTGAACAATTAGAAGACAATGATGTCGAACAAAATCACTATATTTTCGAGGATGATTTTTTATGTAAGAAAGGAATTGGAGATTTTTCGTATAACTACAAAACTTTTCTTTATCCGTATGATAATACGCGAAATATCTTTCAGAAACATAATATGAAGAGGTATTTGAAAAATTTATAACTGCATTTTATTTGATATTTATTTTAAAATATATCAAATATGGATGATAATACAAAACCTTTGGAAGCAGGACAAGTTAAGGTAGGTGGTTATATTGTAATTAAGAATCGTCCGTGTAAAGTAAATTCCATATCAACATCAAAAACTGGAAAACATGGTCATGCAAAGTGTCATTTTGTTGCGACAGATATTTTTACGAAAAAAAAGTATGAAATGATTGAAACTTCGACGCATAACATATATGTACCTATAATTGATAAAAAAGAATATACACTATTAGACATATCTGAAGAACATTTCCTTACTTTACTTGATGACTCTGGTGATACTCGAATTGATGTTAAAATGCCAAATGATGAGACATTAGCAAGTTCTATTATGAAATTTTATGATAATGGAGATGGTGTTATTATAATTGTAATGAAGGCATTAAATGAGGAAATCGTTTATAATATTAGAAGAGAATCCTAGATCTATCCCGAGCAACTTTCACAAGCAGGTTCCGGTGCAACATCAATAGTGAACTGTTGAGCGTTAGATTTAGGACGTGTTCGCAAATAATACATACCTGTTTTTAAACCTTTTTTCCAGCCGTAAAATAGAGCAGATGTCACCTTATCTGGTGAGGTGTCCGGCATAAATAAGTTCATCGACTGAGATTGATCGATAAACTTGCCACGATCTGCAGCCATATCAATTACGACACGTTGCTTAATTTCCCAAATAGTCTTAAATACATCTTTCACGCAATCAGGCAATTTTAGATGTTGAACCGAACCTTGATTAGCAATAATGGAGTTTTTCACTTCATTGTTCCATTTACCGATTCCGAGAAGTTCTTCTTGCAGATATTTATTACAAAGTACAAACTCACCTGCTAGAACACGTCGGACATAAATATTACTTGTAATTGGCTCGAAACATTCATTATTACCGAGAATCTGTGCAGTCGAAGCTGTAGGCATTGGTGCCAACAGTAGAGAGTTTGTAGTTCCATGTTTCATAACACTATCTTTAAGATTTTTCCAATCATATTTTGGTTCATTGTCAAGAGGCTGTTGATCCCAAAGGTCAAATTGGAATTTTCCCTGTGAAAAAGGTGAGCCTTCGAAACTATCATAAGCTCCTGGAAATTTCAAATCAGTTTTCTTTGATTTTTCTGCTTTTTTAATAGCAAGTTCATTAGATTCAGTCATAGCAGCGAAATAGATTGTTTCGAAAATCTTTTCATTTAAGAATTTAGCACGGTCAGAATCAAAAGGAATTCGCATCATCATAAATACATCAGCTAATCCTTGTACGCCAATGCCAATTGGTCTATGCTTGTTATTAGAATGTTTTGCTTTTTGAATTGGATAGGTCGTTTTGTCAATAATTTTATTTAGGTTACGTGTAATAACTTTTGTCACTTTAATGAGTTCTTCATAGTCAAACTGAACAGGAAACTCTTGAATAAAATCTGTATATCCACCTTTAAACTCTCCAACCGAAATCTGTGGATATTTTTGACCTTTAATTGGTTCGCTAATCTCATCTATTTCCATTAAAATATTCCAGCGATCACACCACGATTTCGCAAGAGAGCAAAAGACACAATTTGAAATTGATTTAATTTTAACAACATCAGGAACTTCTGGTGCTTTCACAAAACTTGAAAGAGCAATAGACGCAAGATTACATACAGCAATCTCGTCTTTTGAGGTGAACTCTGTGATCTCACATTGTCCAGTTAAAATTCCATTGAAAACTCCTTTATGTTCAATTGGTTCATCAAAACAATATGTATCACTTGTTTCATTATTATCTTCAATACTTGCGACTGTAATAAATTTATTAGTTTTATGATGAGGAACACGAGAATTTTTAATATCAAGTCTTTTTGTTTCAAAACCCAAATCTATAAGTTTGATCAGATTTGAAGAATCAATGTTAAGTCTCAGTGTTTCTTTACAATCATATTCTTTTAAATTTCCTTGACCGTCGGGAAGCATACGCCCCCCTTCCTTATTCCCTGCCATTAAATTTGCGTTAATACCAATTGTTTGAAGCATAAATATGATATCTTGTAGGAAATTCTTATGAATTGATGCCAATTGTAGATTTTTTAAACCATTGCATTTAATAACACAACCGTCTCCATCTAACAGCCCTGCCAACCATTTTAACTTTGTATCTAATGAATAATTAATAGGAACTGTGAACTTTTGTTCAATATCCATTGGTAATTCTAAATCAATTGTTTTACCTGAACTCGTTTTTCTTTTATAATTAATATGTTCAATAAGTTTCTTTTTATCAGCATAAAGTCTCAAAAGAGGACGTACTTCATATGAATTTGCTTTACAAGTATCATTTATATCGTAATATCTTTGAATGTTATTGTTAAGATGCCTTTTACAGAATAGTTCTCCATCAACACAATTATTTAAACATCTTGTTGGTGTTTCATTGTGTTTTAAATATGTTCCATCGGCAGCAAAGATGCCCGACGAATATGGGTATTTCATATGTAGATTTGATTGATTTCCTAATTCAAAATCACACCTAATAATTCTCATACCTTTTTCTAGATCTTTTGCCTCCACAATAACTGGTTTTGACTTATCAGCCGGCCGTGATGCTGTTTCTACATAAAATTTATGATATTCAGTACAATTTATTTCAAGATAATTTGAAAATTTGATTGTAATAATTTTTTGATTATCACTCGTCTTAAATGGTTTTGTTGTACTCCATTCTTTTCCATTCCATACTTCAACTTCTTCACCTTCAATATCTTTTATAGGAAAATAACCATTTTTTGTAAGAACCATTGTATTGGGTACAACACAGCACAAATTACTAGACTTAATTGTTCCTAAATTCATTTGATTAGATTTGCGATTAATATGATCTTTATACAAAATATAAGGAGTTCCAGTTTCAACTTGTGATTCAAGGATTTTGAACCAAAGTTCTTGAGCTGGAATTTGTTTGCGAAACTTGCCTTCTTTTTCATATTTTTCGTAAAGGTCTTCAAACTCTTTTCCATATACATCAGATAGACCAGGAGAACGATGAGGACACATAAGAGACCACATGCCATTTTCTTGAACACGTTTCATGAATAAATCTGAAATCCACATTGCATAAAATAAATCACGTGCTCTTTGTTCTTCAAATCCTTGATTTTTACGAAGTTCTAAGAATTCAAATATATCTGAATGCCAAGGTTCGAGATAGATAGCAAATGAGCCATTTCTCTTACCACCTTGATTCACATATTTTGCAGTGTCGTTGAAGACTCTTAACATTGGAACAAGTCCAGTTGAAGCACCCTTCGCTGTTGCGATATTTGCTCCTTTTGAGCGAATATCATGAACGTGAATACCAATTCCTCCAGAGTTTTTAGAAATAAGAGCAGTTTCTTTAAGAGCATCATAAATACCTTCAATAGAATCATCGTTAATTCCTAGAAGAAAGCAAGAAGCCAATTGTCCTCCATTAGTTCCTGCGTTAAATAGGGTAGGAGTAGCATGAATAGCTTTCTTTTTACTTAATACATCATAACATTCAATAACAGCTTTAATATCATGTCCATGAATACCAATCGCAACACGAAGAAACATGTGTTGAGGACGTTCAATGATCTCGCCATTGACACGAAGTAAATAAGCACGTTCAAGAGTTTTGAAACCAAAATAGTCAATATCATAGTCACGAGTATAATCGATAATATTATTTAGTTTTGTTTTATGTTTCTTTACGACATTAAATACTTCCTTTGTAACAACTTCAATACGATTTCCATCTTCATCAAGAGTATTATAAAGATTATGAATCGCTTCACTAAAACTTGGCGAGGTCTTCTTATGGTGATTCGAAATAGCAATGCGAGTTGCAAGTACACCATATTCAGGATTTAATGTGATCAGGGACGCACACACTTGAGCAGCGAGTTCATCGAGTTCGGATGTTTTTACCCCATCATAAATGTCTTTGCATACTTTTTGAGCAAGACTAATATAATCAATATTTAATTTACTTTTAAATTCACAACTTTCAATTAAATTTTTGATGCGACGGGAAACTTTATCAAAACTGACAACTTCTTTTTCACCGTTACGTTTAACTACTGACATAGGCATTTTTTCAAAATTTTCTAATTCAGACATAAATTTAAAAATTTATATATAATTTTATTAGAAATTTGCAATCATTTTTTTTTTTTTTTTTAAAAAATAAACATTTTTAAGATAATTTTAAAAAATCTATTTTTTTAGACCACAATTTGAAAGTTTAACATCATTAATAACATGCCCAGTAACTTTACCAGTTTCTTTTGTGATTTTATATGGTTTTTTACAATCCTTCTTTTTATCTTTGCATTTCCTTGTAGTTTTAATCAAACAATATTCAATAGCAAGATATAGAGATATTGCTACCAATAATACAATTAGAACTACTTTAATATTTTTAAACATATTTAAATTATACATATATAAAAATTACTTATTTTCTAAAGTTAAGCTATCTAATGGAAATCCATTTGCAATATGAGGATAAACTTTGCAATTTTGATCTGTGCTTAAATTAGGATGATTATCTGTTGATACATTTCTTTGGTTATTCCACATATTCCAGTACTTATTTGGTACATAAACATAGCCGTATTGACTATCAATGTTTGGATTAGGTTTTAAATCAGAAGCATCCCAACCTGGTGTGTTTTGTGCATTACCGCAAGGAGAAGAATTAGAACATTTTGTTTCGCAATCTTTTTTACATTTGTCTGATTTGTGATTACCACAATCTTCAAGCATATTTTTCTGTTGGTCAATTATATCACGAGCTTCGCTTATCATCTGATTATATCTTCCTTCATATCTATTTAATTGATCTTTTAATTCTTGAATTTCATCAGAGTCAGAGTCAGAGTCAGAATCACTAGAATAAGAATCATACTGATAATCATCATATTCAACTTCAGAATCAGAATCGTTGAATGGATCTAATTCCGAATTTGTATCAGGTATAACAATATCTTGCATAACAGTATCATCTTTCTTATCTTTGCCTAAAATTTTTCTTAAAACAGCCATACGAGCTTTAATTATTCGTTTTTCAACTCCTTTAGCCTTCTTTTTTTCTTTACGTAATTTTTTGAGTTCCTTCTTTGCATCTTTTTTTGAAGTTTCCGATTTATCTATTTTTTTACCTAATAATTTTCTTAAATCATCCATACGATCTTTAATAACAGATTTTGATTCAGAATCCTTCGCATTTTTCTTGTTTTTACGAAGTTTTTTGAGCTCTTTTTTTGCTTTTTTTCTTGACATTTTTGATTTCGAGTTCTTATTCTTTATAGTCTTCTTAAGTTTTCTAAGTTCTTTTATACGATTTCTAATTGTTTTTTTTTCTGAACCCTTTGCCTTCTTTTTATCTTCTTTTAAATCCTTAAGTTGTTTTTTAATATCTTTTTTTGTTAAATTTTCAACTAAACCAGAATCAGCATATCTTTCAATAAAAACTGCTTCATATATAATATAAAAAACAATTGCAGCAAGTGATATTCCAAAAATAGATCCTCCAATAATTTTTTTTAAATTCAGTTTTTTGAAATCCATTATATTATATTATAATATATAATATAAAAAAAGTAAATGATAATGAAGCTTTTAATAATTTTTTGGATACTTTTTTTTACCATTTTTGTATATAAAAACGTCATTAATTCAAATCTAATATTTTTGATTAGTGCGATTGCTATATCTTTTGTTTTTATACATAAGAAAAAAAAAATTGAATCTTTTAAAAATGATAATAATATTAATAAATGGATTGCTCAAATTAAAAGAAATAAAAGCAAAAATGATATCAATCACGCTTTAATTCAACTTAAAGAGTATTATCATTCTATAGATAATCGTTTTAATAAAAAAAAACTTAAGAAAATAATTGATGAGTATGATAAAAAAGAGATTTATGAAAGTAACATTGAAGAAAATAATCCTCACTCGATCGGTGTTAGTTTTACTCAAAATAAAAATGAAGATCAATTAGAAATTTAATATATAAATTTTAGAATGTCTCCTTGCGGTCTCCTTGCTAGTTTTCAACACTGACTTCCATGCGACCTTTAAGGCTATTTTGATTGAATTTGCCATTATAATTTATATTACATTATTTATTTTTTACGCAGCTATTATTATAGCAATCCTTTATTATCTTGTGTTAACTGATGATGAAAATGAAATTTTTAATATGTAGAATTTTATATTTATATATATTAAATGAAATTGTCAAAAAATTTGAGTAAATTGCCTAAATTACTTTTATCAAAAAAAATGATAATCACATCAGTTGTGATTATTGTATTAACTGTCTTATTTTTAACAGTGCCTGTCAAAGAAGGATACGAGGAGGGTAAACTTAATTACACTGATGAAGAAATAAGTAATATGACCATAAAAGAAGCTAAAAAAGCTAAACGCGAAATCGTTGATGCTAAAAAAGCTAAACGAAAACGCTCTGAAAAAAATCGTTTAAGAACTCTAGAAAAAAAATTAAAAAAACACATTCGAGGAGAAGATAATATCGATGATGATGACCAAAATGACGAAAAAGAAAATATCACTGGTGATGATGATACATTAATCGATAACACAGTAGAAGACGGTGTAGATGGTGAAGATGGTGTAGATGGTGTAGATGGTGAAGATGGTGAAGATGGTGACTCTTTTGGTTACGTCACAATTTTACTGGTTATCGTAGCATTGTTTGGTGCTGGTGCTTTCATTTATTTTTCTTTTATAAGAGATCCATCGGCTGATTACATATAAATTAAGTGATAATCTCAATACTGAAATCTGATTGTAATTTTGTATTAAATAATTTTATGTTGTTTATTCTGCTTTTATGTGTTACAAGTAACTCTGTACCAATAAATGCTGAATCAACTTGATGATTTAACTCAATCAAATCGTTTCCAGATGAATCAGTAGTTAAATTGGTAATAATATACTCTGATTTCATTGTTAAATCAAGCGTAGAATAATCAATATTACCGCTAGAATCCACAGGTGGAGATGAAGACAAGGGATTTATTATTTCTTCTAAATCATTATTAGTTTCAAACTCATTATGTTCAAATATATTCTTATTATTAAGATTCATAGTATTTTCATTATGTATTTTAGGTAATTGATATAGATTTATTATATTATTAAGATTATATTCGGCAAAAACAATTTGTTTATTATTCTTATTATTTTCAAAATAGAATGTGAAAATCACTTTAATATCTTTAAATGTTTTTTGTATTTTATCTTGAAATTTTAAAGTCTTATTTGTGTTTCTTTTACCAACTTTTATCGATAAAATAATTTCTTCTTTTTGTTGATTATCGATAAGAAGAATACAATTACAATTAATTTTCCCTGTAGATTTTGATTTACTTATAAAAATATTACATTCTAAACTATGATCTTCATTCAATTTTAAGTTTAAGTCGTCGCAGGATACTATATTATTACTTATTGGAGCATTACAATCTTTGAATTTTAAAGCTAAAGTTTCTGATTTTTTAAAATCAATAATATATTGTTCATTGTCCTTAATGATTATATCATTAATATAATCATCTTCCTCAATCTCATTTTCATCAATAAATACTGACTGATTGTTTATTATACATATTTGTTCATAATGATTAAAGAAAGAGTCATTAATAATTACGTTTTGTTTAAATTCAAAATCTGTTTTACAAAGAATAGATTTTATACATTGAAGTATAAAATTTATTAAAACGTTAATTGGATTTGAATTTAATTTAAATGAACCTTCAATAAGATTAATATTAAAGTTCTTATTCAAATATATAGTATTATAAATTTTATCAAGCTTACCAAATATATAAGAAACGTCATCATACTCTATAATTTCTATGTCTTTAAGACAATGTTTTTCATATTTAACATTAAATTCAAAAATTACATTTCTTAAAATTTTTCGTACTGTATCAACTTGTTCTTCTATAAATTGATTTGATCCTTCATAATATATTGGTGTAATCTCTCCTGCTTCACGATTTCTTATATTTGTATTTTCATTTGAAGGTATTATTTCGATTCTACGTTTAGTTAATTCTTCTTTTGAAAAAATTCTTGAAAAAATTTTGTATTTAGCATATTTATTTAATTCCATATCTTTATGAAGAACAAGTGCGGATTTAGAAAATGTATCAAATGATTGTAGATTTTCATCAATATAATTATGATTAACTAGAGATTCAATAGCATTATAAATAGATTTATAGTATTTTTGTGTATTGATATTGTATTTATTACAAATTTTGATAACAAAATTTGTAATATCAGTTTTATTTGTGAAATCGAAGTCATTTTTATCCATCATCATAAATTGTGATAAAATAAGAGATACTTGAGAAGGATTTACAATATTTTTAGACATTTGTGTTAATAAGAAATGTGTTACTTTCAATGTACTTACTATTTGATATGATAAGTATCCAGTATGTAAATTATCTTGTTTAATAAAATCAGAAAACGAGTCAATAACACCATATTTAGTTTCAAATGAATCTATTATTTTTCTAACAGAAGGAATTGATAAATTAGATTTTTTATGTTGATATATAATATAATCAGTTAATATAGTAGTTATCGGTGTTATATTGATATCATCAATTGAATATGGAAATACAAGAGATTTCATATATATATTGTAATTCTCATAAATAGAAATATCAGTACCTCCTGATGCTGTTGCTATAAGGAAAGTATTATTACCAAATGTAATATTTGTCAAACCATTTATAGTTTTTGAAGATCCAATTAATTTGCCTTCGAATGTTCTTAAAATAACAGTTGAATCATCAATATAACCATCAATGACTAACACATTATGTGGAATATTATCAATATTTACAATAATTTCGGTGTCAGGTTCAAATAGTACACTGTCACCAATAGCAAAAGTAGATGGCATAGATGCTATTAATTCAATATTACTTGAATTATTTATCTGTGCATAATAAATATTAGCATAATCTTTTAGAAATGATGTTTTTGGAAATGAGATATCAAAAGAAAGAGTTTGTAAATTAAATGAGTCAAAAGGTAATGAATGTCTTGTTTCGAATATATAGTGATCTGTATGGAAAACCCCACTATATGCACAAAATGTAATTGCTTTTCCATTTGGTAAGTATGTTTTTGAGAAACCAGTGAGTTCATTAAAATGAATATAAAGAAAACTTGGATGAGTTGGTAGCATTATTTTTGGTATTTCAATTCGTATTTTTTTAATTTCTTTGATTTCTGGAAATCTTTTTTGTATTAAAATTCCAGATTCAGAATCATAATCTTTCATATAATATCCAACAATTTCACCAGAAAATTTATTTGGGTTATATGGCAAATAAGAAATACCTTCAAAGGTAAAACCATTTACATTAGCCGTTCCTATTATATTGATATTACTATTTAAAAATATTGGAATTTTTTTTGATTGAATACCATTAGCATCAAATTTTAAACGAAAATTAGACATTGATTCATGTGTCAAATCACGTTCTATTGTATTAAAAACAATGTTATGAGTTTTTTCATTTTTGTGAAATTGAATAAATTTATCATCTGTATATATTTCATCATCATAATTTCTCAAATAATCCTCTGTTATATTCATATTAATATATTATATTATTATATATTGATAAATGTTTTCCAAAGAAAATGTTCCAATGATTTTAGGTGTTTCAATGTTTGTCATTTTAGTTATAGTAAGCATTATTATAATTAAAATGAATGGCGAGGATAAGAAAGATAATGAAGATGAAACAATAGATTCTGATCCTGATACTGTTTCTGATTCTGATTCTGATTCTGATCCTGATACTGATACTGATTCTGAAACTGATCCTGATACAGATAATTTTGAATATAATACTGATGATGAAAAAGAAAGGTCTGAAAGAGAATCAAAAATGGATGATACTTTAGTTATGAAATTTAAAACAGATTCAAATTCTATTAAAAAAATGATTACAAAATTAGAAGAAATACATAGTTTAATGGTAGAAGGAATTTGCGTATCAAAATCTCAAGTAAAGTCATCTATAAGATCATTTCTTGGAATGAGGGTTAATGTTGATTCTAATTGTAATGAAATTTTAGAGGAGATGCGAGGATATTATGGTTTTAATAAGTCAACAGTAGATGATAGATTTGGAGACCCTGATAATATAGAATTAGTATTAGATAGTATTTTAGATATTGCAGAAATTTTAATTCCTAATGAAATTTGCAAGGATAATAAATTAAATAAAAATATGATTCAGGAATATCTTTTTGATATAATTGATGCTATATGTGACGGAAATACAGCTTATACTCGTTCTCGTATTGGATATAAATTGAATACACAATCAAGTGTATTTAAAAAAATTATCTATAAAGTAAATATTATTAACAAGACCTTAATTAAAAAAATTGTATGTCAAACGGATCAAGGTAAGTTCTTTCTAAAAGGATATGTTACTGAATTTATAGTAAGTTTTTTTCTTAATATTGATAAAAATGACATGAGAAATTTTAGGTCTTGTAGTGAAGCAGCTTCTTTACATAAAGAGTTCTTCAGAAATAATTTAAGAAAAAAATTTAGAAAATATCTTAAGAAGGACGATAAACAGCTCCTATTGACAACAACAAACAAAAATAAATTACTTGACATTTATGACGGATTCATAATTCATATAATTGAGATGACAAAAATTATATTAGACAGAATCTGCATTGAAGATAAACCGAATCGGGATCAATTAGAAGAATTAATTGAAGATATTGTGGACTCTTTCTGTAGCGAATAATTTATAATTATATTTATAATGAATAAAGAAACTACAGTAGCCGCGTTTATATCAATTCCAAAATGTGCATCTAAATCTATTTTAACTTCTTTTGAACTCGGGAACTGCAGAGACTGGAATGGAAATGCTATTAATGAATATCACGTGCTTTATGAGAATCATCAGCGTTTAATTGTTCTTGAGGAATTATATGATTTGAATAACATTTATTTATTTTGTTTTGTTAGAAATCCATATGAACGAATAGTCAGCTGGTATCAGTATCATATCGAGCATCCACTTTATAAATATGTGACATTAAATGAATGGGTAAAAGGTGGATGTCCTACCCATTGGGTTGTACAAAACAAAACTGATTGGCGTGAAGAAAATTTAAGTCCTTTATTACAATATAATTTTATAGAATCAAAGAAAGGAAATAAAGTTGATTTCATTGGAAAAATGGAAACATTCAAAGAAGATTGCGACAAATTAATAAATATACTAAATCAAAAATTTAAAGAGAAAGGATTTAAAAAAATAATAAAAAATAATATAATACATAAGAACAAATCTATACCAATTAACGAAGAGCTTACAGAAGAATCAAAGGAGATTATTTATAATCTGTTTGAGAAGGATTTTGAATATTTTAGTTATGATAAATAAATATATTATTTATATAAATGGGTTTTACTCGCAAAAAACAAAAAAGACGATTTAAGAACAAAAAATCAAAAAAACAGAAAAAGAATAGCATTTGGAATAGTGATTGGAAAACACGTGTCGTAAAGTTTCCAAAAAGAAAACATCTTAAATTAAAGGAGTTGCATTCAATTCCTTATGTAAATGAAAATGGTGAACCTGTTAGTATTAAAGAAGAACGTGAAGAACAGTATGTTGCTAATGACTATATTGAACCAAATAATATTGTGTTAGAACTTGGTGCAAGATATGGAGTTGTGTCAAGTGTTATAAACAATAAACTTGAAAATCCTGACAAACACGTTGTTCTTGAACCTGACAAAACTGTTATTACAGCTCTTAGAACAAATAAGAAAACTCATAAGGCTAAATTTAAAATATTGAATGGTATAATTTCAGAAAAGTTACAGAGTTTAGAAAGAGATGGTTATGCATCTAAGACTGTTGAAGTAAAAAATAAGAAAGATGCTATAAAAACTTATTCAATAGCAGATATTGAAAAGAAATATAATCTAAGATTTACTACATTAATTGCAGATTGCGAAGGGTGTTTATGTGATTTCTTTGAAGAAAATAAAGAATTTGTTGAAAAACAGCTTAAAAATGTAATGTATGAAGCAGATGTACCCAATAACTGTGATTATAAAAAAATTGCCTTTATATTGAAATCAGCTGGATTTGAGAAAGTAATAGATGGATTTGTAAGTTTCTGGAAGAAGAGTGAATTAAAAGAAAAAATATAAACTTAATATAATTATGAATGCGAAACCTAAAGTCGCTTTATTGTTTTTAACAAAAAACAAACACTCTCAGCCAAAAATTTGGGATAAATTTTTGAAGGGAAATGAAGACAAATATGATGTTTTCACCCATGTTGCTGAAAAAGGCTCAAAGACATCTTCTTTTTTAAATGGTAATGTTGTTAAAAATGTACGAACTGAATGGGGACACTTGATTAATGCGTATCATATATTACTTGAAACAGCTTATAAGGAATCAAAAGATGCTGTTCGTTTTGTTTATTTGTCTGATTCATGTGTTCCGTTGATGTCTGGTGACAAAGCATATGAGCAATTAATTAAATTTCCTAGCAAAACATTTTTTGATAAGCCACATTTGGATGAAGATGCTAAAAGATATTTTAAAAAGAGTAATCTTGATGGAAAACCAAATAATATTCGTTTTGGAAAAGTTGGGATTTTAGAAAAGCATTTCTTCAAACATTCAGGTTGGTTTGCTCTCTGCAAAAAAGATGCGAAAACATTATTAGATAATCGATCTGCTTTTCTTGCTATGAATCATATAAGGGGAGGCGATGAACACATATTGTCTATTTTAAAACGAAATGCTAAAAATAGTTTAATGAATCGTCAAATAACTTATGTTGATTGGAATTTAAAAGGACAACTTAAATGGAAAAAAGATTATGAGAAATTGTGGAAAATGTTTGACAACTCAAAAACGAATGAAGAAAAGATGAAAATTAAAGTAAAAATAAAAAAACATGTTCAAGATGGTAGAGTTTTTTGGCATCCGAAAACATTTTATGAGATTGACAAAAAAGATATTGAGATATTTGAAAAATCTGGATGTATTTTTGCCCGAAAATTTGATGAGAAATGTAATATGAGTAAACTGCTCAAAAAAATGTAAATGCGTTTAAGTGCTCTTTCCATCGCTAAAGCGGTAATGTCAAAGTAGGGTAAATTCAATCGAAATAGCCTTAAAGGTCGCATGGAAGTCGGTGTTGAAAACTAGCAAGGAGACCGCAAGGAGACATTTTAAAAAAATTTTCAGAAAAAAAATTTTCAGAAAAAAAATTTCTGAAAAAAAATTTCTGAAAAAAAAATTTTCAGAAAAAATAAAAATGATTGCAGGATTTTCTTGAATCTAAATTCTAGCACTAGTATAAACCATGACAACAAAAATTATTTCAGAAGCAGGATTTATTACATTTGATTTAGGTGATTTTAAGTATTTGTCAAAAGTAGCTGCGTTTGATTATGATCATACTCTTGTAATTCCAAAAAAAGGAACATTCTCTAAATCAATTGATGATTTCCAATGGATTCGTCCTAATGTTATTGATATTATAAGGAAATTGTATAAAGATGATTTTAGTATTGTTATTTTTACAAATCAATCTAAAAATTTTAAAGTAGAACAAATTAAAAATGTTCTTTCTAAATTAGAAATACCAATTCGTGTATATATTGGAGTGTCAGATGAATTTAAAAAACCATCAAAGAAAATGTGGGATTTATTTAAAGATAATTCAGTTGAAATCACAGAGAAGTTCTATTGCGGAGACGCACTAGGACGGACAGGAGATTGGAGTGATTCAGATAAGGTATTTGCAGAAGTTTGTGATTTATTAATAAAAACACCAGAAGAAATGTTTCCATTTGAAGAAAAAATTATTGATGAGTTTGTTCAATCAGAGAATCAAGAGTTAGTTCTAATGGTTGGCTACCCTGCTGCAGGAAAGACAACATATGTGAATGAAAAAATTCCAGAAAGTTATGTTAAATTGCACGGTGATGAGTTAAAAACTGATTCTAAAAAGAAAAAAGCAGTAAAAATTGCTTTAACAGAAGGAAAATCAGTTGTATTAGATGCTACAAATGCAAATAAGGACAAAAGAAAAATATTTATTGATATTGCAAAGAGTTTAAATGTAAAAGTTCGGGTTATTCATATTACTACATCTTTTGATGAGTCAAAATCAAGAAATGAGCAACGTGAAACCAAAGTCCCTATAATTGCTTTGTATATGTTCAGAAAGAAATTTGAAGAAATTACTCTTAGTGAAGGAATTGAAGAAATAATTGTTGTATAAGATTTAAAAAATAACCGAAAGGTTTTTTATGATTTTAGCCATTTTTTTGCGTCAGTCTCGTTAGTAAATGCTTTTATATGTAATTTTTGATATGTAGCAAAGTTTATAATACTTAGATACCTTAATAACAATTTGTTGTCAATTATAATAGCAATTTTGTCAAAATAATTAGAATAATAGCGTGCGAATATAACAGATTTCTGAATGGCCATTCGATTCGCACCTTCTGCATCTTTCATATCAATTAAGACTTTTACTTTATCAGAAGATTTTGAGAATATTTTAATAAATTCTTCTGTAATTTGATCAACTATATATCCATCACCTTGTCCTGAAAGTTTCATAAAAATTGAATCTTCTAATAAAATCATATGACAATATGCATTATATTTTGTGATAATTTTTGATGTTGAAGTATTACGATGAAATTTTTTAAAGTTTAAGAAGGCATTATTTTGAGACAGCAATATAAATGATAATAAAATTTTTAAAAATTTCATTTTTATTTTATATTTTTTTTTTTTAAATGATAAAAAAACGACCTTGAGAATTCTTCTTGGTATCCCAAGTAAATTTAAAAAAAACCGTAAGGTTTTTTCAGTTATTTTTATTTTTTATTTTTTTGGAATGAGTCCTGTATCATAAGCATGTTGCATATTATGACTTTGAGTACACCATTCTAAATTTTCAACACGATTATCATGTTTGATACCATTTTTGTGATTTACCTTATCTTTTTTCTTAGGGTCATCATTTGGTATGAAAGTTAAGGCAACAAGACGATGGACACGTTTTCCTTTACAATTTTGTCCAAATTTTTGAATTACATAACCACATTCTTTTATATAACCGTTCAATATTTGTTCAGTATTTTTATTTGCAATACTTCCATCTTCACATATTTGATAACCAACTCGTCCATTTGTTAAATTTTTATCTAAATCAGTCCATGTTTTTGTATCATATTCAGTTGGTTTATATTTCCAACGATATCCATGTGAGGTTTCTCTTTTTTTTCTACATGCTTCTCCAATTCCTTTTCTAATAGTTTGAACATTTGAATATTTATCAGGATCTTGATTATAAACATATTCAGCTGCTTCAGTAATTTTTGGAAATTCTTTAATAGGATTTCTATATGTATAATCAAAATCTTTATACATTATAACTGCTGTTCCATGATTTTGTTCTGGTGGTTGATTTTGATTTTGTCCCTGTTCACTGTTATTAGCACGACGCAAATTAATCAGTAAATTATTCTTTTTATTTATATCAATATGATCAATCGAGTTTCTTGTTTCATCCTCAGGAAGAAACGTGTTTCCAATAACACTATGAAATGAGGTAGACTTTCCACATGGATAATTTGTATTATACAATTTACATGTTAGGTAACCATGAGTTACTGTATTTTTTGTTTGATATTTTTTATAAATTATACCATAAATATCATTATTTGTAGATGCCATATAATTTAAGAATTCTGGAACTTTTTTCCAATAAATATTTGTAAGAACATTAATAGTATGATCCTTTTTTAATGAAGAAAACTTTTCTGTGTTTTCATCAAATGTATACAATTCATTTCTCTGAGCTTCTAATAACAGATTTACTTCTGCAATAGGGCGTTTATCGTTAATTACCTTTTGTTCTGGTGTTAATTCGATCATTTTAAAGTGTTTTTTTATTTTTTTGTTTTTTATTTTTCAATCATTTTTATTTTTTTTTGAAAATTTTTTATCATTTTTATTTTTTTTTTATTTTTTTTTATTTTTTGGAATGTTTTTGTGTTTTTTTTTAATTTTTGTTTTGTTGTTGTTTTGTCTGTTTTTTGTGTTTTTATTTGAGGGTTCTTATGTTTTATTGGGGCGTTTTCTTATGTTTTTTTTTAATATGTGTGTGGTTTTTTCAGTTTTTTTTTCTAAGTATAGTTATACCAAAAAATGGGTGGTGGTTTAATGCAGCTCGTCGCGTATGGCGCGCAAGATATATACCTTACCGGCAATCCTCAGATTACTTTCTTCAAAATTGTTTACAGACGCCACACGAACTTCTCGATGGAATCCATCGAGCAGACCTTCAACGGCTCTGCTGACTTCGGCAAGCGCGTGACATGCACTGTTTCTCGTAATGGTGATCTTCTCTCGCGTGTATACCTTCAGGTCACAATCCCTCAGGTCTCTGTCCCTTCCGGTGAGAAGTTCCGTTGGCTCAATTACCTCGGCCACAATCTTATCAAGTACGCCGAGGTCGAAATTGGTGGCCAGCGCATCGACAAGCACTACGGTGACTGGATGCACATCTGGAACGAGCTTACCCAGACTGAGGGCAAGAAGGTTGGTTACCAGAACATGATCGGTAACGTACCTACCCTTACCCAGCTCACTGCCCCTTCGGTTACGACTGCCTTCGTCCCCGAGATGGATCTTTACATCCCTCTTGAGTTCTGGTTCTGCCGCAATCCCGGCCTTGCCCTTCCCCTTATTGCTCTCCAGTACCACGAGGTCAAGATCAATCTTGAGTTCCGTGCCGCTTCCGATTGCTACTTCTCTTCGGGTAACGCTGTAGTTGTCCCCTCGTTCGAGGCCGCGTCTCTCTACGCCGACTACATCTTCCTTGACACTGATGAGCGTCGCCGCTTCGCGCAGGTCTCGCACGAGTACCTCATCGAGCAGGTTCAGTTCACTGGTGACGAGTCTGTCTCCTCGGTCTCTAACAAGATCAAGCTTAACTTCAATCATCCCTGCAAAGAGCTTGTCTGGGTCGTCCAGAAAGATTCTATTGTAGACACCACCGCTATGGCTCCCGTCTTCGGCAAACAGTGGTTCAATTACACTGATGCCATTGACACCACCTGGGCCACTGGCACACCCACATCGCCCTACGGTGATATGTCGGCGACAATTGTTTCCGATGCGTCTGGTGAGACTTCGTTCGCCGCCGTTGGTGACAAATTCTTCCCTAACTCCAACGCCACTCCTTCGGGCACAGAGGACCACGTCGTCATCGCCGGTGTTGATGTTGGCTTCAATCCCGTCTTCTCCGCTAAGCTCCAGCTTAACGGTCATGATCGTTTCTCGGAGCGCATGGGTCGTTACTTCAATCTTGTACAACCTTATCAACACCATACCAACGTCCCCGCCACAGGCATCAATGTCTACTCTTTCGGCCTCAAACCCGAAGAGCACCAGCCTTCTGGCACCTGTAATATGTCTCGTATCGATAACGCGACCCTTCAGCTCACCCTCACAGCGGCCACCACCGCTTCCGGCGATGCTAAGGTCCGTGTCTATGCCACAAATTACAATGTCCTCCGTATAATGAGCGGCATGGGGGGACTCGCGTATTCAAATTAAGGCAAATGACATCAATTTACTTATTATTCGAATTAATATATAAAATGATTTCATGTACCTATAAAAAAAATAAATAAAAATAAATAAAAATAAAAAAATTTCTAAGTTGATATGTAAATATCTTCTTAATCTGCTTCTGTAGCTTAATTGGTAAAGCATATTCAATGTAAGAATATTTGATATCGGTTCGACACCGTACCAGAAGCTAAAAATTTAAATAATTTAACATATTTTCTCAATATCTACATTAGATAATTTTGAAAGTTTATTGTTTATTGGATCATTCTTATAATCATCTATGTAATAAACCTTTTCAATACCAGCTGAAATCAAAATCTTAAAACAATTTACACACGGAAAATGCGTTATATAAGCAATCGCACCTTTCAAAGAAATACCTTCTTTTGCAGCATAAGATACGGCATTTTGCTCTGCGTGAATCGTGGCAATTTCATGTCCATCATGCACAATTGAAGTGTGAGGAGCTCCTGAAAAGAATCCATTATAACCCATAGAGAGAACTCTATTGTCTTTTACTAATACACAACCAACGTGTAATCTTTCACAAGGAGATCGTGAAGATGCGATTAAAGACATTGATGCGAAGTATTCGTGCCATCCTATACGTTGTTTATCATTACATTTATTACAAACGAGTTTAATAGAATTAATCATTAAATTATATATTGTTTTTATTTTCAGCAATCGTCTTCAAAATATTCAAATCATAGATACGACATGCTTCTGCTAAAAGTCTTAGTTCAAAATCCATTGATCCATCACACAGTGGCATAAATATATCATGAATATTATCAGATCCTAAACCAATTTTAACACCTTTATTATAAAAAATATCAACTGGAGCAATTGAATTTGAAATAAACCCAACATTACATCTATCTTGTTTCATAGATATTGCAGCACTAGGACAAACAATGACACCAACGTCATTATCTTTAAGTCTATCAGCAATATCATAAATTTCAATTGGTGGTTTTTTCGAAACACTAACACAATGAATAGCATTTGCTTTACCTTGATATTCATACATCTCTACAAAATCAATAAACATTGTTGTCTCTTCCTCATTTGGTGAATTCAATTGATCAAGATGTGCTTCTATTGGTAAATTTAATTTTTTGGCTGTATTAAATGCGACATCAAGATGCATGTCAGAATAAATTGTATCAATTGAAGGTAAGCAACCAATAAAATCAGCATTTTTACAAGCAGATTCATACAAAGCAACATTAACATCTTTTGATAAACCTTCAAGTGGCTGTACTCCTAATTCAAGTTTAAAATTATTTGAATTGTATTTATATCGTAATTTTAATGCTTGTTCCCAACACATTAATCCTACTGTTTGATCGACATCAATAAAGGATCTAATATGATTAACTCCTTGTTTTTTCATATTTAAGACTGTTTTTTCCATTCTTTCAAATACATTTTGTTCAGTATATTTTTTTTTAATATCTTTCATTAGTTTCCATTTTTCTTGCATATGCACATTTGATTGTATTAATATTTGTTCATTTATAACATTTGATTTGTCAAGATGACAATGTAAATTTTTAAATTTAATTCGATTGAAAAAACCTTTCATTTATATTTTCAAAACAAAAATTTAAAAAAAAATAAAAATGATAAAAAAAACATCTTAAATATTTGAAAACAAAACAAAGTTTAATAATGAAATCATTAAAAGTGGAATTAATTAAAGATAAAATTCCAGAAGTAATTGAAAAAAAAATACAACTTTATTATTTTAATTCCTTTATTTTAAAGAGAGAATTGCTTTTAGAAAAATATAAAATAGACTCAAAAAAAATTGTAAAGAAATTACGATTAGAACATCAAATATCTTTATTGAAACAATTCAATACATATGTTGGCATAATGAATGCCTACAAAGCGCATAAGAATGGTAATAAGATAATGCCAATTGGAAAATATATAATTTTAAGGACAATAATGGAATCAAATTAACAAATGTATTTATTACATTTTTTAAAGAATTTTTTGTTCAAAGTTAGATATTTGAAATAAGTCATCACCAGCACTAACACCAGAAACATTTACATTATTATCAACTACTTCATTTTCACCATTGACGTAATTCTCAAAACCTTCACCTCTTTGCAGATTTCTACATATTTTGATTTGTCTCTTGACTTCTTGTTTGCGTTCACCTGTCGCAATTTGCTTCTCGAGCTTTAATTTTTTCTTTATTTTCTTGATCTGCTTTTTGGTCATGCCTTCTTCACATATATCATCGTCGCTGCCGCCGCCACCGCCACCGCCGCCACCGCCGTCGCCGCCGCCGCCACCGTCTCTACGCTTCAGAGTTTTACATATTTTGAGTTGTCTCTTGACTTCTTCTTTGCGTTCACCTGTCGCAGTTTTAGCCTCGGCCCTTAATTTTTTAATTTCTGTCTTGATCTGCTTTTTGGTCATGCCTTCTTCACATATATCATCGTCGCTGTCGTCGCTGTCGCCACCGCCGCCGCCACCAAAGTCAATTTCGTCATCATCGTCATCATCGTCATCATCGTCAGCATCTTTGCCTAGTAATGCCTTAATAACTTTTATTTTGTCTTTAAGCTTATCCTTTTTAGAACCAGACGCTTTTTTAACTTTTTTCTCTAATTTCTTTAATGTCTTTTTAAGATCTTTTTTAGACATAGTCTCATATTTAGAAGAATCTTCTTCATCATCGTCATCATCGCCATCGGTATCGTCACCAAAGTCAATTTCATCAGCATTTGTGAACTTAAATTTTCTTGTTATTTTTTTACCACTGTCATCATCAATAAATTTTAATTCACCACCTGTAGGAGTGTAGTCTTCTTTTGTTTTGATAGAAACAGATACTGAAAGCGCATTAACAGCTATAAAGAGAACGACTAATGCTAAATAAATTTTAGAGTTTTTTAATTTTTTTCCAAAAAAATTATATAAAACAATGGCAACAATAGAAGAAATTACTACAATAGATATACCATAATTTTCAGAATAAAAATTTGATATGCGTTTTTTTAATTTACTGCCTGAATTAATAATCCAAGTGGAATATAAGATAGATAACACAATTACCGCTACTAATAGAACTAAATGTTTATTTATTTTTTTTTGAGGAACAGATAAATTTTTCAATAACTTTATCTTCATTTTATATTAATAAAATATTTTTTTTATACATATCTTTTTTTTGATGTTGTTAACTCAGTCAGACTGTCTTGATTTCAAAACAGAATATACTGCAACTGCACCACCTACAATCAATAATCCACCTACACTTAGAGCAACATAAGTTGTGGTCATATCAGCATCTTCGCCATCTTCGCCGTCTTCACCACCTTGAGCAGGAGCTTGACACTGTGTGTTTTCTGGTTTTTTAGTAATAAATTTACAAGCACCTGCTCCATCATTCGAATCCGCACGCCAAGTGCATCTATGTGTACCTTTCTCAGAATCAATTTTGTAATGTGCTTCGCAATCATCTTTAGTTAATTGTCCGCATCCTGATGTGGAGGTGCCAGTGCATTCATTTAATGTTTCTTTTACTTCTTTAAAAGCCTTTTTAAAAGAGAAGTTGTTTTTAGACAACATAACAAGAGCATAGACAATAACAGCAACAACTAAAGCTGATGCAATTGTAGAAGAAACAATTTTCTTATTAAGCTTTTTTAACATCTTAAACATAATTTGTATATAATAATACATATAAAAAAATATGATAATCACAAACTTTATATATATATATTATATAATGATGACAACAAAAAAAAATATTGAACAAAAGATAAAAGAAGAAAAAACACCATATAAACACAAATATGATTATTATATTACACATTTTAATGGAGCAGAATCTTTTGTTAGAGAGAATGGAAAAAATTTATATATTCATAAAAAACTTTATTTAAAATGTGATAAAAAATATAGAGATGGTAAGATAAGAGAAGTTTTACATGCTATTAATTATTACAGTAAAAAAAGTCTCTATATTGATAAAGAACCAATTCATATAATTAAAAATTACGATAAATTATTTATAGGTCATGATGTTGACTTAATAAATGTTGAAATGAAAAATTTTGGTTATGGTAGTACTCTATTAGTTTTAAAAGGAAATAAATACTATGTCATTGATGCTGAAAAAATTGTAGAATTTAATAAAAAAGATTTTAAAGGAGAGATTCTTGACTTTATATCAATAATAACGCCAAATGATATTCCAGAATCAATTATAATTACCGCATCACATATTTATAATCTTAATATGATGACAAATTTTGAATATAAAAAAGATAAAGACACTAATAAATTGCTAAAAAAATTAATAAAATCAAAAATACCAAATGATTTAGTTGGAACAAAAAAAGAGGATATTTACACTCTCATTTATAAAGATACAAATTTTTCTTCATTAAAACTGAAACCATCTTTTAAATCAAAAGTTTATAAACTTTTTAAGTAGTTCATATCTATGTCTTCAATCGTTTTATTTTTCATAGGAAAGAATTTTGGCTTGCCTTTACCTTGTTTTTTCATTATATACATTCCTTTTGCACCATTTCTAATAGACCAGATTTCATCAAACTCTTTTACAATTGTTTTTGATTTTTCATTAAGTTTTTCTTTAATTTCTTCGACGGTTTTGGGTTCTTTATCAAAATTGACTGTTTTTCCGTCTGACGACACATAGTATCCATATTTTGAAACCTTAATTTCATATTCTCCTATATGTTTTGGAAACTTAAAAAGATTTAAGGCATCTTCTGTTTTTAAACCTTTTGACATTTTTGTTGGGATCGATTGAAATATCGTTTTACCATTTGCGTCTTTTCTTAAACATAAACCATATTTAGTCTTAACAAGACCAATCTGAATATCATTTTTATCATAAAATAATTTGATGTAATTTACAGTATTATTTTGCTTTTCAAATTTAATAGACGAAGTCTCATTTGACATATTCGTATGAAAGTCCTTTATAACTTTGTTCCAATCGAGACCACCTTCTGCAATTAGATCAAGATTTTCTTCTAAATCTGCTGTTAATTTTGACGATGTTAGTTGTTTTAAATTTGCTATAAAAAATTCGCAAACTCTATTTCCAAGTTCAGTTAATAGTAAACAATTTTTTTGACCTCCTTTTTTTTGTTCTGTTTTTATTGAAGAAATTATTGAATCTTTCAAAATCATTTTGCGATTGTCTATTATGCGTGTTTCATTTGTTTCAATTGAAACGTAATTTTTTTCTTGAAGTTTTTCTAATATCGAAGCATAAGTAGAAGGACGTCCAATACCTTCATTTTCCATCATTTTTACAGCGGTAGATTGATTAAAGGGAGGTTTAGTATCCTTTGCATATTCTTCAATTGAGACTTCTTTAAATTTTAATTCATCGCCTATTGTTACGTTGAACCGTTTATCATTAAAAATTGAATTTGACAATATTTTAAAACCGTCGAAGGTTGTATGTTTCGTTGAGACATTCCACAAGTCATCGTTGGTTTTAAGAGTTGTAATTTCCTCATTAAATTTGTGAGGTGACATTTGAGAAGAAAGTGTTCGATTTAAGATCAAAGTGTATAATTTAATAAGAGGAGCTGAACTTGGAAAACGTGTTAAGTTTGTAGGCCTGATGGCCTCATGAGAGTTTTGCGATTTTCCTTTATTTGCAAATTGACGTATTTTTGAATATTTTTCTCCATATTTTTCATTAATGTAATTTTTCGATTGTGCTAAAAAAGAATTTGATAGGAATACGCTATCGGTTCTCATATAAGTAATGAGACCTTGTTCATAGAGTTTCTGGGCAATTGACATCGTATTTTTAGGTGACATACCTAAGGTATTATAGGCTGATTGTTGCATTGAAGATGTTGTAAAAGGTGGAGGAGGATTTTCTTGTCTTTCTTTTGTTTCTTTTGAAATAACTTTGAATTTCTTAATTGTTTTAAGCCATTTTTCAGGGTTCTTTTCGGTAAATTTACTCTTCAAGATCGCAGTGAAGTCATCAATTTCTGCTAAGATCTTTAAAGATTTTTCAATTGGCTCATCTTGTAATTTTTGTCTTTTGTAAATCTCTAAAAGGGCAGGTGACTGAACTCTTCCTGCTGACAGTCCGAATGTTCCTATAAATTTTGATACGATTGGCGAGACCGTAAAACCATACACTAAATCAAGAACTGCTCGTGCTTTTTGTGCATTCACGATATTCATATTAATTTTAGTGGGGTTTTCTAAAGCAGTTTTTAAAGCCTTCTCTGTGATTTCGTTGAATATAATTCGCTCTGTTTTGGAAGGATTCAATTTTAAAATTTCGCAAATATTTAGTCCTATCATTTCGCCCTCTCTGTCATTGTCGGACGCAATAATAACTTTATCATATTTTTTTGCTTTTTCTTTAAGACTTTTAATTACTTTAGCTTTTTCTTTTATATTTATATATTCAGGTTGTATATTTTCTACATCAAACCATTTTAACGTTGGAGATAAACATTTCAAATGGCCAAGAGAAGCTTCAACGTCACATCCTGTCAATTTTTTTATTTTTTCAATTTTGCCCTTAGACTCAACAATTATTAATATCTTCATTCTATTTTTATAAAATTTTTTCTTTTATTACTAATAATTTTCTTCCTTTTATATTAAAAAAAACGATGAACAAATTATTTTTTGTTCATGTTTTTTTTGTAAGTTTTTATTCATTCTCATTTGACCATCCTGGTCTGTTCTCTGAAAATTCGTAGAAGTACCTACCATTGTCATAGTATTTTAACTTACTATAGTCTATAGGCGTTTTTGAGATTTCTGTTAATTGATCCAACTGTTTTTTCAATAATTTAAGATCTAAACGCAACTCAATTGCAGGATTCGGAAAAATACGATCAACTTCTACTTTATCTTCTTTAACTGTTAAAATGATATAATACAATGGTATAAGCTTGAAATCAGTACCTTCACAATCGTTCCGAATAATTAAATTCTGTTCATCAAATGCGAATGTCTTATTATACATTGGAGCCAATGGACACCACGCTAGATAAGTACATTTCTCTTCAGTTGCTTTTACAAAACGAATTCCTTTGTCAAACTGTTTAGCACAATTTTGAAAATACTCTGTATTTGTTTTATATACATTTTCATCACTTGATTTAGTTAAGGAAAATATTTTCAAAACTTTAAATGTGTTTATCATTTCCATGTAAGAAACTTTTTTGAAAACGTTTCTAGGAACGTTGAAAGAATTTGAGAATTTCAGAGTTGCCAATAATAAATATTTAAAGAAATTCATAGTTGAATATAACTTTACTATTTATTTTATTTCAAATTTGTATTTTGTATCATTTTTATTTTTTAAAAATGGTTTTAAAACAAACTTGAAACTTAAAAATATAATAAATAAAAAAATTTACTTGAAATATGACTTATATACCAGAGTTATTAATAATTCATAAGATTAATCCTTTTATTATACCATTATTAGATAATAAAAGTATTCGTATCGTTGTGAAAATTTACACTTATAAAAATATTGATAGAAGTGAAATAATCAAAAAATATGGTAAAATCGGTGATTGGAATACTTCTAATGTGACTGATATGTCAAGTTTATTTCTTAATTGCCGTCATTTCAATGAAGACATTTCGAAATGGGATACTTCTAATGTAACTAATATGAGTTTTATGTTTCAAGGTGCTATAAGTTTCAATCAACCTATTGGAAAGTGGAATACTTCTAGTGTGACTGACATGAGTTGTATGTTATTTCGTGCTAATAAATTTAATCAAGATATTTCTACATGGAATACTTCTAAAGTGACTAATATGATGTGTATGTTAAGTTTTACAATATTTAATCAACCTATTGGAGAATGGGACGTTTCAAATGTAAAGAATATGACTTTTATGTTCGGTCATGCTACTCGCTTCAATCAACCTATTGGTAAATGGAAGACTTCTAATGTTACTAATATGCTAGGCATGTTCCATGATGCTCTAAATTTCAATCAACCTATTGGAGAATGGAATGTTTCTAATGTGAATAATATGAGTTATATGTTCAAATCTGCTAAAGAATTCAACCAACCTATTGGAAAATGGAAGACTTCTAAAGTGATTAATATGAGCGGTATGTTTGACTCTGCAAAGGAATTTAATCAACCTATTGGAGAATGGAATGTTTCTAATGTAATTTATATGGCTTATATGTTTTGTAATGCTGAAAAATTCAATCAACCTATTGAAAAATGGAATGTTTCTAAAGTTACTAATATGGACGCTATGTTTTGCAATGCTAAAATATTTGATCAACATATTAGAAACTGGGATACTTCTAATGTGACTACTATGGAAGATATGATTACTGAAACAATTCTGCTTAAGAAGCTTATGAAACTTCATTAAGAATTAAAAAGTAAATTTTGACCGAAAGGTTTTTTTATTTTTATAATATAATGGAGCGTTGCAGAGAATTGAACAATAAACCAATAAATGAACAAGGAAATTTTATTTCAATCCTTATAAAACGAGATTATAGATTTAAAAACAATTGGTGTTTTTATAACGCAATTCAGCTTTCAAAAAAATATAACAAACCTATTGCGGTTTTTGTATTTGTTCCTAATACCTTAAAAGATGGTAAAATGCCTTGTCTGACGCTATAATAATTTTATCATATTTCTTTGTTTTTTCCTTTAAATTCTTAATTACTTTGGCCTTTTCCTTTATATTTATATATTCAGGATTTATATTATCCACGTTAAACCATTTTAAAGTTGGTTTTAAAGTTTTCAAATGTCCTAATGATGCGTCAACGTCACAGCCTGTTATTTTTTTAATTTTTTCAATTTTGCCCTTAGATTCAACTATTATTAATGTCTTCATTTTTTAGTTCCAAATATTCTTATCTTTATATGATTTTATTTTGTGATGAACACAAATAAATTTCTTATAAAATTTATAAGGGTTTGTGATGAACACAAATGACAATTTTACAAAATTCCTTCAAAATTCCTTAATAAATTTTGAAAAATGTTTTGAAAAATAATCATATAAACATAAGAATCCAAGGAATTATAAGATTTTAAAGAATTCAAAGATGAATTTCGCTCCAGGAACTGAAGGGACTTTTATGCAAACAGAAGGAAAATTAGAAAATAAAGAACCATTTATCAATCGCAATAATGCGATTATAGAGGAACTTGCAAGAAACCCTTATAATCTTTATTATGCCGGAGACACAGAATTGAAACCAAGTTTTAACCCAAATGATGATTTTATTCCTGCCGTTTTTCATAAACTTTCTGATGATAAACAAAGTATAACTCCGTATAATTTCAAATATCCATACAAATTTGACAAATCAGTAACAAAGTTGTTTAATGGAAAAAGAGAAATAGGGAAAACAGGAGATCAAGTTAATTTAATGATTGAAGGAAGAACAAAACCTAAACTATTTAGAATTCATCATTTACAAATTGTAAGCTCAAATCCTAATTTCAATTGGCTCTCTTTCTATCAAGGAATAGCAGATGGAACTTTGTCAGTAGACCATTTGTTAGGAAATCACGAACGTTGTCATCCTAATCTACTAGAAGTTGTTCCAAGAGATGAAAACCGTAATCGAACAGGTTATTTCAAACGAACAGAAGCAGAAATTCAAGGTGATATACAGAGAAGTGAATCCAATTCAATTCCAGTAAGTCTCTTTGAAAATGGTAAACCGAGATGTGATGAGAATGGTATTACTATTGAATACAAAAATGCTTATGAATGTGCAGAAGCAATTTATAAAGGTGACTATGATGATCATGAAATTAAAAAATTAAGTTATAAAATCACAAATCGTCTATATGGAAACACAAAATCACCAACAATTGAAGGATACGAAGAATTCACATATAAATACGATCAAAGCTATCTTGATATACAAGAACCAATTACATATGATGTATATTATTTTGAAAATAAAGTCTGGGTTCTAAAAGAAAAGGGTGTTCTTGAAGTAGTTATTACATTTGAGGAATTGGAAGAATGGCGTCAAAAAATGATTAAAGATAAATTCAAAAAAGATATCCCAGAAGGTGTCGCAAAGTCTGGAAGGATTAATATTAAAACAAATCAAAAAATTGGATTAAGAAATATGACTTACGGGTCTTGGAATAAAAGGGTTAATATTCGGTTGTATGGAAGTTCTTGTATTTACACATTATCATTATATTGGTTTGGAACAAAAGAAGAAATTGAACGATACGAACAAAAGAAAATTGATAACGAAAACATAATGATTTGTCATTATGATGGAGAGTTTCCCCACCCTTGTGTGAAACGTCCAAGTGATGTCGGTGAAGATGGCGAAGAGAATTCTAATATTTGGGGGACGTTTAGGGTTGATACACAGTCTAATAATAATAGAGACACAGCATATGCCAAAATAAGAAAAGATGAAAAGAAAAAAAAAGGTCATTTTAAAGCGTTTAATGTTAAAGATGGTAAGCAAATTGGTGATAGAATTTTCTACTCTCCACAACATTTCAATATGTGGGCACAAAAAAATGGGTATAAAGAAAAGTTTAAACATATCAATAACATTTTAAACCCGGACACAAATAGAAAGATAGAACAAGGTCTAACATTCAAAAAGCACATTTATCCACCTGAAACTCCTATTGAAGTTTAAAAAATCTACGATTTCAAAATAAAAAATAAAATAATTTTAAATTTCAAAAAACTTAAAGGGCAACCACCTCTTTTTTAATAAGAAAATTTCATTGTTTCCTACATTAGGATCACACCTAATTGCGAAACGGTCGCGCTTTAGCGGTGAATACAGCCTGATTTTTTATATTATTCTAATATAAATGGAACGTTGTCTAAACTTGAACAATAAACCAATAAATGAACAAGGAAATTTTATTTCAATCCTTATAAAACGAGATTATAGATTTAAAAAAAATTGGTGTTTTTTAAACGCAATTCAACTTTCAAAAAAATATAACAAACCTATTGCTGTCTTCGTATTTGTTCCGAATAAAGTATCTGATGGCAAAATGCCTTCAAAATATTCTCCTTTCTTTCCTAATCAAAGACATCATTACATTTTCAAAAACGTTATTACAAATTTTGCGGATGAACTATCTAAGGCAAATATATCGTTACAGGTAATTAGAGGTAATTCACCTTATGATGCGATGAAAAATATTTTAAAAGAATCAGTTGTTTTATTAACAGATTTCAAACCTATCAAAAACTTCAAAGCAATTGATAAGGATTTAATAAAGCATTCACCTATTAGAATTATACAAACTGATTCTCATAATGTTATTCCAGCGTGGATTGTGTCAGATAAACCCGAGTACTCAGCTCATACATTTCGACTAAAAGCACAAAAATTACAATTACAATATTTAACAATAATTCCAAATTATACGAGTTTTAAACAGAAACCTATTATGAAAACGATTTTAAATTTGGACGAGAAATATTTCGATTTACACAAAGATGTCAGTATAATAGATCTTAAAATGACTTACTCAGAAGGATATGGAAAATTTAAATTATTTGTTGAAAAAAAGTTGAAACATTATGCAGATGAAAGAAACAATTCTAATAATGATGTACTTTCAAAGATGTCAACATATGTTAACTGGGGCGTTCTGTCAGCTCAGGACCTTATATATAAAATTAACAAGCTTCGTAAAAATGATAATGTAAATACATATTTAGATGAACTTTGGATACGTCGCGAGGTCGCAGACAATTTTGTAAATTTTAAGAATGATTATGAAAAGACAAGCTCAGCGTGGAATTGGATGAAAGATTTGATGAAAAAGGACAAATATAAAACAAGATATTCTTTACAAGAACTTGAATCTGCCAAAACAGATGATGATTTGTGGAATAGTTCGATGTGTGAATGGAAGACGACAGGAATCATGCATGGATACATGCGTATGTTCTGGTGTAAGCAAATTGGGTTGTGGAATGCATCAAAGCAAAGAGCAATGGACATATGTAACTATTTAAATGACAAATATAGTTTAGATGGCTATGATTCAGGCGGATATACAGGCGTTGCTTGGTGTTTGTTAGGCGTACACGACCGTCCATTTTATGGAAAGCTTCGACCGATGACATTGAATTCTCAACGAAAACAATTGAAACCTTATATTGAAAAAAATAAATGTTAAGAAAATTATATATTATAATAATAAATGGAAGTTAAGAAATTATTTGTTGGACCAATCAAGTCGAAAGAAAACTGTAAATATTTTAATATAATCAATTGGATATTAGTAGTTCTACTTGCCTCTTTATTTATTCCAATGATGTTTATTTTATTTATGGGAAGTAATCAATTTAAAAGTAAATATGTTAAAGAAAGACTAGGTGTTGTTATTATAGGTCTTATTTTACAAGTTTTTTTAGCTTGTTCAATTTTTATTGTCCGAATTATGCACGGAATCTGTCTAAAATCACTTAAATAAATATTGAAAAAATATATATGTATATATTATACAAACAAAATGAACTTAAAAGAACTTTTAGTCGGCCCTTTAAAATCTAAAAAACACTGCAAATATTTCCAAGTTATCAATTGGTTACTTGTAATTTTGTTTGTATGGTTAACACTTACATTATCTATAGTTGCAATTGGAAACTTCAAAGAATTCAAGAAAGATTTAAATTTGAAAAGTGTATATTTGTATTTAATGTTAATTCTTAATATATATGTTGTAAGAGTTATGCATGGAATTTGTCTTAAAGCCTTAAATTAAATTTAAAAATGATGAAAAAACAATCTTAAAAATATAAAATAAAAATTAGAAAAAAAATGGAGTTTGTTTTAGATATTACAAATAATAGAACTTATATTTGGATTTATTTTGAAACAAGTGTTTATCTTGTAATTACAAAGGAAGACAATACATTTGCCCCTAATCAATCTATTCGTTTGAAAGACTTACTAAAAATTACGCAAGATGACAGTGTTATTATACCCACTTATATTTCTAATAGTGGAATTTTCAAAGGGATTATAGAAGAATCAAGCGTAGTTCAAGGTGATTATGATAAAAATTTCACTTTAATTCCTGGAAAACTAATGTTGTCTTCAAAAATTACATTTGGAAAAACGAACAAAGGTTTGACAAAATATCAATTTAAGCCTCTTGATAATCGTTTTCCTAAAATGAAAGTGGCTTCAAGTATGAAATCAAATATTGATGCTTATGTTAAAGTTGAGTTTGATAATAATTTAAACGCAAGTTTAGTTGAAAAGATCTGTGATGTGAATGAAATAGAAAAATATGAAAGTATTCTTATTTCAAAAAATATTTCAAGAATTCGCAACAAACTTTTTAAAAAATTTCGTGAATTTGAATACAAATCTACTGAAAAATACGATGAAGATTGGAGGAAATACAAAACTTTCTCAATTGACCCAGAAGGGTGTTGTGATGTTGATGATGCTGTTTCTATAAATTCAGGAGAACTAGCAGTCCATATTGCAACACCGACTAAACTTATGAATAATGAGCTCGAAGATTATGTTAAAAATACAATTACTTCCTTTTATGGTAATAAGGAAATAACACATCTTCTTCCAGACAAAGTTGTTGAATGTGCGTCTTTAAACGAGAATACGCAACGGTATGTGTTGTCTGTTGTATTTTCAAAAACAAAAGACACACGATTGGTTCGTTCTCTTATTAAAATCGACAAAAATTACAGTTATGAAAATGTGTTAAACACAAATGATTATAAAAATCTTGTTGAGAGTTATAATGAAATCTTCGGTGAAACTATTGAAGACTCGCATAAAATTGTTGAGAATCTGATGGTTCAAGCCAATGCTTATATTGCCGAATTTCTTGTTAAAAATTTGAATGGTGATGCTTTAATTCGTAAAACATTTGAAGATGGCACAGTTAATTATCACTTTTATAATGAAGGTGATAAAAACAGTCATACAGGTCTTAATGTAGATTTATATACACATTTTACATCGCCATTGCGTCGTTATGCCGATCAAATTGTCCATCGTGCTTTATTTAAAATTTTAGAGAAAGAAACGAAATACACATTGAAATTTGATAAAATTTTGAAACTGAATCGTTCAAAATTAGCAGAAAAATTGCTATATTCAAAATTGAATGTTATTGACTTGCTTATTAAAGATGATGTTATTATCAAAGGCAAAATATTATATATTCAAGATGGTTTCGCACGAATTGAGAATGAAAATCTACGAATTTCTATTCCTATTGTAAGTAGAAAAATAGAAGATTTGATAAACATTCAAAAGAATGAAAATATTTATGAAATTGTTATAGAAGATAATATATTTTACATGAATATAAATGATGAAGTTGAAATCAAAATATCTTATGATGCACTTAAAGGAATTGAAGGAATTACATACGAATGGATTTCACCAAATTTCTGTTTGATATAAAATATATTAATAATTTTCAATTTTTTTTGTGTAATTAATATAAATGATGTTAATTGTATTGATTATTATTCTAATAATTATCATATTGTCAATTCTATATTTATATAATCCATTTATTTCGGATACTGAAAATGAAAATGAAAATAAAGGAAAAGATGAAGATGAAGATGAAGATGAAGATGAAGATAAAGATGAAGATGAAGATGAATATGATGGAGATATTGATGAGATAACAGATATTATAAAATCAGTTGCTAATAGTAATCCTGTAATTCAAGAACTTAATTCTAACAAGCAAACATATGATGCTGCTTGGGTTCTCATTGCTATACAGGAGGCGGTTCGTCTTGATTCTTTGACAGAAGAAGAAGCGTTTGATGCTCTTAGTAATACTAGATATGATCGTGATGAATATGAAGATGCAGAAGATGTTGGTAGAGATGTTATTCGATTTGTGAAAGGAGAACTTGAACATGACACTATTTCCGATTTTGATGAAGAGGATATTGGTTCAATGTCAGGTAAATCAGTAGGAGACTACTCAAGTATCATTGCTGGATTATTAACTCCTTTAATTTGGAATGACAATTTTTTATCAATGAAACGTGCTAAAGAAGTTATATTTGACATTCAATTTGTAAAAGATAAAACCCTTGATAAAGATAATGGTTCAGAGGAGTTAGGTTTTCTTACAAAGACAAAGAATGGAATCTCTTTTTACAGAAAACAAACAAGTAAAAGAACACAAGATAATTCAGGTGGAAGTGCTGAAAACGAGAATGGTTCAATAGGATGGAATCAAAATAATAAGGAAAGAGATAGTCATAAAGTTGCTTGGGAGGACGATGTTGCTATGGGTGTTTCGGTTGCTGCAATGCTTGTTGAACATCATATAGTTAAAATAACAGATGACGAGAAAAAAACTATTAAAGAAGTTTTTTATGGAATTGCCACTGGTTATGATGACGTGTTTGGAAATTTACAACATGCGTATGACTTTGAAACAGAAGAAGAATCACCTATGAGATGGACTCGTAGTATTGGATGGGGTCTTTTCGGATTAGTTTTAATAATGAGAACGCTTTCTTCATTAGGCTATTCATCAGAATCAGTAGAAGTTCGTAATATCATTATAAAACATATAAAGGAAGTATATGAATGGCAAGATGAAGATGGTTTGTGGTTTCAAAATCCAAATTTTGTTGATGATGAAGATAATTATATTGAAACAACAGGTTCTTCTCTTATATTAGCAGCAACAGCAGAAATTATAAGACAAGGTTATTTAAAAGAATATAAAGAAAAATATGAAATGGGAATGGAAGAATTATTAACGTACATTGATGACGATGGAAATGTAGAAAATTGCGTGAGTGGGACGAGTATAGGTGCCAATGCTAAATTTTATTACGTCCGTGATGTGGATGAAAAAGAGGATTGTGAGAAAATTGGTCTAGTTTTACTAGCATTAGTGAACTACAATAAACTATTGAAAGAGAATCAGTTATGAGTGGATTTCACCAAATTTCTGTTTAATATAAAACATATAAAGATAAAAAACTGAATACTTTATAATATTTACAAAAATGTTTCAAAAAAAATCTTCTGTAAAAATTTCGGATGTTTCTAAAGTTAAATTATTTTATAAAAATGATGAAGTTGATGATTACAATCGTTTTTTAAAACACAAAGAAATTACTGGTGATGTTGATCAATATGATTCCGAGAATGACACATATAAAATTATAAATATTCGTCTTCAAAATAAATTTGATATTCTCGATTTCAACAAAACTCAAGAAGATTTCCATGTAATTTCTAAGGGTGATTCTATTGAGCCCAATGAAACCGTTCGTTATAAAATTCCTTATTTTATGATGTTAATTTCTCTTTTACAATCAGGTGTATTTACGTTCTTTATTGTGTCAAGAAATAAAGAAAATAAATTAATGGAATATGCCGCTTGTCCTAATGAGCTTTACTATTCCATGTTTACAGAAAACTGCCGTGACAATCGAGAGAACGTTTATATGATGCTCAGTTATCAGTTGTGTCATCGAGGTATCGCACATTTAATTAGCAACGTCTTTCTACAGCTAATTATGGGGATTCCAATTGAACTTATGTTTGGTTCGGTTAAGATGTTAATTCTTTATAATGCTGGTGTTTTAGGTGGTTCTATGTTCTGTTTCCTATTCAATCCATACACTCGTGTTCTTGGAGCTTCTGCTGGTGTTTATAGCTTATTTGGTATTCACCTCGCTCACCTTATTATAAATTGGGAAGACATAAAATATTCTTTCGTTAAAAGATGGGAACGGATTCTTGGTTTGTGTTCATTTCTTGGGATCGAGATCGCAACATCCATATTGAGTGATTCAAGAACATCACATGTAGCTCATCTTGGTGGCTCTGTTGCCGGCGTTTTAGGTGGAATCATTCTTCTTGATAATTTTAAAGTGCTTTATTGGGAAAAAATATTCATTTTAATAACAAAATGTGTAACTGCTTTTTTATTTGGAGCTTTTTCTTTCTATTATTCGTTCAAATCTTTAAATTATAATCGCTGTTAAGTGCTCTTTCCATCGCTAAAGCGGTTAATGCCAAAATAGGGCAAATTCAATCAAAATAGCCTTAAAGGTCGCATGGAAGTCGGTGTTGAAACTAGCAAGGAGACCGCAAGGAGACATTTTAAAAAATTTCTGAAAAAAAATTTTCAGAAAAAAAAATTTCTGAAAAAAATTTCTGAAAAAAAATAAAAATGATAGAAAATACAAATTAGAAAACATTTCATAAAAACATAAAAAATGTCTATGATGTGGTTTCGTTTTGTAGTGATTTTAAATTATTCTGCAAACTCATTTGTATTAAACACAAAAATATCTTCACATAAACTTACTATTTTATATAATAAGAAGATTGATTTGTTGACACAAAAAGAAGAAAATACTTTATTTAAAAATTTGAATTCAAAACATTTTAACATTTCTAACAAATGTCGAGAAGTACTTGTTTATCGCAATCAAGGACTTGTTCGAAACATTGTTAATAAGTATTTCTATACAACTGGACTTGAAATAAATGATATTATTCAAGAAGGAAATCATGGTTTGATTCGTGCTATTGATATGTTTGATAATTCACAAAATATCAAATTTTCTACTTATGCCACGTATTGGATTAAGGCTTATGTAAATAACTGTATTAAGAATCAAGCTCGATTAATAAGATTGCCATATCATATTCATGATAGAATTCGTGACATTAAAAAACTTGAATCTAACAATAATACTCATGAAGAGATTTCTCGAATTCTCAATTTGAAAAAAGAGAAAATTGAAAAGATTAAAAAAGCATCATTAGATACATTATCATTTGATACATATTGTGTTTCAAATGATAATGTATTGATTGATACTTTATCTTATTCTCCAGAGAATATGATCGAAAAAGATTTATATGATGAAATTTCATCAAATTTAGATGAAATAGAACAACTTGTAATCTTTTATCGTTATTATTATAAAAATAATTTGAAAGTTACAAGTTCAAAACTAAACATAAATAAACGGAAAGTTAGTAGGATTGAAAAAAAAGCTATAAAGAAGTTGAAAAAGAGTTTAATTTTATAAATTATGTTAAAAAAAATTCACATAAACAAGAATCATTAAAAAAAGGAACCACACCTTGTTGTGTGATTCCTTAATTTATTGTTTTGTTTTTGTGTTTTTTGTGTTTTTTAGTTGTACAGAGAGGCGTTGTACTTCTCCATCTCTGCGTTATAACGCTCCTTATCTTGCTCTGCTGCTTTCTCATATTCGCTCTTATCAGTAAGAGCCTTCCAATCAGCAGCCAGTTTCTTAACTGTTGAAGAGAAATCTGCTTTGTCGCCTAGAGCCTTCTTGACAGCGGGACGATGTTGGTCGCAATAAACCATGTATGCCGATTTGGCTTTCTTAGGAGCGTTCTTGTCCTTGAACTTCTTGACACGGATGGAGTCATCAATGAAAAGTTTGATAAGACGTTCGGACTCGTCTGACTTTCCAAGTTCCTGACATACTTTCTCAATCAAAGAGATGGAAGAAGAACGAATAGATTCAGAAAGATTGCGCTGCAAATTGTGATACATAAGCTGAGACATAATGTAAATATCTTGAATTATTATGGACAGATGCTTTTATATGTTGAAAGACTTAGATAATTTTATGCAAACTTGCAATCATTTTTATTTTTTTTTAGTTTTTTTATAGGTAAATCGTAAATTTTCCCATTCATATTTTTGTAAAATTTTAATAAAAAAATACTTATTTACCTTCTTTTTTTGTATATAATAAATTTGAAAAAATTATATATGTATATATTATAAAATAAATATGCTAAAACGATCATTCACATTAATTAGCGTAAAAGGAAAAGAAGGTAAAATTGCGGATAATCGCTTTATTTCTTCTACACCAAGTGGAGCTGCGAAGAAAATGTTCACTAAAATTTGCCGTGATAAATCAATAAAAGGTCCTTGCGAATTTGTTATAAAATTAAAAGAGACAACACAGGGCTCCGCGAACAAAGTTTACAAGTATGATTTAAAGCGTGTTAAACTTAAGAAACCTCTAATAATCAAACGTGGCACAGCTCAAATAAAAATTGAATACAAATCTGAAATAAAAAGTGTGAAGAATTAAATATTCGTTTCAAAATATAAAAACATTTAACAATTAAAATTTTAATATTATAATGGATGAATTTGAAGAGAATGACGAGGTTTTTCAGAGATGGAGACCTAAATACCAAACAAACGCAATTGAACATCCGTGCTCCCTTTATGAATCAAAAATAATGCAATCCATTGATACTGTTATAGATGAACCTTTAAGTATTATTCATACAAATAATGACATAGGTGAGTATATATCAAATGCTCAAATAGAGGCAATTGCGATGTGTATTTGCTCTTTGGAAAGTGTTCAATCTTATGAAACAAATTCAAGAGGTTTTTTTTTAGGTGATGGTACTGGTGTTGGAAAAACAAGAATTTTGGCAGGATCTGTTGCTGAATTATATTCAAGAGATTCAACAAATTTTAGAGTCTTGTGGGTAACACCGAATAAGACTCTAATAGAAACAGCAAAAAAAGAATGCAAAATTGTTGAAAGAATTGGAAATCAAATGCCAAGTGTAATAGAAACAATCAATAATAATGCGGGGATATTGTATATTACTTATAATTCCTTAAGTAAATCAAAATTGTTATTGAAAAATTGGATAAGTCAAAGCAATAATTCTTTAATTATTTTTGATGAAGCACATATGCTCAAAAATTCTAATACAAAAATGTCCGAAGCAGCAATGGACATACAAAGCTATTCATTAAAAGGCCGTGCAATTTACTCAACAGCAACAGCTGCTTCAAAAGTTAGTGAGATTCATTATATGTCAAAATTAGGATTATGGGATAATCACAAAATTTTTTGTAAAACTTTAGAGAGATATGGAAGTCAAGCAGTTATTTTTATAGCTTTACAGTTAAAGTATAATAGTAAGATATGTGCTAGAAATTTAGGTTTTGATGGAATTCAAATTGATGTAAGTAAATGTGAATTGAGTCAAAGTGATATAGTTTTGCACGATGAAATTGTAAAAAAGATTCAGTTAAAACATAATTTCTATGGAATAGATTTTTTAAATTTTTTTAATTATTTTATAACATCTTTTAAATTGAACCATACGATAAAATTAATTGAAAAATCTTTAGAAATTGGTGAATCAGTTATTATAGGCTTGAATTTTACAGGTGAAACCGCAGTAAAACGTGGGTTTTCGTCAAATGTTAAAGAATTATTGACTAGATATAATATTGATATAGATGGTTATGATTTTAAAATAAACCCAATAGATTATATTATAAATTATTTTGGTTCAGATAATGTTGCTGAAATATCAGGTCGTTCTTATAGATATACATTTAACAATAATGAAATAGTAAAAATAAAAAATCAATCAATTCAATCTGAAATTAAAAAATTTGCAAATGATACTAAGAAAATCGCAATAATAACAAAGGCAGGTTCAGCAGGTATATCATTAAATGGTGTTCGTCCAAGACATCATATTATTTTGGAACTACCAAAAAGTGCTGATAACTTAACTCAACAATTTGGAAGAGCATATAGAGCAAATAGTGTATCTACACCTCATTATACTATTATAACAACTAATATTCCAAGTGAAGTGAGATTCATTAATGGAATACAAAAGAAATTAGAGGATTTAGGAGCGATTTCAAAAGGTGATAAGAATACAGGAGTTTTAAGTAAAACAAATATTGGTTCAAATTCTATCACAACATATGCTTATAATTATTATAATTTTGATTTTCAGCTTCAATTTTCTCTGAGTTGGATGAAAGTAAATGATTCAAGTTTAGAATATTATGATGTAAAGAATCTTGTAAAGGGTTTTGATGAATTTGATTCGTATCTAAAGAATTATGCATTACCTTTTTTCACAAATTTGTTAAGTTCTATAAATCATTATGTATTCTATAATGAACTTAATAATAGAATGTATAATATTACAGAAAATAAAAATTCCACTTTAAATAGATATACTAATTGGAATCCAAAAAACTGGAGGTACATATGGAGCTCATTTACTAAAAGATTTAATTCTCAACCTATTGAGAAAATAATATTAATGTATCGTGCTTTGTTAATTGCAATACAAAAATATCTTCCTCAATTTGCAGATAAATTTAGTGACATAAACCATTGGAATTATATAAATCATTTAAATCATACACAAACTACAAAAACATTAGTAAAAACATTACTAATTTGTTCTAATAAATATGAATGTGTAAAAACATTAGGAACTTTACCTCTTGATTTATATGGTAGTATAATAGATTATCTTATTCCTGTTAATCATTTAACAGAAATTGGTTGTCCTAATATACTTTTGAATTTTACTTCTCAAAATATGTATATTTGGAAAAATGTAAATGATTTTATGAATACAACCTTTACTCTAAATATGGCATCTCAAAATATTATTAACAACATTATGAATGAAAACATAGAGAATACAAGAACAATAGAAAAACGTCGTAACAGTATAAAACATATAGATGATTTTATTCTTAAAGGAAAAACAGATTTTTACACAAAAATTGTTAAGACGAATGAGAATTCAGAGGAGATTTTACTTCATGTGAAGATTTTGTCAAAATATTTAATAAGTGATTATGTAAATTTATATGTTTCCTTAAAACAAAACGGAAAATTTATTAATTTTATTAGACATAATGATAATCAATCAAAAGTATATATCTTAGCAAAATCAGAAAAATATTATTATGATTTATATGAGATCTGTAATACAAAACCAGTAAAGAGTTTTATGGAAGTTCAATGGCAAAATAAAGAAGATCAATATCAAATAATTTCCGATTATAATTGGGTTTATAACACAAAGGAATCATTCGAACAAAAAATGAAGATTTGTAATATTTCATATCATTTGACTTTTACTATAAATAATGCTATCAAAAATTGGAATTCATCAACTGGTATAGTGTTAAAAATTACAAATGTTGAAAATTGCCGTGATTTCATAGGTCTATTGCTAAAAAACTCAAGAGAGTTCCACGACTAAAAAACCTTTCGGTTTTTGTTTGTTTTTGACCCTTGTGGTCTTTTATATTTTTTGTTTGTTTTTGTGGTCCATTCGGACTCGTCTTTTTGATTTTTATTTGTTTTCAATTTACCAATATACAAGCTATAATTAGATTGCAAAATTGGATACCACTTCCTCCCAAATAGTGTTAATATGTATTAATATATAGGCATTCGCGGCGGTATTCCAAGCAGTAATAGCATCATCATAAAATGTACGGTGTGCATGTTCTACACAATAATTACAATTAGCATAAAAGCAATATGTGTTAAGTACAGCCTTAGCTGCATCTCTTGCTTCTAATGCATTAGATAAATTATTCTGATTATTCATCAGAATACTTTCCTGATTAACAATCCTTTCATACTCATTATATATAATCTCACTACGGACTAGAGAATGAAGTTCAGTAAAATCACCACTTGTAATAGAGTTAGCCTCAATAACAAAATCCTTTGCACTATATTTCTGAATAAGTGCAAAATAGTTACAACGTTCCATTGAAGAATTCATAAACATACAGTTCATAATTTGTAAACTTTCAATGTTCCAGTTACCAATAGGTTGATTAAAACTGTAAGACAAACAGAACATACAGTTCATATTAGTCACTTTAGAAACATCCCATTCTGAAATGTCTTGATCGAATTTTTCAGCATTATTGAACATACTTTCCATAGTAGTCACTTCAGAAACATCCCATTCTGAAATGTCTTGATTGAAATTGTTAGTATCTTCAAACATACTTTCCATAGTAGTCACTTTACCTGTTTTCTTTCCCCATTTTCCAATGGGCTGGTTAAAACTGATATCACCCTCGAACATACTTTTCATATTAGTCACATTAGAAACATCCCATCCGGAAATATCTTGATTGAAACAAGAAGCGTGATAGAACATACCACACATATCAGTTACCTTAGAAACATCCCATTCTGAAATATCTTCATTGAAATAGTAAGCATCTAAGAACAAAAATGTCATTCTTGTCACTTCACTAGTATCCCAGTATTGAATTTTTCCATAGATTTTTTCTATAGCTATTTTATCATCACCTCCTTTTTTGTAATTTTCAACAGCCCACTTTATAGAATGATTATCTAATGGTTTCTTGCGGAATTCAGCAATGTATTTTTCAACATCAAATGGTAGACGACATGTAATCTTCTTCACAATATCAATCTGCTCTTCTTGAGTATAAGTCTTACTCATCTCACAAATCTTGTTGTTGCTTATCTTTCGTAAATCTCATTAAATCGTTTTGTTTTTGTCAAAAAATGTATAAAAAAATTTAGGGGTCAAAATTTAATCATTTTTATATATTAAATTTTATATATTAAATTTTATATATTAAATTATATAATGAATATTGAAAAAACAAAAAAAATAGCGTTATTACTTGTATTTGCAGCAATATTTGCGTATTCTTTCGACAATATAAAAGACGTTGAGATTAAAAATAAAAATCCTAATGATAGTCGATTTAGTAGTTTAAAGAAAAAAGATGATATTATGATCTCTGCAGATCGTAAGACTGTTTATTTAGATATTGAACAAAATGATTTTAGTGCTTCTACAAAATATGGTAGAATCGTTATTGAATTATTTGATGATATTGTTCCAAAAACTTCAGAAAATTTTTATCAACTTTGTAAAAATGGTAGATATGCATCTGTTCCTTTCCATAGAGTAATTAATAATTTTATGGTTCAAGGAGGTGATATTGTGAACTTTGATGGAAGCTCAGGTCAAAGTATATATGGAGAAACTTTTGAAGATGAGAATTTCTTATTAAAGCATTCAGAAGCAGGTTTGGTTTCTATGGCTAACTCGGGTCCTGATTCAAATAACTCGCAATTCTTCATTACACTTGCACCTCAACCACATTTAAATAACAAACACGTTGTGTTTGGCAAAGTAACTTCTGGAATGAATTACATTCATGAAATTGGTAATAGACCAACCGATATGGACGATAAGCCATTGCAAGATGTCATTATTAAGAATTGTGGTTTGATGAATTAGAGTGTATTTAAATTTTTATATTTTATAATATAAATGAGACATATTATATTATTTAACTTTATTGTTATTTTGATTTTGATTGTTGTAATCTCAATATTAATTAAAAAGGTAATGAATAATAAAGCAACGAAAAGAGGAACAAATGGTTCTATAAAATATTTGCCAATAAATGTTCCAACACGAGGTGAAAAACTAAATTATGAAGAAGTTGGTGTTATATCTAATGGTGATAAATTATTTAAACTAATGGGACGACAAATATATTCAGGTTCATCTAAATGGCAGTATTATGCACTTTCTGATCAGTATAATAGCGTGAGACTAACTGTTATCAACAAAAAAGAACGTGAATGTGATACATCTCAAGGTTGTGAAAAAATGTTTGATGGTGATGTATTAACAGTTCCTGATGTCGATAAGAATTTGAAATTCAATGTAAATATGCATAATAAGAATGTTTTAAGATACATTCCTTTTGTATAAAGAAAAATGATACATTTTACACCCTTGAATTTGTAATATACATTTAGAAAGAAAAATGTATCTAACTTACATAGAAGACTCGAGAAAAAAGAGTTTAGAACGAGTGCTAGAAGTGAAAGAGAAACGTAAGAAATATGCTAAAGGTACTTCTGAATATAGATGTCTGACAAAACTTTTAGCTTTACGTGTGAAAAGCATTCGTCAATACGATAAGCAGTTATCACGATTTAGATAGAGACATTAAAAAACGAAGATTTCGTTTGTGCCTATTAAGTAGGTTTTTTTATCTTCTTATTATTGAGATGAATTCACTTCCAAATGAAATCCATCGGGAAATTTATTCTTTTCATTCATTAGAAAAACAAAATGAAATTTTGAAGAGAGAAAATCAAGTTCTAAAACAATTTGTTTATCTTCAAACGCCATTTTATTTTATTTCCTTTGGTTTTTTTATAATAACATGTTATTTCTTATTTCCATATTCACTTATCTTTTTTTTTGTTTGAAAAATAAAAATGATGTTAAAAACAAACTTAAAACCTTAGGGAAACTTCTTATAAATAACAATGAAAATGTTGAAAGAATCTAATAGCAATCCAAAAGAGAAGTTCTCTTATTTTGGAATAGATCCAGAGGTCTGCCGACCTCCTGAAGGTTTCAAGTCTTGGACAGAATATGCTAAAAAAGAGATTCAAATCAACAAAAAATTTTCAAAGAAAAAGAAGTAAGATGTTTTAATAAAGATTTTAACATCTTTTTTTTATTTTCAAGCGTTTAAGTGCTCTTTCCATCGCTAAAGCGGTTCTGTCAAAATAGGGCAAATAGCATCGAAATAGCCTTAAAATCGCATACAGCCGGTGTTGAAACTAGCAAGGAGACCGCAAGGAGACATTCAAAAAAATTTTCAGAAAAAACAAAAAACCTTCTCTTTGGGTTTTTTATAAATTTATTTAAAATTCAGAATGAATTAAATTCCATAAAGCTAGTCGATCTTCTGGCTTTGTTCTATCAAATCTATAATCATAAGTCCATTTGTCATTGTATCTATTGGTTTTATTTTCTTCTTCTGAATTAAACTCTTTATGAAGTGTTAAATCATTACGAATCTTTCGATTTCTTTCTAATAAATTTGAGGGTATTACATAGAAGTAATTCGTGTCAGCTAGATTGAACCAATAGAAATCATTATCATCGATAGCGTATGGTTGATGTTTACCAACTCCATCACTTTTTTCTAATTTAAACTGAAACGAATTTCCATAATCACCAGTATGATTTTTAGTCTTCTCTTGAACTTTAATAGAACCATCAATGATAAAATCAACAGCACAGCCACTGATTTCTTCCATATCAAATATCTCAGAGAAAGTATCAATTCTCAGATGGATATGTTCAACTTCAAGTTTACACGATTCATTACATATTAATTGCAACTCACGATATGGTTTCCCAAGTGTTGCTGAATACTTAGTAATATATTCAATAATTATATCATAAATAGCATCCTCTTCAACACCAAATTCTTTATTGACTCCACTATTATATGATAACCATTTTGGTATTTTCTTGTTTTTGTTTGAATGTGGAGGAATTACAAGAAATTTATCAATTTTCATATTATGACAAATTGTAAGCATATTTTCATAATAACCAAACCGTTCATATTTATCTTTAAACTCCTCAGGACATTTGTATCTTTTTATGTCAAATTTAGGAATTTCGGCATTACTTGCTTTGTTTTGAATTGGCAACCAAATATCATCATTTGAACCCTTAATACGAACACAGGTATCTACGTGACAGCCTTCTAACCCGACCTCTTTAATATCTATATTTGAATCTTGTTTTTTATTTATAATTTCAAATATTTTTTTGATAGACTTTTTTTCAATTGCTTGACTGTTATTTTCAGGGTCTTTGGCTCGTGCTTCTAATTTCTCTTTCCTTTCAGCTTCGCGTTCACTTGGAGGTTTTTTTTTGTCGTTTCTCCAAGTACAAACCATCGTTAGTTCAATTTTGTTTCCAGGAAATATGAAATTAAATTTACATTGTTGAAAATCAAATTTACCTTCTTCTGCTTTCTCTGCCTTAACGATGGCATTAAATGCCTCTTCATCTTCTACAATAGATATACCATGTTTCTCAAGTTCTTTAATAAATTTTGCATAAGTCCAAGTCATTTTTACAATTTTTTGCTTTTATTTTAAATATCTCGTTACTTTTATATTAAATTTTTTTATCATTTTTATTTTTTTTTGAAAATTTTTTTTGAAAATTTTTTATTATTTTTATTTTTTTTTGAAAATTTTTTTTTTGAAAATTTTTTTTCATAAAATTTTTTTTTCAGAAAATTTTTTTTCAGAAAATTTTTTTTCAGAAAATTTTTTTTTTGAAATATTTTAATCGAAGTTTCTTCATTTCACTATCTGCTACCCTATTTTTTTGTAAATAAGAATAGTACTTATTATCTTTAAGCATTTCTTCTATAAAATGAATTGCATACATACCGCATTCATTATGACCATATTGATGTTTTATTTTATTTGTGTAAATTTTTAAATCAAAATTCATTTTAAGAGCTTGTTTCTTAAGTTTTATTAAGTATTTTTTCAATTCTGGTGGTGGTTCATTTCCATTCGAGTCAAAAAAATAAATTTTATTTTTTTTCAAATTCATAAATAAAGAAATCCAGTGGATTCCTTCACCTTCATAGGTATCTGTATTTAATACTGCTCCTACAGTATTATATTTCGATTTTAATTTTTTGTATGAGAAATTGCACAACCCTGCAAATTCACATTTACCAAGTAAATTTTCCTTATCAAAGTCTATTGTCTGTGGGAAAAAAATCCTAAATTCTTCTTCACATTTTTCGTATTCTTTTAATGCTTTATAGATTTCTTCATCAGTTAACCATTCACCTTTAAACCATTTGCTTTTTTTTGTCTGTTTTTTTGTTTTGCATTTTCTGTTCTTCTTGGGGATACGTCTTGATTTAAGCATATTACTTATATTATATATAAAAAATAATATATTGATGTTTTTATATGCTAAAAATTCAACATATAAAAGTAAAAAGCATATTCAAAATTAGTATAAATGATGAACGAACCAAATGAATTCGATGGGTATTCCTTTTATTGCGTTACTATACAAGCGTCGATTTTTAAAAATTTAGTTGAATCAATAAAGGAGATATTACCAGATACAACAATAGAGGTTTCAAAAGAAAATGTTCGTATTTTATCAATGGATCCTACACATAGTGCTCTTGTGCATCTAAACCTTGATGCTGAAAAATTTGAAAAGTTTCATTGTTCTTCAAAACAAATTTTAGGTGTAAATATGGTAAATTTTTTTAAACTAATTAAAATTATTTCAACAAAAGATATTCTAACACTCTTCGTAAATAATACAGACTTAAATCATTTAGGAATAAAAATCGAAAATCCAATTAAAAATACATCAACTACATTTAAATTAAATCTAATGGATCTCGATAATTCAATGATGAAAATTCCGCCAACAAAGTTTAGAAACGTTATTTCAATGAAATCAACAGATTTCCAAAAAACATTAAGAGATATGTTAAATATTTCAGACGAAATCGAAATTAAAACAGTTGATAATACAATGATTTTAACGTGTCGTGGCTCATTTGCAGATCAGAAAACAATCATAGGTGAATCAACAACAAATGGTTTCCAATTTACTATAAATGATGAGGTTGAAGAAGAAGACAAAATTATTCAAGGAGTATTTAATTTGAAGTATTTGTCTTTGTTTTCTAAATGTTCATCCTTATCACCATCAATCAACATTTTTTTAAAGAATAACTATCCAATAATTCTTGTATTTAGAGTTGGCTCATTAGGAACATTGAAACTTTGTTTGGCCCCAAAAAATCAAAATTAAATTATTTAAAAATGTAATGATAGATTCTAAATTGTTAAAAAATTTAAAATCAAAAGATAGAAACATCTGTTATAAAAAATTACTAACTGTTGTAAAGGAAAATAAGCCAAATGTTATATTTAACATTATCTCAAATCCAGATAAATTTATAAAAGACTTAAAAGTTTATAATGCTTTAAATGACACATATGATACAGATATAAATATTGATAAAATTTTACTATTTGTTATTCGTATTATAAATGCTAATAAAATTCATGATTTGCCATTATCAAAAGAATTTGTTAGACACGCTGATAAATATTACACAGACTTTCTTAATTTTTCAAAATTAAGTGAGAAATCAAAGAATATCTTTCTTTCAAAAATAGAACAAATTAAAACTAAGATTTATAATAATGAACATTTAAGTATAATTGAGATTATTAATGACCCTGATAAATTTAAAAAAAAAGTTGAAGAATACTCACAAAAAAATAAAGGAAAAGGTGATAATGAAACATTAAGTATTCATTGGAAAGATGCTACTTATAATGCTATATTAGCATTATTTAAACATAATCAACAATTTCATCGTAGAAATTCAGAACTAACACAACAATGGGTAAATCATCATAAAATAATAAGTAATGAAATTGAAAATAATTATAATGAAAATAAACCTTCAACGGAAAGACAAAAATTAGAAATTAGTTATTTAGATGCTGTTTCTATTCGTAATAGTCTTGAAGATGGAAGTGACATAAAATTATTACTATCTTTTTTGACTGATATGGCTCCTTTAAGATCTGATTATGGTAATGTATTATTGATAAAATCAAAGATTGTTCCAAAAAAATATATAGGGAAAGCCAATTATATACATAATAATAAGTTTTATTTAAATGTTTATAAGACATCAAAAAAATATGGAACAATAGAACTTCCAATTAGTAAACTTGTACAAGAACAATTAAGTATATCTTTAAAAAAGAAACCTAGAAATTATTTATTTACAACTCAAAAAGATAATATACCTTATATTGTTAAATATCAAAAATACTATGAAAAAGAATTTAATAAATGGGCTAATAAGAGTTTAAGAAAAGTATTTAAAAATAAAGATATATCATTAACATATTTTAGACATATTTATATATCACGACCAGATTTGAATATAAGTTTAAAGACAAATGCTGGAAAAAAAGAGATAGCAAATAAAATGGGTCATTCAATAGGTCAACAATCAAAATATCAATGGATAGAATGAAAAAAAATATATGTATATATTAAAATGGAAGATCTTATTTGGTGGCCATATGCTCTTGTTATATCTATGTTTATTAATATTTTTATAGCATTATTTTTTAAACTTGAATTAAGTTATGCTTTAATAGTTGGAATGCCTATATTTTTATTGATATTACTAGCTATTTATGGAGAGACTTATCGAAAAGAAATAGAAATGAAATAAAAAATATATGTATAGTTTAAATGAGTAATACATCAGATATTGATAATGCACTTGAAAAGCAAAAAAAAAGTTATGATGATGTTGGAGAATTTAAAAAAAATTATAAAAAAGAAGTAGGAAAATATATAAAATCAAAAGTAAAATCTGAAATACAAATGTCTTCGATTTTTATAATATTTTTCATATCTTTTATATTTATAGTAACATCATCTACAGCGATAGGAACATATGAAAAATACTGTAAAGATAATAAGAATAAAGTTGATATTGACTTAAATAAATTTTTTATAGCAAGTTTATCGGCAAGTATTACTGTACCTGTAACATTATTATTAGCAAAATTTGGTGGTTCTTTTCGTTTAACATTATTTACTATTATATTTAGTATTTTAGGTTTTGTTGCTGCTGCAGCAACAATTCATTGGTCTAATAACTGTAAAAAAATGTCTAAAAAGGAAAAAAATAAAAGAATCGCATGGTCTGTTGGTGGAGCATTTTCCTATATCTTGATTATTGCGTTTTCAATATTTTTGAATACTAGTAATTCAAAAGCATCTCAAATAAGAAATATCGCAGGATATTAATAGTAAAAAAATTTTATTTTTTATATTTTTTTTATTTTTTTTCTTTTTTTTCTTTTTTTTTTGACCCTTAGTGGTCATATGTGTGTTTGACCCTTATTGGTCAATTCTTGATTCAAACGAGCCTCTCGGTCACGCGAATCTGAAACACAACGTTTGTCTTTAAATTACGCTGTGTCATGTTGCGAAAGCTCACATGATAATTATCCCCATTAAGAGGAAATCTTACACATGTGTCTCCACGATTATACTGAGACTTGAGTAACTTTTCAGTATCAGAATCGTAATCGTACCAAACATCACTTTCTTGATATTGCCATATTTTCTTCAAAGTCTGTCTTGACTTATAAATTATTTTTTGGCAATTTTCCTCTATAAGAGGTAATCCATAAAAGTGATGAGGGACAGTCTTGTTCGGCATGCTGTTGTTGCTTGTAGTCTTATCGCTTATCGTTTTTCTTTCTAAAAATCTCTATAATGAATTCAAGGGGTTATTTTTATCCTTTTTTATTTAATCTTCTTTCTTATCTTTGACACCAGTTAAAACGTCTTCATATTTTCTTAAAGTTTTAGTTATAATTTTGATAAGGGATTTGAAAACTTTTCCTTCCTTAGACTCACCAACAAAGGGAATATCAATAGCTTCATTGAGTTCTTCAACAAGAGTTTCTTGAAATTCTTTCTTTTCCATTAATTCGAGTAAAAGCTTCATTAAAAGTTCACGTGATTCTTCCATTTTTATATAATTATAACATATATAAAAAAATGAAAAAAACCTACTTAAATAGGCACAAACTACTTGCGATATAAAACCGCTAACTTCGTTTTTTACTTCTTCAACACAATCTTATGTGTTGGACAAACATGCGGATATCCATGCCATACCTCTGGCAAGGGATTTTTCAGGAGGAATGATTGTATATCCTTCACCAAATCATCTTTCTGTTTGTTTGTCATCAAGAATATGTCCCCGTCCGTTAAATTCGTCTGTTTTTTGAGGTACATCTCATTTAGTGTTAACCCCATCTTATTCTTATTCTTGTAATCTACTAATATTGATTTTAATGGTATATTTTAATCATTTATTCTTTTATGAGTATTTCTTTAAACTTTCTGTTTCACATTCTGGATCTTTTAACAAAAACTCAAGATCATTTGTATTCCTTATATTTGCCACTATGTCTCTCGAAATATTTTTAATATCTGAATGAAGTGTTTCCGCTAAAAGATTGGGAAGACACGACATATTACCTATTAGATACTTACATCTTAAAACTTCTTCAATAAATTTTCTCTCTTCTTTTTCACCTTTTCCTATAATTTTATCAACAATTTTTATTGAAATATCATCATATTCAAATGTGTCACCAATATTGATATAATTATAATCAAAAAGTATTTTATCATATTTTTTTTGATGTTCTGCTAACTCCTTATGATAATGGTCCGAAATAATAACGATATTATAAGATTTTTCTTCAAATTTTTTTACTTTCTTAACAAAATTTTTAAATAAATGATAAAAAGTATTAATAGTTCTTGCTGAACGTGAATTAGATAATACCATATCAACATAATCATTGCGACGGAAATGAAATATGACTCTGTTTTCTTCAGTTTTAATCTTTTGTAAATATTCTGGAACTTTATAAACAGGTGTTGAAGGTTCTCTTAAAATCTTATTTTTATAATCATTTGTCAAGTAATTATAATTAGGATTTTTTGATCTACCAAGACCTGGTGTTGATGAGAGATCTATTTCAAGAATATATTCATTATTCCATTTATTAAAAAAATCTTTATTCATAACAATAAATTCCATAAAATTACATAAAGATATTCTTGTTGTTTTCCCTATATCTATGTTTGAGATATGGTCAAAAGCTGGGTATTTTTTCATATTTAGTATTGAAGAATTATGAACTCTATTTGAATAAGAATTTTTTGTTTTTACTAATTCAAAATTTGAAGTTGATTGTTGTAAAAACTTTATAAGAATTCTATCATATCTTTGTAAGAAGTCACCAAATCCATAATTAAGATCACACATAGTAAATTTTATTGTATTTTGTTCTTCTGTTCTTTTCAGTTTTGGTTTTGGAATCTTTGCTTTATTAAATTCAATATTATTAATGTTGTTTATTGTATATGATAAGTCTTTTTCATCAATTATTGTATGTTCATAGGGTATATTATCTATAAACTCTTTAAATCTTTCATCTATTTTCATATCGGTATTTAGATTGAAATTACGTTTTAAATGTTGTATTTTGTGTATATCAAATATATCATAAACATTCTCAATATTTAAACTTGTTTTTATGTAATTAAGATAATGTAAATTAATTTTTATAAAATTTTCAAAATTATGCTGAATATTAACTGGTTTTATAATAATTGCTTTAATATTATTATTATCTTTTTGAAATTCCGAATTTGTAATAATAGGTGTTTGATACAATCTGGTTACAATATTCTCTGTTGGAACACCTTGTGAGGTATTAAAAGTATTTATGTTAATAAAGTCCTTCTTATTTATTGATATTTTATTGATACTGTAAATAAAAATCATATATTATAATGTAATATAAATTATAATGACTAAAAAAAACATAGTATCATTTTGTTTATATGGTTCTCTTAATAAGTATTTACACGGTATAATAGAAGCAGTAGTTAGTTATAAAATATTTTTTATTAGTTGGGATATTCGTATATATGTATGTTCAAAACTAAAAAATCACAAAGTAATATCTATATTGAATGGTTTAGATGTAGAAATTGTATTTGTTGAGCAAAAATCAATAAAAGATGAAAGTAATGAAATGATGTATTATCGTTTTGAACCAATGTTTGAAGATGATATACAATATTTTTTAAGTCGTGATGCTGATTCAAGAGCATCTGCAAGAGAATTTGAAATGGTTCAAAAGTTCATGAAATCTGGGAAAACATTACATTCAATATTAGATCAGGGATCACACGGAAATATAATGGGTGGAATGTTTGGTGCTAATGTAGAACAATTAAAAAAATATGAAATAAAACATTTTACCGAGTTTATTAATCCACGAATAGAAAAAGAAGGAGGTGTAAGACGTGGTTCAGATCAAACTTGGCTTAGAATAATCTTCTCTCCTGTTGTTAATAAATTTGATGCGTATGTCTCTTTAAATGAAGATGTAATAAAAGTTAATGAAAGACGAAATATTAAAAAAAATGATATAATCTTACTTAATAAGACAAAGATTATAGAATGTGCTTATGATGTTACAAAACATTGTTCTGAATTTGTTGGACGTCAAGTTAATGTTGATCATACTCCAAATGATATAAAAATGAGAAATAATGTCTATTTACCTATAACATTTTAAAAAACCTTTCGGTTTTTTCTTTTTTTTCAATTTTTATTTGTTTTTTGTGGTCCTTTCGGACTCGTCTTCTATTTTTTATTTGTTTTTTGTGGCCTCAAAGACAGATAAATCTATCCCTGAAACTCTTGTTAGGATTGTTGGCTTTCAATCTCTTGGGAGAGTGTAACCAAATCATCCTTTTTGATGATATTTTGCTTAGAACTATATTTGGTCTTGAAGTATTCCTTTAAAGGCCATTTCTGATCAAAACAGGTGTTTTTTGCTTCAATTAGATCTTGAATGATCTTGATGCAATATAGACCTGAGTAAATCTTAGTATCCATCCTGACACCTATCTTTGTCTTGATAGTGTCAGTAGAATAAATGATCTCTAAATCCTTACTTGTAGTATCCTTGTAGTCCTTTTTCAATTTAGTGAAATAATCCTTGATTTCTGTAATCTTATCATAGGAATCTCCATCAATATTGAAATAGTACAGTTTATCACCTTCTGTATCCATATACAAACCAACCCATTTGGAAGTGTCTGCATTGAAGATGCAAGTAGCTGAACTTTTCATAGCACCCTTCAAATCACAGAAACTAAAACACATAAGGTCTTTCTTCTTACCTTTAGTGATTTTTGGTTCCCACTTATGATGAAAGGGATAGAATGTCAAAAAGTTACATTCACTTGCGGTTAACTTATTTCCAGGAGTAATCGGCTTATGAAACTTCCTCGAAAGGTAGTTATAAATCGAATCACAATCCAGATCTTTCGTAATACGGCTTTGAGTAGCCATCGTAAGTAGTGTAGTGCTAAACCCTAAGTCTAGCTCGGCGTCAATGAACTCTGTGTACGCACTTGTTGTATGCGCGTGTTGTCAAAGCTCACTAAATGTTTATATATGAATTTAAGGGGTCATTTTTATCCCTTTTTTATATATTGAAAAATGTACGTATTAGCTTACAATTATCAGGACATAATTTAACAGATCGAATATTCCATTCGTATTTATAATTTACTAACTCTTCTCTTGTAATTCCATAAAAATGTGGTCTTCCAGAATAATATAATTCTACAAATTTACCTTCTTTACACATTAACCATCTTTCGTTCAACCAGAAAAAATTGTCTGGAATCATATTTTTTGGTTCTTCAGGAATTTTTGGTAAATTCCTTATATGCTCTGAACGACTCCACCAAAAATTTCCACTATAAAACATACAATGATTCTCATCATCTATACGATGATTTAAAGTTCCTAAGTTTACAACATTAATTCCTATTGTATCACATTCGTTTAAAAATTTTATACATAATTCATGATGTTCAATTAAGAAATATTGCATTATTTCACGCCAAAGCTTAATACTATTATCATTAGTATCACGAGTTACACCTTTTGAATGTAAATAAAATATTTTTGATTCTCTATTTGATTTTATTACTTGTCGCCTCATAGCATTTAAAGTCAATCTCTCACAATGCTCTTTATAAGATGAAAAAGCAAATAACTTTATCTTTGACGAACGATTTGTTAAAAAACTTATATCATACACATTATTACCTAAAAAACCTATATAAACATTATTACATAATGATAATAATCCTGATGATACTAAAATGCTAAATTGCTCTTCAACAATTTCTTTCCAATGTTGTAATTGGCAAATGTGCCAGTAAATATCAATTGACATTACATTATCATTTAAAAAATTCCTAAAATTCTGTGTCTTGAATCTTTCAAATTCTCACATTCTTTTTTCACAATTTCATATTCTCTATTTAATTTCTCCATTTCAAATATAATATTATTAAATTTTTTATCTAATTCAGTATATTTTTCTTTATAAGACTCAATTGTAGTATCCTTTTCTTTTAATTGTGTCTTTTGTTTAAATATAATCTCTGACAAATTATTCATATTTAAAGTTATTTCCAAAATTTGTTCATTTTTCTCTTTTTCCATATTTTTATAATGAGAGATTGATTTTTCAAGTTCGATTATACTTTGTGAATCAAGTTTCTGTTTCTTTTGATATTCATAAACATATTGTTCCAATTTTACAATCTTTAAACTATAATGAGTTTTTGATTCATCTAATCTTTCTAATGACCTTTGAGTTCTCTGTAAGGTTTTTTCCAATACCCTATTTCTTAACTCTATATCACTATATTTGCTATTCAAACAGTTCCCCATTACGAATAACAAATTTTATTATAATATCTTATAAAAAAAAATAAAAATGATAAAAAAATTTGATTAAAAAAATAATATAATTGTTAAAATGTCTATTATATTCTCGGTTAACGAAATTGGATTATTTGGTGTTAAAAATAATAATGAACTTGCTTATACTTGTACTGAAGATATGAAACGTTTTGTCACGATTTCTAAATCAATTGGAAATGTTGTTATGGGTAGAAACACATTTGAATCATTAGGATGTAAGCCATTAAAAGATCGCAAAAATATAATTATTACTTCAAAAGAAAACTATTCTGATAAGCATAAAGATATTATTGTTATCAAAAGTATTGAAGATGCATTTGACATTGTGCATGAACCTTTATTTATTGGTGGTTCACAAATTATTACAAGTATATTTAATAGTAATTTAAAATTTAAGATACATACTATTTATAAAACAATTTATAATCACACAAGTTTCATTAATAATGGCATATTTCTCAATATTGAGTTTGAAAATTATGATAATGTTTCAAAATATTCATCTAAATCAGGGGTTAAATCAATTGCTGGAAAATATGATATGAATGTAACTTATGAAACACTTAAAATTAAGAAAAATTATTCTTATGAATACAATTATATTAATCAAATGAAAGAAATGATTACATTGTGGCCTCGTATGACACGCAATGGTCTTACTCATAGCAAATTTGGTGTAAAATTTACATATGATTGTTCGAATGGTAAAATTCCAATGCTTACAACAAAAAAAGTTGCTTGGAAAATTTGCATTAAGGAATTGTTATGGTTTCTATCTGGAAAAACAGATAATAAATCTCTTAATGATAATAATGTTCATATTTGGGATGGTAATTCAACAAGAGAATTTCTTGACTCTCGTGGTTTAAATGAATATCCTGAAGGAACTCTTGGACCTGTATATGGTTTTCAATGGCGTTATTGGGGAGATAAATACATTGATGCCAATACTGAATATACTAATGGATTTGACCAAATAAAACATTGTGAAGAACTTATTAAAAATGACCCTCATTCTCGTCGCATTATTTTCAGTGCATGGAATGTAAGTGATATTGATAAAATGGCACTTCCTCCTTGTCATATTTTATGTCAATTTTATGTAGAAGCAGATGACACTCTTAATCTACAATTTTATCAACGTAGTGGTGATATGTTTCTTGGAATCCCTTTTAATATGGTTTCATACTCCGTATTGCTTCATATAATGTGTAAAAAGACAGGAAAAAAACCTGGATTGGTTCATCATATTATTGGAGATGCTCACGTTTACCATAATCATATTGATGCTGTAAACGAACAATATAATAATGTTATTAACTCTCAACCAACTATTGAAATTACAGATATTAAGGATTGGAATGAATACTCTATTGATGATTTTAAGATAAATGACTATAAATGTGCAGAAGCAATAAAAGCACCTATGAGTGCTTAAAAATTTAAAAATGATAGAATAGAGAACTTGAATCGTAAAATTATATAAAATAACAATCTATAAAAATGGATGTGTAAAAATTTGCACAATGAATGTGCATGGATTAAATGATAATGTGGGTGATGAATATAAAACTTCTATAAAGAAAGAAAATACAATATGTCCTTTATCAAATGAAGTTATGATTATGCCAGCATATTGTCCTTATGAAATAATTTGTTATGATTTTACTTCAATTATTGATTATCTATATAATAATAATTGGTATTCACCTATACGTAATTTTAAAATAGTAACTTCTCCATGTATTGTTCCTGAAATGTTAGATATATATGATGAAAACAAATCACTTTTTAATATTCGTAAAGAAAAAGCGAAAATATATAAATTTAATAATAATACTTTAAAATCTATGTTATATTTATTAAATAATAATAGACTTACAGAATATATTATTAGGTATTATGGAATACCAAATAATTGGAATGTATCTAATGTAACTGATATGTCATATATATTTAGTGATCAACAATATACAATTTTTAATTATGATATTAATAATTGGGATGTATCTAATGTAACAAATATGGAAAGTATGTTTAAAAATAATATTTATTTTAATAAGCCTATTAACAATTGGAATGTATTAAAAGTAACAAACATGACTAATATGTTTAATGGTGCTACACAATTTGATCAATCTATAAGTAATTGGAATTTAAATAATAAGATAATAACTGATATGTTTAGTAATAAAGAACAAGAAATCAAATGTAAAACAAAATCATATCCAAAGATAGATAAAAATAGAGAAGTTAATATTATGGCGGCTTTAGCTGCATATGAGAGAATGCGTATGAACAATTAATTTATGAATTTAATTGCTTACGCTTTTTTTTTATTTTATTATATTAAATAAAAATATAATGGTTGTAAAAATGTTGAAAAAGATATTTACAAGGAAAAAAACACCTGTATCTAAACGAAAATATACAAAAAAAGTTAGTAAAAAGGTTAGTAAAAAGGTTAATAAAAAAATAAGAAAAAAGAAACGTGGTGGTGTGCGGCTTGGATCTGATGGTATTGGAGTAGAGGAAGAAAAAGAAGAAACTCAACCTGAACCTGCTGTTGCGGGTTTAAGTGGTTCAACTACTAGTGGTGGTCCTGGTGCTAATAATACACCACAACAACCTCCTGCTGCTGCTGGTCCTGGTAATAATCCTGAGGAGGCTGAGATTCCACAAGGTAGATCTTCTCCTTCTCCTGGTGATGACCCTGCAGAGGCTGAGATTCCACAAGGTAGATCTTCTCCTACTCCTCCTGGTAATATTCCTGGTAATAATCCTGAGGAGGCTGAGATTCCACAAGGTAGATCTTCTCCTTCTCCTGGTGATGACCCTGCAGAGGCTGAGATTCCACAAGGTAGATCTTCTCCTTCTCCTGGTGATGACCCTGCAGAGGCTGATATTCCACAAAAACCAAAATCTGCTCCTGCTCCTGATACTGCTTCTCTAATTAACGATTTAACTCCTCAACAAGAGATAAAAAAATTAAAACAAATGAATACTCTTCTTACAAATGCTGATGGCAGAACACCTGTTATAGCAAAACTTGAATCAAATATTAAAACAAATAAATCATTACCACAAATGATGAAAGTTTTTAAAAAAGGTAAAGTTAATCCATACAATAAGGCTGAATATGCTAATCTAGATAATGATTCTCTTAAAAAGTTAATTAATTTTTGGTATGGTCCTAAAAGAGGAGGTTTTACTAAATTCTTAAATTTTCTAGGATTTAAAAAACCACCTGTTCCAATTAGCAAATGGAATGTTTCACAAGTAACTGATATGAGCTTATTATTCGCAGAATCAAAAGATTTTAATGAAGATATCTCTGATTGGGATGTAAGTAACGTTCAAAATATGTCTAATATGTTTAAAGATAGTGAATTATTTAATAGAAATATTAACGATTGGGATGTCGGAAATGTTCGCAATATGAGTCGTATGTTTTTTAATGCAAAGGCCTTTAATATGTATTTAGATCAATGGAATACTGGACGTGTAACAGATATGAGTTATATGTTTTATAGAGCAAGAAAATTTAATAGAAATATTGAAAGTTGGAATGTTTCTAATGTTGAAACAATGGAAATGATGTTTATGGAATCTAATTTTAATAAATCAATAGAAGCTTGGAATGTAATTAATGTCAAAAATATGAATGGCATGTTCTATAACAATAAAAAATTCAATCAACCTTTATTTTCTTGGGGACAAAAATTAAAAAGAATACAAAATGTTGACAATATGTTTAGAGGTGCTGAGAAATTCGAACAAGATCTAAGTGATTGGAATTTAAGTAAAATTGGAGTTCCTATTTCCATGTTTTATGATGTTCCTAATATGACTAATGTTAATTATCCAATTGGTCAAAAAGTTAATACTCAAACGAAAAATACTGGTTTACCAACAAAAGAAGAAAAAATATCAGCAGAAAGAATTGCTCGTAAAGAAGCAAAATTGGCTTTGGATGCACTAAAAGAAGCACAAGAAAAAGCGGAAAGAAAATATGATGAACAAAAAAACTTATATGATAAAAAAATACAGGATTTTAAAAGAAATTTGGAAGATACACAAAGAGAGAGAAATAGGCAAATCGATGAAGATAAAAAAAAGCTAGCATTTTTAGTCGCAGAAGAAAAAAAGGATCTCGAAAAATCAAAAGACTTAATGTCAAAATTAGGTGTAAAAACTGGGGAAATACGTTCTGTTGAACAAGTAACTGGATGGTATGGAACAGAACATTGGAATAAAGCGATGGCTAAAAAAGAAGATAAAGAATCACCTGATAATAAAAAAGAAGATACTGGCGGTGATAATGTTTTTGACATACAAAAACATGGAAATTATGTAAATCAACTTTCGGATAAAGGTGCAAATATGGTAAAAGAAATACAAAATTCTGTCAAAACTTATGTAAATCAATATAAATTAAAAACAAAAAAACCGGATTGTAGACATAGATTCAATGTTGCTTATCATCATAATAAAACTGTGTTACAGAAGAGCAGTGATCCACAAAATTTTTATAATTGGTTAAAGAACACTAACAGTAAAAATAACAATACAAATTAAAAATAAAATATATTTGATATTAAGAATTTCTTATTTCTAATTCATATTTTTAAGATTTTACTTTGTTTTAGATTTTGATCTTGATTTTGTTGTTTTTAATGACATTTTAGATTTAGATTTAGATTTAGATTCAGATTTAGACTTTGATTTAGTTTTAGTTTTGGATTTCGATTTGGATTTCGATTTGGATTTTGTTGTTTTTAATGACATTTTAGTCTTATTTTTAGTTTTGGATTTAGATACTAATCTCATTTTTCTTCTCTTTATTATTTTCTTAACTTTATCATTATATTTTTTAAGTATATTTGTATAACTTTTTAAATATTTTCTAAGTATTATGTAGGATTTTGAATTTTTAAATTTTAATTTTTTACTAACATCAACTTCTAATTGATCTTTATTATCTTTATGATCTTTATTATCTTTATTATCTTTATTATCTTTATTATCTTTATTATCTTTATTATCTTTATTATTTTCTAAACCAGAACCTTTATGCACTTTACGTCTCTCAAAAATATTACCTCGCAATTTATCATCAACGGACAAAATAATATTTCTTAAATCATTACTAGTATTTTTTAGTATTTTTTTTAGTATTTTTGAATCAGAATTATTACTATCAATATTTGATTTTAAATCATTATCAAGTTCGTTAAATGTATTATTAGCAACAGCAGCAGCATCTGATATAGCTTTCATATCTTTCTTATCATTACTTGAACCACCAGTTTTAGGTGGATCTGGACCACCACCATCTCTTTCAAATTCCTTTGGATTAGCCAATTTTTTATCTATTTTTTCTTTTTGTGATATATCTTTCTTATCATTTGCATTATTTTTTTGTTGTTTACTTTAATTCCATCATCACCAGCAGCAGAACCATACTCAAATTCTTCATTATAATCATCATCATCATCATCATCATCATCATCATCATCATCATCATCATCATCATCATCATCATCATCATCATCATCAATTATATTACCAGATTCTTCTGCTTCTTGTGCCTTTCTCTTTATAAAATTGTTCCATGATGTTGCATAATAATCATCATCATCACCTTGTGATTTTTTAACATCAATTTTGTTTCTCCAGTTTGGATCCCATTTTCCATAAATTCTTTGAGTACTTATATCATCTTGTTTTAAATCACACTCACAATTTAATTCATTGTCAGCTGTTCTATCACAATCACATTCCCAACGATTTTCATCTATTATAATAGGTTCTTGACCAAATCCACTGCGTTTAAGCTCACCTCTTTTTCCTTTTTGTACAACTAATTTTGCCTTATCATCTTCACCAGGTTCTAGTCCTAAAAACATTCTTTTCACTCCATCACCTCTAAATTTATTTGGTCTTGTACCACTTGGAGAAAATCCACCTTTTGAAGATTTTTTTTTCTTAAGAGTTTTTGATACATCTTTTTTTTTAATATTCTTTGATTGATTTGTTTTCTTTATTTTTTTATTTTTTAAAGAAAATTTAGCCATTTATATATTATATATATAAAATAATATCATAATAAAATATTTATAAATCATTAATTTTTATTCATCATCATTTCAAGCTCACGTGAATCTGCTTTATCCTTATCTATTTCACAATCACATTCCTTCATTCCAATTTTTGTTATTTTATTATTGTTTCTATCTACATGCCCTTTTTTATTATGCCCTTTACGAAGTTTCATTTTAGAATCCTTACATTCGCATTCCCATAAATCACCAACTTCACTTGCTTCTATTTCTATATTTTTATCATTATTAGAAATTTTAACAGTTGTTCTTGCTTTTTGATTGCTTCCTCCTTTTTTTGTTTTGCGAGTTTTGGAAGTTACTTTTTTAGTTTTCTTACCACCACCACGCTGTTTTTTTGTTTTTCTTGATTTCATCTTATATTTTTTATACATATTTAATTAAACATATATAAAAAAATTTACTCCCAGAAATCTGTTAATTCTGGATTAAAAAAATGACTAACAAAATCAGCAAGTAAATATCCAGAAATTATAGAATATATTGTAAAACGAACGTTTTTCCATTTCTTTTCTTTTGGAAACAATCCAAACCATTCAGCATATTTTGATATAATATCATTATTTTCTGCAATTTCTTTTTCAAAATCATTTTTTTGTGAAGATTTTACATAAATTGTTTCATTTAAATAAGGATTTTTCATATCAAGAATACATTCATTACAAAAATCAACAAGGTCTTTTTCTGAAACATAAGATTTATAAAAATGAATACTCTTATCATAATCCACTCCAACTATTTCTGTGACATCTTTTTCTGTTAATGAATTATATTTTAAGTCACAATATGATATATTAAAATGCTTACATAAACCTTCAACAGAATTTATACCAATGTTAAGAAAAGATTCTTTTGATAATGAAATAAGATTATTTGTATTATGTTTATTCATAGATTCAAGAATTTCGCCCATAATATCTGGTTTTACTTCATTAGCAATTATATAATTATAGTCATTATTTTTTAATGAAGAAATTATAGAATATTTAGTGAAATTATCATTATAATCCATTTTAGAATTTATATTTGTTTCAATAATAGTTTTTTGAAATTTTTCATAAAATTTTATATTTTTTCCTAAAAAAAGTACATTTTTGGGTGTCAAAGCATATGACGTTGCTATAATTATAAAATTGAAAAACATTATTATTAACTAATTTATAAGATTTATTCTTTTATATTAAAAAAAAGGGATAAAAATGACCCCATGATTTGTAATATTAATTTTTTAAGACAAGACGATTACGAGATTGTAAGAAATACAAGCGACGAATAGCGACGAAAGATGGGAAACTGTCAAACGAGCAAAGTACGTGAGTTAGAGAAAAAGCTTCTTGAATATGAGAAGAAAGAAGCAGAAGCTGCGAAGAAAAAAGCTGAAGTTCCGAAGAAAGAAGTTCCGAAGAAAGAAATTCCAAAGAAAGAAGTTCCGAAGAAAGAAGTTCCGAAGAAAGAAGTTCCGAAGAAAGAAGTTCCGAAGAAAGAGAATAAGCTTAACTTCAAGTTTAAAAATGAATCACTACGTCAGGTCCTGAATTTATATTTTAAGGACCGCTATGCCATTCAACAAGAATATGGTAAGATTAATGATTGGGATGTGTCAGAAGTTACTGATATGTCTGGATTGTTTCAGGGCAAGTATAATTTCAATGAAGACATTTCTAACTGGGATGTTTCAAAAGTAACAACCATGAAGAATCTGTTCAGAAACACGAATGCCTTTAATCAACCTATTGGAAAATGGGGAAAGAAAACAGGTAACGTTGTTGATATGAGCCATATGTTCCATTTTGCGAAGGGTTTTAATAAACCAATTGCTGATTGGGATACTTCTAAAGTGACTGACATGAGCCATATGTTCTATTTTGCCAATAAATTTAATCAACCAATTGGAGACTGGCAATCTACTGTGATGTTAAATCTCAAGCAATTATACCGTGAAAGCGAACAATTAAATTGTAATGAGAACAATATGACTTACAGAAAAGCGAATTTTATTCACAATAAGACAAGTGTGTTCGAGGGAGCTAAAATGTTTTCTGTTGTGAATCTAATCAAATACTCGTAACCGACGATGAGGTTTAACCATAGCCAAATTGTCCCAAGACAAGTCTTCAGACAAAAAAGGCCTTACGGTCACAAAAACAAATAAAAATCGAAAAAAGGCCTTACGGCCACAAAAACAAATAAAAATCGAAAAAAGACCGAAAGGTTTTTTATATTTTTTTCAACATATAAAAGCAACAAGCATAGAAAATTAAAAATGAGTGAGCATATTAAAGTTAATGTTGAGAAATTTCTAGAAATTAATGATTCGATCAAACAACTTCAAAAGAAAATAAAAGAGTTTCGTTCTGCGAGAAAAATAGTAGAACAAGAAATAATTCGTATTATGAAGGATAAAGATGTTTTTGTATTTAAACTTAATACCTCTGGCAAAGTACTCGAACTAAAGACAACCGAGACTAAAAAAAATGTATCTTCAAAAGTATTGAAAGAAACATTTAATACTATTTATGAGCTGGAAGACCAAAGTGAGACAAAACAGATTCTTGATAAAATTCTAACAGAGATTGAAAATCAGCCTACGACCGTATCAGAAAAACTTAAGATTCGTTGAAGAAACTAATACAATTAAAAACATTAAAAAACTTATTAACTGATATAGTAATTAATTCTAATTTACATGGATCTCTAATAGTAAAATTGTTGTTATCATCTATTCCATTAAAAACATAGGTATGATTTGTTAGAAATTTTTTACAAAAACAACAAGGATTTTCTATTTTTCTTCTTGAATTTATTGATACAATAATTATATTTGATTTCGTAATATTAGTTTTAATAATTTTTATAACCTCATCTTTTAAGAAATAAGACATACAATTTTTAAGTGTTAAAATCTTCATATCAATATCTATATCTCTTTTTCCATTAAAAATAAGCCATTGATTATCATTATTTTTACAAAGATAAGTACAAGTTGTATTTATTTGTAGAACATTTAAGGCATATTCCGAATATGAGGAATTCAATTTCTTATAACCATGCGTAAAAAAGAAGGCTTTTTCAATTAGTAAAGGCCATAAGCATTTTGATTTAACATATATAAGTGAATCATCTTTAAATGGAAAATCGTTTTTTATTTTTATACTTTTTGATTCACCTTTCAAAAATAAAAAAACTTCATATATATCCTTATCAATTTGTTTTATAACTGTTTTTCTATTTTTTTTATCAATAACATATATTTCTTTATTTTCTGCTGAATATGAAATATTTAAAGCAATAAGTGTCGAAATCAACCAACAATTTCCACAATTACCTTGAACTATATCTGGTTCTTCTACATATAAAGGCAAATCAATTTTTTTTAATTTAGTATTGTTAGGATAAATTTGAAAGTTATCATTATCAAATTCAATCTCAGTTGAAATATCATATTTGTATATATTATTTTCAATTATGAAGAAATTACATGAATTAATATCGTAGTAAGCAAGGAAATTTACATGCTCATATTTTTTACGTGAAATTCTAAATTTATTATCGCTTCTAATCATATATAATTTGTTTGTATGATTATAATAAGTATCTTGTTCTATTTCGTTGTAAATTCCATTTAAATATTTTTTTGTACAATGTCTTATATAAATACGCATATTTTAACAAATAAAAAAAATAAAAATGATAGCAAAATTGGATTTGATTTTAAAAATTAAAAACAAATTATTAAAATAATGAATTCAGATTTCATAAATTTACTTGAAAAAATTGAAGGAATTTATAAGGCGAAAGGTGAATCGTTCAAAGCAAAAGCGACTTCCACTGCTATCGAATCTATTAAGAAAATTGACTTCAAATTGACTGAAGTAAAACAACTTGATGGTTTCAAGGGCGTTGGTAAATCAATAAAGACTCGTTTCAAAGAGTTTGTTGAAACTGGAAAAATTGCATTTATTGATGAAGAGCTTTCGAAACCTTTCTATATATTCTCAGAAATTTACGGAATAGGCCCTAAAAAAGCAAATGAACTTGCTGAAAAATATACTTCTATTGAAGAATTAAAGCAAAATACATCTGACTTAAATGCCAAGCAAAAAATTGGCTTAAAATATTATGATGATATTAAGCAACGTATTCCTAGAAATATTATTGATGATTACAATATCAAATTTAAAGGAATATTTGCTAAATTTGATGTTGATTATGAGATTGTAGGAAGCTATCGTCGAGGTGCTCTTAATTCAGGTGATATTGATGTTATTATTACAAGTGATGATGTATCAGTATTTGATAAAATTATTGATGAGTTAAAGAAACAAAATGTAATTCGTGAGACGCTTTCTAAGGGTAAGCATAAATCAATGACTATTTGTAAAATAGATTCTGATACTATTGGTCGTCGTGTAGATTTCATGATTACATCTAAGGAAGATTATCCTTTTGCTATTCTATATTTTACTGGAAATAAAGATTTCAATGTAAAGATGCGTGAAATTTCAAAAAAGAAAGGATATACTTTGAATGAGTATAAATTTTCGAATGTTGAAATTGAATTCAAAAATGAAAAAGATATATTTAAATTTCTAAAAATTTCTTATGTTGAACCTAAGGATAGAAATGCAAATGCTATCTAATCAAAAAAACATGAACAAAAAATAATTTGTTCATCGTTTTTTTATGTGATATATATTAATATGAGAGAAACTTTTACAGATTTATATAACTCACCCAATTTCATTTATATACGCTATATATCAGCTATAATAATTGTATTACTAACATTTCCTATCTCATCAATTTTGACACAAAAATTACAAGATACCGATTACAAAAATGAGGATTTTGACAAATTTTTTCAAACCGGTTTATCAATTCTCTTAATAAGATTCGCAACAATGTTTGTGTTGATATTAATAGCCTTAAAAGTTGCAAATGTCAATAATCTTGTGATCGCATCATATGCAGGGATACTATTAATAGCTGTACCAGCCGCAATGTCAACACAAATTAGTAACTATATTTCTGGGTTGCTATTAATTGCATTTGATCGAATTACCTTAAACGATTATATTATTATCGATGACTTTGAAGGCAGAATAAAAAAATTAAACTTATTTTCAATTGAAGTAAAGGACGAATTTACAAAGAAGACTCGCTTTATTCCAAATGCTGATTTTTGGACTAAATCTTTTATCAATGTTTCTAAGAATACAACTGCGGTTGCCAAAATAGAAATAACTGTTGCATCCGATAATGATTTTGATGAAATTGAAGATAAAATTTTAAATATTATTGATAATAATTTTGAAGGTATTGATGCAAGTAAAACACGAATTCGTTATGATCATTCGATATGGGGAGTTAAACTATCGATTGCTGTCGAAGTTCCTTCAAAAAAGTATTTTGAATATAAAATGTTATTGTTGAGAGTAATAAGAAAAAAAATTTCAGAAGACGAAGATATTAATTTTGTAATGTAAACATAGTTTTTAAGCGTTTAAGTGCTCTTTCCATCGCTAAAGCGGTTCTGTCAAAGTAAGGTAAATTCAATCGAAATAGCCTTAAAGGTCACATGGAAGTCGGTGTTGAAACTAGCAAGGAGACTGCAAGGAGACATTCTAAAAAATTTTCAGAAAAAAAATTTTCAGAAAAAAATTTTCAGAAAAAAAATAAAAATGAAAAAAATTTTCAGAAAAAATAAAAATGATTGAAAATTTTTCTGTGTAAAAATAAATTTTAAATTAATATTCTAAATATTAGTTATGGATTTGAGTAATAGTTTTAAACAATCATGCGTTTTAATTGTAGATTATTATCGTACAATTCGTGAGACAATGTTATCTAGTGGATTTTACAAGAATGAAGAGTTCCTAAAAATGTTTATAAATAAACTTAAAAACACATCTCCAACTGTAATGCCTATTCAGAAATTGACAGAAGGTCAAAAGAAAAGTTTGGAACGTGGTTTAAATGATATTCATAATTTAGTTTCAACTTCAATTCAAGATTGGCATAAGTCTAGACTTAAGACGAAGAAAAGCCTTATTGATTTTATTGATGAGCAAATTGAGTATCATTTAGGTTTAATTGAGACTATTGATAAGAGAGGCAAGAAACGAATGCGTAATGAAAAAGATAAAGATGAAGAATATGAAGATAAGGATGATGATGATTACATTTATGAAGACGATGATGATGATGATGAAGACGATGATGATGACGATGATGATGACGATGAAGAATATGAGAAACCACATAAAAAAAGAAAGATTGGTCGTAATCGTACGAACTCGATTGACGTTGAAAATTATTTCAATGATAAACTAAATTCCAAGCATTCTAATGTTAAGTCAAAAGTCGAAGTATTTGAGAGTCTTGATGATGAAGATAAAGCCAAAATTTTAGATTTCATCAAAGAACCTATTAAGAAAAATGCTAATCTACCAATAATTTATAAATTGATTCTATCAAAATTGCCTACTGAATTTAAGAATAATATCATCGATACTCTTAACAATTCAGATACTGATGGATCAAATAAATATCGTGAATTTATTAGAAACGCCCTTAAAATACCATTTGATGTTTATGTTAATAAAAATCCTGTCGATATTAACAATAAGAAAAGTGTAAAGGAGTTTTTAAACAAAACTGAAAAATTGATGAATGAAGCTGTTTATGGCCACGAAGAAGCAAAGAAGCAAGTTTTGCGTTATGTAGCTCAAAACATTTCCAATAAATCTGCAAATGGTTTAATCATAGGTATTGAAGGGCCAATGGGAAATGGTAAGACAACTATGATCGAAAAGGGGTTTGCAAAGGCTCTTGGACGACCTTTTGTAACAATTCCTTTAGGTGGATTCACTGATGCTTCTAATATGGAAGGTCACTCATTTACTTATGAAGGCTCTCGTCATGGTATTATTGTAGAATCTCTTATTAAGGCAAAATGTATGAATCCTGTTATTTATCTTGATGAGTTGGATAAAGTGTCTAAGACAGCAAAAGGTGATGAGATCATTAATCTTCTAATTCATTTGATCGATCCGTCTCAAAATACACATTATAAAGATAAGTACTTTGCTGATCTTGATATTGATTTATCCAAGTGTACTTTTGTATTTAGTTACAATGATCGGTATGAAATCAATCCTATTCTTATGGATAGAATTCAGCAAGTCACTACAAAAGGATTTAAACTTGATGATAAAATTAAGATTTCTCAAAAATTTTTACTTCCTTCTATTGAGTCTGATATTGGTATCAAGAATAATTCGATCAAAATGAAAGAAGAAACTGTAAAAAAAATTATTGAAGATTATACGCTTGAAGGAGGTGTCAGAAGCCTTAAGAAAATTCTTTATGAAATTGCTCGTGAGCTAAATCTTCGTTTTCTTACTGGTAATTCTGTTAAATTCCCTTTAACTCTTAAAACAGATGATGTTGTTAATGATTTCTTAAAAGATAAGAATAAAATTCGTCTTGAGAAAATCCATCCGGTCCCAGAAATAGGTAAGATTAATGGAATGTATGCTTGTTCTAATGGAGTTGGTGGCCTTACTGTTATTGAGACCAAGTTCATTCCATCTAATACTACTATGAATTTGAAACTTACTGGAATGCAGGGAGACGTTATGAAAGAGTCGATGGCTGTTGCTAAAAGTGTAGCGTGGAGTCTGATGAGTCCTAGAGATCAAAATAAACTAGCACAGAAACTAAAAAACACCGACTTGCATATTCATGTTCCTGAAGGAGCGACTCCAAAAGACGGTCCTAGCGCAGGTTGCGCAATTACTGTTGCAATCTTCTCAAAATTGATGAATAAGAAAGTATATAATCACATCGCAACCACTGGTGAGATTGATTTATCTGGTAACGTCACCGCAATTGGTGGCCTCGACAGCAAACTTCACGGAGCAAAAAAGGCGGGTTGTACTCTTTGTCTGTGCCCTAAGCAGAATGAAGAAGATTTAGAAAAGATTAAGAAAGAATATCCTAAGCTAATCGATGAATCATTTGATGTAATTTGCGTAGACAATATTCACAAAGCTATGGAAATCCTAATTGTAAAAGACTAAAAGACTAAAAAATAAAATTTCTTCACAAAAATGTGAAGTTTTTTTATACTTTATGTTAATAATGAAAAATATAGTAATCTTATCATCTGTTATATTTATTCTAATTGTATATTATTTCGCACAGAATGTTTATACAAGTCATAAACAAAAAAAAATTGAGATTGAAAAAGGAAGAACAACTCCAAGCAAGATCCATACACGACGTTCGCTAAAGTATCATGCTTATTCTATTGATAAATGTTTAGAACATTTACACGATTAAAAATTAAAAAAAATAAAAATGATGAAAATAATATCTTAATTTATATCTTGTAAATTATATTGTTAAGAAGACATGACAGAGTACATATATAACATTATTCATCGAAATAAATTTTTATATAATAAAATTATTGACAATGCATTGTGTTGGATTATTAAGAATTCTGATTCCAACTATAACAAAAAATATAACTTAAGAACGATGTTAAATCAAATACTGTCTGAATTATCATTAAAAGATGGAGAAATTTTGTTGAAAAAATTATACAATTCATCATATGATTCATCTGTAGTTAATCTAATTTACAATAGATGTAAGTACTTCGATGTTTTGTCAAATGATAAACAAACAAGTGTTAATTCTATTAAAATTGTTATAGATGTTGCAAAACACTTGAATCTTAACATATCCTCATATAATAATAAGCAACTTGCTGGTTTGTGTATATATTTTCAAATGATTTTGATGGGTTTGCGCTCAGATTTTGAAGGATTTGGAGCTGAAGATTTAATTAAATCTTCATTGAAAAGAATGAAAAAAGAAAAATTTGAAAAAATTAATAAACAAAAAAATGAAAATGATTTATTGTTAAAAGAAATGATTAAAATTTCAATTAAATCTTCTGAAGATGATGAAGATGATGAAGAAAAAAAAGAAGATAAAATTATTAATGAAAATGTGTTAGATAATTGGGAAAACGATATCTAAAAAATTCTTATAAAAAACGAGAACCAATTAGGTTCTCAGTTTTTTATATAAAAAACCTTTTTGTTTGGTTTTTTGTTTTTTGTTTTTTGTTTTTTGTTTGTTTTTTGTTTGTTTTTTGTTTTTTGTTTGTTTTTTGTGGTCCATAAGGACTCGTCTTTTTAATTTGTAGTTGTAATATCTATTACCTTATTGTAATAGAATAGTGCTTATTCAGTAATATATTCAGTAATAAGCTTACGCATATCAGTAATTGTCGAATCATATTTCATATTCTTACGAATCTCTGGCTCAATACCGCAGTAACGAGCGAGTTCAGTCTTCTTCATTTTCTTCAAACTTTCCTCAGAATAGGTGTCCTTAAGAACTTCAAACTCTTTAGTCAAATCGGGGTTATTTTCGACATGGATTTGCCACGCATTTCCCCATTCATTGAACTTCTCTTTCTTAATTTTGACAGCCTTTTCATTCCACGGCTTCTTTTCTGCGTCGGACATATCCTTCCAAATCGCAGAGACTTCCGTAGTAAGCATTTGAACAGTAACAACATCGTCATCCTTGTCTTCAGACTCTGACTTCTTCTTATTGTTAAAGCCGAGCTTTTTATCAGGGTTGTTCTTCTTGAATTCCTCACGGTGATTAGTGCTGAACAGAGACCAGCCTGTAGAAGCAGGTAGCTTCGGCTCATCCTTCGAGCGTGTTTTAATCACTTTAGGAGCATTTGAAAGCTCATCGAAATGCTTCTTGAAGTCTTCAATATCATTAGAGTCGACACCGATAAGATTCAACTTATCAATTGCCATATTGAGAACCATCAGCCGATCCTTTACCATTGTATTGGTAGGCGTGTTCTTGTCACGTGGCTTCTTCTCCTTCTTAGCTTTCTTAGTCTTCTTCTTCTTAGTAGTCTTCTCTTCGACCTGTTCGGTCTCAGTTTCCTCTTCAACATCAGTATTGTCGTTCATATCTTCGACCTGTTCAGTCTCAGTTTCCTCTTCAACATCAGTATTGTCGTTCATATCTTCGACCTGTTCAGTCTCAGTTTCCTCTTCAACATCAGTATTGTCGTTCATATCTTCAATCTCTGTATCATTCTCCGATTCAGACATTATCAAATCACTTAATCACTTAGTTACACTTTTCACTTCAAATTATAACAATAATAATTTAATTAGTTTAAGTTTGTTTTTTTTATCATTTTTATTTTTTATATATTTATATTATAATGACATTTGGTTTTGCTTTTGTAGAAGGTAAAGGACTTAAAACAACTACTGGTGGAAAAGGAGGTAAAAAATATGAAATTAATAGTGATGTTAATAAATTCCATGATTTATGTGAAGATCTTCGTAAAAATAAAGAACCATCAATAATCATTTTAAAAGGAACTTTCAAATTAGACGCAGATGACACATCAGTTTTTAAGATTCCATCAAATTGTTCTATTTATGGTGAAGGTTGTACAATAATAGGCGGGTTTGAAATTAAGGATCAAGAAAATGTAATTATTAATAATGTAAATTTTGGATTAGCAGATCGCGATAAATTTGATGATGAACACGATTGTATGGTTATATACACCTCACATCATGTGTGGATTGATCATTGCAATTTTGTTAAATGTCCCGATGGATGTCTTGATATAAAACGTGAAGCGAGTTTTGTAACTATTTCATGGTGCGTGTTTGGTAAAGACCAACATAAAAATATGTTAATTGGCCACGATGATAAACATGATGAAGATAAAGGCAATTTAAAGGTCACAATTCATCATTGTTGGTATAAAAGTCAGACACGAAATCCACGTGTAAGATATGGTGTAGTTCATGTAGTGAATACTTTTTATGATCAAAATAAGGTTATTGGTATGGGGGCCGCTTTTAAATCGACAATTCATTCTGAGAAGAATTATTTCTATAAATGCGCAAAACCTTATGACAACAATTACGGAGAAGATCCAGAAGATCGTGGCGTTATATATTCTGTTGATGATAAACTTGTTGACATTGGTGATTTAAGAGTTGATGAATATAAAAAGGAAAACAGATTACATGAGTTACCTTATAAAGGTTATCCATTAGATGATGTTGAAAAAGTAAAAGACATTGTTGAAGAAGGTGCTGGTATTATCGAAGACTTTAAATATTCTGATTCAGATTCAGAGAGTGAAGAAAGCGATGATGAATCTGACGATGAAGAGAATGAAGATGAATTTATAAAAATACTTAAAAATATTCAAAAATTAAACAACAAATCGGACAAAAATTTAAAAAAAATTCGAAAAGGTAAAAAGAAAGACTCCGTTCAAGATTTGGCGAAAGACGCAAGAGGATATTGTTCTGATATAAATAACATTATAGACACATTTGTAAAATCATTTTGATTTAAAATATGAATACTCTTCATATTTTAATTCTGTTTTAATAGATGAATTTAATGTTACATTTATTGATGGTGTTTTTTTTGTTTTTTTTGTTTTTGGTTTGTTATTAATAGATAAAGGTGTAGGTTCATTTGTATCTTCAATTTCTTCAATTAACATATCGTCATCATCATCACTATGTTCAATTTCTTCAATCTCTTCAATTTCTTCAATTTCTTCTTCATCTTCATCTTCATCATCTTCTTTATCTTCATCTTGAATAAAATCATCGTGAGATTTGTTTAATTTGATAACATTTTTAAGAGTTAAAACCTCTTCTGAAATACATTTTTGAATAATGCAAGCGTCACCATATGTCTCTATAACAGTATCATTATAATCAATAACTAAAATTTCAGTATTATTTTTATTTAAAGGTTTTGTGTAAAATAGAATAAATAGTGTATTATTTTCAAACGATTTGTATTCTAAAGATGAGCGTAAACCTTTGTTTTTATTTTTTTTATGAATAAAATCAAGGATTTCATTTTCTGATTCAAACTCTTTTGATTTGAAACTAGACTTTAATATAGAATGTTTATTGATATAAAACAACATATTGAATTTTTTAAATTCTTTTTTAAATTCTTAAATATTTTTATCTTTATATTATAAATATGATTGAGAAAGATCTTATAATTGGTGTTGCTGCTCTCTTCTTCGCATTATATAGGGCAATCTTTATGATGATTCCTATGATGATGAAATCAAAAACCATAACAGAATTTTTTCACGCTTTTGTTCTTATTGCATAAATAGGTCATCTATAATTTTTTTAAGTTCTCCTGATTTTTTCAATTCTAATGCCAATAAATGATCATTTGAAGAATGTTCTATAAGAGTCATATTTTTGTCTTCTTCCAAATATTTAGCATGAAGTTTATCTATCCCTTTATTTGACTTGTCACTGTAGTGGAAAGTGATTTTTGGGAAAAATGGTTGATAGTTCTTCAAATCCAAGCATTTTTGGTAGAATTCACTATCTTTTCTCTGTGCGGCGAGGAATCTACAAGTTCTTGGAGCATTATATTCATCTTTAATAACATCATTTTTTATATGGTTAATCACAGATTGTGCGTTGAAAACTATCACTTCATCGAATTTTAAAATATTACCAAATAACATTGCTGCGAAGCCTCCTGCCGAGCATCCGAACGCCACGATACGCTTATATTTATTTCCTATTAAATTTCTTAAAAATTCTATCGACTCTTCAAGAGAGTTTGAATTGTGACGGAAACCCAATAAATAGTACCGACACATCCATACACTTGAATTAGGTGGGCCTGTATCACGCAGAAACAATTTATCAACATTGTTATATTGCTTCATAAAGTTATAGAAATTGAATGTAGGGATAGAATCCTTCCAACCCATTCCAGCAAAAGATATGAATAATGTATCACTATCATTTTTCTCAAAAACATAATCATCTATATCTGTCCAAGATTTTTGTTTAATATCACTGTAATCAACATCACCATATGTAACGACGTTTTCAGGCGTTTTATATTCAATTCTTAAATTAGACAACAGAGGCTTATAATTATCAATGAATGTTTTATTTGTTTCAGGAATTTTCATTATAATTTTTTTTAATTCAGCACCAATCTCATCAAAGAAAAAAGAAATTAAAACTTTTCGTTCTCCGCTTGTAACTTCTGTAACTCCGTGCATTAAAGAAGAATCAAAAACAATGACAGAACCTTTTTTAAGCTTAAATTCTTTATTTAGATTAGGAAATCTTAAAACACCTCCTTCATAATCATCAGGGTTACTTAAAGCACTCACCATAGAAATAGTTCTATATTTTGTTTCTCTCGAATCATCTGTATGTAGGTTGTAAAAACCTTTCTCAACACTGTTATAAAAACCAATTTTCCAACTTTCACGAAAATCAATTCTTTTTCCAAATGTATTTTTAACTTCATCATATAATTTATCATAAACTATATCATCAATATAACGTAATACGTTAGGTGTTTTTATATAAAGATCTTTACGATTTTTTTGTTTTAAGTTTACACGTCCCCCCACACGACCTTGAGCATAGTTCATATGCTCTGTTAAATTAAATAAGTGATCTATCGATTCATCATTAAAAACGTTTTCATACACTTGAATCATTTATTTTCAAAAATAAAAAAAATTTTAAAAAAACCTTTCGGTTTTTTCCTTTTTTTTCGATTTTTATTTTTTTTTGTGGTCCTTTCGGACTCGTCTTTTCGAAACTGACCCTTGTGGCCAGTTGTCTCTTAAATCCTTACAACTTAATGCTTGGACTTGGAGAAAGAAAACAGCCGCATCAGCCGGTAACTAAACCGGTTTTCTTTGGCTTCTTGTTCACGAAGACGATCACGCACATCCTTCAACAAATTCTTATAAATCTTGATACGGTTGTATTTCTCCATTGAAATGGAGACATAGTTTCTTTCAAGAAAATAGAAAATGCGATCATCAACTGCGTTAATACCGACAGCACCATACTCTTCAATCATAGTCATCTTGCCACAATCAATCATCTTTTGAATGAATTTGTAGCATGAGTATACCGTTTCTCCGAACATGGAAATGTCGATACCTGAACTATCAATTGTCTTGACACTAAACAATATAGTGGCAACAGAATGTACAGGTGAGACAATAAGGTAATGACCTTTGTCAAGTTCAAGTTTGTAAGCAGGTTTGTCAAACATCTTACAATATGATAAGCGGTAGGCAACAGTGGTTTCACCAGGCTTCTCTAGATCCCATACAGGGATTCTGTCACCAGTCTCTGAATCAATCACAAATTTCTGCTTAATGCTCGGCTTCATGTCTCTTGTAGTAGTCACGTAAGTTCTCTTCGTTACTAAATATCTCTATATGAATTTAAGGGGTCATTTTTATCATTTTTTCTGAAAACAAGTTTTGAGCATTAATTCTATAACATTCTTTGTATTTTCAACATTCATAGCATATTCTTTTATAGAAGTAATTTGTGGATTATTTCTCTTATCGAAGAATGAATCAAAATTTATACAGTCATTATATAGAATTTCTACTATTTCATTTATAGGTTTATTTTGATTTATCATTAAACTAACATCATCATAATTAAACTTTTTTGGAAAAATTTCAAAAAAACAATCTAATGTTATTTCATCAAATAATTCATGCAGAATTTGAATTGAATTTAAAAATTTTCTGTAATCATTTTTTACATAAAAGAAAATTTTTTCAAAAGTATGTTTGTCATATTTAATCCTTTCTTTTTCACATATTTTAATGATACTATCATTAATATCATCAAATGATAAAAAATTACAATTGTAAATTTTACAAAATTTTTGCAAATTGGATGATACTTTATCTAAATTATTGCAACTGAAGAAAAATACAATTTTATTATTTTTTATCAATTGATAAATTTCATTTTGAACTCTTGTATTTACTGTTTCGATTTCGTCAATAAATACAGCCTTTTTAGAACTTGTTTTAAATTGAATAAAATAATGTAATTTCTCAATTAATTTATTTGTATCATTTTTATACTTTGAACTATAAAAAATAGAGTCTTTTGCATAATATGTATTTAATAAAATTCTAATTGAAGTTGATTTACCGATTCCACTAGGACCATGTAAAATTAAATTTGTATCTTTGAATTCGAATATTTGTTTCTTAAAGCTGCCACATATATCTTCATATTTCGTAGGTCGGAAAATCTCAGTGTACGAAGATGAGAACATAGTTTTAGTTTTTATATAAAATTACTTTTATATGTTTTAAAATCGATCAAATTCTTGGTAAAACACGTGTGCAATTATAAATGACATCATTAAAGGGTTGTCGAACCAATTTTCAAAAGATAAGAAACAAGAAATTGTTGTCATAGATGTTATAAAAAAAATAGACATATTTTTATGTTTATTTAATAGTTCAAAATGTTCTTGATATTGTGAAGGAGTATGAACACAAATCAAGAATAAAAGAACAATATCTGGATCTAATTGGTTCAATGAAACTAAGAAGGATGAGGCTAATAGTTTTTCTTCAAAATTTTCAAACATTGTCATTTGATGTCTCCAATGAATTGCCGAAAATGTCATAAAATATAAAAACGAAAAGCCAGGACATATAATTGAAGCTATTGGATAAGTCGCAAATGCCTTTATATTAGATTCTATATAAGTAGTTGTTTTATTTTTTTCATATGCGTCAATCACATCGATTATACCGTGAGCGGGTACTACTATTGGTAATGCTGTATTGACTAAATCATGTATATTATTTATAATCATTAATTGACTAAAATAAAAGAAAATAAAAAAAATTGTAAAAATAATTATGAATCATAAGCAACTTTATCAAGAATTCTTAGATTATCAAATAGATTTATCTATAAAATATGAAAAAATTATCGAAATGCATAAAAGAATAAAGACTATATTTAATTTTCCTATTGCTTCTGATGTAATCGATTTGAAAGTTGATTCACCTAATTTTTTTTTAAATCAAGATTTTTCAGATGTAAAATTTTCAGCTTTAGTGTGTTTAAAAATAATTGACACAATTGAAAGCATGAAAAAATTGATAAATGAATATTCAATTATACTCTCAAAATTACACATCGTAAATGATTACTATTATCGATCAAAATACAAATTATTACACACAATTCGTCGACAAAACATTGATAAATATACTAAACTATTTAAAAGGGCTAGATATAACATCGAAATGGCTTATAATAATGAATATAATCAAAATGATCATAATATAGAATACCCAAAAAAAGAAACAACCGTTACATTTATGGAATGATTGAATACTCGTCAATAATATAATAAATTTGCTTAAAATCAAGAATAAAGGTAGATCTCTGAAATTTTGTATTATTAATAATTTTAAATTTATCAACTTTTTTTGAATAAGCACGAAACTTGTTTTGAGACCCTAAATTTCTAATATGTTTTAATACTTTTTGAAAATCTGTATTCATATATAAATCATATACAAAAAATAAAAAAGAACATATACATTTCATATCTATTTGATATACAGTGAATCAATGATTACAATATCTTTAATCAATTTTGATTGAATTTCAGTCAAGATTTTTTTAAGTTCACTTTTTACTGAATATATGTCAAACATATTGATTATTTCCTCACAAATATTATGGCACTTCAAAATATTCTTGCAGAAATTTCCTTCATATATATCAGGTATAAATTCCTTAATTTCGTTGAACGATCTTCCGTTGACCCACAAATACAAAGTAAGACCAAACATTGGCGTTAATTTATTTTCAGGTTCTTTCAATCTTCCTTCACTCAATATCTGTTCGTGAAATTTTTTTAATGTGGATAATTCATATTTTACATTTTCAATCTGATTTTTTTCATTGAATACATCATTCAACATTTCAAATGTATGTTCTATAAGGTCTTCCCTATTTAAATCTCTATCATCAACTAATGTACCGATAATAAATGGTATTATGTACTTATAATCTTGAATTGAATAATAATCGACACTTTGAAGCAAAGAATGCAAATATTCAACAGCTAGAAACGACTCAACTTCTTGAAACCCAGAAGCAGAACGGCCTTGAATAGTAATAGTATTACCGTCTTTCAAGTATCCTGTATTAATTAGTACATCTTTAATGTTATTAATAGTATTATCGATATATTCTTCATTATCAATCAAATCGCAATTTAATTTCTTCAAATCTTGAATCAGTTTACTACGATTTTCAAATTGTTCAATATCTTTCTCGTCAATTGCATTCTTTATTTGATTTATCTGAACATTAATTTGCTGTTTTTGCTTAGGTTTGCATATCAATTTTTTGTTTTCGAGTTTCTTCAATTCGTGAATCTTATCTTCATTATTAATTGAAATACTTTCAATTTTCTTGTTGAGTTCTTCAATTTCATATGTAATTCCTTTCTTTTGACTTGAAATTTCATTGTAAAGCATAGTTTTTCCCAACTCTTCCTTAATATTGATATCATTGTCAATACATTTAAGAATAAAGTTATGGTCAATCTCAAATTTTGATTTAATACTCGCATGCTTTCCTGAGACCATCTCAGCAAATTCAGACAAGAGAATCATAGGTTTATGAGTGATTTGAAAGTAAATTACGTGGCCTACGGTATCTTTTCCTCGTCTTCCAGCACGACCAGCGATCTGAGTATACTCAGATGGTAAAAGTACTCTTTTTTCCTTTCCATCAAACTTCTCAAGTTCAGTAAACACTACTGTTCTTGTAGGCATGTTGATTCCGACAGCGAATGTCTCTGTAACCATCATCAGTTTGATATACTTTTTCTCAAAAAGAATCTCAATGATCTCTTTGATTACCGGTACAAGACCGGAATGGTGAATACAAACTCCTTTTGACAAGAACTTTCGAATTCGCCAGTATTGCAAAATCTGCATCCCATCCTCTCCAAGCATTTTTTTTACATAGTAATCGTACAGTTTTAAACACTCTGTTTGCTCTTTACCCGTAATTAGCGATCTTTCAAACATATCTGCAAATTTTTCACAATTCTTTCGGGAAAATACGAAGAAAAGAGCTGGGAACAGATCTTTCTCTTCCATCATCTCTACGAAATTTTTCAGGCGAGTAGCCTGTGAAATTTTCTTGTCTTGATTTTTCCAATTGTTAAATAGTGTTTTATACAAAGAATCGTTAAATTCACCATTTGTCATAATGTTTTTCAATGATCCATCGACATAAACATTTTGTTGTAAAGGAACAGGTCTAAAATCAGTCTTTGTCATAACACATTCAATTCCTCGAGTTTTTTCCATCCAATTTTTTAAGATTTCTGGTTTGGAAATTGTCGCTGACAATAAAACGAATTTAACGTGACTAAGCATCATTGAAATAGTTTGTTCATAAACAGCACCTCTATCACTATTAATGTAATGGGTCTCATCTATAACAATGACACCAACATCATCGAAAAATTCCTTGTTTTGAAATAGCATATTCGCAATAATTTCTTGCGTAGCTACAATTACATCTGCATCAGGGTTGATTTTTATATCTCCTGTCAAAATTCCAATCGAATTATTGGGAAAATCTTTTTGGAAGTCCCCATATTTTTGATTAGAAAGGCATTTTATCGGAGTGGTGAAAATAGCTTTTTTGCCTTGTTTCAAAGCATTAGCTACACCAATAATTCCAATGGAAGTTTTACCACTGCCCGTATGACCTAGACTAAGTGTATTCTTGCCTTTGACAATAGCATGAGCTGACTCGATTTGAAAATCATCGAGTTTGTAAGGAAAACTGAACAACTCTTCAATAAAGTTAGGATTCATTTTATATTCTTTTTGAATTTATAATTTAATTTAAGATTATTTTTAATATCATTTTTATTTTTTTAAAAATGATACAAAATTGACCCTTGAATTTATGAATGTATATTAGATACATTAGCATACTTCTACGATGGGGTGTGCTTCATCGAGATCGAAAGTGATCGAGAAAGTGATCGAGACAGAGACAACTCTTGTTCAGAAAGAGACAACTCTTGCTTCTGTTTTAGAGGCAATACCGTTTCTTATGAACAAAATACCAAAAGATTTGGTTCACATTTCTGTTCTTTCATATCTTACTTATGAACCTGAAGCGTTGTCAGATCAAAATATTCATTGTAATATTTGGAAATACTTTTCAAATTACGATGAAATGTTTGATGTCTTTGTTAGACATGGTTCGATTGAAAATTGGAACACTTCGGAAGTGACGGATATGTCATACTTGTTTCAGAGAGTAGTAGGTGTTTGTGAATTTGATCTTGATTTGTCTAATTGGGATATTTCAAGAGTAAAATCAATCAAAAATATGTTTGGTGATGATTATCAGGATAGTTCGATTTTAAAAGCGACACACTATGATTCTGGTTTATATTACACAGATTCCAAAAATAAAACACATAAGATCATAAAAATTAAGAATGTGAAGTCAAATAAAGGTATTTGTATGATTTCTGTTATTGATAGAATGATCACAGGTGCTGAAAGTTTCAATCAACCAATTGATGATTGGAATACTTCTAATGTGCCCGAATTTATGGCACTTTACGAAATTATTCCTTATATTGATTACTCGCCATTAGATGACGAAACTATTCGTGTTGCTGTCAAAGACTACCTTGCAGGTGGTGAGACAATGAACGCTATTATCAAAAAATATGGTAAGATTGAAGATTGGAACACATCAGAAGTTACTGATATGTCTAAATTACCTCTTGAGAGTCACATCTCGAAACGATATAAGAATTCACAAGTAAAAAAGTTTGATAAGAAATTCAGACATAATAAAACACGTGGACGCAATCGGAAAATGCATCGCTGATTCGAGAGAAAAGATGAAAAAAATCAATATTGATTTTCCAGTTTAACTGGTTTTTTAAGCATTTAAGTGCTCTTTCCATCGCTAAAGCGTTTCTGTCAAAATCATCGAGTTTGTAAGGAAAACTGAACAACTCTTCAATAAAGTTAGGATTCATTTTATATTCTTTTTGAATTTATAATTTAATTTAAGATTATTTTTAATATCATTTTTATTTTTTTTAAAAAATGATAAAAATTTGACCCTTGAATTTATGATTTATATTAGATTAGCATACTTCTACAATGGGGTGTGCTTCATCTAAATTTAAATTAATCGAGAAAGTGATCGAGAAAGTGATCGAGACAGAGACAACTCTTGTTCAGAAAGAGACAACTCTTGCTTCTGTTTTAGAGGCAATACCGTTTCTTATGAACAAAATACCAAAAGATTTGGTTCACATTTCTGTTCTTTCATATCTTACTTATGAACCTGAAGCGTTGTCAGATCAAAATATTCATTCTAATATTTGGAAATACTTTTCAAATTACGATGAAATGTTTGATGTCTTTGTTAGACATGGTTCGATTGAAAATTGGAACACTTCGGAAGTGACGGATATGTCATACTTGTTTCAGAGAGTAGTAGGTGTTTGTGAGTTTGATCTTGATTTGTCTAATTGGGATATTTCAAGAGTAAAATCAATCAAAAATATGTTTGGTGATGATTATCAGGATAGTTCGATTTTAAAAGCGACACACTATTATTCTGGTTTATATTACACAGATTCCGAAAATAAAACACATAAGATCATAAAAATTAAGAATGTGAAGTCAAATAAAGGTATTTGTATGATTTCTGTTATTGATAGAATGTTCACATGTGCTGAAAGTTTCAATCAACCAATTGGAAAGTGGGATACTTCTAATGTGACTAATATGAGTAGTATGTTTAATGGTGCTAGGAATTTTAATCAACCAATTGATGATTGGAATACTTCTAATGTGCCCGAGTTTGTGGCACTTTACGAGATTGAACCTTATGTTCAGCCTAAAAAAAACATCATTCCAATCACTCCAAAAAAACTACCTCCAGAGAGTCACATATCGAGACGATATTATAAGAATTCACGTGTCAAGAAGTTTGATAAGAAATTCAGACATAATAAGACACGTGGAAACAATCGGAAAATGCATCGCTGATTCGAGATAAAAGATGAAAAAAATCAATATTGATTTTCCAGTTTAACTGGTTTTTTAAGCATTTAAGTGCTCTTTCCATCGCTAAAGCGGTTCTGTCAAAAGAGGGCAAATTGGGTTAAAATAGCCTAAAAGGTCGCATGGAAGTCGGTGTTGAGACTAGCAAGGAGACCGCAAGGAGACATTCTGAAAAAAATTTCTGAAAAAAATTTTCAAAAAAAAAATTTTCAGAAAAAAATTTTCTGAAAAAAAAATTTTCAAAAAAAAAATTTCTGAAAAAAAAATAAAAATGATTTTAAAATATGACTTGATTTAAATATAAATTATACAAATAAAACATGATTTTCGACTGGGAAACATCGTGTGCTACAGTTATAGAGCTAAATAAAGAGATTCAAGATAATAGAAGAAATATTGATAAATTTAATAAGAAGAATAAAAAAATAAAGTATTGTTATTCATGTAAAGAAAAATTTCAAAAAAAATATTTTGAAAATGGAACAAATATTTGCAAAAATTGTTTTACAAATGGAATTAAGTACTTTTAGTAATTTTTACTTCTAACAATAATTTCATCTACTTGTTCTAACTCTTTTTTACTACATTTATATTCCTCTATCACTAGACTAATTCTAGGCTCATTTGTGTTTGAAAAAAATGAATTCACTTTATGTAGTAAATCTCCACGTACTTTAATAAATGTCCCATTAATAGGCTTTTGTTCTATAACAGGTTGGGGCAAGGGCATAAAATTGCTAAGACCAAAAGGCTTTGTAATTTCATGCAAAGTGGAAATATTTTTTTTATAAGCAACAAATTTGCCACCAAGAATATCGTTTGGAACATTGATATAAATAATATTTATATTATGTGCTAACAATTCACGATTAAAAATACCTGTTTCTACTTCTATTGTGTTATCATAGTGAAGATCGATAGAATTATGAAGTGATTTGTTTATTATTAAAGTGTTGATTACAAATGCATTTGATTCTGGCAAAACAACTTTATTAAAAATATTCCAAACTAAAGGTAATTTAAATTTGTCTATAAATAAATTTTTAGCTTCTTCTTTGTTTTTAAAAATAACTGTAAAACCATTTAAATTTTCAAAACCAATACCTAACCCAACACCACGAATGTTTTCATTATGATTTATTAATTTTTTTGTTAAATATTTACATTCAAAATTACTCAAAAAATTAGGAAATTTTTGGAGAGTAGGCATGTTATTAGTATTTGTCGATTTATATGCAAAAGTATCAGGAACTTCGAAATTGAAAATCCAAAATAATAATATTAAAATTAATAGAATAATTTTGAAATAAACATTCATTATTAAATTTGATATTTTTTTATCAATTTAAGTAATGATTTTCGTTATATTTTTTATAATATATATAATATACAAAACTAGTATTGAAAGTTTTACTAATGATGATATAAATTATATAAGTCGTATTTATAAACCTTCCAAAATAGAGCTTGCACCTCCTGTAATATACTCTGAAGAAAATGACAAAAATTTTCTCAAAAACATTTTAATTGATGTTCCAAAAAAGATTATAAATGAGAAGACTAAAATGTTCGATGCTGATATAACATTTCTGCCTATATCATTGATTACAAAAAATTCTGATTATAAACTCATAAGTAAAATGAAACAAATGCCCTTATATTGTATAAGTAAGCTAAATAATTTAAAGAATTTTCGTGAAATAAATAATAAAAATAAAATTGCGGTAAAAGCAGGTTATTCTTCACTGATTTATAAAGATATTTTCTTCGAAAACAAACAAGATCCTGAAATACTTGAATATGAAAACGATGATGACGCAATTAGAATATTTTCAAATGACGAATGCGAAGTAATATGTTTCGTTGATTTACAGCCTTCTTATTTGGTTAATAAATTGTCAATTCTATTTCCGATAAATTTCTTATCTGTCAAAACGAATAAAATCTCATCTGAAAATTTTTTGATGAATCTCGAAAAATATAAGACAACTATAATTAACAAGAGAATGCAAACATCAGCTGTTTATTTGTCGATTTTTGCGAAGAAAAATTTAGATGAAAAAATACTAGAGAAAATAACAGATGTTGTGTTTACTCCAAAGGGCATCGTAAGGAGTGTTGCAATAGAAGGTTCAAAAGAAATTGATTTCCACAAAGGTACACGCAATTGGTTAATTTCCAAAGGTTTCATTTCAATTGATAATGTAGATCAACCACTGGGGTGTTCTCTATTAGCTGGTAAGGGCAAATGTGAAGGAGATTTAAAGCTTTACGCTGAAAAGGTTTTTGAGCAAATTAACTATCCAAACTAAAAAAAAATAAAAATGATAACAAATTTTCAGAAATTTTTTCAACATATAAAAGTAACGAGCCATTTTAAAATAAAAAAAAAAATTTGTAAAAATGGGTAGAACTGGTTGGACTTATGAGAAATTTATTGAGGAACTTGAGAAACATGGTATTTCTATTGAAGAAACTGAAGAAGAATTTAATGCCATCGTTGCAGCAGAGAAAGCAAAAAAAGGTAAATTTGAATTTAAATATTGTAAATTTAATTTCATATTTCCTGGAAACAAAATTGAATCAATGCAGGTTCGTGCTTGGATAAAAGCCCCAAAGAAACCTCAAAGTGAACGCAAAGCTGAAAAAAGTGATAAAGCAAAAGCACGAGCCAAAGACCCTGAAAATAACAATCAAGCAATTGAAGAAAAGTCTATCAAAAAAATAATTGAAATTATAGATAAAAAACAAGATTCAAATATAGAAATTAAAGTTGTTGGTCTTGAAGGCTGTCACGTCGATGTTTCTGTTCGTTTTAAGGGTTCAGGAGATGATATTTGGTGTCCAATTCAAAACAAAGCAAGTAATGCCGATATTCCTCAATTTCGCATGGAAAGATACAAATGTCCTGAGGAGTTTAAAGATAAATATGAACGGTTTGGTTATTATGAAAATATGCTTACCATTTGTCATAATATGAAAATTGATGAATTTCTTGTTATTCCTCCACATTCAAACGAAAACATACCAGATACAGGTTTAACCTATATTAGTGGAGTTACAAAAAAATTTGATGTTAAAGAGGATGAGATTTATGATATAATTGTTGAATATATTAATGATTATTCAGAAACACTTGGTAAAACATATCGTGAGTTGCAATTATTATGTAATGAAAAGTGTAAACTTGAAGTTGAACATATCCATCTAAGAATTGATACTTTCTCTGAAATATTTGATATGGAAGAAGTTAGTGGAGGTGCTGTTAATTTTATCATTGATGGTTCTATTAATGTTCAAGAGAAGACTGTAAATTATAATAAGAATACTAATGGAAATTCGTTTAATTTTAAATTACAAAAAGGTGATGGAGGTGGTAAAAATCAACCATACGCAATTGATGATAACGATTTCTATTGGTTTAATTTAGCAAACACGAATTACTTCTATGTAATTCCTTCAGAACTATTAGAAAGAGACGGAAAGATTCGTGAAACTTTAACACTTCATAAAGTGTTTAAAACACAAGAAGAAAATACAAGATTTGATTACAATGACGCTTGGACTTATGATTTTCGATTTGATAGAACAAAACCAGAACATCGACTTGCTCTTTGGTGTATTATGAATAAAAAATAAATAATGTAATATAAATTATAATGGTAAAAAAGATAAGTACAAATGTTGAAAGAAATAGATGTATAATCAGTTCTACTTATCCCGATGAGTCCAGTCAAAATTACAAGTGCCAAAATTTTGACTATCAATTGAATCGAGCCAAGGGAAATAATTTTAAAGAGATTCCGAAACTGAATCCAGAAATTACTGAAGAGGATCTTTTAACAGATGTTTGGACATCGTCTTCTTCAAATTCAATTTCAGAAAACGGACAATTCGAAAGTGATTCTTTTTACGATTCAAATGGCGATTATGTTGGAAACAATGGTTTCGATGGCGAATGGATACAATCAAATTTTTATGACAAACGAGATTTAACTGATTCAGAATATGTTGGGTATTCTATCATCTTCAAGTGTTTTGCGATGAGAAGGCCGAATGTCATATCAATTTATGGAAAAAATAAAATTGATTCTAAGTTTCTTCCAATTAGAACGAACTTTACTTTAAATTATAATAATGAAAATGAAGCGTCTATTAATTTATATACAGATTATGATAATATACCTATATTTTTTGATATTTATCGGATCGTGATACACAGTATTGATTTACCTTCAGCTTTTAATCAACCTGCTTTAATTGAATCTATACGATTCAATAAATTTATCGAAGCGTCATCGAATGATAATATTATATTTAATCTGAAACGTAATAATGCTTTTTGGTTAAATGATGAGACTATTCAAAGATCCTATGATTCATCGGGGAAAGCAATTAAATTTGAATCTTATTATGGAAACAAAGCTGTCAAAGGTGAATGGATTCAGTTTAACGAGTATAACTTAGCGAATGAATCTGATTCGATTTTTACATCAGATTTTTTAAAGTTAACAACGAATGACCACGATGGTTTTCAAAATCCTCTGAAAATAACAGTAATTACTTCTGATAATAATGACATTGATATTAGTGGTAATTCAGCAATTTTGCTTTCATCGTCAATTTATGATTTCGAAGATTTTAATGATTTTGATATAATTGATCCTAAGATTGATTTGAATGGATCGTTAAAATTTATTCGACTTGTTATTGAAAGAATTACAACTTCAGAAATATTTACAAATATAAAAATTGATTCTTCCCTTTTTCTATATTCCGATGAGCCTGAGCCAGAACCTGAACCTGAACCTGAGCCAGAACCAGAACCTGAACCAGAACCCGAGCCAGAACCTGAACCAGAACCTGAGCCTGAGCCTGAGCCAGAACCCGAGCCAGAGCCTGAACCAGAACCAGAATCTGAAGTTTTATTAGATTTCATAGAAGCATCAAGCACATCGAATGGTTCTGTCGAAGATATTGTTTCAATTCCAGCATTTTCTTGGGCATCTGGAAATACATATAGCACAAATACAGGGTTATCGAACTCAAAACAGTCATATTATAATTTTGAATTAAGTAATAATATTGAGGTTTCCTCCACGACCCAAACTGTTATTGTTAATGGAGAATTTATTCAATTTAATGAGTTTGAATTAAGTAATTTTGAACAGGCAATTGATTTTGGATTATATGTTTTGTATAGTCCAAATAATAAAAAACCTATTAAATATGTTTTATTAGCAAGTGAACTAAATGATTTTGATATTGTGACTTCAACTTCAATCAAAATTAATTCTGGTTTTATTGATTGGAATTTTAATAATAATAACCCGAATCAAAGAATTAGTAATGAACTCGTATTCAATAGACAATTAGATAATAATTTTTACCCACATTATAGATTAATATTTGATAAAATTACAAGTGGAACTTCAAATTTAGAAATTTCACAGATAAATTTTATTGCTCCTCCCCCAGAACCCGAGCCGGAGCCGGAGCCGGAGCCCGAGCCGGAACCCGAACCTGAGCCCGAGCCGGAGCCGGAACCCGAACCCGAGCCTGAGCCCGAGCCGGAACCTGAACCCGAGCCTGAGTCAGAGCCTGAGCCAAACAGTCTAAATGTATTTACAATCACAAATAATTCTTCAACAATAACGGTAGAAAAGGACAGTGTTTCAATGACTGCCAATACTGCTGGTAACTGGAGATATTTTAAGGTTATCGATGTGTATCCCGATGATCCCAACTTTGCTCTAGATAAATATAAGATCAATTGGGGCGATGCTGGAGCTCCAGCATCGCTACAACATTTTATGTTTTTTTTCGCCAAGGACTCTGATACAATAGATGATGATTACATACGTGATAATAGTGCTGGTCAAGCATACTATTATGATTCGAATCTACCTTATGAAGGAACGTGGCGAGTGAACCGTAATGATAGTTTACTTCAAGTTCACGATAGATACGATATATCACATAGTATGTATCTTCAATTTATAGAAGGAAATGATAACTCTCATAGCATATATACGAATCCGTATTCATCCGATCCATTCCAGACATTTACAAAAACGAACACATTTACGTATTCCGGTAACAATGTAGCCCTATATTATGCGTATTGGAACTCTCTAACAGACACTCATCAATTTCAAATTGAAAAGTTTGCTTTCGAAAATGCTGAACCCGAGCCCGAGCCCGAACCTGAACCCGAGCCCGAACCTGAGCCAGAACCCGAGCCGGAGCCTGAACCTGAGCCTGAGCCTGAACCTGAGCCCGAGCCTGAGCCCGAGCCTGAGCCTGAACCCGAGCCAGAACCCGAGCCCGAACCTGAACCCGAGCCCGAGCCGGAGCCTGAACCCGAGCCCGAACCCGAGCCTGAACCAGAGCCCGAACCAGAACCCGAGCCAGAACCCGAGCCCGAACCTGAACCCGAGCCCGAGCCCGAACCAGAACCAGAACCCGAGCCCGAACCAGAACCCGAGCCAGAACCATTCCTTACGTTCCGAAAAGTTCGGTTTACAAGAACTTCTACTTCGGGAGCTGCTGATGACAAATTCCGTATTGACGAATTACAAGTTTGGGTAGATGGAGAAAATATAGCGAGGGAAAATGGAGCAAATGCGTTTACAACAGTGGACTCTACAGGTACTGCGGTTGTAACAAGAATAAATAATAATACTGTATCTGGAACTAACACTTTCAATTCAAATGCTTCTACAACAATTGGTGATAATTTCGGCATCGATTTGAATACAGATGTATCAACACATGATCTTGAATCTATTGTATTATATAACAGACGTGCCAATAATACCAATAGAATTGTTGGTATAAGAATGGAACTCTTGAATTCAAATGATGAAATCGTGTTAGTCACCAATGAGATAACACAAGCAAAGAATTATTTTAGATTTGATGGAGACCAGATTGGTAAGGCTTCATTTTCAAACTCAGCTTCTACGACAGCGGTCATAAACGATTCATCAAACACAGAGACTTTGACAGAAGTCACTGATTTATCTACGTTGGATTACTTGTTTTCGAAGGTTCGATTGATGCGTATTTTTCGTTCAAATTATTTTAATTTTCATGAGTTACAATTATTTATCAATGGAGATAACAAAGCTTCCGACACTAAATTGGGGAACACATTGTTTACTACTGCTGGAGAAAGATATGTATTGCAAAAAATTGAAGAAATAAATGATGGTGATTTAACGAATAGTATATATCATTCTTTATCAGAGTCAATTGGTGATAACTGTGGTGTAAATTTCAATACTTATTTTTCAAAATACGATATTGAATCCATAGTTATTTATAATAGAACAGAAGCCGCCTCTATTGGGCGTATAAGAGGTGTCACAATAGAATTATTAAATATAAACGAAAATATTCGTGTATCATCTTCTGAAATACAAAATAGTAAATTCTATTACCGTTTCGACGGCGACCGTATAGGTGATGCTACATTGTCTAATTCGGCTTCCACAACAGCTATTATAGATGATTCTGCGAACACAGAAAGTTTAACAGAAGTTGCCGATTTAGGTACATTGAATTACTTGTTTTCGAAGGTTCGTGTTATTCGAACATCTAATCCAGTTAATCCATCTTATCTAGAAGTACTAGAATTACAAATGTTTATAGCAGATGATAATAAATTATTCAATACTAACTATGATGCATTTACTACTGCTAGTACACATTCTGCTTCTGGTGGTATAACTATGATAAATAATAACGATTTTACATATAGTAACGCTACAATGTTTTTTACTAATGCGAATAACTCAATTCTGGGTCTTAGTTATGGTGTAAATTTCAATAATTCATACTTTTCAAAATACGATATAGAATCAATTGTAATTTATAGTCGAGGACTTGTTGGTTATAATCGTGATCTAGGATTAAGAATAGAACTACTAAATACAAATGAAAATGTTCGTGTTTCATCTTCTGAAATATCTTCTGAAAAATTATATTACCGTTTCGATGGTGACCGTATTGGTGATGTTTCTACATTTGCTTCGTCGCCTTCTGCAACTAATATTATAAATGATTCATCAAACACAGAGAGTTTGACAGAAGTCACTGATTTAGGTACATTGCCTTATTTGTTTTCGAAGGTTCGTGTGATTAGAACAGCTACTTCTGGTATTCTTGATAATCTTCTTTGTAGAGAATTGCAAGTTTTTATTAATAATGAAAATAAAGGGTCCAATACAAAATCAGGATTATCATACATTAATACAGCAGGAACTGCACCGGGTAGTACAGTTTCAATAATAAATGATGGTGCTTTTTCTTCTACTTCACCTTTTATTTCTAGTGGAAGTTCTATTGGTTTATATTTTGGTATAAATTTTAACGAATCATATTATTCGAAATACGATGTTGAATCTATTGTGTTTTATGCACACAGTGATTCTTTAAATGGTGCTGTTTTTTCCGATGGTCTCCGTATTGAATTATTAAATAATAATGACAATGTTCGAATCGCATCTTCCCAAATGTCATCTAATAAATTATATTACCGTTTCGATGGTGACCGTATTGGTGATGTTTCTACATTTGCTTCGTCGCCTTCTGCAACTAATATTATAAATGATTCATCAAACACAGAGAGTTTGACAGAAGTCACTGATTTAGGTACATTGCCTTATTTGTTTTCGAAGGTTCGTGTGATTAGAACAGCTACTTCTGGTATTCTTGATAATCTTCTTTGTAGAGAATTGCAAGTTTTTATTAATAATGAAAATAAAGGGTCCAATACAAAATCAGGATTATCATACATTAATACAGCAGGAACTTCACCGGGTAGTACAGTTTCAATAATAAATGATGGTGCTTTTTCTTCTACTTCACCTTTTATTTCTAGTGGAAGTTCTATTGGTTTATATTTTGGTATAAATTTTAACGAATCATATTATTCGAAATACGATGTTGAATCTATTGTGTTTTATGCACACAGTGATTCTTTAAATGGTGCTGTTTTTTCCGATGGTCTCCGTATTGAATTATTAAATAATAATGACAATGTTCGAATCGCATCTTCCCAAATGTCATCTAATAAATTATATTACCGTATGGATGGTATTCGATTTGATGATGGTGTAACATCTTCTTCACCCTCTTCAAATGCAATTATTGATGATAGCGGAAATACAGTGAGTTTGATTTCTTACCCCATCAATGTCATCAAACATTTGAATAATATTAAATTGTACTTAGATGCTGCTAATACCAATTCATATCCTGGCACTGGAACAACATGGAATGATCTAAGTGGTCTAAGTAATAATGGAACTCTAATTAACGGACCTACTTATAATACTGGTAATGGTGGATCTATTGTTTTTGATGGGAGTGATGATTATGTGTCAGAGACATCGGCACTGTCGGATTCTTTCTTACAAGGAAATTGGACTATAAGTTTTTGGGTGAATTTTGATAGCCTTAACACCGGCACGACATCAAATGATAAAATACTACTACATCATGGTTCTTTTTCGATAAACAACGGACTTCATCTGGTTCAGCGAAACAACAGAATTCGTTTAGGACTTATAGGCAATGATCTTCAAGGATCCACATCACTTTCTACAAATACTTGGTATCATGTCACATTTACTCTAAATAATACGACACGTGTAAAGCAAATTTTTATCAATGGGTCTCTTGATAGTTCGCATACTGGGAGTGGTCCCTATACTGGTACAGGAGGAAATACACGAATTGGTGGCGAGGTTGTGACATTTGGGCAACATTTCGACGGAAAAATGGCTAGTGTTATTGCCTATTCAGAAGTGCTTACATCCTCACAAATCGCTGACAACTATAATGCATTCAAATCAAGATATGGTCACGTATAAATTGCACTAATAACACAAACGTATATTCCTAGCAATTGATCTCAAATTGAGTTATTATAAACATTTTTTACAAAAAAACCTTGCGGTTATTTCAAATTTACCCGAGATACCAAGGAGCATTTTCATCATTGAAACTTTCAGCACCATAAAACATACAATACATTCGAGTTACACTCGAAGTATTCCATTCCTCGATATTCTGATTGAAACTTTTAGCATCATAAAACATACTATACATATTAGTAACTTTAGAAGTATCCCATCCTCTAATAGGTTGATTGAAACTTTTAGCCATCCAGAACATACAATACATATTAGTCACTTTTGAAACATCCCATTTTCCAATAGGTTGATTAAACTTTTTAGCCTTCCAGAACATACAGTCCATATGGGTTACATTAGAAGTATTCCAACCTCCAATATGTTGATTGAAATTATTAGCACCTGCAAACATACCACACATATTAGTCACTTTTGAAGTATCCCATTCCCCAATAGGTTGGTTGAAATTATTAGCAGAACCGAACATAAATTTCATATTGGTTACACTTGAAACATTCCATTTTCCAATGGGTTTATTGAATGTTTCAGCGTGATCGAACATTGCTTCCATATTAGTAACCTTAGAAACAACCCATTTACCAATTGGTTGATTGAAAATTACAGCACCATAAAACATACAATTCATATTAGTAACACAAGAAACATCCCATTTTGAAATATCTTCATCAAAATTTTCAGTATTGCAGAACATCGATTCCATAGTAATTACACTAGAAGTATCCCATTTTGAAATATCTTCATCAAAATTAATGTGATTACAGAATAAATATGACATATCAGTCACTCTCGAAGTATCCCAATTTTCAATTGGTCCATACATCTTTACAATTGCATCCTTTTCCTTATCACCTGAAAAATAGTCTATGACAGCAACACGAATAGTTTCGTTATCTAATGCCAAGATAATAAAAGGGTTGATCTCGTAAAGTGCCACAAACTCGGGTACACACGTCATCTTCTTCAAGTAAATTTGTTGTGAATAATATAAGGTTTCAAGGTCGTTTTTCCATCATTTTTACAAAAAACCTTACGGTTCATCAAAATTTACTCTTGACACCAAGGAGCATTTTCATCATTGAAACTTTCAGCATCATCGAATATTTGACACATATCAGTAACATTAGAAGTATCCCATTTTGAAATATCTTGATTGAAACTATCAGCACGATAAAACATATATTTCATATTAGTCACCTTAGAAACATCCCATTTACCAATGGGTTTATTGAATGTTTCAGCGTGATCGAACATTGCTTCCATATTAGTAACCTTAGAAACAACCCATTTACCAATTGGTTGATTGAAAATTACAGCACCATAAAACATACAATTCATATTAGTAACACAAGAAACATCCCATTTTGAAATATCTTCATCAAAATTTTCAGCATTGCAGAACATCGATTCCATAGTAATTACACTAGAAGTATCCCATTTTGAAATATCTTCATCAAAATTAATGTGATTACAGAATAAATATGACATATCAGTAACTTTGGATGTGTTCCAATGTTTAATCTTACCATATTTCTTGATAATAGCATCCCTTTTCTTACGACCTTTACCATAATCTTTGACAGCATAGCGAATAGTTTTGTTGTCTAATGGAAAGTTACGAATGTAAGGAATAATCTCGTAAAGCGCCACTAAATCGGGCACATAACTCATTTTCTTCAAGTAAATTTGTTATGAAATAATATACAGTTTCAAGGTCGTTTTTTCATCATTTTTACAAAAAACCTTACGGTTCTTCTAAATTTACTCATCATTATACCAGGGTGCATTCTCAAGATTGAAACTTTCTGCATAATCGAATATATCTTCCATAGTAGTAACATTAGAAGTATCCCATTTCTCTATAGGTTGATTGAAACTTTCAGCACGCAAAAACATATAACTCATATCAGTAACTTTAGAAGTATTCCAATTCTCTATAGGTTGATTGAAACTTACAGCCTCATTAAACATATTGCTCATATCAAATACATTAGAAACATTCCAGTTTCCAATAGGTTGATTGAAATTTTCAGCACAACAGAACATACCACTCATATCAGTTACACAAGAAGTATCCCATCTTGAAATATCTTCATTGAAATAATAACATGGCAATAAGTTAAAGATCTTATTATCATCATAAAAGAAACCGCAAAATAGAAGACTCATATCAGAAACTTCTGATGTGTTCCACTCTCCAATTGGCCCATATTTCTTGATAATAACATCCTTTTTCTCACCACCTTCAAGGTAGTCTTTGAGAGCAACACGAATAGTTTCGTTGTTTAATGACAAATTACGAATGTAAGGAATAATCTCGTAAAGCGCCACTAAATCGGGCACATAACTCATTTTTCTTCAAGTAAATTTGTTGTGTAATCATATAGAGTTTCAAGGTCGTTTTTCATCATTTTTGTAAAAAAACCTAATGGGTTTTCAAATTTACTCGTGATACCAAGGGGCATTCTCATGATTGAAATTTTCAGCCTCAAGGAACATATCATACATATAAGTCACCTCAGAAGTATCCCATTCTCCAATAGATTGATTGAAATGTGTAGCATACATGAACATAGCTTTCATATTAGTTACATTTGTAGTATTCCATTTACCAATAGGTTGATTAAAACTTTTAGCAACTCCAAACATATATTCCATATTAGTCACACTGGAAGTATTCCATTCTCCAATCGGTTGATTGAAGGATATTTAGGTGAGCTATTTAATGACATCTAAGAACTTAATATTCTATTTAAAAGTTCAAGTGTATTTTTATCCTTTTTCATATAATCACACAAATATATATAGTGGTTATCCCACCACCAGTCGTCTTCACCACTAATTAGTCTTTCTAATTCGTCTATATCATCCAATATACATGCAGACTGATCGTTAAAAGATTCTTCATCAAATGGAAATAATTCTGGTTCTAGACAAGCATTATGAACTTTTTGAATATGTTCGAACTTAGACTTTTCTTTTTCACTTTCATATAATGTCTTTAATTCATCAAGTTTTATCTGATTTTTATAAGATTGTTCTGTAAAGTTGTCAATAAGAGCACGTTGATAATCAAAACCAAGATCATCATTAAATAGCTCACCTAAATATCCTTCAATAACGTGATTCATAAAATCTTCAAGATTGTTATTATAGTCAGTTTTGTAAGTTAATAATGTTTCTTTGTTTTCTTGAACATATTTTCTTAAACCGAACAAAACATCGTACACATATTTATGTTTGATGTTTGAAGTATCGATACCAGCAATTTCAAATTGTGTTTCTTTTTTAACAGTATAATCCTTTGGTACAACCAAAAAGCTCATCTTCATAAAATCATATGGTAAAATTATATCACTATGTAAGTTTTCCATTATTACCATATCTTTTTTTTCAAATGTACCAGATATGTAAGTTTTAATATAAAACAATATATCTTCTGGAATGTTATCTGGAATTTTTTTTAATTCTTTCTTTGTAAAGTTTCTCTTATTAGCAGACTTTGACAAATATTGTATGAAATCTTCATCTTGAACTTTGTCAAGCTTTTCAAAAATATCACATTTAACCTCCAAATCAACTAATTGTTCTATACTATTTATAAGAGAATCAACTTGCTTAGCTTTATACTCCTTATTTTGATATTCACTTTTTGATTCGATATATTCAAATGCATCAAGAAATGATCTTCTATCAGTTTTATATTTTTCCAATAACATCATCATCTTTGTGTCCACTTGATCAATTCTATACGAAAGAGAACGAACATGACAACACATCTTGTGATCGATGCTAGTCATTTTCTTCAAGTAATCTTCAAGTAAATTTGTTGTGAAATCATAAAGAGTTTCAAGGTCGTTTTTTTTATCATTTTTACAAAAACCTTACGGTTCTTCAAATTTAATAGTCATACCAAAAATCGTAATACCAAGAAGCATTTTCAGGATTGAAACTTTCAGCATTATAGAACATTTCATCCATATTAGTCACATTAGAAACAATCCATTTTTCAATATGTTGATTGAAATTATTAGCATCTGCAAACATATATCCCATATTAGTCACTTTTGAAGTATCCCATTCACCAATGGGTTGGTTAAACATCTTAGCATAACTGAACATACCACTCATATTAGTCACTTTTGAAGTATTCCATTCTCCAATAGGTTGATTAAATTTGTGAGATTCATAGAACATACGATCCATAGCAGTCACATTAGAAACATTCCATATTTCAATAGGTTGGTTAAAACTTCTTGCATTATAAAACATACCACTCATATTAGTCACTTTTGAAGTATTCCATTTTCCGATAGGTTGATTAAATTCTCTTGCGCCTTGAAACATACATTTCATATTAGTCACACTTGAAGTGTCCCATTTTGAAATATCTTGGTTAATTTTATCTGATCGTTCTAACTGAATATACTTACTTTTTTTAGAATAATAATAATAAAATTTGAATAGAAACGACATATCAGTCACTTTAGAAGTGTTCCAATCTTCAATCTTACCATATTTCTTGATAATTGCATTCTTTTCAGTATCACCTGAAAAATAGTCTCTGACAGCAACACGAATAGTTTTGTTATCCAATGGAAAATTACGAATGTAAGGAGCAATCTCGTAAAGTGCCACAAACTCGGGCACATACATCATTTCTTCAAGTAAATTTGTTGTGAAATCATATACAGTTTCAAGGTCGGTTTTTCATCATTTTTACAAAAAACCTTATGGTTCTTCAAAATCTACTCATCATAATCACGATTACTCTCGTAATCATCATCAGAATACCAAGGGGCATTTTCAAGATCGAAACTGTCAGCCCAGATGAACATATCTTCCATATCAGTCACATTAGAAGTATTCCATCCAGAAATATCTTGATTGAAACTTTTAGCCTCATAGAACATACGCTTCATATCAGTCACTTTAGAAACATCCCAATCACCAATTGATTGATTGAATTCCCAAGTACAAGCGAACATACAAATCATATTATTCACTTTAGAAGTATCCCAATTTCCAATTGGTTGATTAAACTTTTCAGCATAACAAAACATACTATTCATCATTAAAACATTAGAAGTATTCCATTCTCCAATAGGTTGATTAAACTTTCCAGCACTATAAAACATATCACTCATATTAGTCACATTAGAAGTATCCCACTTGGAAATGTCTTGATTGAAACTTTTAGAATAACTGAACATACTTTCCATAGTAGTCACACTAGATGTATCCCATTTACCAATGGGTTGATTGAAACTTTTAGAACAAATGAACATATATTCCATAGTAGTCACACTAGATGTATCCCATTTACCAATGGGTTGATTGAAATTGATGGCATGATTAAACATACCACGCATATTAGTCACATTAGAAACATTCCATTTTGAAATATCTTCATCAAAATTAAAGTGATGACAGAATAAATATGACATATCAGTAACTTTTGATGTGTTCCAATCTTCAATTGGCCCATATTTCTTGATAATAGTATCCTTTTTCTTACCACCTTCAATGTAGTCTTTGACAGCTACACGAATAGTTTCGTTTTTCAATGGCAAGAACTCAATATAAGGAATAATCTCGTAAAGTGCCACTAACTCGGGCACATACATCATTTCTTCAAGTAAATTTGTTGTGAAATCATATAGAGTTTCAAGTTTGTTTTTCATCATTTTTACAAAAAAACCTTACGGTTATTTCAAATTTACTCATCATAATCACTATCACTCTCGTAATCATAATCAGAATACCAAGGAGCATTTTCAGGATTGAAACTTTCAGCACCATTAAACATAGCACACATATCAAACACATTAGAAACATTCCATTTTCCAATAGGTTGATTGAAATTCTTAGCATCAAGAAACATTTCTTGCATTTTAGTCACTTTTGAAGTGTCCCAGTCTTCAATAGTTTTATTGAAACTTTCAGCACCATTAAACATAGCTTCCATAGAAGTAACTTTAGAAGTATCCAATTCTCCAATAGGTTGATTGAATTTTGTAGCACCAAAGAACATCCAACTCATATCAGTCACATTCGAAGTATTCCATCTCCCAATAGGTTGATTAAAATCGGAAGCATCTTGGAACATACAACACATATCAGTTACACTTGAAACATCCCATTTTGATATATCTTCATCAAAATTAATGTTATAATTGCTGAATAGATTGTTCATATCGGTAACCTCTGATGTGTTCCAATCTTCAATTGGCCCATATTTCTTGATAATCGCATCCTTTTTCTTACCACCTTTATAATAGTCTTCGTAAGCAACACGAATTGTTTCGTTGTTTAATGGTAAATTACGAATGTAAGGAACAATCTCGTAAAGTGCCACAAACTCGGGCACATACATCATTTATCCAAGTAAATTTGTTGTGAAATAATATACAGTTTCAAGGTCGTCTTTTCATCATTTTTGTAAAAAACCTTTCGGTTCTTCAAAATTTACTCGCGATACCAAGGGGCATTTTCAGGATTGAAATTTTCAGCACTATCGAAGATACGTCTCATATCAGTCACATTAGAAGTGTCCCAATCACTAATATCTTGATTGAAACTTTTTGTGCAACAGAACATACCTTTCATATTAGTTACACTTGAAACGTCCCAACATCCAATAGGTTGATTAAACCCTTTAGTACCCCAGAACATATTATTCATATTAGTCACACTTGAAGTGTCCCACTTTGAAATATCTTTATTAAAATCTCCTAAGTTAGAATTATCCAGTATATCATAAAATTCATCATCACTTTCATAATCACTGTCAAAATAATAATAATAATTGAACAGATCACTCATATCAGTCACTCCTGATGTGTTCCAATCTTCAATTGGCCCATACCTCTTTACAATAGCATCTTTATTCTTACCACCACCTGAAAAATATCCTCTGAAAGCAACACGAATTGTTTCGTTGTTTAATGGTAAATTACGAATGTAAGGAACAATCTCGTAAAGTGCCACAAACTTGGGCACATACATCATTTATCCAAGTAAATTTGTTGTGAAATAATATACAGTTTCAAGGTCGTGTTTTCATCATTTTTACAAAAAAAACCTTACGGTTCTTCAAAATTTACTCGTGATATCAAGGGTCATTTTCAATCCTGTCTGGATCAACGAACATCATATCTATGCTAATCACATTAGAAACATTCCAATTAGAAATATCTTGATTAAAGCATTTTGCTTGATATAACATAGAATTCATATTTATCACATTAGAAAAATTCCATTTTCCAATAGGTTGATTGAAACTTTTAGCCTCATAAAACATACCACACATATTAGTCACTTTTGAAGTATCCCATTCTCCAATATATTGGTTAAAACTTGTAGCATCAATAAACATACAACCCATATCAGTAACATTTGAAACATCCCACTTTCCAATATATTGGTTAAAACTTGTAGCCCCACAGAACATAGCATTCATAGTAGTAACATTTGAAACATCCCACTCTCCAATATATTGGTTAAAACTTGTAGCCCTACAGAACATTTCAATCATATCAGTAACATTAGAAACATCCCATCCAGAAATATCTTGATTGAAATTTTTGGCATCTTCAAACATAAATATCATAACAGTCACATTAGAAGTATCCCATATTCCAATTGGCTGATTAAACTTATTAGCACCCCGGAACATTCCTTTCATAGTAGTAACATTTGAAACATCCCAGTTAGAAATATCTTCATTAAAATCAAAGCACGCATTAAACAAGTTAGACATATCAGTAACTTTTGATGTGTTCCAATCTTCAATCTTGCCATATTTCTTAATAATAACATCCTTTTTCTTATCACCTTCAATGTAGTCTTTGACAGCAACACGAATACTTTCGTTGTCTAACACCAAGTATTCAATATAAGGAACAATCTCGTAAAGTGCCACTAAATCAGGCACATAACTCATTTTTCTTCAAGTAAATTTGTTGTGAAATCATATAGAGTTTCAAGGTCGTTTTTTTATCATTTTTACAAAAAAAACTAACGGTTCTTCAAATTTACTCATCATCAGAATCATAATCATCGCTATCACTATCGCTCTCGTAATGGATTCCAAGTATTATTTTCAAAAGTGAACACGAAACATTTTTAACATTGAAACTTGTCGCGCCATCTAACATTAGCCACGCATTAGTCACTTTAGAAGTATCCCAGTCTCGAATATCTTGATTGAAACTTTCAGCATTAGAAAACATATGTTCCATTTTAGTCACTTTAGAAACATTCCACTTTCCAATCGGATGATTGAAATTATTAGCATCTTCAAACATAAAAGACATATTTTTCACATTAGAAGTATCCCATTTGGAAATATCCTCATTAAAATTGCGATTTTCATAGAATAGTCTATTCATAGCAGTAACATCTGTCGTGTTCCAATCTTCAATCTTACCATATTTATTAATAATAGCATCCTTTTCCTTATCACCTGAAAAATAGTCTCTCACAGCAACACGAATACTTTCGTTGTCTAACACCAAGTATTCAATATAAGGAACAATCTCGTAAAGTGCCACTAAATCAGGTACATAACTCATTTTTCTTCAAGTAAATTTGTTGTGAAATCATATACAGTTTCAAGGTCGTTTTTTTCATCATTTTTACAAAAAACCGAACGGTTATTCAAAATTTACTCGTGATACCAAGGAGCATTTTCAAGATTGAAACTTTCAGCACCATAAAACATAGAGTCCATATTAGTCACTTTTGAAGTATTCCAACCTACAATGGGTTGATTGAAATTTTCAGCACGATAAAACATACTATTCATATTAGTAACATTAGAAGTATCCCAGTCTCCAATGGGTTGATTGAAACTTTCAGCACCATAAAACGTACTATACATATAAGTTACTTTAGAAGTATTCCATTCCCCAATAGGTTGATTGAAACTTTCAGCATTATGAAACATATGACGCATATCAGTCACTTTAGAAGTATCCCAATTGGAAATGTCTTGATTGAAACTATGAGCACCTGCGAACATATCTTCCATATAAGCTACCTTAGAAGTATTCCACCCTCCAATAGGTTGATTGAAACTTATAGAACCATAGAACATACCATACATAGTAGTCACATTAGAAACATCCCACTTTGAAATATCTTCATTAAAATTAATGTCATGACGGAATAGAACATTCATATCAGTAACCTCTGATGTGTTCCAATCTTCAATCTTACCATATTTTTTGATAATAGCGTTCATTGTCTCACCACCTGCAAGGTAGTCTTTGACAGCAACACGAATAGTTTCGTCATCTAATGGCAAGTACTCAATATAAGGAAAGATCTCGTAAAGTGCCACTAACTCGGGCACATAACTCATTTTCTTCAAGTAAATTTGTTGTAAAATCATATAGAGTTTCAAGGTCGTTTTTTCATCATTTTTACAAAAAACCGAACGGTTATTCAAAATTTACTCGTGATACCAAGGAGCATTTTCAAGATTGAAACTTTCAGCACCATAAAACATAGAGTCCATATTAGTCACTTTTGAAGTATTCCAACCTACAATGGGTTGATTGAAATTTTCAGCACGATAAAACATACTATTCATATTAGTAACTTTTGAAGTATCCCAATCTTCAATGGGTTGATTGAAATTTTCAGCACCCCAAAACATATCTTTCATATTAGTCACATTAGAAGTATCCCATCCTCCAATATGTTGATTGAACTTCCAAGCACAATGGAACATATATTTCATAGTAGTCACTTTAGAAGTATTCCATTTAGAAATATCTTGATCGAATTTAAGATCACCACAGAACATATATTTCATAGTAGTCACACTCGACGTATCCCATCCTCCAATAGGTTGATTGAACTTATAAGCACTCCAAAACATACCTTTCATATCAGTCACATTAAAAGTATTCCATTTCCCAATAGGTTGATTGAAACTTTCAGCTTGATGAAACATAAATTTCATATTGGTTACACTTGAAACATCCCATTCTCCAATAGGTTGATTGAAATAAGGACAACGTTGAAATAGTCTATTCATATCAGTAACCTCTGACGTGTTCCAATATCCAATTGGTCCATACATCTTTACAATTGCATCCCTTTTCTCACCACCTTCTACGTAGTCTTTGACAGCAACACGAATACTTTCATTGTCTAATGCCAATATAACAAAAGGAATAATCTCATAAAGTGCCACAAACTCGGGCACATAACTCATTTTTCTTCAAGTAAATTTGTTGTGAAATCATATACAGTTTCAAGGTTGTTTTTTCATCATTTTTGTAAAAAAACCTAACGGTTCTTCAAAATTTACTCGTGATACCAAGGAGCATTCTCAAGATTGAAACCTTCGGCATCTTCAAACATAAACTCCATCGTAGTAACTTTAGAAACATCCCATTCTCCAATATGTTGGTTAAAATCTTCAGTTTTCTGAAACATAAAATTCATATCGGTAACACTGGAAACATCCCAGTCTCCAATATATTGGTTAAAACTTTTTGCATTAGCGAACATAGTATTCATAGTAGTAACTTTTGAAACATCCCATTCCCCAATAGGTTGATTAAAACTTTTAGCATCAGCAAACATTTCACCCATATCAGTCACATTAGAAACATTCCAACCTCCAATAGGTTGATTGAAACTTTCCGCAGCAAGCATCACATACATAGTAGTAACTTTTGAAACATCCCATTCTCCAATAGGTTGATTGAAACTGTTAGCAAAACCGAACATTTGATCCATATTAGTTACACTGGAAACATCCCAATTTCCAATTGGTTGATTGAAACTTTTAGCACCCCAAAACATGAAATGCATATTAGTCACACTAGAAGTATCCCATTCTCCAATAGGTTGATTGAACTTATAGGCAAAATGAAACATTTCTTCCATATTAGTTACTTTCGAAGTATCCCACTTTGAAATATCTTCATTAAATTCACTAATGACGGAATACTCAAATGTATTAGAATACATTATATCTTTGAATAGATAACTCATATCAGTAACCTCTGATGTGTTCCAATCTTCAATCTTACAATATTTTTTGATAATAGCATCCTTTTTCTTACCACCTTCAAGGTAGTCTTTGACAGCAATACGAATAGTTTCGTTGTTTAATGGCAAGTTACGAATGTAAGGAACGATCTCGTAAAGTACCACGAACTCGGGCACATAACTCATTCCTTCAAGTAAATTTGTTGTGAACTCATATAAGGTTTCAAGGTCGTTTTTTTATCATTTTTACAAAAAACCTTACGGTTCTTCAAAATTTACTCATCATAATCACTATCACTCTAGTAATCATCATCAGAATACCAAGGGGCATTTTCAAAATGGAAACCTTCGGCACCATAAAATATATTTTTCATAGTAGTAACATTAGATACATTCCATCCTTCAATATTTTGATTGAAAGATAAAGTATCCCAGAACATAAGCGCCATATTATCAACGTTGTGAACTTTCCAATTACCAATAGGTTTATTGAAACTTATAGCACGATGAAACATACTATTCATATTAGTCACATTAGAAGTATCCCATTCTCCGATAGATTGATCGAACATTTCGGCACGATAAAACATACCACTCATATTAGTGACTTTTGAAGTATTCCACTTTGAAATATCTTCATTAAACGTATAATATTGACAGAATAGACCCGACATATCAGTAACCTCTGATGTATTCCAATCTTCAATCTTACCATATTTTTTGATAATATCAGTCTTTCGCTCACCACCTTCAAGGTAGTCTTGGACAGCAACATGAATTGTTTCGTTGTTTAATGGCAAGTTACGAATGTAAGGAATAATCTCGTAAAGTGCCACAAAATCAGGCACATAACTCATTTTTCTTCAAGTAAATTTTTTGTGAACTCATATAAGGTTTCAAGGTCGTTTTTTCATCATTTTTACAAAAAACCTTACGGTTCTTCTAAATTTACTCATCATTATACCAGGGTGCATATTTAGGATCGAAACTTTGAGTATCAAAGAACATATCCTCCATATTAGTCACATTAGAAGTATCCCACTTGGAAATGTCTTGATCGAAACGTCTAGCATAATAGAACATATTATTCATATTAATCACATTAGAAACATCCCATTTTGAAATGTCTTGATTGAAACTTTCAGCATTAGAAAACATTCCCAACATATAGACAACATTAGAAACATCCCAGTCTCCAATGGGTTGATTGAAATTTTCAGCACTAGAGAACATACCTCTCATATTAGACACATTAGAAGTGTCCCAGTCTCCAATGGGTTGATTGAAATTGTCAGTCATACAAAACATATCTTCCATATCAGACACATTAGAAGTGTCCCATTCTCCAATGGGTTGATTGAAATTTATAGCACTATGGAACATAGAACCCATATCAATCACATTAGAAGTATCCCAACCTCCAATGGGTTGATTGAAACTTTTAGCACCCCAAAACATGAGATGCATATTAGTCACACTAGAAGTATCCCATTCTCCAATAGGTTGATTGAAATTTTCAGCACATTCGAACATACAAGTCATATCAGTCACACTAGAAGTATCCCATTCTCCAATGGGTTGATTGAAATTTATAGCACTATAGAACATAGAAACCATATCAATCACATTAGAAGTATCCCAACCTCCAATGGGTTGATTGAAATTATTAGCAGTTGTAAACATACCATACATATTAGTCACTTTTGAAACATCCCATTTTGAAATGTCTTGATTGAAATTTTCAGCACATTCGAACATACAAGTCATATCAGTCACACTAGAAGTATCCCATTCTGAAATATCTTGATTGAAATTTTCAGCACCCAAGAACATACTTTTCATAGTAGTGACACTAGAAGTATTCCATCCAGAAATATCTTGATTAAAATTACAAGCTGCATAGAACATACATTTCATATTAGTGACACTAGAAGTGTTCCATTTACCAATAGGCTGATTGAAACTTTCAGCATGAGAAAACATACAACTCATATCAGTCACATTAGAAGTATCCCATTCACCAATGGGTTGATTGAAATTTTCCGCTCCATGGAACATACCATACATATTAGTGACATGGGAAACATCCCATTTTGAAATATCTTGATTGAAATAAGAGAGACCCCAGAATAGTTTAGACATATTAGTAACCTGACTTGTATTCCATTCTTCAATATAACCATATTTCTTGATTACAACTTTATATGCATTATACCTGATCTCATATTCTTCATCTTCAATATATTCTAAACATGAAAAATTATAATAGTCTTTGACAGCATAGCGAATAGTTTTGTTATCTAATGGCAAATTACGAATATAAGGAATAATCTCGTAAAGTGCCACAAACTCGGGCACATACATCATTCCTTCAAGTGAATTTGTTGTAAAATCATATAGAGTTTCAAGGTCGTTTTTTCATCATTTTTACAAAAAAACCTAACAGTTCTTCAAAATTTACTCGTGATACCAAGGGGCATTTTCAAGATTTAAATTTTCAGCACTATCGAAGATACGTCTCATATCAGTCACATTAGAAATGTCCCAATCACTAATATCTTGATTGAAACTATCAGCACGATAAAACATATATTTCATATTAGTCACCTTAGAAACAACCCATTCACCAATGGGTTGATTGAATTTTTCAGCATGGTCAAACATAGATTCCATATCAACCACCTTAGAAGTATCCCATTCTCCAATAGATTGATTGAAATTCTTAGCATTTTCAAACATATCATTCATATGATTTACATTAGATGTATCCCATTCTCCAATATATTGGTTAAAACTTGTAGCCAGACAGAACATCGCACTCATATTAGTTACATTTGAAGTAATCCATTCTCCAATAGGTTGATTGAATTTGTGAGATTCATAGAACATGTTACTCATATTAGTCACATTAGAAACATCCCACTCTCCAATATATTGGTTAAAACTTTTAGCCCGACAGAACATTTCAATCATATCAGTAACATTAGAAACATCCCATCCAGAAATATCTTGATTGAAACTTTCAGCATTATAAAACATACCTCTCATGTTAACAACCTTAGAAACATTCCACTTTGAAATATCTTCATTAAATTCACGAATGACGGAATCTTTGAATAGATACGACATATCAGTAACCTCTGATGTGTTCCAATCTTCAATTGGCCCATATTTCTTAATAATAGTATCCTTTAGATCACCACCTTCAATATAATCTTCAACAGCAATACGAATTATTTCGTCATCTAATGGCAAGTACTCAATATAAGGAAAGATCTCGTAAAGTGCCACAAACTCGGGCACATAACTCATTTTTCTTCAAGTAAATTTGTTGTGAAATAATATAAGGTTTCAAGGTCGTTTTTTTTATCATTTTTACAAAAAAACCTTACGGTTATTTCAAATTTATTCGTGATACCAAGGTGCATTTTCAAGATTGAAACTTTCAGCATCATTAAACATATCATACATATAAGTCACCTTAGAAGTATCCCAGTCTCGAATATCTTGATTGAAACTTTCAGCATTTTCAAACATATTGCTCATATCAAATACATTAGAAACATCCCAGTCTCCAATAGGTTGATTGAAATTTTTAGTACTTGCAAACATATATTCCATATTAGTCAATTTAGAAATAATCCATTTAGAAATATCTTGATTGAAACTTTTAGCATTTCCAAACATATTGTTCATATCAAATACATTAGAAACATCCCAGTCTCCAATAGGTTGATTAAAATTACTAGCGCCAGAAAACATCCAACTCATATTAGTCACTTTAGAAACATCCCAGTCTCCAATAGGTTGATTGAACCTTTCAGCACCTGCGAACATACCTCTCATATTAGACACATTAGAAGTGTCCCAGTCTCCAATGGGTTGATTGAAATTGTCAGTTATACAAAACATATCTTCCATATCAAACACATTAGAAGTATCCCATTTTCCAATAGGTTGATTGAATTTCTTAGAACCACAGAACATTTTTTTCATCATATTTACATTAGAAGTGTCCCATTTTGAAATGTCTTCATTAAAATCATGGTAGCTACAGAATAGTTTAGACATATTAGTAACTTGTGAAGTGTTCCAATCTCCAATTATCCCATATTTCTTTATAATAACATCCTTGTTCTTACCACCTTGAAGGTAAAAATAAACAGCATTATGAATTGTATCGTTGTTTAATGGCAAGTTACGAATGTAAGGAATAATCTCGTAAAGTGCCACGAACTCGGGCACATATATCATTTTCTTCAAGTAAATTTGTTGTGCAATCATATAGAGTTTCAAGGTCGTTTTTCCATCATTTTTACAAAAAACCTTATGGTTATTTCAAATTTACCCGCGATACCAAGGGGCATTTTCAAGATTGAAACCTTGAGTATCAAAGAACATATCAAGCATATCAGTAACATTAGAAACATCCCATCCAGAAATGTCTTGATCGAAATTATTAGCAGCTGCAAACATACTATTCATATTAATCACATTAGAAACATCCCATTTTGAAATGTCTTGATTGAAATTTTCAGTCCGTTCGAACATACAAGTCATATCAGTCACACTAGAAGTATCCCAACCTCCAATGGGTTGATTGAAATTTTCAGCACCTGCAAACATACCATACATATTAGTCACTTTTGAAACATCCCATTTTGAAATGTCTTGATTGAAATTTTCAGCACCTGCAAACATACCATACATATTAGTCACTTTTGAAACATCCCATTTTGAAATATCTTGATTGAATACCTGATTCATTTCAAACATACCAGTCATATTAGTCACACTAGAAGTATCCCAACCTCCAATGGGTTGATTGAAATTTTCAGTCCATTTGAACATACCAGTCATATTAGTCACATTAGAAGTATCCCATTTTGAAATGTCTTGATTGAAATAAGAGAGACTCCAGAATAGTGTAGACATATTAGTAACCTGACTTGTATTCCATTCTTCAATATTACCATATTTCTTGATTACAACTTTATATGCATTATACGTGATCTCATCTTCTTCATCTTCAATATATTCTAAACATGAAAAATTATAATAGTCTTTGACAGCAACACGAATACTTTCGTTGTTTAATGGTAAGTATTCAATATAAGGAACGATCTCGTAAAGTGCCACAAATTCGGGCACATAACTCATTTTTCTTCAAGTAAATTTGTTGTGAAATCATATAAGGTTTCAAGGTCGTTTTTCCATCATTTTTACAAAAAAACCTTTACAAAAAAACCTTACGGTTCTTCAAAATCTACTCATAGATCGAAACCAATTCAAATGTCGAAACCAGTCAATTGCATGATTTTTTCAAGTTCTTTCCGAGACTTATAGCTTAAGAAGTCATAAAAATCCCTCTCCTTGTATCCAAAATCTTCATTAATAATATATTTCGCCCATAGTTCTTCGTTACTACATATTTCAGCTTCACTTTTATTTTTAGAAACAACATAACATGATAACCTGCTTAAATCACTATAACTATAACCTTTTGCATCATCAAACATACCATTCATATGATCTACATTGGATATATCCCAGCATTTGAAAATAGAATATTGATTGAATTCAAAAGTTTTATAGAACATAAAACTCATATCAGTAACCTTTGACACATCCCATCCTGAAATGTCTTGGTTGAAACTTTTAGCATTAGAGAACATACCTTTCATGGTAGTCACATTTGAAGTATCCCATCCTGAAATGTCTTGGTTGAAACTTTTAGCATTAGAGAACATACCTTTCATGGTAGTCACATTTGAGGTATCCCATTCACCAATATCTGAAATGAAACCTTTAACATCATAGAACATAAAACTCATATCAGTAACCTTTGACACATCCCATTTAGATATATATATATTAATATCTGTGTAGATTATGTCTTGAAATAGACCACTCATATCAGTAACTTCTGATGTGTTCCAATCCTCTATTCTACCATATTTCTTGATAATAATATCAGTCTCCTCTGCTTCATCGAAGTAGTGATAGATAGAATAACGAATTGTTTCGTTGTCTAATGCCATATATTCAATAAAAGGTATAATCTCATCATGTACGACCAATTCGGGTACAAATTCGGGTTCATACGTAATTTTATTCTGGTAATTTTTCTTTGAAATCATATATAGTTTCAATGACAAATATATACATACAGGAATAACCCCATAATATACCAATAACTCAGACACATAACTCATTTTTCTTCAAGTAAATTTGTTGTGAAATCATATAGAGTTTCAAGGTAGTTTTTTCATCATTTTTTACAAAAAACCTTACGGTTATTTCAAATTTATTCGTTATCAATCATCATCAATATCGTGATACCAAGGTGCATTTTCAAGATTGAAACTTTCAGCATCATTAAACATATCATACATATAAGTCACCTTAGAAGTATCCCAGTCTCGAATATCTTGATTGAAACTTTCAGCATTTTCAAACATATTGCTCATATCAAATACATTAGAAACATCCCAGTCTCCAATAGGTTGATTGAAACTTTTAGCGCACATGAACATACCTTTCATATCAGTAACATTAGAAACATCCCACACAGAAATATCTTGATTGAAACTTGTAGCACAATGAAACATAGCACACATAGTATTAACTTTAGCGGTGAATACAGCATGAAAATATTATATATCATTATGTAAATGGCATTTGGTTTTGCTTTTGTCGAAGGAAAAGGACTTAAAACAACAACTGGTGGTAAAGGAGGAAAAAGATATGTAATTAACGGTGATGTAGAAAAATTTCGCGAACTATGTGACGAGTTAAGAGATAATGATAATGAACCTTCTATTATCATTCTAAAAGGGACTTTTGAATTTGAAAAAAAAGCGTCAAATGCCGAAATTCCGTCTAATTGCACAGTTTTTGGAGAAAAATGTAGTATAATTGGTAAGTTTGAAATTAAAAACCAATCGAATATTATAATTCAAAACATCTTTTTTAAGGATTCGACTAAATTTGGGGATACACACGACAACATTATTATCGAGCAAGGTTCGCATCATATTTGGGTAGATCATTGCACTTTTACAAAAACACTCGATGGCCTTTTAGATATCAAAAAAGCGTCTTCGTATATTACGGTTTCATTTTGTAAATTTGGCAAAGATCACAATAAAACCATGTTAATAGGCCACTCTGATGGAAACAGTCACGATGATATCGGTAATTTAAAGGTAACATTACATCATAATTTATTTGCTGGTGATAGTAGGAATCCTCGGTTACGTCACGGTGTCGTTCACGCTGTTAATAATTATTATAAACAGAACAAAAGTTATGCTATTGCTTCTGTATTGAATGCGACTGTTTATGCTCAAAACAACTTATTCGAAGATGTTGATGAAGAGTTCGAATTTATGAGAGACAAATATGACTCGGATCAAGAAGGTGTTATTTTTAATATAAACAATATTGGCGTTGATGAAGATAGCGATGATGAAGATGTTCTCGAAGAATTACCTTATTCTAATTATTCAGTTGATCTTGTTGAAAATGTAAAATATATTGTTGAAAAAAGTGCTGGCGTCCAAGATGCTATAAAATATGGCACAGAATTCAAAATTTTTGAAAAAATATTTGAAAATGAAGATGAAGATGATGAAGATGATGAAGATGATGATGATGATGATGATTATTTTGAGGAATACAAGTTATACATTATAATCACTATAATATTACTTATTATGATTTTGGGAATTATTGGAGCAATGTCATTATAAGGAATTTAAAGTTCAAATATCGTTTTTTAACATTTGCTTCAAAAATACCTAATTATTTTTTTAAAAATGTTTTGAAAAATTATATAAAATTTTCAGGATTATGTGAAATGAGCGATTTTAATGAAATAACGAATCAAATTACCGAAATTTTTCTAAAACAGAAAAATTTTCTTGTTAGATCCCATTTGAATTCATTTGACGACTTTATTGCTTATCGAATTCCACAGATTTTCGAATCATTCTCGAATATTAAGATCAAAAATGAAGATGAAGACAAATTAGTCGAAATAAAATTTGGAAAAGTTCATTTTCAAAAACCATCTTATTTCAAAAATGGATATATTACACCGATGACTATTAAAGAAGCACATTTGAAAAATTTAACATACAGCTCAAATGTACATGTTGATATTCAGGTCACAACTACTATTGACAACATTTCAAAAACGAAGGAGCTTAAAAACATTCTAATTGGTAAAATTCCTTTAATGATTGGTTCCCGTTTCTGTGACTTCAAAAATGAACCAATTTCCGGCTATTTTATTATAAATGGTTCTGATAAAGTTATTATTTCACAAGAACGTCAAAAAGAAAATGCTGCGTTTTGCGTACATTTGAACGATACTAAGTATGATAAATGTGTTGAAATAAAGTCAATGTCTAATGAAAATTTTCTTCCTGCAAAAAGTTTCATTTTGAAATTACAAAAATCAAGAAAGTTTCATGGAAAATCTATTGATGTTTCCTTTAATGGAGTTAAATCCGACATTCCAATTGGCATTTTATTGAAATAATGGAGATCGCAGAATAGTGTAGACATATCAGTAACCTGACTTGTGTTCCATTCTTCAATCTCACCATATTTCATGATTATAACTTTATATGCATTATACGTGATCTCATCTTCTTCATCTTCAATATATTCTAAACATGAAAAATTATAATAAATTTCGACAGCAACACGAATAGTTGCGTTGTTCAATGGTAAGAACTCAATATAAGGAATAATCTCGTAAAGTGCCACAAACTCTGGCACATAACTCATTTTCCTTCAAGTAAATTTGTTGTGAAATCATATAAGGTTTCAAGGTCGTTTTTTCATCATATTTTAAGTTTCATTAATTTGACCATAATTTTATACATTCAATTCCGTATTAGAATGTGCTCTAACGAAGATGAAAATGAAATTGAAAATGAAATTGAAGTGTGAATTTTTGAAGTCGTTTTTCAAAAAGGGATGCTTTTGTTAAAAAACCTTACAGTTCTTTCGAATTTACTCGTGATACTAAGGAGCATTTTCAAGATTGAAATTTTCAGCACCTGCAAACATACCATACATATTAGTCACTTTTGAAACATCCCATTTTGAAATGTGTTGATTGAAATTTTTAGCTCCACAGAACATACATTCCATATTAGTCACTTTAGAAGTATCCCATTCTCCAATATGTTGATTGAAATTTTCAGCATATGAAAACATAGCCATCATATTAGTCACATTTGAGGTATTCCATTTTTCGATAGGTTGATTGAAATTAAAAGCAAATTCAAACATTCCTTCCATATAAATAACATTAGAAGTATCCCATTCTCCAATAGGTTGATTGAAACTTTCAGCATTAGAGAAAATACAACCCATATTAATAACATTAGAAGTATACCATTTACCAATGTGTTGATTGAAATTTTTAGCTCCACAGAACATACATTCCATATTAGTCACTTTAGAAGTATCCCATTCTCCAATATGTTGATTGAAATTAAAAGCCCTACAGAACATACCTTTCATATTAATCACATTAGAAGTATTCCAGTCACGAATATCTTGATTGAAACTTTCAGCATTATAGAATATACATTCCATATTAGTCACTTTAGAAGTATCCCATTCTCCAATAGGTTGATTGAAACTTTCAGAATCATTGAACATACCATACATATTAGTCACTTTAGAAGTATCCCATTTTCCAATAGGTTGATTGAAACTTTTAGCTACACAGAACATTTTATTCATATCAGTCACTTTAGAAGTGTCCCATTCAGATATATTTTCATTGAAATGTTCAGCCATACCGAACAAATAACTCATATCAGTAACTTCTGACGTGTTCCAATCTTCAATCTTACCATATTTCTTGATAATAACATCCTTTAGCTCACCACCTTCAAGGTAGTCTTTGACAGCAACACGAATACTTTCGTTGTCTAATGCCAAGATAATATAAGGCTCAATCTCGTAAAGTGCCACAAACTCGGGCACATAACTCATTTTTCAAGTAAATTTGTTGTAAAATAATATGAGGTTTCAAGGTCGTTTTTTCATCATTTTTAAAAAGCATTTAAGTGCTCTTTCCATCGCTAAAGCTGTTCTGCCAAAGTAAGGCAAATTCAACCGAAATAGCCTTAAAGGTCGCATGGAAGTCGGTGTTGAAACTAGCAAGGAGACCGCAAGGAGACATTCTAAAAGCATTTAAGTGCTCTTTCCATCGCTAAAGCGGTTCTGCCAAAATAAGGTAAATAACCTCGAAATAGCCTTAAAGGTCGCATGGAATTCGGTGTTGAAACTAGCAAGGAGACCGCAAGGAGACATTCTAACATAAGTGAAATACGGTGATTTTGAGTACATCACCATCAATGTCGTCATAAACCGCATAAAAATATATCATATTTAGTATGACTACACAAGATTTTAGATTTAGTTCAATAGCCAAAAGAAGGCGAGATATAAATATAATTAGTGAAGATATAATTGATAATTATGACGACACTTATGAATATATAATAAAACGCCGAAAAGGTCTTAATGAAGATGTCTTTATCGAATCTACAAAGCCCGAACCAGAACCTGAACCAATTATTCCTGAAAACATATTTTCATCGAATGGTGGGTTCATTGATAAAATTACTGGTGGATTTGAAAGTGAGAATAATTATGATGTTTCAAATGAATATGATGGTAATGAAAATTCTTATTCAAATACTAACGTATTTAAAGGTAATTTTATTGATATAGAGAATAATATAGAATATGTCGGTCTTGAAATGTTTATAAATTCTTCTTTTTCAAATAGAGCATTAAGAGTATCATTACTAGCTTCGGATATAAAAGATTTTGATAATATTGGTAATAATGCTGTTATATTACATAATAACATTACATTAACTTATGATACAAATAATGTATCTTATTTAACTATGAAATTATTCGATTCTTCATTAAATGATTATTATCAATTTAATTATTATCGTTTAATAATACATAGTATAGATAATCCTCTTTCAATTATATTTAGTAATTCTGTTATAATTAATAGTATAAAATTTTTTAGTTTTATCACTTCATCTTCTGTTGATGAAACAGAAGGTCTTCATATAAAAATATCAGGACAAAAATGGAATGTTCCATCAAATATATCATATGATTTAACTGGTAATTTTACTTATCCTGTACCAGGTTCTACAAATGTTATAACATCTTTGCATGATTCTGGCGTAAAATATGGTGAATTTATTCAATTTAATAATTTTTCTTATTCTGATTTTAATGATAAAAACGATATTAATAAATATATGCGTATACAGTCAATAGATCAAAATAGACCTATAAATATATCAGTATTAGGTTCAAATGAAGATGATTTTGATTCATCAGGAACGAGTGCTAAGTTAATAGGTGGTGGTATAATAAATAATTATAGTGATGATGTAAATGTTGAAAATATAATTCGTGCATTTTCACAAGAAAAAATAGAGATGAATAATGATGGAAATGAATATAATATATATAGGGTTATTATAGAAAAACATTCTAATCAAGAAAATGTAAATAACAAACTCAATATAGATATGATAGATTTTAGTTCTATTTTTGAACCAGAGTCTGAACCTGAACCAGAACCAGAACCCGAACCTGAGCCTGAGCCTGAGCCAGAACCTGAACCCGAACCAGAGCCCGAGCCAGAGCCAGAACCCGAGCCAGAGCCAGAACCTGAGCCAGAGCCAGAGCCAGAACCCGAGCCAGAACCCGAGCCCGAACCCGAGCCCGAACCCGAACCCGAACCCGAGCCCGAGCCCGAGCCTGAACCTGAACCCGAACCCGAGCCTGAGCCTGAACCCGAGCCGGAGCCCGAGCCTGAACCCGAGCCCGAGCCTGAGCCTGAGCCCGAGCCCGAGCCT